TATTTTTTAATCACTCATACACTAATTTATGAGTAAACTCTGACGCAAAATTTCAGAAAAAAATCATCAACAAAAATCAGTTTACTCATAAAAACCATACGTAGAGAAACGTGGCAGGGGGTAGGGCGGCCTTATGTTACAGGAGGGGGCCAAGGGGCCCCCGACTCTAATCTTTACAAGCGAAATTGTTGGGGGGAATTTTTGAGTATTTGAAAAGCTGTTGTAGTATAGACAATTTTACAGTCACATATAACTATTTTACAATCGATGCGCGATTGTGCTTTTATTACTGTAAAGGAGTTTTTACTATGCCAAGAAAACAAGAGCTTTCGAGCGAGATTGAAATGCTTACCAATCTCAAGGTAGTTTGCCAAAATTCGATTAACAGCTTAGCAATTGCCGGATTTAGTGGCAAAACGCCATCTACTTCGATCGCCGGTGAGGCGGCAGAAATGATTCTCATGACCTCGCAAAGCATTGGTCGAATCGACCGCATGATTCGAAAGGCCAAAAAAGAATTGAGCGAGATACCGGCCGAGTAACAGTAAACGTAGTACAAAAAGCTACGCTAGTTCAGGTGGCTTTTTTTTTTGTTCTTTTTAGCAACTTGTTGTTTTTCTTTTATGCCGGATAGTCAACATCCTGCAAGTGAAAAGTTACTAGGCTTAGGGATGGTGTAGAACCCCTTGATACTGGAGAGAACATGTCAAGCAACGAAGGAACACTTCTGAACAGGTTGTTCGATATCATCAGCCTTGGCACTGACGTCCCACCAAGGCGTCCGGTGATGGTGGCGCCCAGTGCGCTCGATCCGAAAGAGATCATTGCGCATCTGAACAGAACGCCGTACGAGTTCGTATTACATCACCCGCTGCCGGACCCAATGCCACCAATCGGTTTTACTCCCGACGACTTCGCGGAACCATTTCCCTTCAAAATGTGGGGTGCTCCGGTTTTCTACTCGGAAGGCACGGGGGTGCTCAATGATTTGTTCGAGAAGACGCTGCGGGATAGAGTACAAAGTAAGCTCGGTCTTCCTTCGGAGACCTTTCGCAAAGTCAATTGGGCTGGTATCAGTTCTGACACCTCGTTGGTTAATCAGTCGCGAGTCAATGCCCCCTTAAGGGAAATGGCTGCCGCGTTTTGCAAAATAGTAGAAGACGATTTGTTGGCAAGGATCGGCCGACCGGGCTACCACATTGAAACCATTGAAGTCGTCGGGCGCGGCTATCAAGGCCGCCGAGTACTGGGTGGCTCGATGCGCCAGAGGAAACGCCGACATCAACTAGCCTTTCTGCCTGTTCACAAAAAGGTTTCCAAGTTTGTTGAAGTCAAATGGGCATTAGAAGCACCGTCACCGCTCAAGAATAACCTTCCACCTAAAGAGTGAACCCGCCCATGCCGCCGAATAACGATAAAGCAGGCCCAGCTGCATTACGGCGTCGCATGATCGAGGAAGGGTTTATCAAACCTTCCATCGCTGACATCGTCCAACTCGTCCGTCCTGAAACCCCTGCATTTGTGCTCGATCTCGTGAAACAGGCAGAAGCACAAATGCAGGCGACGCCATCCCGCACTCCAGTGCTCTCAACTTAGGGAATAAAAGAAAAAATGAATTTGTTCTGGAAGATTATCGCCTGGATCGTCGCTCGACCGCGCATTGCGAATTGGCTCATCCAACGTGCCATGAAAACACCGTACCAACACATCCTGTCGCCCGACCACAGTGAAGTGTATATGTACCGGTTCTGGCTGTTCAATGGGTACCTGACCCAGGCTCAAAAAGACCGGTACAAAGCAGAAGGTAAGAAACTGCCGTGGCGGTTTCCTTACTCCATCCGTTTGCACCGGATCATGGTACCGGACTTGGCCCGGCATAAGCACGATCATCCTTCCCGTTCGCGTTCGATTATCCTGAAAGGATGGTACGACGAGGAACGGCTGGAGTATCAGCCACCCTGCGCAGGTATGGATTGGAGTATGTTACCCGAGGCATATCACACCTTCGGCTATCATCGCGCTCAAGGTTCGACGGCAGTGCTGGAACTTGGGGAATTTCACAACATCACCCGTGTACCCGATGGTGGCGTTTGGACAATGTTCATCACCGGACCGCGTGCCAAAGAAGACTGGGGTTACTTGGTCGACGGCAAGAAAGTCAGTTTCCGTGAGTACGTGCGTGAAGGCACGGTTGTCGACAACGTACCATAACTTTTCAAGTAGAACCTGATGTTCGAAACCAAAGTCATTCCGGAGCAAGATTTGATCCCGGTGTATGCCCCACCCAACTTGCTGTCGGTCATGCCCGGCAACAAGGTCATGCTCCGTTCGGGCAGCCCATGCATGACGGTATCCATTGCCGAAGAAGGCCGTGCATACTGCCAGTGGGAAGAGGATGGTAAGCTCTCCGGCGACTGGTTTGACCTGCGCTGCCTGACCTGTTACGGCGCACAGTAACCGTACATACACCACATAAGCGCAGGGGGACTTCCCTCTGCCTTATGCCGATTAACCTTGAATGGAGGAATTTATAACCACATATAACGCTAGTGAGTTCAGTTGTATCTCGTTTAGCACATTATCTTTTCAGGAGAAACTATCATGACTTCCCAAGAGTTCAAACAAGGCCAAGACGCATACCGCATGAGCCGTCGTAAAACCGAAAACCCGCACCCGAAGGGCAGCGTCCAGTACGCGCAGTGGAACGCCGGTTACGATTACGAAGCCAAAGCAGAAACCGACGAGCGTGAATAATTGCTAAACGAAACACTGGCCAAGACGGCTGGTGTTTTTATTTGTTATGGTAAAACGTAGAAGAAAGGGGAAGAGCCACTATGGCCAAGTATAATCTAATACGAGTACGTGATGCGGATATGTTCATTCGTCACTTGAATGGCGAAACCAACCGCGCCATCGCCAAAGTTTACAACATAACGGATGCGCGCGTTCACCAGATCAATGCCTCAATGTTTCGTATTCTGAGACACCCTCTATATACGCGCACAGTGCCGTATCCTTTTCCGCGTGAAAAGGCGCCGCATTTGTGGAAGGCATGTTTTCCTGGTACCGACTCGACACTCTTTACGCTGCAACGCAAACGCTTACGGCCGGAAGAGAAGGAAGCCGATAAAACGTACTGGCTGAAATTGCTGGAACTGTACGAAAAAGATACGGGTATCACGGTCATGCGTGAAATAGCAGCCATGCCAAGATGTGCCTGTGGTTCAACGTGGCGTCCCGTCCACATGGCCGGTGTGCCGATGAATTGCCGGTTGTGTGGCGAGAGTGTGCCGGAGGTTAGCTCTCCAGACCTGTCGTTGCCGTTTATTAAAAATTAAAGAAAAGGAAAAGAAATGGATACGAACGAAAAGAAAGTCATCATCAGCATTAGTGGCGAACAGATCGAGGTGACGCCGACCAACATTGCAACGCTCCTGAAGTTGAAAGGATCGGTTATCGCGCAGCTGGCAACGATCCGACGCCGCGAATTCACCAAGGAAGACTGGATCAAGATCAACGATGCAATCATCGCCAATCTGAACGTCGGGCGCGCATCTGACATGCAGATCAAAACCAACATGTACGGCATGATGGGTATGACGATGGAAGCCATGGAGGATTCCATGCACGCCGATCCGGAGTCGGATTCCTATCGTACGCTGCATGCGTCGGAACCGCCGCCCATTCATAACCGCGCTGTGCAGGTAGTCAGGAATCTTGTTGAAAATAACCTCGATGTCGACGGCGATGTTTTCAATAGTCACTTTATTACTCCACTGATCTCGGAGGGCATGCCTTTGCTCGACGAAATGCTTTTGCAATTGCGCCTGAATTCTTTGAAACATCTCCAGCCGCTCGATATCGTGCCTTCTTCGGACAAACCGGAAACCGCTAAGCTACATTTCGGTGTACCGATCGAAGGGAAGCCGACGGTCGCGTTCAACTTCCCGGACGCCACGAAAATCAAGCTGAAAACTGCTTCCGTGGAGCACATCTTGCAAAAGGGCGGTCACGAGATGGTGCCGATGATCGTGTCCTGTCTGCCAGCGTTTTCGGAAGAAGACCAAGATACGATCCGCAAGGAACTGGACAAGTGGTTCGTGACGCTGTTGCAGTCGCGCGCCATGGTTACCCGCACCGATGTCGATTCGGTGATACTCAGTGATTATGGCCTCGAAGTGATGAGTGTCCTGCGCAAAGTCCCTGGCTTCAGGGAAGATGGTGCGCTGCACGGTGGTTCGTACTTTTCGGTCAGCACACCCAACACCGAGAGGGGCGACGTTGGCCAGAAGTTCTACAAGATGAAACCGGAATACAAGTTCGAGGTTTATCCCACGGAACCCGGCCTTCGTGCTACCGACGTCATCAAAGGGGTACAACTGAGACAGAGCCTGATCATGGTCGACAGCATTCCTGCCCATACGCCGCTATGGGACGCCATGCTGAGCAATGCTGGTTTCACACCTTCGCCGCAACGCCAAGAGATGTTCAAGAATTACATCGCGAGAGACTTGCATTCTGTTTCTTCGTTTGTGATCGATAAACACGGAAACATTGTTCGCGAAGAAAAAGCGCAAGGCGACAATAGCAACTACGCTAAGCGTTTGAATAACAAGCGTAAAGGTGGTCGTGGTGCCTTAGAAGTCAAACCGCCTGTCGGCACCAACAGCTACGATGGGTGGAGTGACAAAAACGAAAAGATTCGCATCGTTCGGTCTCATTTCCACGGCTGGTCCGAGCGAATCGAGATGTACCAAGATGTGTGGAGTCTTTTCCCCAGCAAACACCGTAAACCGAATGTGACTTCGATGCGTAAGAAAGCCAAGCACCGTGCCCTTATCTCGACCACTTTCATCAATCAGAAGTAATCATTCATTTTTCAAGGAGTATTACCATGGCTGACCTCAACCTGTTCGCTACCATCAATGAAGCCCTGAACGCACGCGAGGAAGCGCCGAAACGGCACCCGCTGCACGCCCTGTCGGGCTTCAAGGCATCCGATGTCTGGGACTACCGTACCAACTGGCAACATGAAGACGCGATGCGCACTATCAACACGTTGCGTGACGAGGCTTTGAAAGATGCCATCCAGACCCGCTTAGTACGAGCCCACACCATTGTCGATACCCTGTCCGGCTACATCTCCAAGCTGACCGTCGCTGGCGGCACTGAACCATTGATCGACATCGAATATACGCAAAAACACTATGAGGCCGTGCTCACCGAGGCGGCCAAGTTCGATTACGCTGGCGCCAACTTGGATGAATTCTTCGCGCTTCTGGAATTCATCTTGACGCACAAGAACCCGCTGTTCATCTACGAAGCTATCGACTGGGTCATCACCGACCAGATCATCCCTGTCATCGAGCAGGAAACGGCACGCGACAAGTTCATGATGTTGCGCGAAGTCCTCGAGATGGAAGTCCCGGAACAGATCAAGATGATCCGCAACGCGCACCTGCTGGCGCAGCGCGATGCGCTGGGGCAAGCGGCGAAAACGCCGTATGGCCACACCATCGATTTCGGCGAGCCCATCGACATCGACAGCGCCATCACCGAACCGCCAATCGGCGTCGAGGAAGCCAGTAACATCATCGCGCAGGCGGCCGGGCAGGCGCAAACCGTGTCGATCGATGCAGCCACCGTTCAGGCCGGCATGCCGAAACCGGAGTAAGAAATAACTCAACCAGAGTGGGGTATGATCCCCCACTCATTTCTTAAAGGAATTACCATGTAGACTTTCTCGTAACCCGGCGTTGTACCATGAGTGTAGAAATTTCGTTACCTTCCGCGTAACTCGTAAGACCCCTTTCATCTAAAGGAAAGAAAAATGGAAAAGAATTCCGCAATCGCGCAGCAGATGGAGAGCTTCCTCAAACTCTTCCACGCTACCGACAAACTGATCAGCTTCAGTAAACAACACTGGCTCGGCGAAAAGGGTACGTTGACCGGCCTCGTCAACAACACCGAACACCGTCTCATCCTCCAGCCCAGCGAGATCGTCAAGACCATCGACACCTACCAGCGCCGTGTGCTCGTCATCGGCACCGCCTTCGGTCCGATCGCGATCTACCCGAGCGTCATCCAGGCCAGCCGGGTCGGCGTCCCCACGTTGTCGTATTGCACCACCGACGCACTGGCAACAGCTGTTTCGCTCCTCGCCAAGCGGGAATTCCATTCCACCGGCCGTCTCGCCGATCAAGACGGCTTTCCTTTCTTGGCGCTGGACGAATTGGCCGCCTTCATGCTCGAGGTCGTGACCTACCACCGCGAACGCTTCATGTACGTGGGTGACGGCCTGAAGGTCTTCAGCAAGAAGAAGTTCAAAGGACCGCAAGGCAATCGGCGGCCCGAGCAAAAGAAAGCCGAGGACAGCAAATCGGCCAAACAACCAAACCAAGCCCAACAACGGGCCGCCAAGAAACCGCATAAGCATAAAGACAGTCTGCCGAAGCATGGTCCGAAACGGGGTGAAGCCAGCCCGCCCGGCCGCAAGGAACAAACTGTTCATGACATCGCCCACGCCGCAATCGTGAATGCGGTGCAAGAAGGTCAGACTTCGGCCGCCACACCGTTGCCGGAAGAATACCATCCGGCGCTCGCTGCGTAAGCGGCATAAAAGAGCTAGGATGATCCTAGCTCTTTTTTTTTTGCCCTGTACTTAACGATTGCCGCCGATCTGTTGCCGCAGGAAGCGTTCCCACGACTCGACGTCGTTCATGAGTGCAATCTTGCCCCAACGTTCTTTGAGCATGGTTTTGTAGAGTTCGTTACACTCTTTGAACTCCATCACCATGTCTTTGATCGCGCCCAACTGTTGACCACCCACCAGTTGGCTGTAGTCCAATTCTAACGCCAGTTCCACATAGATGTGGGCTTTGACGGCGTACAGCACCAGTTCTGCAAACTTGTGATAACTCTTCAGTTGCAGATGCGACATGTTGTCATCATTAGCGAAGATGCAGCGCAGGTAGCAGTAACCCGGTAACAAGGTCGGGTCGCGTACCGCCACCACGTTTTCGCCGATGAGTTGTACCTTGGCGGTCGAGATGTTGGGAATCGTCCCGTGCGCATCCATCATGCCTTGTGCGATGTTCAATAGCGCCGAACCATTCGACAGCGTTTGCGCCCCCCCATAGCTCAGTGAGTCTGGGCTGGTGAAGGTGATGTTGAGAGCCGACAGAATGCTGCGTCCTTGGGTGCGGCTTTTGGGAATACGGTAGACGGTGGTGAAGTCGTCCGTCCGGTCTGTTTCCAAACCGCGCAAGTCCACGTAACCTTGCGCGCCACCCATCAAGCCTACGTCGCGCAGGACGCGCGGACGGATTACTTCATGCATGATGCGTTCATCGATTGAAACCGGTGCTCTCCCCCAAGTACTCGACTGTTGCGGCTTGAAAACAATCTCCAGCAAACGACGCGGGATCTCCCGTTTGACTTCATCCAGCGCAGTTGATATCGGGTTCATAGACCCCTCCTAAAAATATTTGGACACATATTACCTAAGTGAATCACATACGATTCGCGAAGCTTTAACACTAAATTTTAACTGTGTTGTTTTAGGTTATGTACCAAAAGCAACATCAAAAATGAAAGAGGAAAAAATGAACGACAAGAACGTTAACACCATCCGCGCGTATAACTTCGGCGGTCTGGGTTTCAACATCGGTGCCCAGCTGGAAACCTTCCGCGACCACGCGATCAAGGCCACGGCGCAACTCGACATCGCCTACGCCGACACCAGCGACTCGGACATGCAAGCCGAGATCGACGTTGCCAACTGTTTCTTCTTGCCCGGCGCCGCCGGCTCCGGCAAGTTCCAAGGTCAACACCTGGACGCGATCGATGCCCATGCCAAGGCCTTCCTGCAAAACTTCAAGCCCTCGGAAACCCTGAACATCGTGGTCTCGTCGGCCAGCGGCGGCTCCGGCCCGGCATTCGCGTCGACCATCGTCTCCGAACTGCTCGACGCAGGTAAGAACGTGATCGTCATCGTCGTCGGTACCACGGCCGACAAGCGCGAAATCACCAACACCCGCAACAACGTGCGCAGCTACATCAACATCGCCGAAGACACCGACAAACCGGTACCGATCGCGTACTTCCAGAACAGCACCGCCACGCCGCGCGCTGCGGTCGACAAGGCAATCGTCGCCCTGGTCGGTTCGCTGTGCGTGCTGTTCTCCGGCCAGAACCATGGCCTGGACAAGCAGGACCTGTACAACTGGCTGCACTTCAACGAGAACAAGACCACGTCCTACGGTGCGCGCATCGCGCAGCTGAGCATGTTCGAAGGCGACGACCACATCGGCAACATCGGCAACGTGATCACGGTCGCCACCCTGTCTTCCCAGAAGTCGGGCCACGAAATCGAGCAGACGCCGGAATACCAGGTCGTCGGCCGCATCCCGGAAGACGCCACCCAGGTCATCATCGAGGCGACCCCGATCCACTTCGTGATCAGCACCGGCCGCTTCGCCGAAGTCCTGAAGTCGCTCGACGACAAGCTCGTCGAGATCAACCGTGCACGAGAGGCGGTTGTCGATACGCTGTCCAGCAACATGGGTGACGCGAAAGCGAAAGCCAACAAGCGGGGCATCGTTGTCGACTGATGCGTCTCGCGTGGTGTTAGTCACAGGCGGCTCCTTGTGGGTGCGGCTGGGGTTGGCCGCAGCCGCACTACTGACGGGTGCCGGTATGGTGCTGATGTGTCGGGACGAACTTCCGGCGCAAGAAGCCTCGACCGGTGAAGGTGTTGTCGAGACATTCGACGCATTTGCCTCTACCCGCCTGACTCGATCCTTTGCTGAACGTATGCTCGACATCCGTCCGGAATACGCAGGCGATTACGACTGGACTTGGGAAACCGACCCGGCCGTATTGTCACGCTCGATCGACGACACCATGCCATCCTCGCCCGGCGTTTGGTCAACGCCGCGGCCTCAATCAATGACCATTGATCCGAACGCCGGCCGCCACAAGGAATCGGACCTTGTTAGGCAACGGAGTTACGTGATCTTCGGTCCAGTTGAGTCGCGGGGTGGATGGCCCGCAGACCGTAGGACGAAGGGATCGAACCGTTCCTTCTGAACTGGAATTAGACCAGTCGCGTTAACAACCTGCACTCACCGAGTGGCAGGGGATCGCGTCCACTTGCACCATCGCCGTATCCGAACCACCCACTTACCTGTTACGACGGGTGAGGGCTGAAATTAGGACCGAGCTTTGGGGTGTAACGCAGATGATCCAGTGAGGGGTGCTATCCGTGCCGCAGAGTGGTGTCATGCCACAATGCAATTAGCGCCGTAAAGTCACCCCTCACACCAATCCAAGTAGTATCAAAGTCGAGACGGGCGGATGTTGGTTGGACGCACAGGCGAAAGACGAGAAATCGTGCGAGTACCTGCGATCTTTAATAGAGACCCGAAGGTTCGATTCCTTCTCTCGACACCGTTATGAAAGGAGTACAGATGAAATACATCATCACACCGAGTTTCTTAACTGTCGTTAATGATGACGGTGAAGAATTGAATGTGCACATATATCCCAGCGAATATGCTGTACTGAGTCACGAAGGCAGAACACTACTAATGATTCAAGCCGCAAAGGACCCCAGTTCGTTTACCACGTTACCGCACACGAAGCAGGACGTTAAAGAAGCTGTCTTCAATCTCGTATCAACTGCAAGGTACGTTACCAGAAGAAACGGTATCGACATGCCGTTGTGGTTAAAACCGTAAGAGGTTTCTTGTCGCCCTTCTTGTCAGGGGTAGCAAGAAACCTTTTTATGCCGTGTAATAAAAAACACCATATGCTAATTTTATGTGGGGTACCCATCTGAGAAAGGAGAGGACATGCATGTCCGTGCTTGGCTGATCCAAAGCATTGCGGGGTATCTGGCGGACCTTGAACCGTATTTAACCCAAGCCCTAGCTAAACACCATATTGAACAGAAAGAGGATTTTGTTCTGTGGTTAGTGCGTCAAGAGCTACTGTCGATCTATTGCTTGTTCGAACATCGTGCTTTTTTGGCAAGCACGCGGTATTTCAAGGTCTATTCTGATTTACAGGAAAATGTGCCGTTCAACATACAGAAATGCTTTACGCACTATTTTCGCGCACCCCGTCTTTTCGACGGCGGTCCAGTTGAAGTGAATTTACGGTCCCATCACGTTGTCTGTGTTGGGTATCTGACAAACCTTGAGAAGTACGATCCCAAAAAATGATTGACGAAAAATACCCGATCAAACAAGTAGCAATCGTGGAAATCATGGGGGTGGCTGTAGCGCTCCATGAATACTACTCGAAGTACCTGATTGCGCCGCCCGGCGGCGTGTACCTGCGTAATAGCTTCAAACCGGTGTTGGTGCCCAATCAGAAATACTACCAGCGCGTTATCACGGACACCTCGAGCGGGAACCAGTTGGTAACGATGGTGCCGATCAATTTCGATGACCCATTAACCGAGGTACAAGGCGCTGTTTTTGATGAGAATGGCGTACTCCTTGTTTCAGCGCACGCCATCCACATGCTGCGGCCGGAGCCACTGATGCCGGTGGTAGCGACCGAACTGATCCTTGACCTTCTGAACCTTGAGCTGAATAAGCTTCAGGCATGGGTGCCACACGGTGTCGATCGTAAATTGGAATCTAAAAATAGCGCATATGAAGTTATTATGCGCTACCTTACACCGGAAGCCAAGGATGCGATTGCCAACGACAACATCCCAAAGACGGGTCCAATGCGTCGCGATATTGCTACCAATGTTGAACTGCTCGAAGAACTGGTGCGCAATCAACCCGTGCTGGTCGATCTGTTTGAAGACATTCTCCGCCACATGGCGGTGCTGCGTAAACGCATTGTGTCATTCGTGGGTGAAGATGTCTGGTGCGTGCATTTCATGGAACATTTGGCACACGGCGCCATTTCGCTGTCCAAGAGCGTCGACTATCGCATCATTGACTGGCACGAAAAGAACGGCGTGCCGATCGATTACTAAGGAAGGTGTGTAATGAAAAAGCAAAGGGCCGTCTTGTTGGACTTGACTGGCCCTGTGGCCGTGCTGGCGCAATCGTTTTACGAATGGGCGATCACTGTGCGGGAGCCATCGTGGGTGTCACCACCATTCGTCATGATTCGCACCGGCATGTTCAATGAGTTTATCGAAGCGGTGCTCTATGAGATTTTCAAAGAGCATTACTTGTCGGGGTACATCGACCAAGAGGCTGAGTCGAACAAGTACCTGCGCGAACAAGGCATGCCGCCTGAACTCGTGCTTAAACTCAAGTGCGATTTTCTGAACACAGTAGTTAGCATTATCTACCGTGTCCTGCCTGAGATTAACTTCTTGCAGGTGGAGAATTGCGACTACGGCCTTTGCGATGTGGATAAACTGTTGCTTCATCTTAACGAAGACGTCAACAGCCCGATGTACTTGGCCGCCACCCCGCCCCCGATGTTAGCGTAAATAAACCCACCACAGTCAGTCGGCTGTGGTGGGCAGGAGATTTCATGAAAAACGTTATTATTCTGAATTGTAAAAAAGAGATCGAACGTTTCGTGGTTGACGCCATCGATCTGGATTTACCCAGCATCGCCCTGCCTGTGATTTTGGAACAGATCGTTGACATTCTGAATCATGAAGACCTCGACAAGCGCGACATACACGGCGCCGCCTGCAATTACATTAACAATTGCAAAATGGATCTATTTTACGATCCTGTACAATTGGATGGCGCAGAAAATCATCTTTATTCTGCGATGCTAAAATTAGCCGGTTCGATTAGAAATAAACTGCGTCACCACCATGCGTATGTTGACGGTCAGTTCCCCTTCACTTTTAAGAAAATCATCCACGATGGCACCTTTTATCTCACCCGGCGATGAACCCCAGCAGGCGCCATCGCCCACTGCACTGCGCGCGCCTTCACACATCATCCTCGACACCCGGCTTCTCGTGCGGGAACTGCGCGACAGCATGATGCCGTTTTATGAAGGCGACGGCGCATCTGCCAAACTCATTAACATCTTCTGGCACGGCGACATGGAAAAGATCCTGCCCGAAGTCGTCCAGATCATCTCGTTTAAGAAAGACGCAGAGCTTTCGCTGCAATACGAGAGTATGCAAATTGTTCAGGAAGCAATTGGCGAACACAACGTGGACCAAGTTGTCGCCTATGCTCGTTTCTTGGTGAACCTCGGTATGCATTTGTCCCAGCACTTGCAGCGCGCCGGTGCTTACCAGAACGGTATATTGAAGTACACTTACAAGTGCATGCATGGAGATGACATTGTACTTGAACACGTTCTCTTTAACGGAGCCGACGATGCCACCGAACCGCCCGTTTCCGCGTAGTGTGATTTTGGAAGTACCGCCGTATTACGCGCTTTTCCAACGGTGTCTTAATATACAACTGCCGCTTCCCGTCGAAGACTTTCAAGAAGTGATGCGCCAGTTGATTTATGAACACATGAACTATCCAGCAGACAAGGTGAGGTTAGCCGTAGGGTTTCTGATACCTGACGTCAATCTTATGCGAGACCCACGCCTTCGTGTTGATCCGGTGTTGGTCAGTCAGCTTTTTTTGGCAACTGAAGCATTGGCCGCCATGTTGTGTAGTCATTTTAAGTTTCACGACTTGGTAGATGTCGATGGTACGGTGCCGTATACTCCACGCAATATCCACCACGACATTGTTATCCTTGATTACGTGACGGGCGATTAACTTCTTCTACTAGGAATCCACATGGCCACAACCTTTAAACTCAACGGCATCTATCGCTTCGATTTGCAAGCACCCAGCATCTTGGGGGCCAGCCTCAAGAACGTAACAGTCGTGTCGACGATGACGGAGCGCAGTGCAATCCGCGCTGGTTTGGCCACCCGTGAAATCCACGCCAAGATTTACAGCCAACTGCCGGTAGGCACGCCCAACAACCCGGATGCTTACACCTACGTCGAATTCCGCACCATGAGTGGCGAGACTGTGATCATGGGCCTGCCGTGGATCAAGCAAGAAAGTATCGAAGAGATTACGTTGCGCCCCTACAACGTACGTTTCGATGATCTTCCAGCAGTCGACCTGGAACGCCTGAGTCACCTTCTTCTCACCGGTGGCTTCAAGAAGTTCACTATCGCACTGGCCGAGTAACCAAACGTTGCGTAATGTATGTTATGTGAAAGAAACGTGATGGTGAACTAGTTTTTTTACTGGGTTACCGTATGTTTTGAGTAGTAAGAGGGGTCAGGCTTACCCCGCTGCTTGCGACCGGCACACCGTAACACTCTCCCCGCCGGGCGTGAGAACCTCCATACGCAAGGAGGATGCCAACAACCGCTGCCAATGCCCGATTTGACCGTCTTCCTTCTTTCTACGGTTAAATTCTTGTTAGATCGATTGCACACTTGCGCTCCACCGTTTCCCCTCTTTCCGGTGGATTGATGCGTGCGCGATTGACGGGTGGCGCCGTTTGTGAAGTACTGCGTTTTACGGGGACGGGGCCTTCGGGTCTCGTCCTCTTTTTTTTTTATTCCGATCTTTTTTCTTTTGCGAAAAAATACCCAACCATGGCATCTTGTGATACCAATAAGGAGTTGCTTTCATGAATGCACTGGTTGATAACCCATTTATCCTGCCCATCGAAGAATACAAGCGGGACATTGATCCCATGGGTCACTATGCCGATGATGTTGCCTGCTACCTGGCTATCATGTCGGATAAAACCAAAGAATACACACGGCCCTACGTCGATCGCCAACTGGGCAAAGGTGGTCGGTTTGAATTCAAAGACCCGCAAGCGTACTTCCTGTACCGCCAATCGAATGGCGACCGCATCCGGCGTGCCATGCCGTTCTTGGGGTATTTGAACGAAGCGATCAAGAACCAAGAACTCATCGCCGCCACGTTCACGACTTATATCCACCCATCGAAGAAACAGTCGCTTCTCGTCGACTACATCGACGATAACGTGGCCGGGCGCAGTAAAGCCAAGAAAGCAATGTTTGCGGCAAAGGCAGCGGGCGATAAAGCTACTCAGCTACTGAAAAAGATTGAGCAGAATAACCGCAAGATTCGCAACAATGCAATTTCGGGCTCGCACCAGACACCATCGACCCCAATGTACAATCCAACGGGGCACAGTACTTTGACGTCGACCTGCCGTGTGACTTCCGGTTATGGTAACGTCAACAACGAGAAGTTCGTGGCCGGTAATCGACATTACTGGTCACCGCAGGTGACGTTGAACAATATCATCTCGATTGTCAACCACAGCGATTACCAGGCAATCCGGGCGGTGATCGAAAAGTACGATCTGGTTTACCCATCGGTGCAAGATACGATGGATTGCATCAGCTTTTCGACCAATCTGTATTGGCCGTTTATGCCAGAAGCCCTTGCCCGTATCCGTTTGTTTGTTGAAAAGTTGACACCGATACAACGCGCCGCGTTTGTTTACACGGGTGACATGTATCACCTGATGAAACATAACGAAGTGATGGTGCGTACCTTCTTGGACAAACTATCGCATCGGGCTACGGTTCCGCATACTGACTCTGAACGTATCATCTCGACGGTTCGTGGTGACTACTTGAATTTGGCTGGTTCGATTTGTGCCGATATTATCATTGCGGCCGCCGAAGGCAAGAACGCTGAACCGCCGTACGGCGCACTCAAAGATAAACCGGTGTACGGGATTATCGCAGCTACTGCTGAAAATGTTGCGAATGTCTTGGCCGATTATTCTGACCTGATCAAAGCTTTTTGGGTCACGTCCAACGTCCCGGCTTCGCTTGCTAAATTGCCCGAGAGCATTCGCCGGGTAGCGCTGGTGTCGGACACCGACTCGACAATCTTTACGGTACAAGAATGGGTGATCTGGCATCAAGGCCGTCCAGGCTTCGATCCGCAGTGTAAGGCTATCGGCTCATGTATGATCTTCTTGGCATCGCAAACTGTCACCCACTTGTTGGCTAAGATGTCGGCCAACTTCGGTATCGAGCAAAAGCGTCTTCTTCAGATCGCCATGAAGAATGAGTATTACTTCGACGTGTTTGTACCGACCCGTGTGGCTAAACACTACTACGCGGTCAAGTCGATTCAGGAGGGTCAAATCTTCGCCGAACTCGAAGAAGAGATCAAGGGTGTGCACTTGAAGTCGTCCAATGTATCCAAGGAAGTCATTAAGGAAGCGGCGGTCATGATGCGTGACATCATGGACATGGTGATGGCGGAACGCAAGATCAATCTGTACGACATGGTCAAACGGGTGGCGGACGTAGAGCGCCGGGTGATCGAAACCATTCGACGTGGCGACTCCGACTACTTCAAGCAGACACAGATCAAGAACGCTGAGTCGTACACGAAAGACAAGGGCGATTCACCATACCAACACCACACCTTCTGGCAAGAAGTGTTTGCACCCAAGTACGGCTATGCAGAAGAACCGCCGTACGCTGTGCTGAAGATTTCGGTGGACTTGTCCTCCAACGTCAAGATGCGCCAGTGGATGGAAAGCTTCAAGGACCGCGAACTGGCGAAACGCTTGGAAGCATATATCGCCAAGACGGGAAAGATGAAAAACATCACCACGTTCCAGTTGCCACAACCGGTGATTGCACAATGTGGTATCCCGGAAGAAATATTTCAAATGATCGACTATCGGAGGATAGTCATGGATACGGTGAAGGTGTTTTACCTCGTATTAGAGTGTATCGGGTGGTTTATGGCGACCCCAAGGCTCACTCGGTTAGTTTCTGATGATTATTAATCAGGCCAATTTCAGTCACATATCACTCCGTGGATATAACCGAGAAAAATCAATAGTGGTATCTGTTGATGGGGTAATTTATGGAAGTATTTTACAAGCATCCAAAGAGTTAGGAGTTTCCCACGGATGCGTGCAGGCACGTATTAAAAACGCTAAATATCCAACATGGTTTAAAATCGAAAAGGAGCAATAATGATCCCAACCAGCAACGAGCACGAAAAGACCAACAAACCCAATACGTCGGCAAGTAGCGGTAAAACGCCGATCCCGGTACGCCGAGTACCCACCCATAAACTCGTTGGTCAAGACGATTTCGACTACATCGCCAGCTATGGCGGCGGTATCCAGCGCCGCGACGGCTACAACGACCCGGACGGAGCATGACATGAGTGACAATACCACCAAACCCGTGGCACCGGTTTCGCCACTCGGCGTCTTTACGGTCAAGCCGGTCTACCTCCATGAGCTTCCGCCGGAGCAGCGGAAACAGATGGCAAAAAATGGTGAACTGACCGAAGTTCAGGCGGAGTGGGTGCGCCACCACGAACGGGAGACGCGCTGATAACTGAGCGGAGGAATACATGGACGATAAAGAAACAAACCCTGCAATGGAATCTGGCCAGTTCACACGCCGCTCCCCAACAACGAAAGGAGGGTATCTTTTCCCAATTTACATGAGGGGATTTTGGCGTGTAACGCCGGATGGCAAAAGTGAATGGGTGTCTGCTGAAGAAGTATTTGGTTTACCCAAAATTAAGTAGGCGGCATAAAGGAGAGTCGAACGACTCTCCTTTATTTTCTTTTATGCCGTATACAGCTTGTCGAAGATTTCATCGATCTCCAAGCTTACATCCACATAGTCCTCGATCGGCAGCATCGCATTGAACAAACTGTCCGACTTATACGACGTGATTGCTCGCCGGACTGCGTTGATTTCCAACTGGTTCAATGTCGACACCCGGTCACGACCAGCTTGGAACAAGAACGCCAACACGGGTAAGCGTGCCAAGACCAAACTCCATACCACCTGACGTGTGGGCGTCACTTCGGGCAGCTCCATCACTTCGGCCATGTTGGCTTTTGTCACCGCAGGGATGGTGTACAATACTCCCAAGAAGTCTTGACGCTTTTTGTGGACATACTCCAAAAGTTCTTTGTGAACCTCGGTGACTTTCTTACTGTAATCCGGCAACGCAAACGAGTGGGCTTTCTTGCTCTCACCCAAAGGAGCACCCTTTTGCATGTTGTCGATGCGATTAAAGAGTGCCACGTCCAAGTGCGAGGCCAACATGTTGGGAATCACGAACATCCGCAGAAAATGATACACCGACAATTGATCACTGGTATCCGCAGTTTGCGCTTCGTAGTTACAGAAAGCGCGGTACATCACGGCCAGCAGCGGGATATTGATGGAGATCACCGCCATCCCGGTCTCGGTGCCGGTGGCTTTCCCGTCCGGCAAATTCATCATGAGGTCCGAGCGTGGATGTCGTAATACCTTTACCGGTTGTTGGTTACGCCAATTGCGATCGGCTTCGTAGATGTCAAAGAAGTCGTTATGACCAATCAAGACTTCTCGGCACCCTGGGCCATAGAAGATACCGTTGAACAGTATACCCTTAGAAACCGGTGATGTCATTTTTAACGCGCTTGCGGTATTGAATGTACCAGCGTCGACATTCTCAAAATAGCGTTCCAAATTCAATCCTAACGGCACGTCGATCGACATGATCAGACGAACCAGAAAGTGCGAACCTTGAACAGCTTGGGGATTACGGCGATGATATCGCAGGATGACTTCGAGGTTGCGTTTCAAGCCATCCCGTACATAGGGCCAGTGAACGGATTGCAACACACCGTAGTTACTGGGCGGTTTTAGATTAAACAAAGTTCGCATGGGGGATTGTCCGGTCGAAAGATGAGATAGAACACATAACATGAATCATCACGTCGTGGGCCGTGACAAGAAAACGGCTGAAGTTATTTTTTACTGACATGTTGCTATGTTATAGGAAAAGACTTTGCCGTCGCACCTCCGCTTCTGGACGTACCAGAAATGGTACCGATCACAAAGGCCGGTATGATTCATGATTGAAAAATATCATGGACACATATAACCTAGGTGAGTCTATGGCATTAATGTCGGACTCCAATAACGTTTGTTTGCGCAAACATAAATCGTTAAACAAGTAAAGAGGAAATAAAAATGGGTATCAAAGACGACAACACTCAAACCGCTCTCGGCGCCGCCATGAATAAAGCCGGTGCATCGAGCCAAGGTCAGCAACCGCAACAACCGCAGAGCAACCAGAACTACGTGCCGCCGGCTGGCAACCAGCAACAACAACCGGCCAACCGCGGCTGGGCATCGCTGGGCGCCGACATCCAGTACGCGATTCCGCTGAATAGCACCAGCGAAACCCTGGCCAAGTTCACCAAGTCGCTGCAAGACGTGATCGACGGCCACCGTTCGGATACCAGCCAAGTCGATGTGACCCTGATCCCGGTCGACCGCAACGACGGCGCCAACGGCGTGCCGATCTCGTACCTGATCGTCGCGACCCGCCTGAAAGCGAACAAGGACGCCGGCGTCGGCTACCAAGCCCTGATCATCGAAGGCTCGATCGATGCGATCGCGACCACCGAAGAATACGTGCCGGGCGCGCCGAATGGCAAGGTCACCGTGACGCGTACCGCGGGCGATGCGGACGTTCCGGCGGTACGTGAAACGATCAACAAGATCGTGCAGCGCTACTTCCAGACCGACCGCACCTTCGGCGCCATCGCTATGGTCGTGCCGCGTACCTTCACCGACAACCTGGTCGACGTCGCCTCGCTGAAGAACCTGGCATCGCAGGCGTCCTACAATGCCGCCCTGGCACTGCAAGTGCGCCTGGGCGTGCAGCCGCTGAACGTGGCCAACTTCATCGGCGGCGGCGATGCGCTGCAAGCCAAGCTGTCGCTCGATCCGCGCCCGGTTCCCAACCTGTTCAACCAGCCGGTGCGCTCCGACATCAAGCTGCAACTGATCTCGGAACCGACCGCCAAGTCGACCATCCCGGGCTTCGGCCCCACCGGCAGCACCCTGCTGGCGGAAATCTCGGCGTACGTCGAGCCGATCTACCAGCCGAAGCTGCCCCAGGTCAACGGCCTACCCAACATGCCGATGTTCGGCGGCCCGACCCCGGACATGTACCGCAAGTACATCCCGCGTATCGTCCTGACCGAAATGCGTTCGGAACGTCTGCGTACCATCGGCGGCCAGCTGCTGGCCCTGGTGGCAGCAATCTCGCTGCGCAACAACGACACCTGGCTGGCCACGTTCATGCCGAACCGTTCGATCCCGGCTGGTGAAATCGACCTGCACGACATCGGCGCCCTGAACCTGGAAGTGAACTACCTGGGCGATCCGACCGTCCGCGGCGAGCCGTTCGACATCCGCGCCGACAACGTCAACACGCCGGCACTGATGGCCTACATGCGCGCGATCTTCCACGAAGGTGTGGTGTTCGCGATCGACGTCTCGACCCGTGGTCCGGACACCGCCTACAACGGTGCACTGGCAGCGGCCGACGATGGCGACACCGCAGCGATCAACGCGGTGCTGGAAGCAGCGAACCACCTGTCCAACGGCAACTTCGCCAACATGTGGCCGAAGGACGGCGAAGTCACGCTGAAGAAAGGCGAGACCATCTACCTGGGTCACTACCGTCGTGCCAACGGCGAACTGCGCGACCTGCGTGAATTGCAAGACTACCTGGCGATGATGAACCTGCTGGGTCGTACTGCACCGGATCTGGTCCGCGACTTCTCGGACACCTTCCTGCAAACGCAGTACCCGGAACCGATGCGTCTGGCCGCGCGCCTGGAAATCATGCGCAAAGTCGACCCGGCGCTGGTCGTGACCGGTACCGCGCGTCGCGTGACCCTGACCGGTATGTTCACCGACATCCTGCCCAAGGCCATCGCGAAGACCAACGTGTCGATCCCGCTGACCGGCAACACCCACCTCGACACCGGCACTGCCGATCGCGCTGTGGGCAACTTCGGTGCCGGCCTGGTGGCAGGTGGTACGTTCGACATGTACAACCGTACCGTCAACACCCAGAACCCGGTCGGCGCGACGGGTGGCAACACCTTCGCCAATCTGTACACCGGCGTCTAAGTCGTCAGCCGTACCTGTAGTTCTGTAAATAAGGAGTCCTTCGGGGCTCCTTATTTTTTTCATAGTTTTTGAATGACAGGAGACGACTTTGGGCGTTGGATTAGAGCTTGACGATTTCGATGACTTGTATTGGAATCGTTCACGACGCGATAAGGTCATTCTGAATGACCTGGACAACGCTACGGAAGCTGATCGAAAGAAACTCGAAAAGCTACTGTACACGCGTTATGATTCGACAGATTTTCTTTCCAATATTCCGTCATGTGGCTGCGGTGAAACCACCGGCGCTTATGCCGAAGGCCTAGTCGGGTTTGTGTGTCCCAAGTGTGGCACGCACGTCACAAACCCACTGGAACAGGAGTTGGAACCACTGGTGTGGATGCGCGTCCCGAACGGTGTAAACGGGCTCGTCAATCCGAACGCGTGGATCATGATGAAAGAACGTTTCAAGCTGAAAGGCTTTGACGTGATCGATTACTTGACCGACCGTACGTACAAGGCATCGGTCAGGACCCCGCAGGAGTTGGTGCAAGTTGATGCGCTGTTGGCGTCGCTGCGCATCGAACGGGGGATGAACAATTTCATCGACAAGTTCGATGCCATCATGGCTGGCCTCTTGAACATGAAAGTGTTTAAGAAAGGTACCAAGAAGAAGGAAGAGTTCGATCCGTTCCCGCATTTCATTCGCGAGTATCGAACCCGCTTGTTCCCGAAATTCATTCCCGTGCCCAACCGGGTATTGTTCGTACTGGAAAACACGAATCTGGGTGAATACGGCGACTTATCGATGAATGGCCTCATGAATGCCGTGAGTATCATGACCAACATCGATTCCGACTTGAACCGGTTGTCAGTATCGAAGAAGGAAACCCGTGTTGTCAAGATGCTCGACAGCTTGGCAATCTTCTTTGACGATATCTACAAGAACCGCTTGGCACCCAAAGAAGGCTGGTTCCGCAAGCACGTCTTCGGTAGCCGCTCGCACTTCAGCTTCCGTGGTGTGATTGCGTCCTTGACGGATGTCCACGAGTATGATGAAATCCATGTGTCGTGGGGTATTGGTGTATCGGTGTTGTCGCTGCACCTGACTAACAAGCTGTTAAAACGTGGTTGGAACAACTACGAGATCAACAACCTCTTGTACGAGTATGCGCAGAAATGGCATCCTCTGCTGGACGAGTTGTTCAAGGAACTGATTGCGGAAAGCCCTTACAAAGGCATCCCGGTCATCTTCCAGCGTAACCCGAGTTTGGAGCGTGGTTCGGCGCAAGCCATGTTCATTACGAAGGTGAAGGGATCGGCGGCGCGGCCGCACGATGTTGAGATCCCGACGGTATCGATGAGTATCTTGGCGGTGAAGGGATTTAATGCCGACTTCGATGGCGACCAGCAAAACGGTACGCTGTCCATCGACCACATGACGACCGAGCAACTCGCCCGGTTGGCGCCGCACATGAGTGCCTGCGGTTTGGACGGAGTACGTCAACTGGCAAAGAACATGGCCATTCCAGGACCTGTCGTCAGCACGATCTCCAACTGGCTGCATTGGGAAGAAGAACCACTGACGGAAGAACAGCAACGCGAAATGGATACCATCCCGTCGATGGATTAAGAAAAGAGGAGGGTTTATATGTCAAGATATGCTGGTATGCTGGACGAGTTCTCTGTCCTTGCATATGGACAGAAAAATCCGGCCACTGTGCAGTTCATGCAAAATCGTTACAGCGAGTTTCAAGGCATGGGGCACATGCTCACGGATTACGGCAAGTCGTTCGTGGAAAACAGTAAGAAAGTGTTTGAGTACGTGACGGGGTCTGACGCGATGAGCTTCAGCCAGGCGGTGTTGCGCAAAGTGGAGAACATGTTCCAGCGCAATGAATACCGTGAACTGCATTCAGTACACGACATCCAACAGTCCCCGCAGATCATGCACCGGGGCTTGATGACGCTGATCGATTTGCGCACGTTGTACCTAGATCAACGGGTGTGTGGTTTCGATGAGACGTACCTGAATGTGGATGGCAATACCGTGGGCGCCGATCAACGGGATTACCGCCTGTTCAATCACGGCCTGTTGCGTGACGATGAGGAGCACGGCTGGCGCCAGTCGTACTACTCGGATGCCATGGAAGAACTCGATGCAGTCGATCGGGTGATTCCGGACATGAAGTTCACCATTCAGTCCGCCGGGCATTACGTGACGCATGCACTGAAACAGGAGAACGGTCCGGACCCATCGTCGCCGGACGGTAATAAACTGTAAGAAAACCACAAAGAGGCTCCTACTTACCTTAATCGGTAGGTGGGAGCTTTTTTTCTTTGATGTTATGTGTTGTTTCTTGGAACGTTTTCTCTACAGGTGAGCCCATGCCCCAAAATGATGTCCCCACATTGTCCCCAGCAGGTTTTCTGCGAACGCCTGCGGAAAAGGTGGACGCTCTTATGGCCCATGCCCAAGCCTCGGACAAAAGCCAAACGTCACTGTATCCTGGTGAAGTGTTGAGTCTTGCTTGGCTCTTTGAGCGCTATAGCAAAGACCTGACGGAATTGTGCAACGAAATTCGCGCAGGCTACACGAAGTACTTTACACGTCACTTTGACGATGTAGAGGTCAAAGTCCAAGTCGATGTGGCGTCCGAAAAAACCAATCGCGTGACCTTGCGGATGTTTATTGGTTTTTCGCAAGATGGCAAGAATTATAGCGTGGGCCAAGAACTCTACGGCTTGAATGGGCGGTACGAGAAAACCATGCGCATCAAAGAAAGTGGTATCACTTCTTAATAATCAAGCATAAGGAAAAAGACATGGAAGACAAACAAGAAAAGGATGTAACGGCGGCTACACGCGACGCAATGCTGCGCGAGCAATCGGACTTCATCCAGGCAGCTGCGGAGCAGTTTGGTAACGCCCAAGCGCTGGTGTCGGAAAACAACCGCCTCCATCAGCAGGTGTTCCAAGAAGTGTTCCTGCCGATGTTTCTAGGTCAACCCAACACCCGGTACCCCGACATCAAGAGCGGTAACTGGGTCACTTTTGCCGGTGGCGTTCATCGCCGTGTCGACATCTACGACAACAGCAACAAAAAGGTCCTGACCGTACCGTCGCTGATGCAAAACACCCTCGTGCAACCGATCAATGGCAAAACTGAAGTGGACATGCATTTTGTCGCGGAACAGGCACGGCTGTACAGTGGGACCTTGCCGATCGTTGGTCAAAACTACTTGAGCGTAGAATTAACTAAGAGGGCATCTCTTATGAGAAACAGTGATGCCCCGAACGAAGCGCTGCAAGCTGTGGCCGAATGGATGAAGATTTTCGAATACTTCGGCGTTGTGGCACCCCAAGCGGCTCAAGGCACTACTGGCCCGAGCAACCCACCCGAAGACCCTGGCTATGAAGACGTTGCGCCCTGAACTGAACATCCTGAACTTTAGCGACATCCACTTACTTCACCGTACCACCCCAACCGCATTCATCATTAACAACTTGGAAAAGCTCACCGCTGACCCGGTGGTACTGGACAAGCTGGACATGATTTGTATCACCGGAGACGTCTTCGATAACCGAGGCACGCTCTCCGATCCCAGTGTTCCCCGCATCCAAGAGTGGATGGCCAACTTACTCAAGAAGGCCAAACGTCACGACATTGCGGTGCGTGTGCTGAAAGGCACACCGCTGCATGACTGGGAGCAATCCCAGTTGTGGGAGAGCATTAATGCAATTGCAGATATTGGCGCCGATCTCAAATACGTTAAAACAGTTTCCATCGAGTACATAGAGCGATATGGGATAACCATGCTCTATGTACCCGATGAGGCCAATACGACGACCGAAAAAACCCTCAGCCAAGTCCGCGAACTCATGCATGCCAAGGGACTGGACAAAGTAGATTTCGCTATGATGCATGGGCAATTCGATTTTCAATTGCCAGCGCACGTGCATGCACAGAAACACGATTCCACGGCGTACTTGGAGCTGGTGCGCGAAATCATCATGGTGGGTCACGTCCACACGTATAACCGGTTTGACCGGATTATTCCACCGGGTTCGTTTGACCGGTTAACCCATGGCCAAGAGGAAGCCAAAGGCTCGGTTTGGATTCGTGCTAAGACCAACTTTGAGTATGACGTGGAGTTTCGTGAAAACCTGGGAGCGAAGAAGTATATTACCGTACCATGTAAAGGATTGACCTTGGCAGAAACGAATGCCTTGATTGACCAGTACGTCCAAGGGTTGCCTGCGGAGTCCCATGTCCGAGTGGAAGCGGACAAAGACAACCCCATCTTGACCAATATGCAGGAAGTCATGCTCCGGCATCCTCTGTTTTACTGGTCAAAGATTTCACGCAAAGAAAAGAAGGAGCAAGAGGAAGCGGCGATTACTCAAGAAAGCTTTACCCAACCGGCGCTGACAAAAGACAACCTAGGCGATTTGCTGCTCAAACGGGTGGTGGATAAAAACCCTCACCCGGTAGTATTGGCAGCAGTGCGCCGTTTGATGGAGAAGGTGCTATAAATGTCCCTTGCAGACTACCCTGGCCGGGCTACTGGCCAATTTCCCATTTCGATTGCGACCTCATTAGCGATCGAAGCCGCACTGGGTATTTTTCCAGAGCGTCCTGTGGCTGACGCACCTATCGGACACTACGAAGAACTGTGGATTAACCTGCGCACATTGTTTCGTAATCTCTACGGCGCCTTTGATAAGGGCGTGGCCGATACAGTGACCATCGAAACTTACGCGGAAGCGCTGAACGATGAGATGGCGCAAATCCACGAAATCATTACCGGCAAGACCAACGGCTTGACTCGTGTGATCTACTATGTCAGCGATTACGCCGACATGGACAAGAAGTATCCGTATGCAGTGATCCGGCGTGACTCCACGCCCAAACAAAAGATGTTCACCGCGATGATGCGTGACAGCATTGAGTTATTGCTGAAGATGCATCCGAAAGGAAATATTCGTACGGTGCGGTTAAAGCTCAAACCCGAGCATAAAACCAAAGCGATGATCATCACGCACATCGCGTACGATTTGGTGTCCTATTCTGATTTCAAGGAATTGGTGTTGCTGGAATCACATACCGGCCACATCAAGGAACGGGGGCAGTGGGCATCGAAGTATTACGAGGGCACAAGTTTGTCAATGATTCCCTTCCGGGAGGACTTGCTACAGATTTTTGGTGACAAAGAGTTCTTCCGTCCCGCAGACATTAAGTTGCGCAAAGAGATCATTGATGTCGCCACGAAGTATCGCTGGGGTCCGACCACGACCACAGAAAAAATCAAGTACGGTATCAGGGAAATCAAGAATCTGTTTGGTCGTGAAATCCTGATGTCCATACTCGTTTAGCGGCGTGCGGTGAAAAAATACCCTTACCACACATCGTTTGTATAAGTACTATAACACGATATCTCAAAAATCGAAGGAGGGCCACATGGCCGACAACCAGTATCAAAACAACCGACCGAAGGCACCCAAGACGCTGTTGGACGACCCGTTCCTGCGTTTGACCGCACCGTGCCCGACACCGGCCGGCCAAGCCGCGAATCGCAAGTCCAAGCTCGGCGTGGTGCTCAAGAAGTACAATCCGCAGAGCTTGCGCAATCCGCACTTCGTCGTCTATACGGGCGACCCGGGCGAGAACGATCAGAGCACGGACTACGGCAAGATCATCGCCAAGTTCGACTACGGTACCTGGGGCGCTGCCATCGAAATGATCCGTCAAGCAATCGACTGGGAACCGGGCAAGAAGGACGAGATCGTCGTCAAGGACAAGGTCTTCGGCGCCGGCGGCCAACGTTCAGCCGAAGCACTGCCGCAGGCGTTCTTCATCGTGGGCAAGGACAAAGAAGGCGTCGTTTGCCTGTCGATCCGCCACTTCAAGAAAGAGCGGCCGGTCATCGTATTCCGTCTGTTGCCGCCGGCGGAGTTCTTCGACTTCAAGCACGGTGACGGCACCCCGTACACCAACGCCGAGATGTCGGTGCTGTACACCCGCGCTTACGTCAAGCGCATGGAAGACGTCGTCCAGCAGATCATGGTCGACACGTTCGAGGAACCGCCGCCGTACGATCCGAACAACAAGGGTGGTGGTAACCGCGGTGGTGGCGGTGGCAACTATCAGCGCGGTGGCGGTGGCGGTGGTAATAACTACCAACGTGGTGGCAATGGTGGTGGCTACGACGAGCCGGCCTCGGGCGGTGGTGGTGGTGGTGGCGACGAATGGGGCGGTGACATTCCGTTCTAAATAGCGGTTCAGGCTAGGCGGATATCCGCCTAGCCCTTTGTGCCTGATAGTGTCGTTTACACTAAAAAATCACAGTCACATATCATCGATGGTGCATTCGTAAACAGTGTCTTTTTAGGGGAGAGACTATTTGAAACTTATCGTCAAAAGGAAGAGTGCAGACGAAGAAACCTTGGTAGCGCTGGAACACAGAGGGGAAGAGTTAGATTGGATCGTAGACTTCTTGGACATCAATCCCAAGAAGAATCGGTCCGTGTTCAATGCCGAGGTTAACCCGTATGAGCTTATCAACGGGTACTGGAATTCGCTGTCACTGCTTCGACAAGACCAGTTGTTTAATACGTATCGGGAGATTTGGGAAGTCTTCCAATCGATTTACGACTACGACGGGATGACGCGCGCGTTGTTCCCGCTCGTCAAGAATTTGATCGCGCTCCACGGTGTGGGTGAAATTAAGCAGTGGACGGACTATAAGAGCGGCGTAACTGTGCCGATCAATGATCCCAAACTGTTGATAACGTACGACGCGGCCAACGCCAGCAAGAAGCCGCTCGACGGTACTTACTTGCTGGAAGATTACAAATGGTTGATGGCGGTATCGATTCTGGTACGCGCCATGATTCCGATTTGGGGGGTGTACATCAAGCGCATCAAGCGCGGCTCGGTAGGCAACAACTATAAGGAATACCGGGCGTACCTGTTGCTGAGTGACTCGGAATTGTTCGAACACCCAGCAATGATTAAGTTGCGGTCATACGTGCGTTTCAACACCAAGCCTGATCAGATGAAAATCTCTGCAATGCGCAACGGTCTTTCGACTGAAGAGTACGCGGAGTGGATGCTCGGCATGGTGGTGGTACGTAAGCTGGGTTGTTTGGACCTTTGCAATAAGGACTTGACAACCTCAGGTGTTACGGTACTGTTCCATTACGTTGTGCATAAGCTCAAAAACAGTGACAACAGCTTCGGCGGCGCTGTCAACGAGAAGAAGTTTGAAGGCACCCACCAGGAAGGTGAGAACAATCTCTCCAACCTCGAAGGGTACAGAACGCCTGTGGAAATACCGCAAGGTAATATCATGGCGTTTCGGGTGTATGCAGAACGTACCCTGAACATGGCGCAACAGATTTGTCCTGACATCAACATTACTCAGGTCGAACGCTGCGTGCACCATGTACGAAAGCTGCATGGCTCGGTGCCAACGGTAGAGCAACGGATGATCTTGCAGCTGGTGGTCAAGAAAGTCTTGTCGCCGCAAGCACTCATGCTGCTCAATCACGAAACCATGATGGGTATCATGGGTGTGGTACAAGCTGTCTTGTGGCATCGGGGTTACCCAGAACTGGCGGCAGCTGCGTCAGCCAAACGGGTGTATTTGGAAAGTGCTTCGGGTAACGATCACCGTTCACGAATCCAGCCGGAACAGTTAGAAGAACTGCGCCGCCTGTATCCGTTCCAACGGCGCTTGACCGCGAAACCTAAGCCAGATCAGAATAGTGTGGCGCAGCAAGAAATCGAAGCTATCGAGAAAGGGCTGAGCAAATGTAATTGGGTATTGACTTTACCTAAGGAATGGGTGCTGGAACTGAACCGAAGTGAAAACAACAAGCGGTATGAAATACCGAATAACTTCCGGATCAGGCTGGCACAACTTGTAATTGCAATCGCGAAAGGGGAATTTTAAATGAACAGCAATATTATCGTTACCAAGGTCCTGTTGCAGGAATCCATGACCTACCAACCGCAGTATCGTCGTACCTTCGAAGCACGCGTCGACGGCCGCATCGAAACGCTGATCGCCAACCGCTTCAAGAACTTGAAGGGGGAAGTGAGCACGGGCGCCTTGGTGGCCGGGGTCGCCGAAGAATTCATGATGCCCAGCATGCAGCCGGACAAGCAAATCGCCATTGCCGGTAACTGGGCGCGGCCGATGTACCGCGCCTTGATCAACGTGACGGTCCGTTCGGTCACCGGTCACGACATCGCTTTCGTGCTGACGGCGCACAGCGATCCGATCGACCCATCGATCCAAGGTGCGTTCGATGTCAACAAGCCTTTCTACATCACGAACATCGTGCAGCTGCGTCAATTCGTGGACCGCACCAGTGGCGTATCGGTACCCGTGACGGCGCTTGCCAGTGCCACCCAAGTGATGGCCAACAACAATTTCGAGGGTTTCAACAGCAAGTACGACTTCCGGCAACGCCCGATGGACGTGTTTAGCTATATCGGCCAGGCGGCCCTGAATCTGAACACGCCGCAGGAAGACATCTACGACGAGCGTACGATCCTGTCGAACACGCCGATCAAGTCCGAAGTACGTAACCAATTACCGAGCGTGTTCGTGTCCAAGGTGCTGGGTGCGTACAAGATGGCAAACGGCAGCTCCGGCTCGATCGGCGGCACCCAGTTCGACCAGCTGTCCGAAGCCCAAGGCCTTATCATGGAACAAGAGTCGGCCCAAGATATGTTTTTGGCTGCGCTGCGGGCACAGCGTAAACAAGGGTTCGACGAGAACGTGACCAACTGGTTCACGCTCGCTGAACTGCATGCGCTCTCGCCGAACGACGTCACGCGCTCGCCGAAGTTGGTACCGCTGTCGCGTGACGTGGTCAACCTGCGGGCTCAGGGTCCGGGCCAAACCTGGAGCTACAGCAAGCCGCTTCAGCGTATGGCATCCTACCTGAAGGACACGGTGCCGGCCTTGATGATGGACAACATGCTGATGCGTGCACACATCCATTGCAGTAACCGGGTGTTCTCCGACGGCCGCATGATGGCTCATGTCAAAGACTGGAATACCTTCGCTGATGTCGACGTCACGCAGAACATCCAGATGCTGGAAAGTCGTCTGGTGCGCGAAGTGATGATGCCGCTGTCCGAGCAAAACACGCTCGCGCTCGACGTCGACATGCTCGTGATGGTCGATGCCGACAGCCGTTTCACGATTTCGTTCAATGGCAGTCAGGGCGAGGAATTCGTGGCACCGACGTTTGCGGGCGCGTTGCTGTCGCCGGTATTGACCTCGAATGCACAGGCAGCGTTCACGATGGCCAACGAGTTCAAGGAACTGGGCGACATGATCAACGATGCGGCGACCCAGATGCCCACGATGAAGGGTGCGGTCTTCATGGGCGGCGGTAAGCGCGCCTTCTAATAAACAATCATTCCCCCTTCCAAGCGAAGGGGTAGAAAGGAAACTTATGAAATTGCTTGAATTCGACAAACAGCTGCTGAGTACGGCTGGTCTGGTCTACGACGAGGATGGTTTCGTTTCCCGGAAGGAAGGAAACCAAAGCGTCCCCGTTACCATCAAGGACCAGCGTCTGGTGCTCGCCACCGATGCGCAGCTGGAAAACAGTGACTGGCAACATCGGGTGGTGTTCAATCCGATGTATGAAGGTCTGGCACGGAAAGAATCGCCCGTCCATGAAGCATTCCGCCTGATGATCAATGTGCGTCTGAACACGATCTTCGGCGTGCTGCTGGCCAAGCTGCTGGACATCTCGGGCAACACCGACCTTCACCCGCACTTGTCGCCGGAACAAACCGAGTTCCTCGACGTCATCAAACGGGTGAAGCCGACCGACACGATGAAGAACTACGTCAAGATCCTCGAGGCGTTCCCGGGCGACCGTGCCTTTGTCAACATCTACAGCAAACCGGGCGGCCTAGTCGGCGACGTCAAGTACGCACGCGCGGCCATCGTCAGCTTCCCGATCTACGAAGCGCTGGCGAAGGCGGAAGACAAAGTCATTACCACCCCGGCCGGGAAAGTCACGCTCAGTACCAAGAAGGACATCGAAACCTTCAAGCTGGCGATCGAGTACATCATCCCGAAGATCAACGACAAGCACTTCTACGATGTCGGCAGCACGTCGAAAATGGCACCGCTGATGGAATCGCTCCTGAAAGCAGCGGCCGGTATCTTCGTGCCGCTCGACCATCAGGTGCGTCTGTTCGCTGACCGCATCGAAGACGCCGAACTTCTCATGACCCCGCTCGACTGGGCCAACGAGATCGACACCAACATCACGGGGCTGTACAACGAAGCGCGCCGTCGCGGCATGATGAACGGCAACGAAGGCGATCCGCTGAACGCACCACCGCCCCCGGCCGCACCGGCACAGCAACAAGCCGCACAGGCCGCGCCGGCCGTCAAACGGGAAGTGCTGATCAACCCGATCACCGGCAAACCGATGGATATGCGTCCGCAAGAAGTTAAGCCGTCGCCGTTCCCGACGCCGAATGTGGCGCCGCAGCAGCATCAATTCCAGCCGCCCCCGCAACAGTTCTCGGGACATGGCCAACCGTTCAACAGTTTCCAAGCGCAAGCGCCGGCTGCACCGGCAATTCGCCCGAACGGTAAAGCAGACCTGATGGCGGCTATTAACGGCAACCCGGCTCTGGCAGTCGCCACGAGCGGCGTGGCGCTGGGCGGTGTGGCGCCGCAAATGCAAAACCAAGGTCGCACACCCGGCTGGGCACAAGGTGGCGGTCAAGGTTTTGTGCAGCAGAGCGGTTTCGCACCGGTCGGCGGCGGCACACCGCGTCGCGGTTTCTAAACTTGCGGCATAAAAGGACGGCGCCCTCACAGGCCCGTCCTTTTTTCTTTGCTACAACGTACGCAGTGCTGTGCTGGCTTGGCGGATCGTATCCACAACCGAATAGTTGGGGATAAGGAGGGACGACAAGTCTTCCGGCACCTCTTGCGCTGACGACAACTGGTTCATTTGTCGCACACAGTAGTGGTATTGCGGCGGAATCCCCATTGCACTGAATAGATCGTAGAGCGCACCTTGGAATCTTTCCACATCTTTGGGCGCCACCGCGATCACTTCATTTTCCGGGTGACTGCGTAAGTAAGTCATGTGGTCGTCAATGACATCACGGATGGCACGATCGTAATAATCGAGGGTGCCGGGGTTATACATCAGATTGTTGATATCCATGTTTCACCGTTTAGATTATTAAGGTTACATATTACCTAAGTGTACTGAGATTGGTACATTCGTCATACAAGACTGTTGTTACAACACGAACGAAAGAAGGAAGACAACGCAAATGCCATATGGAAGCAATCCATCAGCAGCATATTACATCAAGACCGAGTTCAATGAACTGAGAAGGGAGTTCTTAGGTGTTTGTGGGTTAAATCCTTGGTTTCCACACGATTCATCCCCGCGTCAACAGATGTTTGCCAGCCATCTCGGGCAAGCTCTGGTAATTAACGGGGTCACGCGCCGGTTCTTCCAGACTGGCATGGAACGTGAATACGGGAAGTACACGTTCTCGGTGAAGATGCCTGTCACCGGTGACATCATCAAAATCGTGGAGCGTTATCGTCGTGGCATCAGCGCAGGCTCGGTGAATCCGCCGAAGAGTCCGCAGACTTTGCTGATCTACGAAAACTACGCAACTAAGGAAATCGGGTTCGTGGATTTGCCCACGCACTCGAAGAATCACCCGTACTTTGGTTTCGAGTACCAAGCGACGGACGCCCTCAAAGGTATCCTTCGCGGTGAACTCCATAGCAATTCGGTGATGGAAGGGAAAATCTTCCTCGATTCACCCGCGAAAGACGCCAAAGGCAATTACGGCTTCGGCATGGAAGTACCGATGGCGTTCATGACGCTGCCGGGTACCTCCGAGGACAGTGTGGTGGTATCGGACGAATTGTTGCCGCACATGCGCTTCACGATCACGGAACGCCACATCGTGGAGTGCGGTCGGGATACCTTCCCGCTCAATATGTTCGGCCACATCAAGCCAGACGGTACGGTGGTGTACAAACCATTCCCGGAAATCGGTGAATACATCCGCAGCGATGGTTTGGTCATGGCGACCCGTAAGTACAATGACAATTCAGCATTGTTCGAAATGGGTCTGCATGACACGATGACACTTAACATTCCGTTCGACTACCCGTGCTACGCGACACCCGGCAAGGGTAAGATTGTCGACATCATCGTACGTCATGACCCGATGAACAACACCGGGTTGGTACCGTTCGGCATGGACGAGTACTTCAAGAAGTACGACACCGGCATGCGTCAGTTTTACCAGGAGATTTTTTCGGAGTACAAGCGTTTGCTCAGAACGCGTGGTGCGGCATTGAAGTTAACGCCTGCCTTCAGTACCCTGGTGGAAGAAGCCATCGCCATGGTGGGCGACCATAAAGAACGCATCCACATGCACCGTCGGCGTAAACCGCTTGACGACTACACGGTGGAGTTCGTGATCGAGTACGAAGTAACACCGACCGAGGGCTTCAAGCTCACCGACTGTCACGGTGGTAAAGGCGTGATCTGTAAGATTATGCGGGCAGCTGACATGCCGGTGGACGAAAAGGGTAACCGGGCCATGATCGTGATGGACCCGAACTCAACCGTCTCGCGGATGAACCTTGGCCGCCTGTACGAGCAGTTCCAAAGCGCGTCGCGCCGTGATGTACGGGTACGTCTGCAAGAAATGCTGGGGATCGAACACAAAGACCCTCAGGCGATTGCGAAGGTCCAGCGGATTCAGCACAGCGATCCAGTGCTCTTTAATAAGGCATGGGATTATCTGTTGGGTTTCTACAAGATCATTTCGCCCGAGCAGTACAATTGGTTCATCAGTGGCGAGTACGAAAAGCCGGCGTATGAAACCATTGGCAAGGTGATCGCCGATGATCTCTTCGTTTTCCTGCCGACTGAAAATCAGCCGGAGTCGGAGCAGATCGTACAAGACCTGTGGAAGTATTACCCACCCACCTACGGGCCGGTGTGGTACACAGGCAATTCGGGACGGCGTATCAAGACCAAAGTGAATGTCATGATCGGCCACATGTACGTCATGTTGCTGGAAAAGACAGGTGACGATTGGACGGCAGTCTCGACCAGCCGTACCCAGCACTTCGGTGTGCCGTCGCAGATGACCAATGCCACGAAGTATCTGCAACCCACCCGCACCTCACCCGTGCGTTCGGATGGTGAAGCAGAAGAAAGGATCTTTGCATCGTACTGTGGCTGGGGGTTGGTGGCCGAGCGTAACGACCGCAACAACAATCCAGTCACACACCGGGAAGTCGCGTATTCAATTCTGACGGCCGATAAGCCGACAGACATTGCGGCAGCTGTTGACCGTGAAAAGAATCCTTTGGGTAAGAATCGCCCACTGGTAATGACAAAACACATGATCCAAGTCGGTGGCACGGTGCTGACTTACGAAGACGTTGGTTTTACGCATTAATGCGCCCCTGGTGAGCAAGAAAGAGGGCCGGGGAAAAGAAACGGAGGAACGATGAAGAAACTGAAACGCATTAAAGCACGTGTTTTACTGGATTACACGCAAGAGCAGTTGTGGCAAAAGTTTCACGGGGCGTTCACGCTGGTGTTTGATGACGGTTTTGCCATCGACACCAATGCCCGTGAAACGATCTTTTCGAGTTACGGTTGGGAACTGTTGCGGGTGTACCGTGATACCCCGCTGCTGTATCGACACCATGTGCGCTTCGTCCTCAAGGGTGGCCTGCTCAACGCCGACACCCACTTGAAGATGTTGGGTGAGGTCATGTGGTCGGTGTACGATCAATACAAGTTGCCGAATTACATGGCACGGCTTTTGACGGTCGATCCGGTGACAAAGCAAGTCCACGAACGGCTGGTGGAAGAAATCGATCTGCGCGAACATCTGTTCAAACGGGTCTACGAACTCACCAACTACATTTACAACGATCTTACCCATCGCTGTGAAGAGTACGTGGTTTCGCTTAACATCCTGGACTTCATGGAGGTGTTGGCGCATCCGGTGATCCGCAAGATCAACAACGAGCTTCAACCCATTCCGGCCTCGATCAATAACGCGTACAAGGTGGTCAAAAAGACACTGGAAAACGCGCCTGAACTGCAAAAGAATCCGTTGGCCAAAGCGGTGCATTCCAAGACTGTGAAGGTTGACCAGCTGATGCAGTGTATCACGGCGCGTGGCACACTCACGGACGTGGACTCATATGTGTTCCGGCCACCGGTGCTACGTGGTTATGCGCGCGGCTTCCGCAGTGTCTACGAGGCGCTCGTGGAATCGCGCTCGGCTGCCAAAAGCTTGGCGTCGTCCAAGGCCCAGTTGCAAGATGCCGAGTATTTCTCGCGCCGCTTGCAACTAATCGACCAGATCATGCAGAATTTGCACATGGCCGATTGCGGCAGTACGGATTACGTGGAGTGGCTGATCCGTGGCGAAGAGTTGGAGGGCGGTCGGGTGCGCCGCAAGTCCGATCTCAAAACCATGGCTGGTAAGCGGTACATGGACGACGATGGCGTCCTCAAGGTCATCCATGAAGACGACAAGTCGCTGATCGGGCGTAAGCTCAAGATGCGCTTGGTGCGCAAGTGTCACCACCCAGATCCGTATGGTATTTGCAGTATGTGTTTCGGTGAACTGGCATTGTCCATACCGCGTGGCTCGAACATCGGCCACATGTGTTGTACGCACATGACGCAAAAGAGTAGCCAATCCGTGCTGTCCCTGAAACACTTGGACATGAGTTCGGACGTCGACGGCGTGGTGATCAATTCGATGATGCGCAAGTTCGTGCGTGCCTCCGAAGACGAAAGCTCGTACGTGCTGGCACCCGAACTGAAGGACGCCGAGGCGGTAAAACTCATCGTCGCCCCGTCGCAAGCACGCGGTTTGTCCGATGTCAAGGACGTGGAAGAAGTCGACAAGCTGAGCCTGACGCACGTCTCCGAGATGGAAACCATCACCATCGAGATCACGTACGAAGGGCAAGTTGTGCCCGAAGTGGTGTTCGTGCGCCAAGCAAATCGGTTGGCCAGTATGACGCATGAACTGCTCGACTATGTGAAGACGTTTGGTGTGACCACTGACACCGGCACGGGCAATTTCGTGATCGATATGGTGAACTGGGACTGGACGTTGCCGTTCTTAACGTTGCCGCCGAAGCACTTTAATATGAGCGACCACTCGGCCGCCATTGCGAAGATGCTGGAGTCCACGGTGAAGGATGTGGATGCCCGCGACACCGAGACTGACCCGATCGAGTTCTTAAAAGAGTTCCACGATCTGGTCAATGATAAGTTGATGGTGAACTTTGCTGTCAATGAAATCATCGTCGAAGGCGTCATGATTCGTTCGGCCAAAGACTTCGATTACCGGTTGCCAAAGCCGGGGACCGAGGCCGGCCTAGGTGTGCGCTCCAACATTATGGAGTACCGCAGTGCTACCGCGCGTTTTGCCTTCCAAGGCCATCGCGAGTTCTTGCTGAACCCAGCGTCGTACCTGAAGTTCATCAACGAGCGCCGCCCGAACCATCCGATGGACGGGATCGTGATGCCGCTTGAAGTGGCGAAAGCCGAAAAGAAACGGACCGGTTGGACTGTCGACTGATCCACAAGGGCGGGGAGCCGTAGTTCAGGCTCCCCATTTTTTGGTGCGGCATATGTGTCGTTTGTTTTTAAGGAAATTCATCAATGCCCGAATTGCGCGTCCATATACGCACCCATCACTTCGTCATCCGTGATATTCAGATCCGAGCACGTGCAGCCATCATGGCATTTCGTGGGCGGTACATCCAATACGGTCGGTTAAGTACACCCGGCGGCGGCAATACCAAAGTTAAGCTGCATACCTTTGGTACTGCTACCAGTGACTGGAGTGAGTTGCGTTTTCATATCAACCAGTTAGAACCCTTTAAGCAGACTCTGAAGCAGTACGGTATCATCGATACCATGGTAGAGTTTATCAAGACCCCGCGATTTGCGCCCGTCAAGGTCGAGTTGCCGATCTTCCCCAAATGGCAACCGTTTGAATACCAATTACCCGTGCTGGCGTTCATGAACGGCACACCTCCGCCACCCTTCCCGCAAGACTACACTGCGGCGAAGCTGGTCAGCGCCCAGACCGGTAAGGGTAAGAGTTATATGGGGATGAATTCGATTTCCCATCACGGGTTTCGCACGTGGATTAGCATCAAGCCCATGTACATTGAAAAATGGAAGGGCGACCTGAAGAAAACCTTCGATATCGACGACGACGATGTTCTCGTCATCCAAGGTGGCGAATCATTGATGGAACTCTTGGACGATGCGGTGAACAATCGCATCAAAGCCAAGGTTATCATCACCAGTAATAAGACCTTCCAGAACTACATCAAGCTGTACGAACTGTTTGGCCCTAAGCTCGCTGAGCATGGCTACCCGGTGCCACCCGATGAGTTTTGCGAAGCTTGCGGTATCGGCCATCGCCTCATCGACGAGGTGCACCAAGATTTCCACTTGAACTTCAAGTTGGACTTGTACACGCATTGCCCGACGTCGAATTCCTTGTCGGCCACGCTCACCAGTTACGATGCTTTCCTCTCGTCGATGTACGAGGTGGCCTATCCGTACACTGTGCGCGCGCCTGAGATGGAGTACCACAAGTACGTGTCGGCGCGCGGGCTTATCTGGGGTTTGCAATCACCAGAGAAGGTGCGGTATAAGAACGGTGGGAACTATTCCCACAATGTGTTTGAGCAAAGCATCCTGAAATACAAAGGGATGACCGGCAATTATTTGCAGATGATGAAGATCACAATTGACACTGACTTCATCCCGGATCGGCGTGAAGGTGACCGGTTACTGATTTTCTGTGCCTCGATTGACATGTGCACGATCGTCACCGAGTACCTGAAGCGCGAATACCCGCAGTTTGATGTGCGGCGTTACGTGCAAGAAGACCCGTATGAAAATGCAATGGAGCCAGACATCATTGTCTCCACCATGTTATCGGCGGGCACAGCCCTTGATATCCCGAACCTGCGGATGGTGTTCATGACCACCTGCATGTCGAGTAAACAAGGTAACATCCAAGGGCTGGGGCGGTTGCGATTCATTCCGGATGTGAAACTGCGCTTCGTTTACACTGCTTGCGAAAACATCGCCAAGCAGATGGCGTATCACGAAGAGAAGAAGATGTTGCTCCGTGATCGTGCGCTGTATTATCGGACGGACTATTATCGAACGCCCGTGTAAATGGTGGAGGAGGCAACTCCTCCACCTATGCCGGAAAATATACGAAAGAGGACAATCTGATGAGTCAGGTACAAGTGTTAATCGGCAGTGTGCCGCTGAACCAAGAGCAAGCAGACGTGGCCAAAACGATGGCCGACATTATGTTTAAACGGTCGCACAGCTTTATGACCAGTTACTATGGGTGGAAGCAATCCAAGGTGGACGAGCAGTTGAACTATCTGCTCAGGAGTGCAGAGATCTTGCGGCTGTTTGATGGCACTTGGACGCATCCAGCAATCCGGTTTGCAGGTGACAAAGCCAAACTGAATGGGACGATCGAAGAGGTGTTCGGTCCACCCCACAGTCCTATCGAAGCGTAACAATAAAGAAGGAGAAAGAAATGAAGGTCATGCTTTATAAAGGGGATATTTTCCAGAACAACCCGAACGCCACTGCATGCGTGGCAATCTTGGAACATTGTCGCATCCGTGTCGAAACGGTCCAAGATACTGGTGCATTGCTGCGCATTTCCAAAGGAAGCAACCACCCTTTAACCGGTATCGCCATTGTTAGCGAAGAACCTGGTTCACCGGTGATCAAGAACTTCGTTGCACTGGTGAAATGGATTGAAGAACGTGGGCTTATGCCAGCAAATATTTAAAGGAGAATGACATGTTATCAGACACTCTAGCGGATGCATCCGAAGACATCAAAGACGCTCTGAAGCGTTATCCGGATATGTATTTACCTTGGCACCACCAAGAAGCCAAAAGGCTAGCGCGGGAACTACGCGAACTAAGCGATGAGGTTGGCAACAATCCGGATTACTGGAAATTTGCTAACCCAAGAACGGGCCAACACCAAGTGGTCATCGACGGTCACATCCTGTCGAATAAGCATGCCAACTTTGTCGTTGAGGCAATTGAACAACAGCGCGATGACTCGTTCAACCATTTGGCTTTTGGCGAACCCGATGAAGAAGAAAGGGTGCGGTTGGCGCCCGGTGTCTTATCGTTGGCCGAAGTGATCCATAAAGTGTTGCCCAGCCACGACCTTGCCGGAATCTATTTCGACGGTAAGGGTGAAGCTTATTTCAGTTACGAACCACTTGGGGATCTCAATCCGTCCAAGTAACACGGCATAAAAAGCGAGGCTAACCCCTCGCTTTTTTCTTTGTCCTTTTATGCCGATTCCAGAAAATTATGGTCACATATTCTTTCGGTGAGTTAGAGCATTTAACTCTATTCGTTTTCAATTTAACCACTGGAGAATAGCAACTATGACGACCATTATCTACAAGAATGGCAAACTTTACGCCGACAGCCGCGTGACCTATTTCCGTCAAGAAGAAGATGGAACCAAGGTACTGGATAGCGTAGTCAACGATGTTCAGAAGATCATTGAACCTGACAACCTGTACATTGGTAATCGTAAGGTGCTCGCTTTGGCATGCGCTGGCGATATTGCGTGGACCAAGTACTGCACAGCCATGGATCAGGAAGCAGCTAAGCATGGCGAAAGTCTCGATATTTTGAACAAAGATTTCTACTCATCCATGTCGTTGTTTGCAGGGTTCGATACGCAGATGATCGCGGTAACGCCGAGCCGTGTATTCCTCATTACCTTCCAATTTTTGAATATGACCTATCAAGAGGTCATCCCGACCTCATGGATCGTCATCGGTAGTGGGGTGGAAAATATCCCCAACCTCGGTGACACGGTGCTAAATGTGTCGGCCGAAATTGGCATGGCTGACGCAATCATGCATGACGAGGGAACTGGCGGTCCAGTAAGTTTTTGGAGGTACGGCCGAAAGGGTGTGCGGACGCTTGAACTGAACGCGGAGTACTCGTCGTTTACCCGCAAGATGGTGCGTAAGCTGCGTACTCTGCGCAATATCAAAGATGTGTGCTCGATCATCAAAGCCCGCATCAAGGTCTATCCGAAAGCGCAGTACGCGTAATAAAGGGCAGGGGGAGTATTCCCCTTACTTAACAAGAAAAAGGGGGATTGGCAACTATGGATTTCGATTTTGTATTTACCGATGAAGAGTTGGACGCAGCGATCCTTGAAGAAGATCACTGCAAAACGGTAGCCCATCTCTGGCACGATCAGATGTGCACCGGGAACCCAGACGGCACGGACGTGCTGGCACTGCGCTGGCCGATCGGCCACCTTGGGATGGAACGGATGGACGTCATCTTCTTGGATTTCGATACCCGCTGCCATCTGTCGCTCGTGAAGAATTTGAAGCGGGGTGCTTTCAAGAAGTTGTGGCCGGAACTGGTGGCGTTTTGCCGTGAACACGGCGTGCAGGATATCACCCTGTCTGACAGCAACACGCATTCGCGTGACATCTGGGGTGAGTATGGTTTTAGCGGATACAAGGGCTATCAAGTTCGCATCTATTACATCGACTAAAGAACAGGAAATTGTCAGCTATGGAAAACACGAATAATGAAGAAGTGAACGCTGCCGCCGACCCGCAAGAATGGTGGTATGCATCCGGTCCAGTTTCGACGATGCGTGGCCACACGAGCATGGCACCGGTCGGGATGATGTGCTGTTCCCACGAGGATCGCCCCGCCATCAAGCGGGTGCAGGGTGAAACCGACTCGTTCGGGGCAGAATACTTTGGCGCTTGCCAAGAATGTTTGGATGAACTCGCCAAAGACGATGGTACCTATACCGGTACTTGCGACTGGTGCGAGGCCGAATCGGACAAGCTGCGCGAAACGCGTGACTACGAGGAAGGTATGTCCGGGCCGGTGTATGATGTTTGTCCCGGCTGCCGGCAGAAACAAAATGATGCGGCGGCTGCGGAACTGGCTGAATACGATAACCGCGACGAGGACGACTACGGCACCGATGGCGATGAACCCGATGAACCGGAACATCCAGTGCCGTACGAAGACCACAACGGGTATATCTCCACGAATGCCGAACGCAAGCTGCCGGGCTTGTATTTCTTTGCGCGTACGTATCCTTGCGGGGTGAGACACCACATGATGCAGGTAACGGTCAGCATCGAGGATCCTTATATCGCCGTTAAACTCTTGCGCGAAAACAAGGCGGGTGTTCGCCAGACGCTCATGCATGTGGTGCATGAGTTGTACACCGATCAAATGTACCAACGGCATGACGGCAAAGAGGTGTTGCCGTGGGATGAAAATATCGGTGATCGTCTGTTGATCAATTTCATCCATGAAGTAGCGTGCAAGCTTCGTCCTTACGATCAACAGCGCAAAATCAATCACGCTGTGGGCGATAGGTCGTTACTGGCCGCAGTGGTAATGCGTTATAAAACCAAGAACAGAAAAATCACCTATCCTGTTCAAGCATGGCCGTTCCCGTGAAGTAAAAGAAAAGGCGGTTGAACCGCCTTTTTCAATCAACGATAAAGAAAGAAGAAACTATCATGAACTACGCACAAAATGAATTCAGCAAGTCGCAAGCCAAAGCTCGTCTTGAGAAAAGCCACAGCTGGGTGAACTTCATCGCTGCCGTTGTTGGAATCGCTGTATGCGTCGTAATGGCGGTTCGCTGCATTCACTGAGAGGAGGAAACGATGGCTGACAACAAGAAGGATAAGAGGTACCTTGCGTATCTTCGCAGAAAGCTGAAACTTCAGCTGCAAGTGTTCAAATCCACTGTCGTCGACCTTCGACCCATCTGGAAGGTGTGCGAGGAATTCAAAGTCACCGAGAAACAAATTCGGCTCTGGACTTCTGAAATCAGTAGTATTCTCGAGGAAGAATTCCATGACTGCGTGACCTTCAGTGGTCGATATGCGAGCCGCCCTAAGCACTTTTTAAAGCATAGGGTAGATGTGCACCAGGGCATTGCTTCTAAGGATGTTCTGGGTACGGGAAACGAACGTACATACATTCCAAATGAGGATACGTGGTACGGGGAAACATGGCCGTACTATCTTGAAGACATGCGGGAAGACAGTGGCGTGTTTGCGCACCTTCTCTATCTTTTTCGGCTGGCCGAGCGTAAAGAAAATGAATCCAACTAATCAAAAGAAACTATCATGAAGAAACTTGATCCTCTCAAGTGGTTTAAGTACAGCTACGTGGCCGAAGTAACCTGTGTTGACGGCACCGTAGTACCGGTGTCGGGTACGACGCTCCTTACTACCGCAATGGAATCGCCTCTAGCTGACCATGAGTATCTGGTTAAATGCGGTATCCTTCTCAAGCATTTTCAACCCGGCCAAGCAGTCGGTACCAACAATGTCAAATTGTTGGAAATGAAGTTCATCGAAGAGAAGACGGAATAAAAAGCATACCGAGGAGGCACCCCACAAGGGTGACCTCCTCTTATGCCGCGAAAAGAGCATTGCTCTTTTTTTTTGTCCTAATGGACCCAGTATGGTGGAATGTACACCGTAATCTCGATCGGCAAGGGATCGAGAATCTTGCGTACGACTGGTTCGACTTCTTCCCACCACAGTAACCCACCATTTCCACACCCTGGCGGTGGCATCGCCATCGAGGTAATGCCGTACTCTTCATACTTGGCCGCAATGTCCTTCAATGCGGTTCGCACCCACTCCACTTTGGAGGGAAACCGCCAGTGCTGCTTCGTGGGCATGCAAAGAATCTTGACACCCGATACATCATCGTAAATGAAATTGCGATGTTTCATGAAGAAGTAGTCACGACATGCACGCTTGTACGCTTGAAACATATCTGGGTAGCGGGCTTTGAATTCTTTGGCCACACCCGCCCCCATGACACCCACGGTATTGACAGTACATACCAAGGTTTGCGCTTTACTGCTAAACAGATCACCACCTACGATGGATACCGGCACAATCTCTCCTTACCGATTAAACTACTTACACTGGTGGCAGTGCTGCACTGTCACGCGCTTGTTTTTCTTTGCACTCTTGAAGAATGATCTCACACTGCTCACGGGTATGTGACATGAACGTTTTAAAGTTCTCTCCCGTGTACTTCAATACATCAAACGCCATGAAATCTTTCAAGCGTCGTTGGAAACCACCCCCGACAGAACTGTTCTCTGCCGGGTGTAGTAACATAGGCGCAAGTGGGCTGACGCCAGGTTGTTCGTGGTCGAAAATCCTGAAGATTGTTTCGTAACGTTCCCGCATGAGCAGTTGCGTGTCCGACGACAACAGTTTTGGTGTCTTTTGCAAAACACTGGCAATCTCTTCACGGATTGCCAGTGCAAAGTGCTTATGCTCACCAAAACTCGATTGCGCTATGTGTATCCTGCCAGGCCCTAGTCCCGCAGCCCCAGACGTGCTACCTTCTGGAGCAGAAGGATAAAAAAAGTCGACATCGTGTCCAGTACCAGATAGTTCGGGAACTGTTGCATCTTGTTCGACGATTCGTCGTAGTCACCTCGGGTCACTGCCACCACCGAAATGGTGGAGTCTTCTGCGAACTTTTGGATATGGTCGAAGAAGGCTTCGTTGTGTTCGTCCGAACCGCTGTACACATCGAGATTGTTGTCGATGTCTTCGCGGTCGTCGATCACGTCCGAGCCAAGGTGGATGGCCTTGACCCAGTGGCCGAACTGGCGCACGTTGGTGGCTTTGCCGAGCTTTTCGATGTGTTCGATGCGCTTGGTTTCATTGGCAGCCAGGCCGAGCGCCTTGTCGACCATCGTCGAGATGCCGTTGACCCACTTGTTACCGCTCTCGAGGTAATCGGCGATCGATGGCACAGCGAGTTCGAAGGCGAGGTTCTCGTTCACCGTGACGCGGCGGGTGGCGCCGCGCAGGAACTGTTCACGGTAGAGACGAATGGTTTCGAGGTTCACCTTCTGGCCGCGTTGCTTGGCCATGTGGTTGCGCTGGCGGTCCGTCAGGGCCAGGTTGTCGGTGATTTGTAGGCCGCCCAGTTTCAGCAGGCCGCTTTCTTCGATGTACGAACCATCTTCCGGTTTGATCTTGGTTCGGCTGTAGGGGAAACCCTGCGGCCAGATCGTGTAGGCCAGACCCCAGATCAGGATCGGCAGGTCCAGGCAGCTGATGACTTGGTGGTACGAGCGTTCGTTTTCGATCAGGTTGCTGTCGTGGATATGGTCGATTACGAAGTCGGCGAGGATGCCGGCGAAGATGGCCGAGTTGTTACCGAAGACGACACCATGGGTGGCGCGGCCAAGATTTGCCTTCTCTTCGGTTAGGCGTCGTTCCAGCTCGACCAGTTCGGTTTCTTCCGGAGCCATGAGGGTGACCCAGATGCCGGTGTGGTACAGCGGAAAGCTGAAGGTCGTGCCTTGGCCGGTGGCTTGGCGCATGCGCATCATGGCGGCTTCGCCGGTCAGCTTCTTGCCATCGCCCGCAAGCCAGTTGCGCGTGCTCGCCGCCAGTTTACCGTTTTCGCTCGGCACTTCCTGCATCCAGAAGCTCCCCGGACGGTAGGTGACTTCGGAATACCAACTGGCCGCCGGCAGCATGAACAGCGATTCACGGAAGCTTTCCATGAACTTGCGACCGGACTCGGATTTGGCGTAATCCTGGTTCGGCATCTGGTTCAGCTTGTCGACAGTTTCGTTGCGCGTTTCGTTCGGGACTTGGAGCCGCACGCTGTCCGGGCGCGGTTCTTTGGTCGGTTCGATGAAGATGTCGCGGGTTTGTTCACCGGTGGGCGTTACCGCCGGAGTTTCGGGCACGTCGGTTTTGGCGATGCTGTCGGCGCCCGTGATCGGATACGTGGTCGTCAAACCGTTATTCGTATCTTCGACTTTGAGCGAGCCAGCTCGATTTTCTTGTTCGGACACGGCAATTACTCCTGGGTGATGACGGTATGAACGAGTTCGCCTTGTTCGTTTGTGGTGACAATGGCGATGCTGGTCTTGTCTTCGCCGGCGCCCGGATCGATGCCGACAGCACTTTGGTTGCTGTTCTTCCAAGCGGCTTCGTCAATCTGGAAGATAGGTGAGTTCATGCCGCGCGGCAGCGGCGGCACAGCTTCCTTCGTCTCGGTGGCTTCTACCGTCGAGATGCCTTGGGCTTCCAGTTCAGCCGTCTTGGCCGCTTCGGCGTCCGCCATCTTCTTCATCAGGATACGACGACCTTCGTCGTACATGGCACCCAGTTCGGTGATGGTGCGTTCCAGAATGCCTTCCATCTTGGCCTGCCATGCGGCGTAGTGTTCGGCGATCTCGATACCGGCGAAGGTTTCGCGCGGGCTGGTCTTGTCGTCGCCGCGGTGTGCGTGTAGGTCGTGGATGGCGTCCAGTTCCGACTTCAGGGTCTTGATGTCGTTTTCCAGGATGCGTACGCGGTCGGTGAACTGCCCTTGGTCCACGATGTGCATGCGGATGTTGGCGTCGCTCAGTTCTTGTGCGACTTTGATGCCGATGCCGGCCAAGCCTTGGTTCGATTTGGTGTACAGCTTTTCCAGATCGGACCACAGTTCGCTGTTGTTGCCGCTCAGGGCTTTCTCTTCTTCGACCTGGCTCAGGCGCGCCAGTTCTTCACGGCGCATTTTTTCCAGCGGGTCTTTGTCGGCTTCTTGGGCAGCGCCGCGTGCTGCTTCTTTTTGCGCCGACATGGCGCGGGCTTGTTGTGCATCCCGTGCGAGACGGCTATTGCTTTTCTTGGTCATGTCTGACTCCAAATGGTTTTGTAAGAAATGAACGCAAATCATCTGACTCCAGGATGGAGATGCAGTATAAGGATTTGCGGTATTCGGTGATGCGTGTTTAACAAAAAATCAGCAGTCTCCGCTACTCTATTTCAATCATCAATATTTTTCGACATACATTGGAGCAACACATGCTCGACATGCATTCTAAGTTCTTGACGGACGCAACGACCGCAGAAATGAAGGTCGTGATTGACAAGGCGTACGCTATTTTATCGGTGATGGGCAATTCCGGACTTGACGATAGTCTGGAAGAAATCATCATGCTCGACAGCATCAGCGACACGGGCGAGACGGTCACACGCATTACTAATATGTTGCGCGATATGCAAGACACTTTGCTGGTGCAACACGAAGTCTACGTGGTTGACGGCACGCCACTGGATGTCACTACGTCGCTACTGGAAGGCCTCTTGGCGCTACCTGAGTACGAGGACATGGCCACAGTCTACCGCATCGCCACGCTTGACCAAGATCCCGTGGAGGGCTTTTGCCAAGCCATGCAATTAGTCACGCCGTACGCAGCCGACAATCTCGTCATGAGTTTGGAAAGCGTTGGCGGTAGCTTGTTGCGCCGGATGCGGGAAATTGCAGGCACCCGTGAAGAAGAAATGCTCTCGGAAGAAGAGCGCATCGAACGGGCCAGCCACATCAGCAAGATCAACCAGTTCTGCCGTTATACCCGTTCCCGTCATTACCGCATGATTGATATGCTCCAAGATGGCTGGAGTGTCGGGTATCCATTCACTGTGTACGCCGACGATGTGGGTCGGGAGTTCGAAGGGGTGGTGCCAGAACAAATCGCCAAAGAAATGATCCTGATGGCGTTCGCATCCAGCGACGGTGCAGTTAACCCGCGCGCGGTTATCAAACCCAACATGGAACGTTACATTGCCAGCATGAACGTAATGACTCGGGTCGATATCGAAGTCAACAAGCTGTTACAAGGATTTGAACATGAATAAGCGCGAGTTTTTCTTGAAAGCCATGCGCGCTGACGAGTACAAGCGCCGAGCTTGGGTCATCAGCGCGTTCAGCCTGATCAACGAAGGCGGCGAGCAGTGGAAGACCGATCCGTATCCTTACCGGGTGGTCCAGATGCCCACTGGCCACTTCTTTGTGGACCCGGAAAATGAGGGGCAACTTACCAAGATCGATGACGCCAAAACGGGTGAGCCGCCGTTCTCCTTCAAAGAACGCATCCCGCTGAAGAAGGGCGACATGCCCAATGTCGGTATGGACATCGACACCAATTACGGTAATGTGCTCGTCAATTACTTGTTGCTGGTGTACCCGTTTGGTCACAAGGTGCCGTTCTTGACCGGTAAGATCAAATCACGTCAGGTCGAACAGATCATTCGGGAACGCCTCATGGATACACCCCCGGCGGACCAAGCCCGGGATGACAAGTTCCTCTACGTCGACGAATACAAGAAGTTCGCCAATGCTGCATTTGCACTGGTGGCATACACCCAGTTGTGCGTACCCGCTGCCACGGAAAAGACCATGACCCCGGCTGAGGGCATTCGTGAATTCCGAGACAAGCTGTACGCTGAAAATGCCGGGAAGCTGCACGACCCGGTGGTGATGGCCAAGATCGACGCGGCCTTGGTGCAGTATGACCGCGATTGGCTCAAAGGCGACCGGGGTGCCGACTATCTCATTTCTGACAAGTCGCTCACCATCGTGCGTAAGAAACTCTTCAGCACCTTGGGTGCTGAAGGCGGCCTGTCTGACAGTATTGCGGTGAATCCGATCCAGACCTCACTGGAAGAAGGCTGGGACGCTGAACGCTTCCCACAGATGAATGACACGCACCGCGCCGGTTCCTTTAACCGCGGTCACTTGACCATGCTCGGCGGCGAATCGGTGAAGTGGCTCTTGCGTGCGTCGTCCAACATTAACATCGTCAAGGGCGACTGCGGTAGCAAGATTGGCCGCCAGCTGGACATTACCCCGGACACGGTAGGTATGTTACCGGGTTTTAGTATTGTGGGAAAAGATGGCCCGATCGCCATTCCTGATAAGGAAGCCGCCCAACAATACCTGGGCAAGAAAGTCATCTTGCGTACGCCCCAGTATTGCAAACTCAAACTTACTGACTTTTGCGAATGCTGTGTGGGTGTGCGTTTGTCAGCCAATCCGAAAGGTGCATCAGTTGCTGTCGCTCAGTACGGCAGTACCCTGATGTATATCTTTATGGCAGCGGGACATGGCAAGGCCATGACATTGGCTAAATTCGACTGGAAGAAAGACATTTTCTAAGTAAATAATTACTTTATACTCCGTATTGTTATGTAAGTTAACTAAATACGGAGTCTTACCTTGACAGTTAAAAATAAACCAATTAAACCAAAAGGTTTTTACGATGTGCCAGGAAATGATCTGGTTTGGATTGCCCGTGATGGTAGATGCCTAAGTCGGATCACGGGTAATCCCATTAAGGTCCGTGTAAATGAAGCGGGCTATAAAGTAATGGTGGTATACAGCGGTCAGGGATGTAACCGAGTAGAAAACTTCTACCATCACAGATTGCTGGCGTTAGCTTTCTTGGGGCGCCCACCACGTCATCTAGATAAGCCTTTCGAGGAGTTAGAGGTTAACCATCTTGATGGCAATAAATCCAATAACCAGCTTGTTAATCTTGAGTGGTGTACCCCAGAAGAAAATCTCGCCCACGCTGCTTTGTTGAACTTGAGTAACTACGAGTTCGTCTTAGCGCGTGACATTCGTAATAATTCCATTCGCCGTTTCTGTGGTTCGACAGGATGCTCGGAGGCGTTTGGTGTAGGCTTTAAACGAATGAACCGGCATCTTCGTTCTAAATTAGCAGGCTATGTTACCAAGAATTGGCATGTGTTTAAATTGGACGATGGCTCCCCGTGGCCGGAACTCCGCGACGAGCACTACTGTGAAAACAGTTGGGAATATCGTTTTGGTGTATGGGTAGCGTCGAGCGTTGAGGTGCCGGGGAAGAAAGTCATTGCCTCGACTTTACAAGGACTCTGCAATTTGCTGGGGTTTCAGTTTACCACAGCACAGACTGCGTTGAATCGCAAAAAGAAAGGCACGCCATATTGTGGTTGGGTCATTCTTTACGACGACTACAGTCTGGAGAAAGCGGTGGAAGAAGTGAACATCTACACTGAACGTGCAATCTTCCCGCCGAAAGATGTGACAGTAACCAACACCGATACTGGTGAAGTTAAAACCTTCTCTAGTCGCAAGATCGCCGCTGACTCACTCGGCATCCATCCGGATAAAATTCGTTACGCTATGAAGGCTAAAAATGGGTTAGTGGGTAATCTTCAATTTGTAGAAGCGTAGGGATTATCTTCTAATCTTGTGAATCTCTTTTTTCAACACTGACTCCATCAACGAGGATCAATAATGGGCAAGAACCAACAAAACAATTCGTTTTCCGGTAACAACAAAACTGCCACGCAAGGTGCCACCGATGCCACGACCAGCCCAACCACTGCCGGCAGCACTGCTGCTGGCAGCGCTCAAGACCAATCCGCAACCCAAGCCGTTCAATCCGCAGGAAGTGATGCGGGAGCAGCGCAAAGCGTTCAATCCGGGCCGGCTGATGGCGCAGGAAGCGCAGAAAGCAGCCACGCTGTTTCGAGCAGTGTACCGGGGGCAGACACTGTCGCAGACCAGGCAACCGGTGGTGTGGTGACTCCGCCCTATCCGCGCGGCCAAACGCCGTACTTTCAGCACTTCGACGAACTTGCTGTCTTCGACCCCCTGCTCAGTGCCCGTCCCGACATCTCGGCACACGCCATCGGCCTGCTGCAAGACTTCGATGCCTACGTCGGTGCCATGCCGCCCACCAAGCCGATGTCGCAAGCGGAAGGCGCCACTCACCAGCGCCGCCTGTTCCGTACCTTGCAAGGTATCGTCAACGATCTCGACGGGATCGACTTCGAAGTCGCCTTCGGCCATGTGTTGGCCACCGTCGAAGCCAACGACAACCACGCGTTCGACGACCTCGCCGTGTTCCGCTTCTTCGACGCCAAGGAAATGATCCTGCCGACCGAAGACCGCTTGGCCTTCCGCAACTTCCTGAACTTCCTGCTGAAGATCGCCCCGGCCAAGTCGCGTGCTACCGTGGCATCCCAAGTCAACCTGAACGCCACGTTCGCCAACCGCGCCTTCACGGACGCTGGTCGTTCGCGCGTGCAGGCATACTGCCGCATCGACTAACCGACTGCGCGACGAAGCTGCCGCCCAACCCACGTGGCGGCTTCGTCCTTTCCTCCCATATTGGAGAAGAAAATGCATCCAGCGATGCCGGCCTATTTCACACGCGGATACGTTCGCCAAGTGCAAATGGCCCTGAATGAGAAGACCAAAAGCACTCTCCCCACGACTGGTCGCTTTAATGCCGCGTGGGTGGTGGTACTGAAAAAATGTCAGATTCTGTGCGGTATTTTGCCGACCGGTAAGTACGACAGTATGACCCAGGCTGAACTCGAGCCTTTCATGATGCGCAAGTATCTTCAGCCGCAGGATTACGACGACGTTGCCGAGTTACTTGGCTGCGACAGTGCGACGATCCTGGCTGTGGCCAAAACCTTTATGACGGGTTCTGGCTTCATCAGCAATGGTAAATGTCGCATTACGTTTAACCGTAATAAGTTCAGCCATGAACTGCGTAAACAGCGCTCAAACGGAGACATTGCCGCCTTGCACCGAAAGTACCCCTCGATTGTCTCGGACACGAGTGGCGGCTATCTGTGCGAAGAATATGAGTATATACGGTTCTGTGAAGCCATCGGAATCGATTCGTACAGTGCCATGAAGTCCACGCATTGGGGGATGTTCCAAATCCCTGGTGCCAACTACCGCCAGTGTGGTTACAGCACCTTGACGTCGTTCGGGGTTGACATGCAGCAATCGGAACGCCATCAGTTGTTTGCGTTGGCAAGGTTTATCAAAGCGTCGCCAGTTCTGGCAAAGGCGCTCAAAGAAAAGAAGTGGGAAGACTTCTGTCGTGAGTATGCGGGTGCTGGATACAAGACGTACCAGTTTCACCTGATCCTCGCCGCCAACTACAAAGACTTGAGCCTGATCAAGATGCGCACCAAGACGCCCGCGTGAGCGGCATAAAGGGAGAAGCTTTCGCCTCTCCCGTTTTTTCTTTTATGCCGCTATTTCAAAGAACGATGCATGAGCTTCTCAATACCGGCTACCATGTCAGCCAAATGACGTACCACACCGCGCGCTACCCTAAACTCAGCTTCGTCAAATGCATCACGAGTGAAGGGTTCTATTACGTTTTGTTTTTCGAAAGGTAATTCAAAATAATCTTCATAATGCATTCCGATGCCGTCAAACCCGGTATCCTCTCCGGTTCTGTTGTCCCACAAAGTGGATATGCTTTCTTCCACGTCATCGAGCATTTCCAGTACAAGGTTAGCCGCTTTCGCGATTTCTTCTTTGGTAAGTGATTTTACATCTGGAGAACGATGCCTGTAATTTGTTTTATGTAGGGAGTATCTCATCATTGATGCCCCCTTTTTTTCTTCTAGGAAGTGCCCGCCAGGCAGCTGTTCGATACGTTTCCCTATTTTTGCTAAAGGAGAAATGAGTTCTGGCAATTTCTCCTTAAGAGTACTCAGTACATTATCGATGTCTTTTCCATAGACGCCTTTCAATGCACTCTTGGCAAACTCCTCGCGCTGTAGTGTAATTCTTGCAAAATCGTGACACCAATGTACGATATCTTTACTCCCCTTGGACGCTGCTGAAAGAATCGAAGAATTTAAATGTCCGTTTACTTCAAAGAGTGGCGCGATATCGTTAACATGTATTAATCCATCAACAGTTTTCTGTTTTTCCAACCAGTCCTTATTACCGTAATATGAATCGATATTGTTTCTCAATTCATTGAGGTACTCACGTTCGTCCTCGCCGTGCTGAATTCGGTTAGATAATGATGGCTTATTTGAAAGGAATGGCAATAGCTCATGCATCGCTGATGAAAAGGATTCTGCGGCGTAGTGCAATGTTTGGTGCTGTTGGTGAACACGCAACAGCGCTTGGCGGATATTCTTGGACATGACTTCCTCGCAATTGGGTAACATACTATTTTCGGCATAAGCGCTGGGAGTACCCAGCGCTTATTTTTCTTTTATGTCGTGTTCTATTTATCGTGCTTCAAGATGTGGAAGAAGTACCAAGGGTTTTTCTTGCATTCCTCCAGTATGGCCACCTTCTGCTCTTTTGTCAGATTCGGATTCCACGGATCAAGACTTTCAAGCGCTTTGTTGATGAATGTACGAGGAACCGGCTTCTTGACAATTGCGTAACCCGCTTTGTCGAGACTGTCGAGCAAACTATTGGCAATGTTGACCGGATCTTCGTCTCCATCATACCATCCGGATAACCTTCCATGGTAAGCGCTATCGTTAAATGCCACACCGAGGGTAACGATGTCCTCTTTTTCAGTCTGATGTTGATTCACCTGCAAGTCGAGTAATGCCTCAGCAGTAATTTCATGACTCATGCTTTTACTCCTTTTATGCCGCAATTTCTTCTTCAATAGGTGCCGTCACAATTCGGATAGCACCGGGCGGGGTATCGACCGTGGCCGGGTAGGCGACTGGACCGATCTTGATGGGTGGTAAACCTTCGTCTTCCAGGAATGCATCCAGGAAGGTATCGGGCTGCGGGCACTTCAGAATCACCGTGGCGAATTCCACACAGTTGGTGTGGCCACCCGACAGGTTAATGCCTTGTTCGCGTTGGTCTTCGAACTCCACATCATCGATCCGGTGCAGTTCACGCACCGTGGTGTCTTTCGACATGTTAAAGACCGCGCCACCATTCGGGTAACTGGCCGCCACGTCCAAGTCCCCCACGTGGGTATAAATCCGCGTAACCATGCTCGGGTAGTCATACAACAACTTCAGTCCGTTCATGGCGATATTACCAGCCGGGAGCGTACAAATCCACCCTTCCACTGGCACGCAGTACTGGTCCAATTCGTGGGCCATCTGGTCCGACGTGGTGCCCAAGACATAGCCCTTGGTCTGCACAAAGAAGTGAAGGTTGTCGGCCGAGCAGCGCGGCTGCGACGAGAAGTCGTGGTAGTCCGAGGCACCCACCATCATTGGCATGGTCAAGCGCAAGTCGTTGGTGTTCTCGTCGAGTAACTCCGGCCCCACACAGTCAAAGACGTTATAGATGCTGTATTCGATTTTGTACTGTGTCTGCATGTACTTGTGCCATGCCAGCCCAGATAGGTGGTCGCCCTTGATTCCCTTTAATTTACCGCGTCCTTCCAAGTGCTTCTTCATGATGGCATCCAGCGCATAGTTGGGTTCATCCGATTCAGCGCCGGTACGGATGCGCTTGTAGGCACACGCTTGGTCAACAAAGTAGAAGCTCGCTGGACACACGGCCGTATGCCACTGTTCGACCCACTTCAACGGCTTGACCTTGCCGGAAGCTGTGATCATCTTATTCTTGCCCTCGATGTACTTGAAGTGGCGGTACTTATTGGGCACCAAAGGATCGCAGAAGATGTCTTTAGGGTCCACGTTGGCTTTGGCAAGCGTCAACAGGACTTTGGGCAAGTCGAAGTTGATGTTCCAGATCGCCACAAAGTCAGGCTTCCATTCGTGCGCTCGTTGGAATACCCGGCGCACGATTTCGACGGGACCATTAACGATCACGACTTCCCAGTCAATCTTTCTTTTTTCTTTGTCCTCGGCCATGTAGGTTTCAAACGCGGCCAACAACTGACGGATGGGTTCAGGCATGGTACCCATGAACTTCTCGTCAATGGCCGTAATGATGCGTTTTTTGTACGACAAGCTGGCCATGATGATTTCTTCTGTACCATGAACCACATCAGTTTCAATATCGAACACCGAGACCGTGGACGGTGTCGTGACGTGGTTGAAACGTTGCTGGTACGTCCGTTTGATCAGGGTCGACGATTTGATGTCGGCGCCATAGATCCAGGGATTGCGTAGCATCTGGCGCAGGCCGCCATTGACGCTACGCGGTGCGTCAAACCATTTGGGAAAGCGCGGGTTTGGTTGCATGGTCGAGAGCACCTGGGCAATCCGGTGCTTCAGTTTCGACTGCGTGGTCGTGAAGCGGTCGAGCTTTTCCTTCTTTTCCCATTCCTTCTTTTCCAGGTGATTCTGCCAACCCGTCTTGGTTACATAGAAAGGGCGTTCATAGTTTTCGATCACGACAGTACGGGGTTCTACCCGACCGTCTTTGTAGGTTACCACTTCCTTGACAAGGTGATAGTCGTTACGCATGCCCATCGGGGCTTCGCAAAATACCACGTGACGGGCTTCGATACTCTGAATGTCACTGGGTACATTCTTGAGGTACTGAATGAGGTCTTTGATAATCATAAGCGTAATCTTCTTGTTGGCTACACAAATCGGTAATCTCTATGAGTTTCCACTACTTTTTTGTATAGCAGTGTGCTCGGTCAGAATATCTACCGAGCTTGTTATATTTGACTTAACCAGCTAATATCGGCCTGAGGACAATCCCCCATGCGTATCATGCAAACCAGCTTAGAGTCGGTTGCGTTCCAGTCCACCCAGTTCCGCGACGAACTGACGGTGGCAATGGAAGCACTCGACGGCCTTGATCCCAAAAAAGTTTCCGACAGCGAACAAGAAGAACGCCTCGGTAAGCTGATTCGGGAATACACCGGCATCAACGCCGCAGTTTCGTTCGGCCAGCATATGCCGGCCGTGAAGGTGCCAGACATCAATAAGAATCACAGTCTCATCAACAACTACGTGCGCAATTACGTGCTCGGCGCTGACGGCCTGGCAATGCTGCAAAAGAACGATGGCGTCATGCGCGGTGGGATTGACTTGGTGCGCAACAAAGTTTCGGGCGTGTTCACTGAATTCCCCGTGATCATCGTGATGCCTGTGTCGATGCTCAAAAGTAACTACACTGCCCGTGAGAAAGCTGCCATCGTCCTGCACGAAGTCGGCCACGTGTTCTACTTCTACGCATTGATGGCCAACCTCGCCACCACCAACCAAGCCCTGGAATCGATGTCGAAAGCCCTCGACCAGTCCGGCTCGGTGGAGCAGCGCGAGGTCGTGCTGCTGTCCGTCAAGAAAGCGCTCAAGCTTGACAACCTGAACGAAAAGGAATTGGCCAAGTCGACCGACAAGAAAATCGTCGAAGCTGTCGTACTGTGTTCGGTGACCCAGCAGTCGCGCAGTCAACTCGGCCGTAGCATTTACGACAGCACCGGCTTCGAGTACCTGGCTGACCAGTACGCCGCGCGCTGCGGTGCCTACCGTGACTTGGTGACGGGTCTGGAAAAGCTGTACAAAGGCTACCACAACATCTCGTTCCGCAGCTTGCCGACCTACATGTTTGTCGAAGCGGTAAAGATTTCCTTCCTGTTTTTTGCGCCCTTGGTCACGATCCTGTTGTGCGCGATGGACGGCAACGACGACCGCTACGACCGTCCGGGTGCACGCATGCTGCGTATCCGCAGCCAGATCATCGAGAACCTCAAGGACCGCGATCTCGACAAGGAAGACGTTGTGCGTTTGGAAGAAGACCTGAAAGTCATCGACCAGGTGCTCGAAGGCGTCAACGACCGCCGCCAATTCTTCGGTGTGCTGTGGGATGTACTGAGCCCGTCCGCCCGCAAGGATCGCAATTACACCCATCTGCAACAAGAACTCGAAAGCCTCGCCACCAACGATCTGTTCGCCAAAGCAGCTCAGCTGCGGGTGACTGCATAAAACACCAAGGAATCAGCATGAAACAACATTACATCGAATTCGTCACCCAAGCTCAACACCAAGTCGTCGAGCCACTGCTGCGCTCGCGTATCATCGCCGCAGCGGTGGCCGTGGCTGTCGCTCAGGCCAATCCGCTGCCAAGTAGCGAAGTCAGTCACGCCGGGGAATACTTCACGAACCAAGTGATGCCGGCGGCGATGAACGCCATTTCCGAATTTAACGAGAACGTGGTGTTCGACACCCGGTACGCGCTCGACATCGTGCGCCAACTCTGGCAGCTGCGCTACTGGACGGCGTTCCAGCAAACGGAAAACATCATCCTCAAGGGCGAATGTTTCTTCTCGTCCTACACAGGGATCGACGTCGTCATCTCCGACGCGGTGCGTGCATTCATGGATCAGAATGCGAAGACCGTCGTCAGTCTGTCCCTGTTCGCTGGCGATGCACTTCGCAACCGTACTGCGACGCAAACTGCCACCTTTATCGGGGGTTAAACGATGTTGCAAAATCTGAATGCAGGTTCGGAATTGCACGCCGAACCGGAAGACGCGCAAGTAGACGTGATCGACCTGAACCAAGACAACGAGAGTTTCATCGCAATGGAAGCGGCTCTGGCCGATTTGATCGGTTTGTCGATCGACATCCGTGGCACTGGTGGCATGTCGCGCGGGTTCGCTATGGAAGCGCAGCGCATCATGCCCGAGGTGCTTTCCTCCCCGATCGGCTACTTCAGCGTATCGCCGAGCGCAACCCAATACCGCGTCTCGCTCGAAGAAATCGACAAAGGCGTCTGGGCGCTCATCATCGCCGGCGTGACCGTTGTCATCGGCGCCATCTACAAAATCTGGAAGTGGCTCTCGGGCGACAAAGATGGTGATGGTAACGGCGCCACGGCTGCCGCCAAGTTCGAAGGTAAGGTCGAGGAAGTCAAAGCCACCAGCGAGGGCACGATGGAAATGGCCTCCGGCATGGTCGATGTCGGTCGTGAGGTGCGTTCCAACCCGATCCAGTTCCAAGGCAAGGACGGTACGGTGCGCTGGAACAGCATGGACCAACTCATCGACACGGTGTTCGTCAACGAAGATCGCTACGGGGAAGAAAAGAAGTTCTTCCTGACCCCGCGCCCAATCCACCGCGACATCGTCGAACATGGTCCCTACAGCAAGATGATCGAGCATCTGGCCAAAGGACATGTGTTCAGCAAAGTTGCCGAAGTCATCAAGCAAAAAATCAAGTTGCTCGAAGACATCGAACACCGTGACCGCAATGCGCAGGGACAGCAGGTGCCGGGTTTGAATAACGAACTCGACCAGATCGCCAAGCCGATCACGGTGCGTTACGAAGGCGCGGAAATGACCTTGCAGCAATTGGGGTCGAAATTGCGCGGCGCGCGGGAAGGGGCCGAGGCAACGAAAAACACGCATCGTCTGCACTACGATGAAATGTACACCAAGGTCGGTAATGTCTACAAGAATAACGACTTGGTCGAATTGCTCAAGCAAGTGATCAACTACCTGCCGGTGCTCGACGAAATGCGCCACGGCTTGGAAGCGACCCAGCGTTACGTCGGCGATGTCACCCAAGACGGCCAACCCGGCGGCAACTCACCACAGGTGGCGCAGCGTATCCGCGCCCTCATCACCTCCATGCACGACCAACTCGCGGGCTTTGCGGCGCTTGCCAACGAGATCGAGCATTACGTCCATCACTTCAAGAGCTTGTCGCAAACCGCCGCAGGCTTCGGTAAAGAGATCGTGCGTAAGGTGAGTATCCTGATGAAAGCGGCCGAAGTGGAAGAAATTCCGGTCGAGTGGAAAAAGATCGTCGCAGGTATCGAAGCGGCGAACGAAGCCATGGAAAAGAGCCACTTCCCCAGTGGTGCCCATGCCCACAACTTGGCACGCGTCTGGCGTAATCGGTAATAAAACCCCCTGGCCTACCTTATGGTAACGCCAGGGGGTTTTATGCCGCATTATAGCAGTTCGAGTCGTTCGTACTCCACCGTCACTGATTCCTGGGTGAAGAGCGTGCCGTCCGGGAGTGCCACCAACACCTTACGCAAACTGCATCGGGTGGCGTTGTCAAGCACACGCAGGCTGGTCAGGTTATTGTCGCCACCCAAACCGGTCACTTTCATGTTGACAACATCGGTGCCGTACTGCAAAGACAATGCCGCCATGATCGCATTGTCCGACACGGTTTCTTCTTCCAGCAGTGCACTCAGGATTTTGATGGTGGTGGCCGTCAGTTGCTTTTTGAGTGCCTCATTGCGATACACTAGGTCAGGCACTTGCAGCCGCACCTTGAAGTCTTGCGCCGCTTCGATGGTCTTGGTTACCCCATCGCCCACGAGAACGTTGATCATTCCCATCGTGGTTTTCGGATAGAAGTAGATGCGGGTTTTGTCCAGCACTTTCTTCGAGATATCCGACAGATCATCCACGAGCCAGCTGACCAGTTTCTTGGTCAATTCTTGGCGGTAGTTCACAGCACTCACGTCGGTAGCAAACCAGTACGTACCGTCGATCAAGAACAAGTCAACCATCCGTCGCAGGCTGCGACTCACGACCGGAATCGGATTGTTGTTGGCGTCGAGTACCACGTCACCTTTACGGTGTTTATAGATGGGGTTGCCGTTGCCATCCAGTACCGGATCACCGCGCTGGTGGAGTACTTCCATCACGATTTGACCGTCGCCATCGAACGAGATGATCGAACCCGACGCATCGGCTTTGTACACATCGTTCTCGTAGTACATCTGTTCGTCGGTGGTGTATTTTTGGTAGACCACGCCTTCGGTGTAGCTGCGGCTGCGTGCCCACAGCGTTTTGAGGGCATCCCCGAATTTGATCTTCACCGTTTCATGTGTGACCCCGATGATGCTTTCCGGCAGATAGACACGGCCGAGTAAGGTGTCGATCGTGGCGGGTGACCACTGCGCGTCCATTGGTTCGTCGACACTATAAAGGATGTCGAAGTTGGTGGTCAGCTCGGCGTTAGTGACTTTGTACTCGTTGCTGTACATCAGGAACGTGGTCAATTGCAGCAGGTTATCGCTGGTCACATTGAAGTTAGTGGCCAGGTCAAATTCGTAGACCCGTTCATTGTTGCCAGCCCGACCTAGGTACGTACCGTTCAGGTAGGCGCGGTCTTTCTCGCCATCGGGGATGTATGCCAGCTGAACGTATACCTTGCTATCGTCCAAGGCCAGGAAGGCTTCTGACGACGTGGTGATAATTTGCAAGGTGTATCCATTGGCTGTGCGGAAGATACCGTACTTGGCGGTTGACACTTGGAGCAGGGTCGTGGGGTTTTCTTCCTCGAACGACTTGGTGACCGCCAGCGGCGCATCCAAGTAGTACGCCCGCATGTCAAATTCGTTACCACTGCTGTCCAGTACGTAGTGGAATGGCGTAAAACGCCACTTCGAACCACTGACAGCCAGCGCCTGCTTTTCCGCGCTCATGCCCAAAATCGTATTGATTTCAGCTGCCGCCACAGGGGTCGTGATGCCGTTGTCTTGACGGTACAGCGTTTGCGGTGTGATGGTGATCGAATCGCCATTGTTGACCACGGTATCGAGCTGGGCCGCTTTCTCCATATCGATCGCAATGGTCTCGATACTGGCAGCGGCCGCAGTGATCAAGCGCTCATCCGACGGTGTCGGCATGCTCTTGGTGGCCAGGAACACGCGTTCAGTAATGTTATCCACTTCCAACACCACACCGTAACCGTTTTGTTCCAGCTTGGTTTCGATTTGTACAGTCGAGATCGGGTACTCGATTTCCCCGCCCGTGGAGTTCTTCATCACTCGTTGCCGCAAGACACTCAAATCCAGTGCGGCCGAGCCACCGCTTGTGGTGCCGACCGAGTACGGAATCAACTGCTGGAAGCTCGCCATTGGCGCTGTGAAGACGGTGTCGTCACGTTTGTCGTAGTTGATCCACGTTGCTCCGAATTTGTCCGCCGGGTAGTTCGATAGGTCCAGATCGAGCGCGCCCATGGTCTCGTACATATCGACCCGCACTTTCTTGCTGTTCAAAATGGTACGGGTGTAGATTTGCGGGATGCGAACATTCAGCGCACCTGCTGCCACTTTCAATACGGCGGTCACGACAGTGGGATCATAAACTTGACTGGTGTGCGTGGTCGCGATCTCGGTCCAACCGTCAGCAGTCTCCACGTAAACGCGGGCGTAGTAAAACGACTGTTTGAGGGGCATCGCCATCGAAAACTCTTTACCGCGCGAGATGTCGTCTTGTTTGCTCTCGATGCTGAATTGCTGCACGTCGAACGACAGCCGCACCCAACGCACCCCGCCGTCGCCTTCTGCGTATTCCCAGTCCACCTGATTGGTGGCAAGGGTTTGTAGGGGCGATGGTTTCGAGACATCGTACACCACGCGCAAGCCTTCGTGTTGCAGCTGGCGAATCTCGATGGGGTACTGCAAGGAGAAGATATACCCTGCTGCCGTGAAGAACGAATTGCGTGGGATTACGACCTTACGGCTTTTGGTCGATGGTTCCTCGACCATGCGGTTAAGCAATTCGTCTTCGGCAATCAGAATACTGAAACGTGCCGTACTCGGTGCGGCAAAGCGACCCACGTAATCTTTATCCGACATGTGGAGGTACAGGTCGTTTTCTGTTTGTGCCAACTGCGGATACAGCTTACGCATGACCGACTCGTGCTGATCCATGAACGCCGTGTACGTGCAGGCCACCGACTCCATGAGTTGCACCACCGGGTTGGTGGGGTCTACATAGTTGGCGTCTTTGACCAGTGCCAAGAGGTCCCGCTGTACACGAGTGGGGTCGTACTGGTATGCGATCAAGTTCGCCACAATGGTATCACGGCTACTCATTTCGTTCTCCGTTTCAATTGATCCAAGTAAATTGCCATTTTCTGGTTGTAGATGTCATTGGGTACCCACCATTCCAAATCCCTGGTCTCGGGATTGATCCGTGGATAACCTCGGTTATTGAAGATACTCAGGAATTCAATGTCGACCAGTTTATACATACTGCTACGGTACTGGTTGCGCATCGTGTCATTGAACAGTTGCACAGTGCGGTTAAATTCATGGATCAGGAGTGGGTCTTCGTACATCGCACCCACAGCGCGGAAGTTCACCGAGATTGTGTCGAATGCATTGTTGATCGGCGACTCGGCTGAGAAGTTAAACAAGGCGCCCATCGGTGCTGAACTGGGGATTGCGGCGCCACAGGCCGAGATCGCTTGGACCTTGGTTTTGGTGACGTCCAAAACCAAACGGTAGATGCGCGTTTGGTAGTCGATTTCGTTTTCGATGATGTGCTCAAAATAGGGCACCAAGATGCCTTGATAGATGAGCGACATGTAGTGAATCCATGCGAAGAATAACAGTATGATAGGACTGCCAGGCATGTTGCGGAAATCGGCCGTAATATCGTATGCTGAATAGTCCTGCGCAACGCTATCGACCATCATCCAGGTTTGTTTGTATGCGCCGTCTGGTGCCACATAGGTGTCGGCTTTCAAATCCGGCCACCCACTCATGGACGTGAGGTTATTGGTCAGTAACGGCAGGAACGCTTGCTGGTTGTCAATGAACGGGCAGCGAATGCCCTTCTTGACCAACTCCCGGTCCAACATGTTACGAATAGCGCGCTGGACGCTTTCTTCTTTTGTTGTCAACAACGGCGTCAGTTGCCGAGAGTTGTTGAGGTTCTCGGTGGTGAGGTTAAAGTGCGGCCGCGTGAAGAACGTCAAGCCGTGAAAATCTTTGTTGATCGGCGTGGCAGCAGGTGTCTGGCGGTGGTTAATACCGTAGAAACTGTTACCGATCGCCGCATCGATCTCGCCCAGTGACGTTGTTTGAAAAACTTGGTTGATCGCTTCTGGAATAGAATCGTAATTGATCTTTTGAATGATCTCTGCGATATCGAATTTGTTAGCACTATCGGCCATCTAAAACCCCATGTAAAAGGAAACGAAATATGTCAGATTCTCCGACCTTGCTTGCGTTTGTGCGCAAGATCCAGGACCTGTGGCGCGCCGGTAAGTCCGACTCGCTGATCGACTACACGCAAGAGTCGCGGGTCGAACCGAAGGTGCTCATCGGTACCGACGTGCTCTACAGCGAAATGCTGCCGGATGTGATGCAGTCCGAGTTGTCCCAGTTCGCGGCGCTGTACTTGCAAGGCATCGCGATCTCGATGACGGTCGGCAACATCGAAGTCCAGCGCACTCTGTCCAAGCTGAACCCGAAACGCAGTGTGGCCGATGCCGCCGCCGACTCGGCTGGCTGGCTCATGGCCCAGGAAAACTACCAGTATCGTCTGCCGACCCCGGAAGCCAAAATGGCTCTGGAAGCCGTCAACGACCGTCTCGGCGAAGCGCAAACCTTCCAAGTGCACCGCGACACCAATCGCGAGATCAAAGAGCTGAGCAATCTGTCGGTGGGTAAACTGCTGATGGTGGAAGTCGGCGACGGCCTGCACAAAGCCACCATCCCAGTCGCGGTTCGGCTGGAGGCGACAAGCCTCCCAACTGAGCGACTGGCTCATATCTTAGCGATCGGCGCCAAGGACATCAGCGTGAAAGAGCGCTGGAAGCAAGTCACTTACGGCGAAATTGAGATGATGCGTGACTTCATCCTCAACACCGATCTGGTCGAAGAACACCGCAAAAACCTGAAGGCTGACACCGACGGCGTCTACGCGGAACTGCTGGCCCGCCGCCGCGGCAACCAACTGTCCGCGATCGTCTCGGCCAACCCATCGGTCGCCACCGCGTCGAACATCGCGATCATCTCGCGTGAAACCGCCAACCAGCTGGAAATGCTGGTCAACGGTAAACTGTCGAACCCGAAGGTGCGTGAAAACATCTTCCGCGACAAGTCGCTCATGAAGCTGACCATCATCGACCAAGCCGACTCGCGCGTGACGTTCTACTCGCGCGGTATCGCCCACGGCACCGAAGTCGGTATCCGTGACCTGCGTGATTCGAACAAAGGTAGCGGCCCGAACGTGTCAGACATTTTAAGAGCGTATCAGCTTGGGAATAGTCCGATGTTGTAAAATCGAACCTGATTTAAGTAAATCCTATCTTATCTTAAAGGCTATTCACCCATGTCCATGAAAAAATTCAGCGACTTTCTCGCGTCGCTGCTGCCCAACTTCGACAAAGACCGTGTCCTCGAAGACATCCGTCTGCGTCGGGGCGAGATCAAAGAGACCACCCGGCCGGCCTACGAAGGCGCCGCGCCATTCCTGGCTCGCTGGGACGTCAAGTCCAAGGAAGTGAAAGACCTGCAAACGGCTTTCCAGCGCGTGACGCATTCGCGTGACAACATGTTCACGCACATCCACAAAGCCTTCCCGGCGATCCTCGAGAACCTCGAAGAAGTCGAACGCCTCGTGGAAACCGTCTACAACGAAGACGTTGCCAGTGCCGGCCTGTCGTACCTGAAGGCCAACCTGCTGCAATTCGTCGAATGCACGGGCTTCGTGGCGCGTTACGCTCGTAAGCTCCTGTCCTACGTGTTCATCCACGAGACCGGCGAATACGAACAAGGCGGCACTAACATCGCCGAAAGCCTGACCCCGTACGAACGCGGCTACGTCGAAGCGAACTTCGCCAACTTCTGCCAAGCACTGGTGGCGATCTCGGGCAACCCTGCCAACGTCAAACACGCCCTGAAGGAAGTGCCGGATGTCGTGATCACCAACGACAACGTCAGTTCGCTGGCCAAGACGATGGGCGAAGACAAACTCGATCCGCTCGACATGCGTTTCATCACGGGTGTCTGGTCGCCGATCTACCACATCCGCATGTTCGTGGCGGAATACCAAGATGCGCGCTACAAAGAAGCCAAGGAAGAACTGGCTACCCTGCAACTGCGTCAACTGAATCTGGAACAGACGAAAGCCGGTAAACCCGATGCCGCTGTTCAGAAAAAGATCGACGCCCTCGAGCGCCGCATCCAAGATCAGACGGTCAAGATCAAGCGCATGGAGGAAGACAATGGCTAAGACTCGCCCTGGCTGGCGGCTCTACCCACGTGGTTTCATTGGCGGTATTCCTGCCACCAAGATGGAAAAGATGGAACCACGCGTGACAAGCTTCTCGCATGAGCAAGGCCGTATTGTTGTGTCCCAGCCTGGCGACAGTGAACTGTGTGTCAACGACAATATCGAGTACTTGTATGCGACATACATCAAGTGCTCCGGCCAAGTCACCACACTGGAATACCGCGACAAGATTCTGAAGGCAGCGCTGATCGCGTTCGGGACGATGTCGTTCTTCCGTTGGTACACCGAACAACGCGTCAGTCCCGGCATGGGCGACTTGCAGTATCGTTTCCTGGCCGACACCCTGCGCTTCATCCAGGGCGGACGCCGGATGGTGGACATTCAGATGTGGGAAACCATTCTGACCGCTACCCAGGCCACTGACGTGAATAAGAATTACGTCGAGGCCTGCTACGATTTCTTCGGCGCCTACCCGACTGATTTCAAACCGCAGACCAATGACCGCCTTATCGACGTCATTCAAATGTGGTGCAGCCGCCCGAATGGTATTGAAGATTTGCTGCAATCTCTTCACTTATTGTTTGGGAACCCGTAATTCACGGCGACCGCCGTTATTAAATAGTATAGTGGCCTTTTAACTGGTCATGAATTTACTCGCGAGTAAAGTCTCTACTATCCCACTCCAAATTACCCTATTGCAATAGGAGCTTCACAATGCGTAAACTCGGAATCATCTCCCTGGAAAACGAGGGCGAATCCCAACTGGAAGGCGGCGGCGAAGGCGTCGTCGAAGACAACGCGAACTCGGCGGAAACCGCCATGCTGGAAGTGGCCGACAGCGAAGCCGAAGGTGCCGAAGGCGATGCCGCCGTCGACGAAGCCGTCGAAGCCGTGTCCTCGCTCGAAGCCTACTGCGTCGCCCTGGAAGCAGCCAACGCCACCGGCGGCCTGACCCGCGAAGGCGCCGCCGTCATGAACATCGGCCTGGAACACATCTACAGCCAACTGGGCTTCCGCAAGGAAGACACCAAGGTCGTGTCGATGGAAAACTTCGGCCAAGCATCGTCGCGTGCCAACGCCACCCAGATCGCCATGGAAAGCGTGAAGGACAAGCTAAAGGAAATCTGGGCGGCCATCATCGCGCACATCAAGAAAGCGATCGAATGGGTCAAGGGCCACTTCAACAAGATTTTCGGCACCGCCGAGCGTCTCCAGAAGCGCGCCAAGGCCCTGTCCCAAGCGGCCGGCTCGGCCAACGTCAGCGGCCAACCGAAAGAAAAGACCTTCGAAAACGAGCGTCTGGTCAAGGCCCTGCACATCAACGGCGCCATCCCGGCGGACCTGCCGAAAGAGCTGACCAAGATCAAGACCGTTGCCGACAACGTGTTCACCCAGATCGCCGACTTCAACGGCAAGGGCGCCGAAGCTCTGCTGGAAGAAATGGGCAAGACCGATGGCAAGCTCGCCGACATCAAGACCGTACCGCTGCCGCAAGGCGCCGTCGCCAAGGTCAACAACCCGAAGGGCGCGGGTTTCGCTGAGCCGGTCGCTGGCCTGTCCCTGTTCCGCGGCCCGGTGATGCTCGGCAACAAGGCCGTCATCGTCGAAGCGCCGAGCCAAGCCCTGAGCGGCGAACAAGCGGTCACGCCGGCATCGAAAACCTCGATGGCCCTGGGCGCCTTCGACCCGAAAGCCAGCGAGCCGAGCGGCACCACCGTGCATGTGATCGATGGTGGCAAGATCGCCGCCGTGGCCGATGAAGTCGACGCCATGATGACCGACGTCATCAAGTACCGCGCCAAGCTGGGCAAGTTCGGCGACCTGAAGTCGAAGATCGTCGCCGCCGCCGAGCGCGCCGGCAAGGATTCGAACACCGAAGAAAACAAGGACAAGGCCGCTTGGCACGGCGCGATGCAGAAGATCGCGACCAACGTCGTGAACAACCTGGACCGCGGCCCGGCCGCCATGTCGATCTACGTGCTGAACACCGCCAAGGCCGCGCTGGACCTGGCCGAGCAGTCGCTCAAGCAGTACACCGCCAACAAGAAGTAATCCTGTCTGATCCGGCCACGGGGTGGGCAAATCCCACCCCGGTCGATCTCTACCATTTAAATCCGCAAAGGTAAAGCATGCGCGCACTCCTGAATTCCGCAATGGAAGGCTTCTCGACTTCGACCAACAACCTGGTCCTGTCGCTGGAAGACGAACAAAACATGATCGCCGAGGCCACCCAAGAAGGTGCCGAGATCAACACCGAACTGGGCGAAGTCGACCGCATGGCCGACATGTCGGACGCGCTGGAAGACCTGGCCGTGACCGCCGACGCGATCGCGGGCACCGACGGCACCGGTGAAGCCACCGACAACGAAGCCAACCTGATGGACACCGCGGCCAACGCCGCCGTCGCCGGCACCGACATCGAAGCGTCGGAAATCGTGCCAGCGCTGGAAAGCCATGGCGGCCGCCGCCGCTACTCGGCCGAATCGATCCGCGAGCGCGCCCGTTCGATCTGGGAAGCGATCAAGAAGATCCTGAAGCATGTGTGGGAAAAGATCACCTCCTTCATGTACAAGATGTTCGGCACCATCCCGACCCTGCGCCGCCGCGTCCAGGACCTGAAGAAGCGCGTCGAGGACAACAGCAGCCGCACCATCGCCGAGAAGAAGGTCACCATCTCGTCGGGCGTCGCCTCGCTGTCGGCCAACTACAAAACCCCGTCCAACGAAGGCGAGCTGCGCAAGAACTATACGTACCTGCTGAACGCTGCGAAGGTCACCTACGGCGACAACTTCGATGAAATGATCGACGTGGGCGAGGCAGTCCACGAAGCCATTACCGACTTCGATGCCGATAAGCCGGCCGAGACGGCCGAATCGGGTCTGAAGAAGATCGAGGCCGCCATGGCCAAAGTCAAGCCGTCCGGTATCAGCCTGCATTCGGTCTCGGGCAACCGCTTCGGCGAACACGTTGACGCGCAGATGACGGAGCCGATGCTGGGCAACGTCAGTATCGTCGTCAAGAAGCCGACCTACATCAGCCACAAGGCCGGCGCCGGCTCGACCATCGGCAAGCTGGAACAGCTGCGCGGTTTCGGCGTCGAGATCGTCCAGACCTCGGAGAAACCGAAAGACACCCCGAACAACTTCGAGATGTCGACCGCCACCAACGCCGGCATGAAGTCGATGCTGGAAGACGTGCTGGAAATGCTGGACATCCTCGAGAAGTTCCAGCGCGGCAAGCGCGCCGACGAGATGAAGAAGCTGAAGACCAAGCTGGAATCGGCTTCCGACAAGGCCACCGCTTCGATGAAGAAGATCGAGGGCAAGGACGACAAGGACGAGATGAAGGCCGTCCCGTACTACCGCGCCCTGCTGAACTTCAACCAGGCGTACGCGCGCTGGGTGAAGGACCCGGCCCTGCCGATGGTCAGCTACGCCCTGGCGTCGTCGCGCGGTGTGATCAACGTCGTGCAGAAGTCGTTGTCGAACTACAAGACCGCGTAAGCGCTCGGCCTGGTCTCGATGACATGAAAAGCCACCCGGTTCGTCCGGGTGGCTTTTTTGCCGCAAACTCAAAACTGAAGAGTGCAATTTTATGTAATGGAGTTTTTCCCTAATCAATACAAAGAAAGCGGAGCATGCCTAAAATCATCCTGATGGTCCCCGAGACCGAGAGCACGATCACGCGTCCGATCGCCACTGAAGTTACGCGCACCTTGATGGCGTTGACTGGCATCTCCGAAGACGCCACCCAAATCTTCTTCCCGAGCCCTTCTGGTCACGTGGCTCAGCCGGGTTCCACGTTGACAGGGGATGCACTTCCCAATAAGCTGGCAAGCGACCAGCGGATTAAGATCGAAGTCGACGAAGAAAGTAAAGCCGAAGACTTGCACCAACTCGTGACTCACCGTCCCGAGAATCGCCTGATTTTCGTGGATAACGATTTGGACGTTGTTATCCGTCCTGTCTACGCTACGACCACCATGACGATCAATTTCACATACCGGGCTGCGGATAAGACTGGTGCAGAACGCTGGCGCGACGGCATTAAGACCCGTATGGCAATGATGATGCAACCGCAACTGCTCAGTGTTGCGTACAACTTCGCTATTCCAGATGCAATGTTGGTCATTCTGGAAGAAATCCATCGCTTGCGTGAAGCCAAGCATGGATACGGCCAATCGTGGCCCAAGTATTTCAACGACAATTCATCCAAGCTCCTGTCGACACTGTCCAACCTGATCGGTGAACAACAGGTACTGGCCTTATCGGAAAGACAGACCCGGATACCGGGCATGTTCGATTTCGAAGCCGAACCCGAGAAAGGGCAGAAAGAAGGCGAGACGGAAGCATGGTCGATTTCGTTCAGCTACACCTTCCAATACGCCAAGGCGATTGCGTGCCAAATGGTGTACCCGTTGGTGGTGCATAATCAGCCGCTCACCAAATTCATTCCGACGGCACCGATGGAGACCCAAGAAGACCATCTGACGGGCTTTAGCGCGTCATCATGGGCTTTAGCGCACTTCGAGTCAGGTAGCTGGGGTCAACCCATCTCGCGCCGCCACGGTTACGCTATTCCAGCCTATGACGAATTCATTCCGCTCTTTGCGATGCCCGCCACCCAAAGGGTAGTCACCAGTCTTGTTTTGATCGACGATGCCGCCCCTAATCTGTTGATGAACTTGGCCGAGATAGACGATGATTTTGCATTCAAGCCCGAAGTCTTGGACTTCTTGAAGAGTGAAGTGGCTTCTCTTCCCAAGCCGTACCAGTCGATTTTCCACGTGTCATTGTACGGTAACGTCGATTTGATGCCGAACAGCATTCTTGAAGTGCGAAACAATCTGGATGTAGTGACCACCCGTCTGCTGTCGCCGCGTCAGTACTATCATGTCCGTTTGAGCCTAGTGGACGACCTGCGTCGCCTGGACCGAGACGCTCTAGAACGCGCCCGTATTCACGGTGTGGCTTTGGTCGAAATCCTCAAAGCGCTGGAGCCATCACTAGAAGAACGTGGCCTGTTGCCGCCGGTGACGAAACGTGGCCATATCCGCAGTGACGACTTGGAAGCGGTGATGCGTATCCTCGAACGCCCACTCCGTCTCACCGACGAAACGACCATCAAGCAATTTAACACGGTACAAACCCTGTTCATTAAAGCGAGTAAGTGATGCCTGTATTTAACCCCAAACCCACTGCCCCGCCAGTCGCTGTCGACAGTCCGGTACAATCCCTGGCACCGGAAAATAAAAACATCTTGGTCGATTCCCGTTACATCCCGATGACTGCCCTGCTTTCGCACGTCGAAGGCAGCCCGTGGATGTGCGACTACTATGCCCAGGTGCTCGACAAAGACACCGCGTTATCCGGGCAACAACTGAACCGTCTCGGCATTAACCAGCAGTACCGGTTGGTTCAACAGTTCGAACTGCGTGTCACTTCGCCTCTGCAAGGTGACCAAGACACGGAATCTAACGCCATGCCGCTTGAAGGTGTGTCCAACGTCTTCCCGTGCTTGGTGCCCAACGTGGGGGACATGTTCATCGCGGACATTGGCGATGGCCGCTTGGGTGTTTTCCAAGTGACTGAGTCCAAACGCAAATCGGTGATGAAAGACACCATCCACGAGATCAGCTATCAATGGGTGGCCTATGCGACGAAGGAGCGTCTTGACGATCTAAACAACAAGGTCGTCAAGAAGAATGTCTTTGTGCTTGACTTGATGATCAACGACAAAGACCCGTTCTTGGCTGATGAAGACTACAAGAGCCGCTCGCAATTGGCGCAGGTCTATCGGGAATTGGTGCCGATGTATTTCCGCTCGTTCTACGACCACGAGTTCGCTACGCTTATGGTGCCGGATCAGGATTCGCCCACCTACGACCCCTTGTTGGTGGCGGCTGTGCTGTCCATTGTCGACACATCGCAAGCGCTCGAGATCGCCAAGGTGCGACGCCTGAACGTTGATGACGACGAAGCCCTGACGGCGGTGAACGTCTGGACGGTTTTGCTCGAACGCAGCAAGATGCAACAACAGCGCGCCTTTACCCGGGCCTCAACCACGACCGCGCGCGCATTCATGCGTCTGGCCCAGTTCGAAGGTATCTACCACAGCGGCGTGCACTACGTGGTGTACCCGATCGACCCCGAGCGCTCGATCTCGCCCCGGCGGCTACTCAACAGCAAGGTGTTGACCGAACCCATTCAGCGCCCTGAATACGACGATTTCGTCAATGGCTTCACCGTGCCCGTCCTGAGCGGTTTGGACAACGTTGAAGGACACGCCATTCAACCGAGCATCCCGGCAGCGGGTGCCACGGATTACTATGTGTTCAGTGAAGCTTTCTACGATGGGCTGCGTAAAGACCAGTCGCGACTGGAAAACTTGGTGCAAGACTATATCGACGAAGTCGCGATCGACCCAGCTGCTCTACTCAAAATCGTGCGCGATTATCCCAACTGGGCAACACTGGACCAGTTCTACTATGGACCAGTCGTCATGCTGTTGATGCGTCACGTCGTGGAGCGTTTCTAATGGCTTGGCTACCTGAAGATCAGCGCGACACCCGGTACTACCTGTGGGAACCGAAGTTTCTCTGTCGCATGCGGTATAGCGACAGCATGACGATCGGCCAACTCAGAAGTCGCGGGATTTATACCAGCGGCGACCCGGTGGAAGACAAACGCATGATGAACAGTCAGACGAATTTCTACCTGTCTATCAACGACATGGTGGAGTATTTTCGTCAAGGGATTGTGGTGTCAGTACTGGACCGTGCGGACACGGCAACGATTTACGAGCACATCAGCAACCACATCAATGCTTTCCGAGAGGAAATTAACAAAGCGTTCACGATGGACCACATCCCGCTGGATGACCTCGTGTTACTGGATCAGTTTGCCAGTACGGTTTACGAACATGCCAAGCATGAATTTACCAAGGATGCAGCGCACAGCCTCATTGCGCGACGTATGGATGCGCTGGCCGGATTTACGCCGAGTAACATCCTGGGTGAAGAAAAGCGTGCTGCCGTGCCCGCCACCACTCCAGAGGGTGAAGAAGAGGACGATGGTTATCAGAAACGCGATAGTTTGGCGGATTACTTTACCGGTTTGATCCGTTCGCAGCGTAGGGCCTTTTAATCATGGAGATTAAAGAATCTTCGTTGTATCAAGATGTGTTAGAAGTGGTTCAGAGTGGTGTCAAGCCGGTCCACTACTCGTGGCAGGCAACCATTCATGCAGGTGAAACCGACGTTGCGGTATTGAAGGTATCGTCTCGCGACACCCTGATGGAGTTTGACACCAAGTATGCTGAGGAGATGATGCTCACGGTTGAACTTGGTCTTGGTACGTATGCATTCCAAGTGTACCCCAACCAAGACAAACTTGATATCACATTGACGCGCTACCCTATCGGCGAGACTGGCGACGCCGTCGATGATAGTCAAGTGGTACAGTCGGAGCGGTACACTGCCATCTTGGTCGACAAGGGAGACATCAAGTTTGAACGCAATGGCCCCAATACCCCCAGTGAAGAAGCCCTTAACCTGACGAAACTGGTGACGCTGGAATTCCAGATGATCAACAAGACACTGGAACAATTGCGTTTGAAAACCGTGGGACTTAACTTACGCAACGTCTTGATCGAGGACGCAGTCAAAGCAGTGATGACTTCGTTCTCACAAGACATCAAGGTTGATGAGGACCAGCGGCCGAAGGGGGTGTCCATGGTCAAAGCCTCGAATGGCAACAAAATCCCGCACGTGGTGATCCCCCACACCGGGATACGCTTACCTCAAGTCCCGGCGTATCTGCAAGAGCACTACGGTATTTACAGCGCGGGTTTGGGCTACTTCTATCACGGGGGGTATTGGCACCTGTATCCCCGTTTTAACGTAGAGCGTTACCGCGATACGCAAAACACCACTACCATCATCAATGTTCCCCGCAATCGGTTCATGGGGACAGAGCGGACCTACAAAAAGGATGGTTCGCACTTAACGATTTTGGCCACTAGTGAAGTCATGCTGGAGGACCGCTCTACGTCCTTGCAGCTGAACGCGGGTAATGGCGTACGCTTTGCTGACGCCAAGCGATATATGGAGGATTTTGTTACGGTAGAAGACAACAAAATGGTTGCTTCCCGAGCACGTAACAACAGTGAGTTCATGTCAGTCGAGCGTGAAAATGGCATGAACAATGTGCGGTTCAGCAGTAAACCCATTACGTCCAATGCCTACGTTGAGTACTCCAAGTTGGCCGAGCGTAATGGCGCCTACTTCTCGATGCGGTGGGAACACTCGGACCAATCCTTGATTGTACCCGGCATGGTCGTCAAAATCCTGTACTTGGATGGCGAGGAAATCAAAACCTTGTTCGGGTCACTCGTGAAGGTTCACCATTACGACCAGATGGCAGGAGCAGGTTACACCAACACACGCTACTACAGCCATTCAGTCCTGGTGTTTTTCGTTGAGCGTTCATTGCCCGACGAGACGTAATAAAGGAGAGGGGAACCCCCTCTCCTTTATATGCCGTGTATAAATGACCCAAGTAAAAATCTATTTTATGCCTGATTACCTTTTCCGTTCACCTTTTTTCTAAAGGATGATTGACATGCTCAATCAAGAAAAGCTTTTGGTGGCATTGAATGCTTTGAATTCTCCTCCAGAGCCACTTACGCTGGACAGTGTGACGTTCATGCCACCCGTGCCCTATATTGGCGCAGACCCATGCAATACCAAGATCAGTGTTGTCGCAAAGCCTGCAAAAGGTTATTCGAGTACGCTAGATTTTTATTACCATCGCATTAGTTTGACGGAAATGGGTAAGCTGGAGTTTTCTTCCATGCAGCCTTACACCGTCGACAATTTGTTATTGATTCTTAATAACATGAACGCGGCGCCGCTTGACAAGACTGCTGAATTGGCGCTGACCGATTTGGAAGCGATTAAGTTACCGCAGTTTGCCGCGATCGGCGACGCACAAACGCTGGCAATCAAAGCGCACTCTGACTCGATTGGTTGGGTCGGTGAAACCGAGATGCTGCTGGCATTCAATTTGCCAGACGTGTCTCGTCTCGAAATATTGTACAATGAAATATTGCCCGCTATCTTTCCTGCGGCTTCTTCTTAAAGGGATTTTTTCATGTCCACCGTAACAGAAAGTATTCAGGCGATTATCGATGTCAGTGCCATTGCCGATAAATGGGCCAATGGCTCGGCCAGTGAAACTGTGCAGACGAAAGCCGGTTCAATCAAAACATTGGCGGGGATCACTAATAGCGTTGTCGATGATTTGCTGTCGGTGCTGAGTGGCACCAGTAACTCGCAAGTCGTACTGTCAACTGGGGTCAAAACCTTTTTGACCCAACCCAATAAAGGCTTTAAAGCAGGGATGCTGATCTCGGCCACTGCGCCGGATGGCAGCTACATGTCGGGCACGGTGATCAGTTACGGCGTCAACACGCTCGTCATGAACGTTACCGCCAACAAAGGCAGCGGCACTTACAGCAGCTGGCAACTGACCTTCAGTGGACCGGCGGGTAACAGCCCTGAACCAATTCCGGACAACCTCGGTGTTGCCCCGACGTTTGTCACTAAGCTTCCTTGGGAGTGATTATGGCCACAAATATTAAGCAAGTTACCCAAGCCCATCAGGGTGTGTTTTTCCCTCTGCGCGGCGATATGGGGATTGCTCTCGATTTTATTCCGACAGACGGATTCGATGTGGGATTTGTTACCCACACCGATGAAGAATTCACCCTGACGAGTTCAGTTTCTCAAATCCGGCAACAAGACGGCACCCTTGCATCCGAGCTTGTAGTGGGCGGTCACGTAATGTTGTCGTTTATGTTGATTTACAACGCAGAAGACAATATCTGGGAAATCACTCTCAACAACGTGGCGGTGCAGTCTTCAAATGACAATGGTGCCACCGGCGCCGGCAATCGTCCCGAGATGCTGTTGGAACCAGATGAAACCAATACCATCACCCCCGATGGTTTGATTTCCAATCGTTTTCGTTTTGTGATGCGATCCGATACGAAAATTGGTGACCCCATAAACTACACCAGTGCCGAACATCTTTATTTTACGGGTCACCAAGACGAAGTGGGAAATCGTAAACTGGAATTTGCTCGGTCGATGTTGCTGCTCGACGCGCTGCCGTATACTCCCCCTGCGGTACCAAAGGCGATATTCGTCATGGAAATGCGGCCCACTGTCAACGTTGACGACGGGTCGTTGAACTGGACAGTAAACGGCTCGCCTGATAAGGCATCGCGTGGTTTTGCCATGATCACTGAACTGGTACAAATTGGTGACAAAACGTATTACACCGTTGCCAGCGCATTCGGTCCGGCGTATAACAACCTCCAAAATGGTGAAACTGCCATCATTCTCCGTAATGGCCGCGCCGCTGAAGCCACAGGCACCTTGGTGGGTACCGCAGGTGCAGTGTACTATATCTACGGCGTCCCGGTGCCCGCCAATGGCGCAGACCAACGACCGGTGCTTGAATTGTTGCAGACCGACTTTAGTTCGGGTGGTGCAAACCGACCAGCCTTCGGCAAAGCACTTCTGAACTTGGAGGGTTCTGGCACCACTTACGTACGTGACCTGAAAGTCACCGGTGCCCGTAATGACAGCAGCGATGCACGTGGTATTTGCCACAATGATTCGGGCATGAAGTTGGTGACGAACAATGTGGAAATTGCAAACTGCAACAACGGCATTCTGACAGGCAATGCCGCCACTTGCGGCGACACGGAAATGTACGACAGCATGATCACCAAGTGCGGTATCGGCGGTCCAGCGCCCGATGACCCAGCGCATGGCTATACCACAGTTGGTTTTACGCACAGCGTCTATTTCGGACATAACCCATCCACTGTCAGGATGGCTCGAGTATCGTTGCTCGACGCTGTCCAAGGCAACAATCTGAAGTGCCGCAGTGCCAGACTGTATGCCACCCAGATCGTCTGTACTGGCGCCAGTTTGGGTCGTGAGTTGGAACTCCCTAACGGTGGCTGGGCAGAAATCGACAATTCGATTTTCTGGAAAAAGAATCAAGAAGGCACCGGTAACCTGGCCATGGTTGGTGGTAACGGGCAAGGCGTGAATATGGGTGAAGGCTTGGACACGACGCGTCCCCGCAAATACAAGTTCACCAACGTTCTGTTCCGCAGCGATTACGTCCTCAATGGCCGCGATGGCATGTTGGTGTGTAACCTCGATCATGAAGTGCCTCTCGAATTTATCGACTGCGACTTTCAAGGTCCAGCTGTTACCAACAACAGCAATGACCCGAATGAACAACCCCTGTACGCTGGTACGACCACGGTAAATGGCATTCGTTACAAACCGAGCGCACCACCGGTGTACACTTACACGGGGGGTCCTATCGGCCCAGTGTTGACGCCAGGCGCTACTGTCCTTCCAATGACCCCGATTAACTGATCCACACTGGGTACGTCAATGTACCCAGTGTGTTTGGAGTGTATACATGGCACAAAACACATACGCAGTGACTGCGACTGACAATCAAAAGCGCATTCCCTTGCGTGGCGATATGGATGTTGCATTGAACACCGAGCAATTGCCCACTTTCATGGTGCAATTTATCACGTCTGACTTTGGTTTTTTCAAGTTCAAAACCACCCTCGGTATCCTGGATTTCGCGGGCAATGTTGTCAGTGAAATTTCCATTGGTGGGCGCCCCAATACCTACGTGGAGCTGATGTACGACGCCAGTAAATCACTGTGGCGCATTACTGGATCGAACGTTCCTGTCCCACGACGTTTCGCCCCTAAATATCCGTGGGAACTCGATATTCTCGCGTCGGTCACGCTGACCGCCACACCGCTTTCCCGCGCGACGGCCGGGGATATTGTGTTGCGGGCAAATGTATTTTCCTTACTGCCAATTGCCAAGGTCGAATTCTTCTGCGATAACCTGTTGATTGACACGGATGTTTTGCCGCCGTACACGGGCAAGGACACCGTCAATTATACCCACAACGGCAACCGTGTCTATACCGCAAAGGTTACAACCTTGCTCGGCATCACGGCTACCAGTGATCCGGTGATTGTGACGGTGAACATTGCAGCGCCACCGGTGCCCGATACCACACCGCCCACTGTGGCCTTGAGTGCATCGCGCACAAGTGTTACGAGCGCTGGCACGGTCAAACTGACTGCGACGGCGAGTGATGACCGAGCAGTGAGCCGCGTTGAGATCCTGCGGGGCGCTGCGGTGGTGGCCAATCTTACAGCGCCACCCTACACGCTGGACCAACTGTTCTCTTTGGCTGAGAATGGCACCATCAGCTACAGCGCACGTGCGTACGATGCGGCCAACAATGTCGGGCAAAGTAATGTTGTCGACGTCGTGGTCAACATTGCGCCGCCGGTTCAAGTGACGCAGATGGTGATCGACCCTGTGACTTTGGCCGAGATGTCAACCGCAGCCCTTGCGACAGCACTGGGTCCTAATCGTACTGAACGCCGTGCGGCAGTGGCCCAAGCCGTGATCGATGCATTCAAGCCGACTTATGTTCTCTATGTCTATCGCAATGGCGCTACCGTCTTTACCGTCCAGTTTGACAGCAGCTTGACCGTGGTAACCGAAGGCGTGGGTACGAATGCCGAAGTCTATATTGGCCTTGGCGACATCGTCAGCGGCCAGGCGGCCGTTGCTGCGGATATTAACACCGGCGCGTGGACGTTCTTGCTCGCTGGCGGTGCCGATGCCCAGCGCACCATCGCAGGTACGGTGGGTCCTGACGGGTCCGGCAAGAACATCACCCTGAGTGGGTCACCGTTTGTGGGTCAGGAATTTGACGCCACCGTGATGTTCCGGATCGATCGTTCCACTGACGGCCTGGCGTAACGCTTACCAAAAAAAGGATTGTTCATGACCATCAAGACTGACCGCGTAACCTCCAATGAGTTGCGCAAAATTCCCACCCAGAAAGGGCAAGCCGAACACCTTGCCCAAGTGTTCGGTAACAGCCGTGTCTTTGTTATCCGCCAAGATACTTCTCCAACCGCCAAGTTTCCGATGCTGACTGGCGTCGAGAAAATCAACATCACCAACACGGGCGCCCTCGAAATTAAAGCGGGCGCAGTATCGAACTTCGGCGTGCTGGCCACTGTCAACAAGTTTACCGCATTCGACGTCAGTGTCGGTAAAAGTGTGTTGCGTGTCTCGGGCAATGGCCGCTTTTATCAAGGCACGATTGGCACCACGCCCGATTGTGACTTTGTGGTGCCATTCAAGAACTTCGACCCAACCAACGGTTTGGCGTTTGACGAAAGCGCTACACTCAGTGCTTACATGTACCGACCTTCAGGTACCGGTACACCGGCGCCTGATCGTACCGACGACATGGCGTACTCAGTCGAAATCTACAACCACAGTCAAGGCGGTAAGGTCACACTTGACTGCACACTGACGATCGACACACGCGATGAAAACGTCGTGTTCGAAGACAAGGATCAAGCCCGTAACATCGGCGACACCGCCATGTACCGCACATCGCAGGATGTGCAGTGGGGCAAGGTCGGCGTAGGGGCTACGCTGCTCATTTCTGACAAAAGCAACAGCGAGTCGGGTTTGGCGCCCTTGCAAGAACTCATTATCAATTTCGCCCGCAATGGTGCTTGGGTGTCCTACCCATTCACCACCACGTACCTGCGCAACCTGATGACCATGACCTTGCCGCCGTTCAAGGCTATTTTGCGCAATCGGCGTGGTGAAATTCTCAACATCTTCCAGATGCACGGTGGCGAGGCCATTAACGATATGGCGTTGTTTTCGGGTAATCTTGCCCACGGCGGCCGTACCGAAGTGCGCCCCCTTCAGCCGCGTTTCAATTGCGCAATGGCTTTGTTCTGGGAAAGCGATCGGCCGGCACTGAATGACATGTACGACACGTACATGCCTGGGTTGGATCAATTCCGTGAATCGATGTGCAAAAACCAGTCGAGTTTTACGGAAACTGAACCATTGATCACCGGTGGTTATGGCGGTAACTCGCTCAATGGCTCGAACCACATGTACTATGCAGGCCGTTGGCCAGAAGCCAATGTTTACAAACTAATCAATGACCCGTTCCTGGATGATTTCATGAACTCCAACGGTAGCTCAGCCTACCGCGCCGGTTGGATTAAAGGGTACGATGGCTCTGAACCTGGTGCGTATGCCGGCAGCAACTGGTACACGTCCCCTGGCGGTCCGCGTCCAGACCGATCGGTGTACCCATCGGTACTGGCCCTGTGGTTGGACAACCTCAATGGTGTACGCACACAAGACAATGTCCCCTACAAGGACATGGCGCATGGTTTCTATCGTGGACTGTATAACCACAGCAACCATTTCATGAATAACGCCAGTACCATGGAAGGCATCAACAAGAACGATTTGTTGTATGACCGCGTCACGGCTGAAAATACCTACTACGGCAACGATCCGCGTTCAATCGGGGTATCGTTCAATGGCGACCAGCGCGATGGCACCGGTTCCTGGAATATGGACATCGATGGCGACATGATCATGTCCGGTTGGGCCCGCGATCCACTGCACGATCACGCACAGCGCGGTATGTTTGGTATGCATGTCCGTAGTCCGGCATATGCACTCTGGGGGCGCTTTGACACCATGAGCGCCATGATGCTGCACCAGTTCCCTGAAACGGGTGTGCGGGGTCAATACATGATCCGTACCATGGCTTGGCAGTGGTTCCAAATGCTGGTGGCGTGGAAGAATGCTACCAAACATGCCCGTGGTTTCTCGCGTGCTGAAATGGAAGCGTATTGGGTGCGGATGCTCGAAGGGGTGTACAAATACCATTACAAACCCGTTCACATCGACATGGAAGACTCGGGTTATGCACGCGGTGTTCGTAACCTCGGTATTGCCCTGCGTCAGCATGACAATGGCTATGGTTGGGCTGACCCGGGCGGTAAGCTCGGTTATTACATGGCATGGACGCTGCAACTCATGAAGCAAACCGGCCTCTGGCATACCTTGATCGCCAAGAACGAGCGTTGCTCGCTGGCTTTGCATGGGCTGGTGCGCGACATGGACACCCATTGCTTCGGTCTGATGACGCAAGCCAATGGCGCTGTCCCTGGCAATTACCTGTACATCCCTGGTTGGCCGTCATTGGATGTGATTCCCGTGAGCTGGCCGGCATGGTATGCAGAGCACCTCAAAGACCCGGTGGGTGACAATGACTGGATCTACCGAAGCGGGTATAACGACGATGGTAGTGAGTACCACCGCCGCTACGAACCGAACCAAGATATTGCGTGGAACCACTTCGAGGCATATGCACGGATGCGCAAAAACTTCTTCCCGGAAATCGTGCACCCGCTGATGGACCAAGCGATCTCGGAATTCGATCGTTACCGTGCAGATGTTACCGGTCGCGTCAACGCGGCTGCCACACCCACCGAGAAGCGAAACATGGACTACCCGTTCCGCTCAGCCGGGATTTGCCCGGTCAAGCCACCGGCACCCGGTAAGTTACGCATGCAGGCATAGCTGAATCAACAGCGCCAAGGCGGCTATTGTTCGCCGCCTTGGCTTTTTAAAGAATATATTAACGAGGCATAAACACATGAGCGATCCTGTATACAGCACACCAATGGGTGATCCGACTCGTTTGCGTGAGTTGGTGAAGGTGGTAGAAAGTGGCGCCGCCCCGACCTGGGTGTATACGCCTGACAGTGGTGCGGATGCACCGGCCTACGGTCAGGGTGGACTTTTCCCAAGTTTTATCAAGGCCGGCACCGATGGCTCCATCGCGGTGCGCTTCACCGGTTTTCAAAACGCCACCATTGCGTTCATTTCCGACAAGACCAAGCGTTGGGATGGTGCGACGCCGTGGCGGATCGATACGTACCAAGCGGGGCACGCCTATAAGCCTGTACTGTACGGTAACTATCTGACCGATGGCCCAAATGTCAATGCGGAAGGCGGCGACATCGTACAAATGCGCCGCACCGGCACGACGGTTTATGCAGAAGTGTCGAAAGACAATGGCGCCACCTGGATCAACATTTACACTTGGCCGAATGTTGATCCGGACATGGATCTGTACGGTGAAGTGGGCGTGTTCTATTGGATGAGCCGCGCTGAGGGGGTATGGGCCAAAGGCTTGGATTCCCAAGTCAATCCAGTCGCGCCCACGCCCCCTGTGCTTGCTTCGGCCATTGCCTCAAACGTCGCCGGCATGGGACGGGTGGTGCTCAATTTCAATGAACCCATCGACAAGAGCAAGATTCCGGACAAGTCGGCGTTCAGTGTATCAGGGCATACCGTCGCTGCGGCTACGAATATGGCAAGCTTGGCAAACGCTATCGCTCTCGACGTCACGGGTTTGATTGCCTTGGGTGAGGTTGTCACGGTCACCTACGTTGCGCCAGCCACCAACAGCATTATCGACCTCGACGGCACGCCCGGTAACAGCTTTGGCCCAGTGGTGGCAATCAATAACGTACCGCGCCCGCTTGGTGTTCGCCGACGCCTCGGTTATGTGCCGCCCGGTATCGCAGAAGGCGGGGTGGCGCCAAATTGGACCTATGCCAATACCGATGGCAATTACACGACCTGGGCCAACACTGCCCAGGCACTGAATCGCATGCCAGCAGGTCGCGATGGATCGTTCGAACTTGTCATTGGCAACTACGCCAATGGTTCGTTCATTGGCCTCACGGCAAGTTCCCAAGTCAACACGCTCCCTGAATATTCTCTGAATATTTACCAGTTCGGCTACCCCTACACACTGTCTGCCGGTAGCGATGCGGCAGCAGTTGCTGTTTTGGCGGCGCCCGGCGATATCTGTCGTATGCGTCGTTTGGGTAACCGCATTTATGCAGAAGTGTCGAAAGACAATGGCGACAGTTACACGGTGGTTGGCACCTGGTCGAACACACCCCAAGTTGATCTGTACGGCGAAGTTTCGTTGGCCTTCAATACGAACATCAGTGCAGTTTATAGCACTGGTTTCGTGGCAGCGACGGCTTACGACGTGTTTGTCGATAAAGCCCGAGACTTGGATCTGCGCGGAAAAAGCTGGACAGCAGAACAAGTCAGTTATCTGAACACTTCGGTTGCCACCTTGGCGCCGGATGGCAGTGGCGGGTTGTACAAGCAATCCAATGCAGCCACCCTCGGTCTGGCGTGGACGCAGCGTAACGAGGACGCTGGTTCGGCGGTTTTCTTCACGCACGATGGCGGTAGTTACGCTGCCATTCCGCAATTGGTGGTGGCCAGCAACTTGCTGGAAACTTATACCGACGGTATCCGATGCTCGTTCACTGACGGTGGATTCTTGCTGGAAGAAATCACCAATGGTGCCGTAGGCGCCATGGTTTCCAATACGCTCGCCTTGGTGGCGGGCGAAAAGTATTGTTTGGAAATTGGCCAAGCCGATACGGTCAGTGACAAAGATTTTGTTTTGCGTATCAGCACCGTGGTCGCAGGTGAGCGCGGTTTGCTGGTGGCATACGCCTTGCTCAATGCGCGAAACGCTCATCCGGGTAAGAACGCAGGGCTGCTGTCGAGCGCGGTCGATAGCGCTTTCGATACCGTCACGCGGATCGAAACGCTGGCGCAGACAATCCCCGTGCGGATGGTCCCATCAAAGCTGCTCATCGAGGCGGCCTCGAATCAAGTGACGCAAGGATTTTCGCAACGTTTGACGGTACGGACTGACCAGTCTCTGGCGGCTTTTGAAAGCGTGGAAGTCAATATCACCGACAACGCTGGTGGCCAATTTGATGTGGCCAACTTCACGCTCTCGGGTACCAACCAGCTCCAGCAGGTTAACTGGCGGCCGAGCAACGTGATCGGTGCCCGTACGCTCACGGCCCAGCAAGTCACCGGTCTTGACGTGGACGACGGTTCGCTGCATTTCGAAGTGACCGTACCGATTCCGGCCAGCGCACTTGTTTACACCGGCGAAAAGGAAGTCGAACTAGGAAAGACGCTGAAGTTTGTGCTGTCTACCAACCAGCCACTGCTGGTGGGCGACACCGAAGCCTACACCGTGTCCCTCGTCGGTACTGGCAGTGTGGCACCAATGTCCGGTACCCTGAACAATGGGGACCTCAGTCAGGAACTGGAATTCACACCGCAAACGGTGGGTGTGACGAAGATTAAGTTCACCCCCATGGGTTCGCCTGTCCTTCCGGCCTTGGAAGTGCAAGTGACGGTGAAGCCCCGTTCACCGACGTTTGTCAAGGGTATCAACGTCTACGAAGTCGGCATTGGTCACCAGTTTGCAACTGCCAAACAGGCGTCCGCCTACATCGCCGACAAGAAGTTGGTCGATACCCAGGCAAAAGTCTATTTTGAGTACTACGGTGATCATTATTTTGATACCGACTTTGTTGCGGGTAACACCAGCCAAGAGTACAACATCACTCACCGGCCGGCTGCGGGTGAAGGTTACCTGGACAAAGCTACTTCAGGTTTGTTCCATTATCCGGATGCTGGTACTGAGTTAACCTTCCCGGGTTCGTATGTCACTCTGCAACGCGGCACGGTGATGGAAAACTTCCGGATGAAGTTTGAAAACAATACGACACTGCTGTTCTCGCCCAGCAACGGCGCTGGCGGCCAAGCGGCAGACGCATACCTGCGCAATAACCGTATCCTGGTTCAGCGGCCGGGGACCAGTGAAGTGATCCAGTCCGGCGAGTACGCCATCAACTGCCACGTACAAAACAATCTGTTCTTGTTGCAAACCCCGGGTATCTATATCAACCTGCGTGATAGCGCGGGTAATGTAACCGGTAACACAGTTATCGCGCAGGGAGCAGCATTGGGCAGTGCTGTATTTGCCATGAGTGGTAACTTCGATTACAACAATACGAAAGTGCAGAACAACGTCTTTATTGACGTAGGGGCAGTGCCGTTTAACATCGATGTGAACCGCCCAGCACCTGAACAGGTGTACAGTAACAACTTTACCAACGCAGCGATTAGCGCAGCGGTGGCGCCAGTGTACACAGTCAATACCGTCGCACCGTTTGTTGCAGATAAAGCAACCGATCTGCGGCCAGTGGTCAACGGTCCTTTGTTCGGAAAAGCGTCTGCGTATGCGACTTCGACGATCGACGGCGCCGGCCAAAACCGGGGCTTTGCACCGGACGCAGGTGCATTCCAAGCAATTCCGGCCAGCAAATTGCCCATCGTTAAATCGACTGGGCAAACCGTCAGCGGGCAGTATGTCCGTTATACGGTCAGTGTGCTCAACGAGATTGGTTCGTTGACGGCGCGCATGATCCCCGATGCTGTTGCGCCCGATGGCGCCCAAGAAGTCGGACCTCTGCCGTTTACCGTGAATGGCGGAACAGCGTATGTGGATATTCTGGTACCAAAGGCGGGTCTGTATGCCCCGGCAGAATTTGTCGCCAGCAATGATGGTGGCGTCGTCAAGTCGTATTCCGACCTGCCGCTGCGTGTGGTACCTTTGAAGTCGAGCGCAACATTCGACGATTTTGTCGGGGTGGCCGATGCTGTCGTGGCGGCTGGTCGACCGACGTTGCCGTTCTTCGGCACTGTCGTTGACTCCGGTGTAAATATCGTCAAGCCATTGGTGATCTTGTCAGTTGACAATGGTGACTTTTTCGCCGATGGCAGCGTTACGGTTACCGCAAGTGTTGCCAGCCCGATCGGGGTCGACCGGGTTGAACTTCTGCGTAACGGCGTGAAAGTCGACACGAAAACGCAGGCACCGTACGCGCTCACCCAGAACTTGACGCGCGCTGATAACGGTACTGTCGTCTACAGTGCCAAAGCGTACGACACCCAAGGTAACTTTACGGTAAGTGAAAACTTCCCAATCTATGTGAGGATACCCGCCGCTGGTGCCACGGTACCCACGGTCACGAGCATCGCACTTGTCCCACCGAGTTACGATGGCGATGTGGCGCATCTTGAGATTAAGTTCTCGGAAGCGATGAATACCGCGCGTGAATTCGATTACAGCGGTGTTTGGAACTTCGGTATCGATGCTCACTTTACCACCGGCTTGACTGCATTCACGGATGCGACGACGCTGCGGATGAATTACGAATACGTGGCCCCCGTGTTGCCCGGGGAGCAGGCGTATTTCAGCTACCGTAAGGATTTTCTGCACGGCTGGCGTAGTGCGGCTGGGGTGTTGGTGGAATCGTTCGATGGGTTCCCTGTCGTAAATAATCTGCCTGAACAAGGATCGCCCGGTGCGTATGAAACATTCACCAATGTGGCCGATGGGGCGAACGTGGCCAGTGTCGGTTGGGATGGCGGAGCGGAAGATACGCAACAAGTGTGGCATGCTTCTACGCAACTGGTGCGCGCGGCAGGCGCAGGTGGCGCGTATCCGGCCACCTCGGGACAAATCTTCGCCAGCTTCCGTCGGAAAGGACATGTTGCGCCTGGATGGGGGTATCGCGATGGCACCGGTGTGGCAGCGTTCTTTAAGTTAACTGCCGCTGGTCAGTCGCCTTACGGCATCGCGATCATGTGTGACGATGGCAATGACGGCATCAGTAGTTTCGGCCTGGTTGCAGTGCGGGTTGAGGTGACGCCGGACGGCACGCTGCAATTCCGTCACGCTAACAATCGTCGGCCGCCGCTCGCTTACCCGCCGAAAACCGGCGCAGCGCTCGATGTACTGCAAGAGTATGCGCTGGAGCTGGCCCGTGTTACCACGCAAGCTGAAACAACCTTTGCAATGCGGTTGTGGAAAGCCACCAATGGCGTTCGCACTAGCCTGATCAATTCGGCGTCCTGCGTAGTGAACTATAAGGCCATCTTTAACGATGCGCCCATCGCGAAGCTGTATGTCACGGATGTGTCTGCACCACCGGCACTTCTGACCCGCGTGGAAGAGATCACGAATGCGTTCTCGGCGCGCGAAGTGGTGTCGCTGCTTCCTACCGGTAACCGCTCCACCTTGACCTCCATCCGTAACATTGTTGCGACCGGTTCCGGTGCTGACATGAGTTACGCGGGTAACGGCGCGGCGCTGTCGAGCCGGCCCGGCGGTATTTTCGCCATGCGTTTCTTAAATGTAGCGCAGCAATCGGGTATTTTTGCAGATGGCGGCGTATCGGCAGTAGTGGGTGCGGTAGTGGATAACATCTACCTGGGCGCATTCATCACGCCGTCGGCTGGTGTGTTCCCAACCGAACCTGTGGCCGCAGATAAGATGCACCTCGCTATCTGCGCGCCTGCCATCGGGCAAGCGTACCAGATTTACACGGAAGGCCGGAATCGTTTGCCCACTAAAAAGATGTTGGTGGCAGAGGGTGACGTCATGCGTGTGCGTACTTGCGGTCTGGAGGTCTTCTTTGAAGTGAAGAAGAATGATGTCTGGACGCGCATCTTCCGTATCCGCAATGCAGCAGGTGGTCTGACCGACTATTACACTGCGGCGCAGTTGTTGTTGCCCGGTAATTCGGCAGTATCGGCGATTTACCAGTAACTTGAAGTAACCGCATAAAGGCCGGCCATAGAGGCCGGCCTTTATGCGGTAATGGTTAGATTCAAACAAAATATGGCCACATATTCTCCGTGTAGCATGAAGCACTATTGATGCTTCGACTACATTCATTAGTTAGGAGGAGATGGACATGAGTATCAAACAAACTATTGGACACCGTATTTCGATCCTGCGCACGCTCTTGATTTTGTGCGTTGTATTTCTTCACACCGTACTTGCGCCGAACATCCTGAAGGTGGATTTGACCGATTTTCAAACTGTCTTATCCTGCATCTTTCAAGACCGCTTAGGGCGTTTTGCAGTGCCGACCCTCACGATGATTTCGGCGTATCTGTTGTTCGGTGCGAATCTGGACCAAGCACCGGGTAAGCTCTATAAGAAGAAATTTGCAACGCTTGTGGTGCCGTTTTTCTTCTTCAATGTTTTGTACTTCGCTGTTGTGTATGCGGTGGCGACTGTAACGGGCATTGGTAGCTTGCAAGAGGTGGTCCATAAAAACCACGAACAGATCATCAACGCATTAACCGGATACAACGGTATGCCACTCAATGGTGCCACGCATTTTCTGCGTGATTTGTTCGTACTGGTGCTGTTGACGCCGGTGTTCAGTTTCTTTCTGCGCCGCGCCCCGTTGGTTGGTTGCTTCCTTATTGGCTTGGTGTTTTTAACCAACATGGATGGTAACTTGATCCAGCGCAATACCATGGCAGTAATGTTCTATCTTGGCGGCTGGTGTGCGGTCAGCAAAACTGATGTCACGATACTGGACAAGCATGCGGCCTTGGCGTGTGTTATCCTGCTGTTGGCCTGCACACTGTCGGTGTTCCTGCGCATCGACAACCGGATGATTTATCTGCTCTCGCCTTTCTTGGTCTGGAGTGCAGCGTCGAAACTGGTTGGCACCGCGCTGGGTAACTGGGCGGCTAAAAACAGCAAATACAGCTTTTTTGTGTTTCTTGCCCATGCACCGATGCTGCACGTTTTGGACTTGCTGCACGTCAATTCGATTGCACCAAAACTGCCATTGGTTTCTTCTGCCATCGAAACTGCGGTTGTTTTTATCGTGCTGGCAGCAGTCTACGATATCGCAGCAAAACGTATGCCTTCATTGTTTAACATCATGATCGGCGCACGTGTTAAAACCGTGGTCATCGCGGATCGTCGCCGTCAGCCACGTCCCGATGGTGCCCCGGTATTTTCCCCAGAATACCGGACGTCGTTCATTTCCAATCTTTCTTTTCGTTAAGGAGAATACCGTGAAAAAATGACCGCATAGCAATTGTCAGTTATTGCTTTAGTGTAAATTTTAACTGACGTTTGTCTATAGTGTGGATGTATTCAACCGCCTGGTTGAGTACACTCTACTCCCTTCACCAGAACTAGGAGCTTTCCATGCAAAAATCGCGCACTCTGCGAGCGCGTACCTTCGTGGCCCTCGCCATGATTGCCGCGCTCGCGTTCTTCACCCATTCGCCGCCAGCCCAATCGACCAGCTCCGGCGCCGAGACCGTGAAATCCATCTACCCGACCCAGACCGAAGGTGCCGGCATCGCCGCCACCAAGATCGACATCGCACCGGCCGCGGCCGTGGCTGATCGCGCCGTGCCCCGAACGCCGGCCGCGAACATCGATCTGGAAAAAATGCTGACCTCGACCGACACCCTGGCCATCGTCTCGGGCGCCGAACCGGCCGCCGCGTTCGACTCCCGATTGCGGGGCTCGACCAAGAGCGAATTGACCATGTACACCGACCTGTCGACCAACAGCATCCACAGCCACGGCGCCGGCGGTACGGAACCGGGCGGGCGATTGCGCCGCTCGATCCTGCTGACCCGTACCGACCTGACCTGACCTGCCGCCGGCCTGGGCCGCCGCGACGCCCGCGAGAGGGTTGCTCCCGGCTGTTCCATTGCCACAAGTCCCTGTCCGCTGCTGTGGACAGGGCACCTTTCCTGGACCTCTGAAATAGGCCAGGTTCGACCGAACGCAGATGCCTTCTCGGGCTTGCGAGCCCCTGAACTGGGCGCTGCCGGTCAACTCGCGCAGCAGGCCGCGGCCGATCGGCGGAATCAATGTCGATGCGGTATCGCCGCCTACTGCGCGCGCTTCTCGACCAAATCCACTGTGACGGGACACAGTTCACCACCGAATCGGATTAGCTACCCGGTTCATAACGACAACCACTGAGGGTGATAGCCAAATCATGCCTCACGGGTTTTTGGAAACCAAATAAAGGCCGAGAGACTACGCGTACATAGTCTCTCGGCCTTTATGCCGCTTACCTATCCTATGTTAATTTACTCACCCTTTGCCTGGATAGATAGGTGCCCCATGTTTGTTTCTGATTTCACCAAATCCCCTGAAGAAGTGGTGATCGACCTCATCAACTTCGACAATGGCAAGAACTTCACACCGGCGACCTTGCGGATCGTAGATGTGCCGCTTGCTATCCCCAAATCCCCCCCGATTTTCCGCAACACCGAAATTGTGGTGACCGCCCCTGTCGCGGTAAAGAAGCGCGGTCAAGCGCGCCTCTGGTATAACCGCATTGATCTCAACACGGTGCCCGCCAATCGCAGCACGGTCTTTGAAACGCCCACAAAAATTACCAAACTGAGCGAAGTCATCCCGGCCGTCAACGAACGGTATCGGATCAACCTCACGCCCGCTGATTATATCGACGTCCCGATGACAGTTCTGGATTTTGAACCGGTGAAAGTGACGATTCAAACTGCACCTCACTCGTTGGTTTACATCGGTTATCTGGAAATCGATGTCGTGGCACTGCCGGTCGATGTACCACCTATCGGTTCGGTCTTCCTCAACCGCTTCTTGGACATCTTCAAGTACTTCGCCAAATAAGTGTAATAAAGAGACAGGGGCACCCCTGTCTCTTTATGCCGAATGAAAGAAAAATACTTTGCTCGGTTATCTAATGTGAAAGGGTATAACCGCTATTTTTCTTTGGAGTCGTGATGCGTAAATTCATCAAAAACATGCGCCACTGGTGGCCAGAACTTAAGCTGTGGTGGCGTGTCAAAAGAACCCCACTCCAGATCATTGACACCGAAGAATACTACAGTGATTATGATCTGGAAATTCTGACACTGTGGGGCGCGCACGCCATTGTAGTGCACGAATATAAACTCATGGGTGCGATCATCCGTACCGAGGAAATGGTCAAGGTCAATCATCCGCAGTTGCTGCGCGATAAGACCATGGCGGCTGATTTTTTGATCAAGCACTATCAAAAGTTTCAGTTTGTTGTAAAGTCTGTTACTTTCCCGCAAAAGGACGGTAGCATGCTGTATTTCCCTGTCGGTCTTCCGGCAGTTCATTAACTATAAAGAAAGAGGAGTTTCAATCATGTTTGGTCTTTTTAAACGCAACAAAATCAATCTCAACATCCGCTTCCATACGGCTTCGGCGGGCCTACCGGAACATGGTACCCTGTTGGTCACCCACCGCGACCATGGGCTGGAAAAGAAGCCGGTGCGTTTCTCGTTCGTCGACGTGGCCACGCCGCCGCAACTGGACCGCGCCGTGTTCAACTACATCTACGACAAGGCCGAGGCCGCAGGCTTCCAGGTGCACAGCTTGCACTCGTACGCCAATGTGGCGGTGAGCACTGCCCAGAGAGCTGCTGCCCGGCAGGCAGTGCTCGACAGTCCGAACGCAAAAGCGATCCGGGCATGGGCGGAAGAACAAAAGCCCAAGGCACCGCCCAGCGAACAATCGAACATGCAGGGTTTTGGTCGAAGCGGCCAAGTCGATACGATCGGTGCCGGCGCCAAGGGTATGCCGTACGATGAATTCAAGAAAGGGGCATGATATGCGAATGGCTTACCGCAACGATTTCACCGCCGTGCTCGACATCTTCATGATGCTCTTGACCTGGTTCTTCAAGTCGTTTGACAACACGGTCACGTTCGTCATGCATGTGTTCAATTTCAACGTGGTGGTCGGCTTTCACAGCAACCTCGACCCGAAGAAATGCTACGGCGTGGCGTTCTACAATACGCCGAATGGTACGCAGTCACGGCCCTTCACAGTGGACCGGCCGGAGAATCTGGACGAGCCGCCGCCAGTCACCATCAAGTCAATCTTTTCACAGATCAAGCAGATGGGTTACGACGTGGTCCAAATCGAGGTGCGAACGGACCGCGAACTTCGGGTGTATCGAGATGGTGTCGAGCGCCCGCTTTTAGTGCAGGAGCGTTAAAGGAGGTAATGTGGAAAAACGAATGGACGAAGATTTGGAAGCGGCCAACGCCGAGAAGAAGCGGGTGGAGAAGTTGTTGGGTTTGCCGCCTGGCCCCGAGTATATCGGCACCTTTTCGGTCGACCAAGCAACCCACCCTGACTTCAAGGATAAGACAGCGGTTGATTGGGCTGTCGAGTTTGCGGTGGATGGTATCCTTAATGACAGCACACGGGTCAAGCATCAGAAGCTCGACGATATCGCACGTGTGCTGAAAGGAACGCCTGTCGATGTTGTCGAAAAGCGCTGGGACGATGGCACAATCGAACACGTTCCAACGCTCGGTGCGCCATCTGAAGACTACATCAGTCTGCGCCAAGAACTGGCCAATCAAGGCTATAGCTTTCAGCTGGATGATGGCTTGCCAGAACCAAACGACGATGACGACGACCTGTAATAGGCCGTCATACAAAGCTACCCGAGATTCGGGTAGCTTTTTTTCTTTGTTCTCAACTAGGGAAATAAAAAAATGCTCGACACCTTTAGCTTTTATTTCACCGCGTATTCTAAAGCGGTGGCCAGTAACCCCATGTTGGCAGGCTTCGCCCTGTATTTCACGGGCGCACTCACATACCTTGCACGCAATCTCCCCAGGGCACTCTGGGACTGGCTGAGCCATGCGCTCACTACCAGCATGGAGATGAACAACAGTGGCTACAGTGCGGAAGAGACCCACTTCAATTCCTTCCTCATCTGGTTCATGCAGTCTCGCTGGTCGAAGTGGAGCCGCAACATTTACAGCGGCGTGGGTCACACCAACAACACGTGGGGTTCTTTCATCGGCCCAGGCCGTGGGCGCCATTTTTTCTTTCTCAACGGCCGCCTGTTCTGGTTCTATAAACGCTCGGTGGATTCACAGGGCACCAACAAACAAAAAGAAGAAATCACGATCCACACACTGGGGCGCAAACAACAACCCTTGATCGACTTGATCAATCTCTTTGAAGTCAAAGAAACCGACGATACCACTGCGGTGTATTGTTACAGTAAAAATTCATGGGATTTGGTGGCGCGCATTCCAAAGCGAGGCTTCGAGACGGTCTGTATTGATCCGGAAATCAAGAGTCAGCTGATTGAGCGCCTCGACCGGTTCGACCAGAACGAAGCCTGGTACCGCAGTAAAGGTATCCCCTACAAATCGACCAACCTGCTCTATGGTCCCCCGGGCACCGGTAAAAGTACCATCACCAAAGCGGTGGCGAGTCGGTATAACCGTTCACTCTGTCTTCTCGATTTGAGTGCGATGAGTAACCGGATGCTGCAAGATGCACTGGCGTCGATGCCGAGTAAGGCAGTGCTGCTACTCGAAGACATCACGGAAGCCACCAATGCCGTAAAGGGCCAAGACGGTGGCCGTCGCACCGGCGATCGCCCAAAAGCGGAAACAGACGAAAACGTAACGGTAACGGAAGATGCGCCGGCATTACCTAAAATACCTAGCAGTATCGATGAAATGCTGGGTACGGGTTTGACTTTGTCCGGTATCCTTAACGCGCTCGACGGTATCATTCCACTCAACGACGTCATCGTCATGATGACCACCAACCACTTCGAAAAGCTGGCAGGATCGCTAATTCGTGGTGGTCGGGTCGATCACAAGTATTACATCGGCTACATGACCAACGACGAAATTCACGAATACGTGGCACTCATGTACCCGGGTCAAGCGTACGACCCCACGATCGTTTTCCAAAGAGCGCTCGGCTGCGATATCTTCACTGCCTTCATGGAAAGTCCACACGACCTCAAGAGCTTCCTCAAGGGAGTGTCTTATCTCCAACATGCGCCATCAAGCGCGGCGAGCGAAGCACTTTCGTAAACCAGAATAAAACAAATCGAGGTCACATATTACCAAAGTGACCTCTACTCTGTATTGGAGAATAAGAAATGAACAAAGGCGTTTTGATTACCCTTGAAGGTCCCGATGCTTGCGGGAAGACCACCCAATGTAACTACCTGGAAAAACTTTTAACCGACAAAGGCTATAAAGTGACTCGAAGCCGAGAACCGGGGGGAACAGAGGTGGCTGAAAAGCTTCGCGCTATCTTGCTACAAGAGTCTCTCACGCCGATGACAGAAATGTTCCTCTTCTTTGCGTGCCGCGCCGAGAATATCGAGAAAATCATTAAGCCGGCGATCAACCGTGGCGAGGTTGTGATCTTTGACCGATTCATCGATTCATCAGTGGCATTCCAAGGGTACGGTCGGGGCCTGATGGATCAAGTATACGAATTGAAATCGATGCTGTTCGAACGAACTAAAGTACGAATCGATCACACGCTTTTCTTCGACATCACGCAAGAAGAAAGTTTGAGGCGCTTGAAGAAGCGTAGCGGGGAAGATCGGTTTGAACTCGAAAACATGGAGTTTAAAGATCGCGTTTTTAAAGGGTATCAAGAAGTACTGGATGATGTTGGCCACCGAATCAGTAAAATTGACGCCAATGGTACGATCGAAGAAGTGAAACGCCAAATCTTTGATTGGGTAGAAAAATTCACTGAACAGTACCCACTGCTGTAATGGATTATTAAAAAAGACAATAAAGGAAATAACATGGGAACGTGGGTGGAAAATCCTAATGCCGATCAGGCATCTGCCAAGCAAACAGAAACTGATCGGTATCGTCGTCGGGAACAGGAATACAAACGCGATGGAAATAACAAATCGCACCGTTCCAAAGAAGAACGCACCTCACAGCGTAAGACGGCCAAAGCGGCAAGAAAGCGTAATCGAAAATAGAAAGCTCGTGTGGATATGAATTAACTAGGAGAAAAACATGAAACTATTTGTTTGGGCATCACCTTTCTTTGGTCACGACCATATCGCTGTTGTTGAGGAGACGGAGGAAAAGGCGCGCATTGCTGTCGAAAAGGGGCTTACGAAAGAAGGAACTCGTACCGTTGACGAACTCTCCGCATGGAGAGAAGGAAAGTACGAAGAACTCATTGTAAGTGAAGTGGGTGAACCAGTTTACTTTCCCAATTCGTAGCAAAGGAGAAGAAGGATGTATCGAAACCTGAGCAACGACGAGTTCTTGTTCTTCTTTGGGGCGGTCCATCCATTCTCCAATTGGAACCAAGAAGCGAGCTTTAAGCTGCGTGGGATTGAGTTCTCGTGCGGTGAGCAAGCGATGATGGCATGGAAGGCAAAGTTCTTTAACGACCATGTTACCTTTGAAAAAATCATGCAAGCTACCCACCCGAATGAGCAGAAAAGTTTGGGACGTGGCGTCACGCCGTACAACGATGCCACCTGGGATGCGGCGCGAGACCGCATGATGTTCATTATCTGCGTGGAGCGAGCGCGCCAAATCAAGGCAGTGGATTTGGCGCTCCAGCTGTCAAGAGAAAAAGAAATCGTTGAAGCATCGCCCTACGATAAAATCTGGGGTGTAGGATTGGGTGATTACGACGATCGCATTTTGGATCGTCGTAATTGGCGAGGTCAAAACCGACTCGGGAAAGCATGGATGCTGGCCCGGGAATTTAGAAAGAAAGAAAGGGGAATAAAATGAAATTGAAGGCACGACTGGTTTACCTCCGGCACTGTCTTATCAATTTCTGGAAGGAGAAACTGCGTCGTCGGAATAACAAGAAAGAGTGGTTAGAACACTACCGTAAACAAGGCATTGTGCCAAGAAAGAAAGGAATAAGAAAATGGAAATAGCAAAGATGCTGGGACTGGAGCAAAGCCTCGGGGTATTGGCCAAGCAGCTGGAAGAAGCCACGCTGGAGCCGCCGAAGGATAAAGGAACAGCCTTTACGCTGGCCTGCGGTGAGATGCTGTACTTCGATCATGCAGTATTGAATCATACGCAACGCGCACAGATGGTCGAGAAGTACCGTTCCTTTGCGCGTGAGTTGACACAGAAAATCGAAGTCTTGGCTGCCCACCAAGTGCCGGGTATTTACATCTCGCCCCAAGGTGTATCAATCATGGACGAGGCTGTCGGCCGCTCAACGTTTCGTATCCTCTCGCTCGATGCGCCCTACAAAGCGTGCTTCTCCCGAAAGCACGCTGTCATCGTGAAACTTTTTTATGGCGTGATGAATCGGAAAGATAAACCGCCGATCCTGATGCTTGATGTACGCGCGGAAGAATGGATGGTGGTACGACGTAAAGGTGAAGATACGGAATTCATTCCAAATGGTTTGCTCGAACGTGTGACTGGCGCAGAGAAAGGATAAAAAATCATGACCTCCCTAGACAAAGCAATGTTGGGCGGCATCTTCTTCATTACTTCGGTGGCGGCCAGCTTCGTGATGGATGCACGGAGAAGTGCCCAAGCGGCGCCACCAGAAATCAACTCGCAGGCTGCGATGGTCAATCCCAATCCGGCCCGCATCCTGAACCGCACAACAATAAAAATTGATGGCCGACAGTACGAACAAGTAACCACGGAAAATATACCCGGACTTGTTTGCGTGACGACTGTTCATATGCACGCGTCCATAGAAGCAATGCAGCCCGCCATCAGCTGCGTCCGTTACTGAATTCAACCTAAGAAAGAACAATCATGAATACCATGCACCAGTACTACGACCTCATCCGGAAAGTCATCACCGAAGGTAACATCCGTACCGACCGCACCAACACCGGTACCATTTCGTTATTCGGCCCGCAAATCGAATTCAACCTCGCCGACGGCTTCCCGCTCGACCCCAGCCGCCAAGTGTTCCTGCGCGGCGATCTGGAAGAACTCTTCTGGATGCTGCGTGGCTCGACTAACAATAACGAACTGACGGCCAAGAACGTCAACATCTGGACCCAGTGGGCAATCCGCCAAGAGCACGTAGAATACACCCAAGCCGAGCGTCTTGCCATGCTTCGCGAGAAGTTCATGCAAGACACCGGCGATGGCGCCGCTGGCCAGACGGTTTATTTGTCAACGATGGCCGAAGCGATCGATATCGACAAGATGCTCGACGGTCACGGTATTCCGAAGGAAAAATACGCCAAGGAGCAGTTGGCCATGCTCTTCCAGAAGCTAGTGGAAAAGAACGGTTCCAAGGAAATTGCTCTATCCCACTACGACGCGATGTTCAAAGGCGGTGTGAGCCAAGAGCAGTTCAACACCATCATGAAGAACTACGGCATCCCCGGCGCCCCGAAGATCGGCGCCCTCGGTCCCATTTATGGCGAGCAGTGGTGTAAGTGGCCTGACCCAGAGAAAGACGAGACCAAGTTCTTTTCAGTACCAGAGCGCGTCCAGATGGCCGAAGATTATCTGGCCAGCGGCGCGGCTGAAAAGTTCACGCAGGCAGACTTGGACAGCGTCAAGGACCAGTACCAACAATACCTCGATGAGAAAAGTAATGGCGCCACTGGCTCGACGATGGAAGAACTGCTGCACGATGACATCGATACTTGGGGTATCCCCAACAAGGTCACGCGACGTACCACCCACAACCAAATCGCCAAGCTGATCGAGGACCTAAAGAAGCGACCCAATTCGCGGCGTCACATTGTCTCGACCTGGAACGTACCCTACCTGCCGGACGAATCGCTGTCGCCCCAGCAGAACATCATGCGTGGTAAAATGGCACTGGCGCCATGTCACACCCTCTTCCAGTATTACGTGGAAGGACGCGCGTCCATGGAAATGTGTAAGGAACTTACGACAGAGCAACTGGACGAGTACATGCAATATTGCAGAGAAAACGAGCTAGAAGTTCATGCTTTCCAATCGGATCAGCGCGGGTTTATCGACGATCCGAAGTACTGGGAAGTAATTTTCAATTTCGACAAGAAGAAGTTGGTCAATGACTGGTTCAAAGAACGTGGCATCAAAACCCAGAAGCTGTCCTGCAAGTTGTACCAGCGTTCGTGCGATCTCCTCGTCGGTGGCGCCTTTAACATTGCCGCCTATGCTGCACAAACCATGATGGTCGCCCAGTGCGTCGACATGGTCCCGGGCCGGTTCATCCATACATTCGGCGACGTCCACATCTACAAGGACCACATGTTGCCTAACTCGGATGGCGACTCTGTGTTCACGCAGTTGGAACGTGAAGTGCGCGCGATGCCGGTCCTCTTGATTAACCCGGAAGTGAAAGACATCTTCGCCTTCAAGTACGAAGACTTCAAGTTGACCGATTATAACCCCCACAAAAAGATCAACTACAAAGTCGCGGTTTAACAACAAGAGCCACCTTCAGGGGTGGCTTCCTTTGCCCAAGAAAGTACGTATGAAATTCAATAACATTGTTGTAATCGCAATCGTGGCACTTTGTTTTATTGGTCTTCTTGGTATTGTTATGGACCACTGGAGTAAAGTGGATGCGGATAACAATGCCTTTGCCAAAGAATGTAACGACCGTGGCGGCTACGCCGAGTTTGACGCATCGGCGCGCCAATGTTTGTTCTATAGTGGCGAAGGCTCGGTTAAAATCGAGGTGAAAGTAACATGAAACAGGTAACACTCATTGCCGCATTGGATTCCTGCGGCGGCATCGGCTTCAATAACAAACTTCCTTGGCGCATCCCCGCAGACTTAAAGTACTTCAAGGAAAAGACAGTCGGGGAGACGGTGATCATGGGCCGCAAGACCTATGAATCGATCGGCAAGCCGCTGCCGAATCGCCACAACATCGTCTTGACCCGCAACTGGGTGGACTACTACACCGATAAAGGCGTCAGTACGGCGTCGTCGATTAAAGAAGCGATTTTGATGGCAGCGCTTGACACATCGGTATTCATCATCGGCGGCGGCGAAGTGTATCAGGAAGCATTGCCACTCGCTAATCACATGCTGCTCACGCACATCAAAGGCGATTTCAATTGCGATACCTTCTTCCCCAAGTTCAATCCAGGGGAATGGAATTGCTGGGAGCAAGCCGAAGAAGTGTGTGGGCGGTCCGGCCTGACGTATTCCTTTCAAACCTACATGCGTAAACCGGGGATGGTGCGCTAAATGAAAACCGATAATTCAATCAGGGAAGCCGTTGCCGGCATTATCAAAAACAGCGTAAAGCATCCTTACTATGCGGCCGGTGTCGAGGCTGCGAATGTCTGGCAGCTTCTGGGGCAGGGAAAACCGATGATCCCAGAAGACGATACGATTCGTCTCGGCCTAGATGCAATCAACCGCGACGTGTATCTGTCGTTTGCTGAAGTTTTCAACTACCGTTGCACGATCGCCAAAGAAGTCGAACCGGGCGTGGATGCGTGGCGTTTCTCCAAGCACCCGAATGCATCGTGAGTGTTGTCCGCTACCGTGAGGGTAGCGGATTCTTTCTATTTTTTCCGTGGAGTTAAGAATGGACATTAACAATGAACCCACCTCGTGCCATTATTACAGCAAAGCGCAAGTACAAAACTTGAAGGATGCATGGCAGACGATGCGTACTATTCCATCGATTGCCGATCAAGCTAACCCGTTTTCGGCATCGCGGTTTAAGCTAGGGGAAACGGTAAAGAAGTGGTTCTTTACAAGCGCGGGTCACCACGCTGCATTGGGTGTTATCATTGAAGTCGATCTGATCGATTGCGGACATCAAGACATCATTGCTTATAAAATCGCTTTCCCTGTCGAAGACAGTGACGTTTACTTGATGAGCCCGAATTTCATTGCACACATCAGTCCAGCAGACACCACTGCGCCTGAGTACCCGTATTACGCGTGGCCGCTGGAAGTGGTCAAAGATCGCACTCCAAAAATCAAAGGCAGTCACCTGTCGCTGGTAAAATAGTTTCTGTTGTAAAAAATTAAATGTTCAAGAACTTGTATGAAAGTCCCTATTAACCACAACAACTAAGGATGTCCTATGCAATTCGCTATCGCTCGTCGTAACCGCAACATTGCAGTGGTACTTTATTTCGTATCGTTGGCGGCCCTGTTGTTCGCCAGCTATCAGGACCGGTCGATGTCGCACAATGTGGAGATCGCTCTCGTCGGCCACATCGCGGCGGTTATCCTCTTGATTGCGGCCATACGCATGCACGCTATCGGTGAAGCGACCGAAGCTGGTCAGAACATCATCGCGTACACTTTCGGTGAACAAAACGAGGTGCGCATCCTCGTAGGCACTGCCTGCGGCTTCATCAACCGTTTCCAAGGCGCAGCCGAGGAAAGCGTACAGTACTTGGCGATGAAAGGGCGTGATGGCTTGATCTACGCCGCAGGCAGTGCCCTGCTGCACGAGCATATGCGCCAATATGTCAATGGCTTGAACCCGGGTCCGATCCGCAGCTACGGGTGGCTGACCAACACCGGACGATACATCGACAACGGCACCGCATGGGAACTTGCAGTGGACGCCGGTCAATTGCAAGGTACAAACGGTGACGCCGAAGGCGTGCTCTCGCCATTGCATCTCTGGCCCCAACTCTATCAACAAAAGACTGCATAAACTATGTACTACCCTGCTGTTAGACTCATTCTGGTTTTCCTGTTGGCAACGCTTTGTGCGTGGTTCTATCACGAATATGCACAAGAAGAAGGCACTAACAGGGGCCGTTTGGTGCAGCGATAACGGCCACCCTTCGGGGTGGCTTTTATGCTGCATTTTTTACTAGGTTGCTACACTTCTATGTGCACCTTTATCCACTAGGAACTATCATGCAAAATCAAGCCAGCATCACCATCGAAACCGACGAGTTCAAATTTGACATGGACGACCGTGCATTCTACGAGAAGCACATCTTTTCGCGCTATGCGCCGGCCTTCGCCAAGGCAGCCAAACTGATGCGGGAGACGATCGAGGTCGCCGAGATGCAACCGAAGTTCAGCGTGCAGGCCGCGCTGGCTGCAAACAAGGAAGGTGTCGGGGAAAACTACACTGTGTACTTCAAGCGCGATATGCCAGCCACTGCGCTCTTGTCTGTCGGCATCCAGCAAACCGGCGATTCCTCTGACGACGGTGAAGTCTATCTGTCGAAAGAGAATGCACTGGCCAAGTTCGATGAATTCGTTGTAAAACACCACGGCATGGCACTGGTCTCGCAAGACGGTATCGACAGCGTCGAGTTTGTTTCGCTGGCGCACAAGGTGCGGGTGTTCATGCGCCTGATCGATGAACGCAGCTGCATGATCGCGTGCGCGGTCGACCTCGATGAAAATGAACCCTCGGTCACGGTGAGTTTCGATTTCGAGGAACCAGGCGCGCTCATCGTGTTTACCCTCTACGCTCGTTAAGGCAACTGCCCCGCCTTCGGGTGGGGTTTTTATGCTTGGTTTTTTACTGAGGTAGCACTGGGTATAGACATTTACCACAGGAACTTTCGCGATGAGTCATAAAAAACCAAGTGCTGAGCAATACCGTCAACTCGCCGGTGAGATTTATAAAGAAGCATCAACGGTCAATAACTTGGCACAGGTAATGTCGACCAAGTTCTCCCAAGCACTGCTGATGATCGCCACCAATTTGCCGGTAGAAGGGCGCCAGGCGTTGATGGCCTTACACGAAGAGTTCCTGATCGAGATGGACCCGTTCCGTGCGCACGAACGCTTGTCTTTCGACGAAGCTTTCTCGGGTCACGGCACGCTTGCCAGTTATCTGCGTGAAAAGACCGATCTGAGTAAGATCGCCCCGCTCTATCCCGAGCATAACGGGGAAACTATCCTCGATGCAATCCGCGCCGATTTGGTCGATTTCGATTACGGCCTGTATCAGGACGAGAAAGAAATTGAAGAGTTCAAAGCATTCTTGTCGGATTTGCATAAGAACGCACATGAAATCATGCCGCCGTTTTTCAATAAGTGCGATGACTTCCGTGGGTTTCTGGGTGTATGCAATCAGGAAAAGATGGTCAATATTGAAAAGGAATACGCATCGGGTTTTTATGAGGACACCGCGCGACCATGCCATCTCGATGGTTCGTTCCCTTGGATTCTCTTCATCAAGAAGACCTTCTTCCCGCGAAGTAAACATGCGGTCCATGCAGTACTCCTCTTGCGGCAAGGTTGGGCGCCGCAAGTGCTTATCCAACACCCGTTGGAAGATTGCTGGTATGAATGGGATCAGTGTCATTTGATTCCGGGCATGACGGAAGCACTGCTGCGTGAATACACCTTCATCAGTATTCCGCTGATGAGCACTTCCGAACGGGGTTGGGATTTCGAAGCCTTATTGGCCCAGATCAAGAAAGACAATGGCGCCCGCCTACGCCAGCACGCTGTTTTACCGAAATCGCAGATCATGTTTCAACGCGCTGCGGACAAACCGAAGCCGGTGTTTGGCGACTTTATGTTTGTCGACGGCAGCGCGCGACTGACTGTTACCGCAGGTAACGTCTGCCTTGTTATTTACTGCTCCGAAGTCAATGGGCAGTGGGGAGAGGAAATTCGTTTTATCCGCCCGCAAAATCCGAACTGCCTTATCAGTATCCCCGTGGACTTGAAGGACATCCCACTTCAACAGCAGCGCGTCTTGGTCCAACGCGCGTTCCACGCCATCGAGCGCAAGAACCAGCTGATTATCCAACACCAACAGAAAGAAAAGGAATCCACATGAAAGTTAACTACGATATCAATAAGAAGCACCCGCAATCCATCCTGGGCTTTTTCAGCCAGTACTTCGAAGGCCGTTTTCATAACGGCTTGACCGAGTACCCGTACGAGCGGTTCTTGGAAGAGGTGTATCCCTACCATCTCACGGCCGAGCGCAACATGCTGGAAAACTGGGATGGCGTGCGTCAAGCGCTGCCCTGCGTAGCGATCCGACAGAAACGTCCGAACGGCGAAACGCAGTACTGGGGTTTCCGCCGCACTGACAAGGTCGGCGAGGCCCGCATCGCCGGCATGGTGGCCTGCTTCTGGGGTGGTCACGTCGATGCTGTCGACGTATCGTTTAACGACAAGTCGGTTCTCGCGCTGGATCTTACGCTCAAGGTTGGCCGTGACCGTGAACAAGGTGAAGAATACCGCATCTTCCGTGAAGCCTCGCCCTTCGAGAAAGACTGGTCGATCAAGCTACCACTGACGCCAGCCAACCAATTCATCGCCAACAGTACGGTTGAAGTCGATCGGCACCACGTGGCAATCATCTATACGGTCGACCTGCCGGAAGACCACGCGGTCGAAGTGCGCGAAGACGAACTGGAAGACGTGCCGCCGATGACGGCGCAAGAAGCTCTCGACGCGCACGAAGCCGGCCAGTTCGAACTGGAAAGCTGGGCGCTGATCTACTTCCGCCACGTGCGTGCCAAGGAACTGCTCGACTCTGGCGCCGTAGTCGCTATCGACCCCGTACCCGAGCGGCTGGCGGACGTTTCTCTGACCCCTTACAAGCGTAGTATCGCCGGCATCGTGAAAGACGGCGAGATCAGCGAGGCCGATAAAGCGCAGGGCTACAGCTGGCCTGTCAAAATCCAATTCGGCCAAGCTACCGACTGGGACCATGGCCCGTTGTACGACGCTTACGTAGCGCGCCGTGGCAAGAACTGGGACGAGTTTAAGCGCAAGGTGATCCTGATGTTCGGCATCGAAGGCAGCAAGAAAGTCTGGGAAACACCGGAAGACACGAATGCAACGGCACTCTTTCCGGCCGAGGCAGAAGCGTACCGAATGCTGTTCCGCTCGGCGGGTGTTGAACACACAGTCGGTCAGATGCTGACGGTACTTGACCTCTTGGCGATGGACACGGTCAAAGCAATGACCCTCATCCATGTGCAGTTCGACGCCGACATGAATATCGTCGATGGCCCGTACAAGCTCGTCAACGGCGAAAAGGTGCCCCATAAGTCGGTCGCTCTCGAAAGACCGCCGCAGGTGGTCCATGAAGAAGGTGGTGACGAGGATCTGGCAGCACATACCCGCCAAGCGGCCGAAGCATGGTTCAGCGGCATCGATCATCCAGACATCGTTGAAATCCGCGAAGCCGTGATCGCCAAAATCTTGGAAAAGCAGCGGCTACAAGAATCCAAACCGGACGCATGGGATAACTTCAAGCCCAGCAAGTCAGTCGAATAAACTATCGGCATAAAACCGCTACCTTCGGGTAGCGGGTATTGACTAGGAAAAAATAAGAATGGAAAAGAAGAAGGTTCCTTTGCTGTTGTTCTCGGGCGGTCTCGATTCGTCCTACATGTTGCAAACGTATCTGGAAAAGGGTGACGTTGAAACACTTTACGTCAAAGGAGCACAGCATCCAGACAAAGTCACGCTCGAATTGCGGGCTCGCACGCGCATCATTGCCGAACTGGAAAAGAAGACCGGCAATAGGGTTCTCAAGGACCGTGTCGTTAATCTCCACGATTTGTTCGAAGGCGACATGCCTGACCGTGCTTTTGTTCAACCCATCACCTGGATCACCGGTGCGCTCCAAGTATCGAACGGAGAGAAGCATGCTCACCTTGCTATTGGCTATGTCAGTGGCGACCAAGTTTCTTCCGAAATTCCGTTCATACACGCTGCATGGGAAAACATACAGCACTTCACGAAGCAAAATACTATCCCGGTTGAGTTTCCATTGAAGGTCACCACCAAGCTGATGATCCTCGATAACATCTGGCCTGAAGTGGTTCAGCACGTCTGGGTCTGTGAAATGCCCGAGCGGCGCGGTGACCGTATCGACGGCGTGGGTAGTAAAAAAAGACCAAAATCATGCGAATGGTGCGCAGCATGTCTTACACAGGCTGGCACCTTGGCGATGTGGAAACAGAAACACGGTGAGCCATACAGCCATAGATTCATCGCGCGGCTGCGTTGCAATAAGTTAAGAGAAGAAGATGCGTTAAAACGAGTACTACTGAAAGAAACTATCCCTCCAAGAGAAAATTCAAGATGAAAATCAAACGTTTCGATATCCCTATCAAAATCTTCGTCACCCGTTTCTTCACGCCCTATCCCAAGAAAACAGTCGAACGTGAGCGCTCGACCGTCGAGACCCGAGAAGGTCGAATACGGGCACCGAAAGACATCGAAGACGAACTGATCAAGCTCCTCGCCGACGCCAAGGCATCCAATCTCGTGATTACGGTGACCCAACAGTCCGTGTTCCCGCCGGCGATGGGCCGCATCCAAGATCACATCGTGATTCGCGAGTCATATGAAGTTGCGCGCATGATCATGGAGCGCAAAGACTTCAACCAAGACAAGGAACAAGAGTGATATGGACGATTCCTTGATTGTGCGTGAAATCTTCGCCCACCGCGTCGACGATCACGTGTCGCCGCTCAAGATCGAGTGCCTTGGGGTTGCGGCACAGGGCGGCGCACAGAACTATTACCGGATCACCGGTTTTAATTACGCAGCCGACGGCAAAACGGTCAATGCCCTGCCAATCTCTTTTCAGATTGGCAACCCCGAGGTGTTGGGCGTCAACGGTGTGACCATGGAAGCACTGCTGGCGGTGGTCATTGACCGCCTGTCAGGATTGCAAAAAGGGATGTACCCGTGTAGCGAAAACAATATGGCTTTGGGGCATCTCGAAGCCAGCATGACTTACCTGCACGCACGGTCGCGCCGTATTCAACAGACGCTGTTTGAAATTGAAGCCATGCCTGAACTGCCAGAAAAGAATTGATGTAAATTATTACATTAATTTCCCTATGGTATGTTTAGTACTGGGTAACTCATTTTCCCCAACCTGAATAAAGGGTAACCGATGAACAAACTCGAATAACCAAAAACTATCTGATGATCCGTGAAAACCGGAGCCACGTGCTGAGCACTGTGCGAGGTGTCACCGTATCCAGCGGTGTGGTACGTGGTTGGGATAATACCCCATGAAACCCGAGGGCTCCAGAAGTTGTTCTGGGATTGCTTCTGCCGGTTGACAGACCCTTCACGGAGTCTAACAACTGAGTGTGTGTGCCTCTGGTCATAGAACGTGACGTTTTTGGGTTACGGTACGTCGCATTTTCCTTTCCTAGGAAAAGATACCATGCAAGCTTCCAACTTGTGAAAACCGTACGGCCAAACTTTCTGGGTGGAACCAGTCATGTTTGGCAAGTTGTCCACATTCCCGTGGCGGCCCTCCCTTGGGCAGCGGACAGCGGGAAAGAGCATATTACCCCGGCCCGTGTGGAGTGTGGGTGGTTGGTGCCGCGGCCTGCGGCCAGTGCTCTGTGTGCAGCCTGTAACACCTTTCTCGTGTTGGCTGAAAACAGCCGGCCTCTTTGGAACCCGCCAAAGATGATTCGCTCGATATTGGGATACCGACGGGATGTCGGGGTCGGGGGAATGCGTGTGAGGGTGTTACGGGATGTACAGTGTTTTCATGGATCGTGATAGGGATGTCCGATCTTGACAGTCACCCTTCGGGGTGACTTTTTTCCGACTACTAAAGAAAACGATACCATGAAACATTTACGATTGGCATTGGAGCATAACTCACCATTAGCTAACATGGAAGAGGTGAGGGCGGAACCAGAAGGAAATATGTGGTTTCGACACACCTCGCCGTATGCGCTGGCTGAATTGAAACCGTTGAGTTACGATGAATTGGAAAAGGTTCGGCCCGATTACGATGTTGAGGCACGTAAAAGGACAGAAAAGAAATACCATCGCTTGGCACACACGAATCCCGACACGAGTTTTCTTTACGCCACGATGGTGGGATTTCATCAGATGGAAGATGTGCTGTCTTACCCAGGTTACACATATTTCTTCAAACTGGAACTATGGCAATTGCCCGAATGTATCTTTGATGTCGTCGATCAAAAGAAGTGGATGGAGCCGACCAAAGGTATTGCTGGATACACGCTGGCACGAGACATTTGGACGCGGCATCGGCGAGAATTTAAACCGTACGAGGAAGAAGGTCTCGGCACTATTGAACCACGTATCGAGCTTATCATTCCGTATTCGGTAAAACCCAAACTCTATGTCCCGCAAGAAGAAGACCGTTAGAAGGCAGAGGGAGGCTAACGCCTCTCTTTATGCCGGATTGTGAAAAATACCGAGGCAAGATATTTCATAGTGAACACAGGGAGAAACAGATGTGGCCGTCAGTCATCGTACTCGATACGCAGCGTATCATGAAAGCGTTTCGCGAACACGCGGAGCAGTCCGGTAAACCACTCGATTTTCCAGATGAAATGGTACGTGAGATTGTGGTCTGTCTTCGTCATGCAAGACGCGCGACGCTGCGCCTGGACCAACTCATGTGGTGTATCTTGAGTAACGAATTCGAGCACCATTACGCAGCGTACGCGGATTCCACCGTATTGGTATTTATTGAAGAACTGGGCAATGTACTAATGGATAGCATTATCCGACATAATCTCTACGACCAATACGGCACGCTGCACTATCGTTATCTAGAACCCCGAGTGGTTGATTTTAACTGTATCATTTTAAAGAGGAGTGAAAATGTTGGTAGCGACGACCCCCTCCCCAGCCCAACCCCCCGTTATCATTTTTGATATCAGTGAAGTGATGTGGGAGTACCGAGACTGCTTTGGTCCAGAGAGCGATGCAGGCATCGATATGGAGTATCTCTTCAATGATATTTTGCAAGCATTGAAAGTTCACCAGTATCACCCCAATGTACTCTTTATCTTGGCGAAGGCAGTGATTGCCAATAGCCGCGAGTACTTGCCTGTCGAAGAAAAAAGAATTGAAGAAGCCATCTTACAGTTGGGTGAGGTGATTCACAAGAAGTTACAGAGCAGCGGCTTTTACATCAACCAACAACACCCGTACCATTTACATCGTCTTTTCATGAACAACAGTTTGGTGCTTGCTCATGAAGGGTATTCGGACTACGTGGAATTCTAATCGATGGGCCTTCAGGCTCATCTTTTTTTTTTGTCTGTTCAAGAACCATTAGAATTAATTACAGCAACATATTACAAAGGGAGCACAAGTGAATGTGACTCTTAACTAACTTGAAGAAAGAGGAAAGAACATGAAAATCGAAATTGCAGACTGCATGAAAGTCGCCAAAGACTTGGTGGAAATGATGAAAAAGATCGATGGGTGTGACCCGCGCGACACTTCGCAATTAAGTGTTCGCATTAACCCTATTATGCTGGAAGACAACAATGGCACGGAACGGCCGGGTATTCAGGTGCTTAATACCGAGAATAGCTCAACCGTAAGTTACATGGTCGTGGGCGGTCATCCGAGATGTTTTACGATCGAATACATGATGCTGACGCTGGCGGAACACGAGTCTGAAGAAGAAGATTTTCCAAGTAATTTCTTGGACCTCGACCGCGACGGCATGGCTTTGTTTAGTTTGCACGTATTTAATTTCCTAGGATTCGGTGTGAAACCCACCGTACCTGGCGGCGAAGGCGATTAAGAAAAAAGTACGAGAAGGGGGGCAATAATGTGATTGACCTCCCCATTGTTTTGTCTAACTGAAAGAGACTTATCATGACTACCGCCTGTGCAGTTGCTCAAGAGTCGTATCGTATCAGGATGGACATCGGTATCAAAAGTGATAATGGCCATGTGCTCCTTCGTGCGAGGGAATATACGACCACGATCACGCCGCCGGTGCAGAAGTACACGACACATGCCGCAATCATGACGCGTTGTGAAAACCTCGCGCTGGCGGAATACGCCAAGCAATTTGAAACACAAATGGATGGCGACATGACCATCCAACGTCTGCTCCGTGGAAAAGATTGGAGCTTCTTCTACAAAGTCAATACGTTTAAAAAGGAGTAATACGGTGAAATCGAAAGAAATGATGATCAAGGATGCACGCATGTATTTGCGTTCGGCCAAAGCGGGGATTAGCGAGGATGGCGCTTCCCTTACGTTTATGGAAGCAATGGCGGCAGCTAAACAAGCCGAACAAGCCGCTGCCGAGCTTTATCGCTTGGCCGGGCGTATCGAAGTTGAAGCGGACATTAAACGAAAGAAGGCAATCGGCAGTGCCGCCGACGAATTGAAATACATCGTCGCGGCGTAAACAAATAAAAAGGAATAAGAAGAAATGAGTACTCGTAAGAAAAAGGTTGAGGAGTTTAAGTACAAAGTCAAGACGACCCAAATTCCCGTGATGACACTTGAACAAAAGCAAGAAACGCTGGTACGCGAAGAACAAAGCAAACGCTTGCTTCGTATCCAGTGCTACATGGGGCTGGAGAAGATGCAACTCGGTATCGCCACACAGGCCGATTGGTATTTGATTCAGTTGCGTCTCAGCGTCGGTGACCGGATGGTGGATGTTTTGGAAAAGAACAACGTCGATCTGAGTACGGATGACATCCGCGATTTGAATACGGTTGCCGACGCCGGACTGAAAGCGTTATACGCGATCGGTGAGCGCATCAACGATAACTTGACGACGGAGTTCTATACCACGTTTGACGAGCGTGGAGATATCGAAGCCGCGCTGAACCTATCGGATGAACTTGAAGACCTCGTCACTGAGTTCTACGGCAGTGCGGTCTTCGCGCGTCTGTACTTGGACACCAAGAACCATTTGATCAGGATGCATCCATAGCGTAAGGGAGGCCCATGCCTCCTTTATGCCGTGTGGTGAAAGTTTATTGGGTCGAGATTATTATTGAGGAGGGCATCTAAGATGACAATCGCTATTATCGGTACTGCGGGACGCGACAAGACCAAACCCATGAGGCTTCCCCTCTACATGTGGATGTTGGGGGATGTCTATCAACGGGTTCCGAAAGGGGCGCACGTGAAGTCAGGTGGTGCAGCATGGGCCGACCACCTATCGGTCTCACTTTTTTTGTTCGGCCACGCAGGTGAAATCACATTGCATTTGCCGGCGCCGTTCGTGAACGGGCGTTTCGTGGACAGTGGGTTCAAAAGCGCAGGTAGCGCGGCCAATTACTATCATGGTCTCTTCAGTCAAATCATTGGCCGTGATACCTTGGGACAAATTGCTCAAGTTATTGAAATGGGGCAAGTGCAGGGAAACCGGTTTGTCCACATTGAATGTGAACCTGCTTCACCCGGAATCGGCGGCATGTTTGCCCGCAATAGCAAAGTCGCAGTCGCTGATGAAATGCTGGCCTACACCTTCGGCAAAGGCGACATCCCGGCCGATGGCGGCACACTCGATACATGGAACAAATGTAACGGTAAGAAGACGCACATTTCTTTGCCGTATCTTTAGGAATAGAAAAGAAAGGATAAGAACATGTTTCAAGTGATCAAACTCAATGACGGGACCAAGGTCGAATATTACAAAGACAGTCGTCCTTTCGTCCGTGGTTTCGGTACGGTGATCAAATCAATTCTGGGCCTCAATCACGTGCTGCACTGGAAACAGATGAAGCGTAATGAAGGGTTCGAATTGATGAAGAAGTATCCGCCCTTCATGAAGTTCTTTACACCACCCCGGCTAATCTTGGAAAAACGTAAAGAACTACGCGATGGCGAGATAGTTCACCCGTACTACTACGTCGACGAAACAATCTTCGTGCCAGCTGGACCATGGCCGACCTGCCCGATCCACCTCTGGATGCCGCTGGATACTGACGCGTGGGTGCGTCAGCGTGTCGACATCATCGTCGACCACTGGAAGGGCGCCGAAACGGCCACAAGCGCAGAAGAATGGGTCATAACGGTGCATCAACGTACCAAGGTAGAGAAAATCTCTCCATCTTTCGAATGGGCCAGCTTTGACATACTCACAGCACGGTCCCAAGGAAAGTCGATCTATCAAGATTCTGCAAGCCGTCGGCAGTACGATGGTTCGTCGATGGCATGGCTGCGCGAACTGTTCGAGGCATCGAAAGAAGTCCCGGATCAGGAACTGCCATCGTCGTACCCGAACGTGCGTGCCAAGTGGCGCAGTCTCGCCAGCCAAGTATCCCTCGCATGGCGGCTGATCACAAAGGGCCTCACGCGAACGACCGACCTGTTCGTACTCAACATGATGAACTGGACGTCAAAACCCAAGATCAGTCTGTCAAGCGCACTGTGGCAGCACGAACGCATGCACCATGTGCTTAATTGTATCATGCCGTACTGAAAGAGAAGACTATGATCAAAGCAGCTATCGGCAATACCGCCATTCTTGGCTTGGAAGAGAAGAATATCGAGGCACTGCAACAAAATAAGCCCATGGTGGTCAAACTCAAAGAAATTGGCTTGGCCGACATCGCAGTCGTCATTGCGTACATTGAAAGCGGGCGTGCACTAATGCCCCGGTTGCCGACTGGCGATGTTGCAGCCATTGGGCTTGACACCAACGATATCGCAAAAATCAAGGCCGGTACGCCGGTCATGATCAAACTGAAAGACCTTGGTTTAGCCGACATTGTCGTCGGCATCATCTACGGTACTACACAAGCGGATATCGTGGCGTACATGGAGAAAGAACTCGGTCTCAAAATGCCTGCAATCAATCCAATCGACAACAAACCCATCTAAACTAGAAAGAACAACATGTCCATTCTGAGCGACAAAACCATCCGTTCCCTGTGCGAGCACCCGATGGCGTACGTGATCTACTGCATCCAGGTGCCGGGCGCAGGTTTGAAAGAAGTAAAGGAGCCGGTCTATTTCCCGACCAACTGGGAAAGACTGAGCCACCGGGAATTGTTTGATCTCGCTTGGCCCGAAGGCCGCGCCATCGCACAGAAGCGCGGCGCGGTGGGCACCGTTCAAGTGATGATGAGTGACTTCGCTACGCCCGTCATGGAAAACACCATGATCGAACCGTACGAGCCGCAGCAAGTGCGGGAACGGGATAAACCTATTCCCGATGGCAGCGACGGCGTCAAGCTCGTCATGGGGAGCGAGAAAATCGTCTCCTACGGTACCTCGTCCTACGGCTACGACATCCGTTGCGGGCGCGAGTTTAAAGTATTCACGAATACGTATTCGGCTATCGTTGACCCCAAGAACTTCGATGAAAAGGCTTTCGTCGATGTAGTGGGCGACAAGTGCATTATCCCGCCGAATTCGTTCGCGCTGGCCCGTACGATGGAATACTTCCGTATCCCGCGCAACGTCCTGACCGTGTGTCTCGGCAAGTCGACCTATGCGCGCTGCGGTATCATCGTCAACGTGACGCCGTTCGAGCCGGAATGGGAAGGGTACGTGACGCTCGAGTTCTCCAACACCACGCCGCTGCCGGCCGTCATCTATGCCGGTGAAGGCTGCGCCCAAGTGCTGTTCTTCGAGGGCGACGAGCCGTGCGAAGTGTCGTACAAGGACCGCGGCGGTAAGTACCAAGGCCAAGCGGCGCTGCCTGTGACGCCGAAGGTGTAAGGAATAAAAGGTGAGCTACTCTTGCTCACCTTTTCTAAATAACTGAAAGGAAAGAAGGAGTACTATCATGGCAATTGAAATGAAATCTGAAATTTCGGTATCCCGACCAACTGGTCGGGATGAAGAACGTCGTCAAGAAGTCCCGCATCCGAAGAAGGTCGGCTATTGGTACAACAAAGACGACTGCCGCAACTTTCCGATGCCGAAGGCGCACCCGATTGGCTGGGAAGGTCAAGCCGAGTTTCTCGCCAAGCTCGATGCAATCGAAAAGCCACTGATAGAACACTACGCGGCGGTAAACCGGTTCAACAACACACAGTTGGACAAGCCGCGCGATGAACGCGAACCTCGAAAAGAACACGACGGCACGGTTGAAGGCTATCGTGGATCGTCGACCTGCCGCTGCTGCGGCCACCCGTGGAATGGCAGCCATGAATACAACTTCCAAGGCTGGACTTGGCCGTCGGGGTACATGCACTACCTGCGCGATCATAACGTACTGCCGGACGAGGGTTTCAAGCAATTCGTACTCAATTATGTCGAGGAACATTCGTGAAAACCATCACCGACGACCAAAAGAAAACGGCGCGTGAGAAGTTGATCAAGGTCGTTTCTTCCGTGGTGCCGGAACTCACGCGAGTGGAAGCAAACCCGCAATTCGGGTACGGCGTGTTCTTGCTGTCCAATGCAGGCCACGCGCGCATTTATCGAGTGCAGCGTGGATTATCGAAAGCGCACAATGAAATCGCGCCGCCGCAAGAAGGTCGTTACGTGGCAGCGACTGTCACGCTGCTGAAGAAGAACGACCTCGTCCTCGCGTACGGCGAGTATCCGAAGGACGGGGGCGAAAGTGTGCACCTCGGCATGCTCAAGTATGACGATCACGAATACGATAAGATTCCCGACCATATCGTTGATTTCCTCGTGACCGGCAAAGTACCGATCGCCGACGATAACGCCCTACCCTTGACGTTGTAAAACAGAAAAGAGGAGTCTGGTTTTGGAGAATGTTCCACAGTGGTTAATCCCAGTATTCAAGGGATTGCAAGAAAAAGCTTCACTAGACCCGGCAGTAATTCGCCACGGTGTCTTTGATATAAAGACTCATAACCGCGTTATCAGTGAAGGCGTATTAACGGCTGACGATATCGTAATAGGTATCAACCATGGTTTTGGTAAGTTTGCAGAAATGAGTTTCTACATCAATCGAGAACCGATGGGTAGTAACTATGGTGTAGTGTGTTTCAACATAGAAAAAGATGGTGCTGATGTTTCTCTACTGGAAGGTAAATGCGATAGGGCGTTTGAAGAAGCACCTTCACGCACGGATGAAATCATCGATCACATTTGGGGTGTGTACGTAGCCTGGCGTGGCGTCAACAAAATGCCGAGACTCAGCGTTGTAACTTAAAAAAAGGAGAAATGAAATGAACCAAATCGAGCAACTGATTCCCGAATATTTCCTCCCCGTCGTGGTGAACTTGCGCGCAAGGGCCATGGTCGACAACAGTGGTCTCGGTTACGGTGTCATCGACGTGCTGTCGCCGCCAGAAGAGAAAGACAGCAAGTACCTCGAACTCGGTATCAGCCATGGGTTCGGCCATTACTCGGTCCACTCCGTTCTCATCGAGAAAAAACCGGAAGAAGAATACTTTTGCACGTTGCGGTTCCGGGACGTGACCGCGTCGATCATCGACAACGATCAACACATCGTGGGCACCAAAATATTCGGTATCCCACTTTCGGCCGCCGGGGTCCCTTCCTTTGCGCTGCGCCATGAAGAAGTGGCCAATCACATCTGGGACTGGTTCAATACGAGAATTTTCCGTACCCATCTCGACGACGCGGCATAAAACAATAGGGCGGGGTGACTCGCCCTATTGTGCGCAATCTTAAACAAAGGAGAAAGAAATGGTAGAGCACCCTAAGTGGCCAGCTTCGTGTGCGCGGCTGTATCAAAGCGTGCGCGAGGGCATGATTGAAGTCAGTTGTCGGCATAAAGAAAAAAGTGGCCTGACCTACCCGTCCTTTGACTTTGTCAACATCGGCAAAGATCGTGTTGTGTTCTCGATGACGTGCATGATCAAGTTCGTAAGGGATGCAACCGTCGAACAACAGAAGATGATGTTGCGCGGTCTTAACCACTACAACGAAAGGATGGTGCCGCGCAAGGTCATGGTAAGTTTACCTGACCCGGGCATCTTACCGATACTGGGCCCGGCCAAGAATGTGGTCTGTATCACGTTTGAAAAAACAAACGAATTGCCGGACCGTTTCGGTGTTCGCCCCACGCTGTCCTTCTTTTATGCCGATGACGGCGTTGAGAACAGCACACTGTGTTGGCCTTCATCCCAAGGTGGACCGCACATCACGGAATTTTTGACTCAGGGTACAATTAAGGGCAAAGACTTCTTACAACAACTGAAGTAATCTAAACAACAAAGAAAGAAGGGAAAAGAAATGAGTAGTTACTACGAATTGAGAGCCGACATACGGCTCAAGCCAGTCGAAGAAATCGGACTGGACATCCATGTGCTTTTGTTGCTATTGTTCAAAAGCCACGAAGCGCCGGAAGCTACGAATGTCAATGAGAAAGCATGCGAGTGGTTTCCCGACCATCCTTTCTGGAAACAGGAACGGTACATGAATATCGGGTACGCCGGAATCAGTAGTTTGTGGAACAACAACGATCGTCCGGATTACCAACACCCCCTACTGAAAGTAAGGTGTGAAATCAACTATGGGCGCCAAGAGATCCTGATGTTTCTCGACTGGTTGACGCCTTACGTTGATTCCATGGTGGAGCCCGGCGGTTACCACGATGAACACATGTACGACCGCTGCATCGAACGCACCGTCGTGACCTTTGAACCCGATCCCAGTGGCACGAAACGGTTCCTGTTCACAAAGCACAAGGTCGTTGATGGCGGTTGGGCGGGTCGAGAAACCAAGGAAGAGAAAGAGTGGATCGAAGACTATCGGTCGCCCAAACAAACACCTGACTACCGCCAGAAACGCTAGTCTTGAAAAAATACGATAGATGGTAATCAAATAAGGAGGAAGTTCATGAGCACCCAAGATCAGAATCAAGAAGTCCAGTTTGACACGGAGAAAGTTAATGCGCTGCCGGTATGGAAAGCGGAAGACCAGCTCACATCCATGGGCCTCGTCGCAGCATTCGCCAAAGAGTTCACGGCATCCGACGTTAGTGACGCCGAGCGACTCGCTGCGTTGGAAAGCATCGCCAAGACGGAACAAGCATTCGTCGATCAAGATACGCTCGTTGGGAAACTCGAGCTGGAGGTGTATTGTCAAGATCGCGCCGACCAGATGATCGCGCGTGAAGATGCACTTGCGCAGCTGGTGAGTGCTAAGAAAAGCCGGGCGTGGTTGAACATGCAAGGCCACGTACTCCAAGTGGTTATCGCGCTGGCCGATCTCGGTTACGGCGTGATCGAGTTGCCCAAGAAGGAATCCGGTAGCGATTCCTGATCAAAGAAGTTACGGTCACATATCACCTGTTTGAGATGTAGCGCTCTTATTGCGATACAGTGCCCTTTGTGCACACACCCTATTTGGCGCACTGTCCCCGTGACGTGCGTTAAATCCCGAAGGCCCTTTGTCTTCGGTGTTAACCCAGGCTTACTCCGCACCGAGTCGGACGCAGTCATTACTCTCAATGAGGAACTACCATGCAAGCTATCAAAACCATCGATCTCCCGTTCATGTCGATCACGCTCACGTTGGCACCGGCCAAAGTGCAGCATCTCGACGAACTACCGGATTACGTCCTCCCCTTCAAGGCGACCCGTGTGAATTCCGCCACCGAAGGAAGAACCGAAGATGAATTCGGTATCGCGTTGGACTTCAACGACATCGACAAAGAGGTGTTCAAGGACGACCTCATTAAGTCAAATGGATTACAAGAAGAAGCGCTGTCATACAGCAGCAGCGCTTTTCTCCTGACCCAAGAAGCACTCAAGTACACGCTCAACAGTGCAGAAGTCGATAAGGCAATTCGCAACGCAGTGCGACTCGATAAAGGTCGTGTACCTGTTCTGAAATTCACTTCGCTTCAGAGCACGGTTCGGCGCCGTGGTACCGGCCGCGCAGTCCATGCACAAACGCTCATGCAGCAGATGTGGGAAGTGGCACGCGATAAAGCCATACGTACGGACTTCACCCATATTAACTTCAAGGACAACGACAACGGTGTGCTTGAACCCACCATCACGATGAGCCTCACCGGCGGCGTTGTGCTTGTTAGCCGCAGTGTAGCAAACGTCGCCCCGCTGGATAGCGCTAATCGCATCACTGGGTTAATGTCGGTGGGCGGTAGAGAACAAAACTTCTACATCACTCGCCCGCGCAATCCCTCGGTCTTCTTGAACTACCTCGAAGGCTATGGCGCACTGCAAGATGCCTACCAATTCGCCAAGGATGAAATCGAGGGGACAGTGATTGGTAAAGTACTACATCTTCCTGACCAGCTGATGTTTATCGGTACGCCCGACGTTAAGTTGGAGCCGGTCGCGGAAAACAAAGAAGGAAGCGACGAAGAATCTGCTGAGTAATCTGTAGTAATAAGAGCCGGGTTCGCTCGGCTCTTTATGCCCATTTGCATTTATCAATTAAAAAGAAAGCGTTAAACCATGAAACTTACGTTGAAAACTTTGCCGCGTTTTGAGGAGGATAAATTCGATCGTAACGTCCGTATTTTCCGTTACGTACTCGAAGGCGCTACGCTTCGCGCTGCATCCAACGCCGCCGGCGCCGGTACTGCGGTCGGCGCGGCAGTGATCAAAAAGATGACGGAAGTCATCTCGCTCTATGGCAAACACATGCAGTATGCTCATCCGTATTCGATCGAGAAGTATCCCTACATGTGGCACCACACCCGTTTCGATAAGACCGATTCGCCGCAAATTTGTTTCGGCGACATTACCACGGCAGACTTGCGCGCTGAAAAAGCCTACTGGTTCGATATGCTGGAACGTTTCGTCAAATTCCAGAAGATGCCGCCCAATACGTCAGTTCTGAACGAGGGATCGTCAGCCGCGCTTCTGAATCTGTCGTTCTTTTCGTACCGGGCAATCGAAAAGATCTTCACCCGACGCAATAAGGACATGACGATCGTTCCGGAAAGCTTACATGTGACCGTGGGCCAAGTTGTCGATGTTATCCAGAAAGCTCCGCACTGGACACCGAAGACGGAAATTCAAACGGGCTTGAGTAAAGTGGTGCACGAAGACATCAAGCAAGAACTTAAGAAACGTGGCTTTGACATCGACGCCAAGCCCGGCACCTACAGCATGCGTGAACTGATGGCCAAAGCACTCGACTTGATCGAACACGCCCACATGTACAACAACCATCAGCGCCGTACCATTATCCACCTGCTGCGCGAAGCCACCAAAGAGTAACTATCACCACAAGTCGATGCTTGTGCTTGTATTAACTTCCCCCTCGCTCGGTGACATCGATAGCCGAGTCTTTTTTCTTATCATTACAAACTCTCCTATGAACTTTCATCCTATCGTAACACCGTACGGCCGCCTCACTATCGTCCCGCCCGATATGCCAGTCTATAACCCGCATGACATCCCAAATGCGATCATTCGCCTGACCAGGCATGACGGTGCAGATGAATCAACCGATCTCATGTTACCGTACAAGATCACCGGCATGAACCGCACCAACGTCAATAGTCAACGCGTGGTGCATGCCCTGACTGGACTTGTTAATGCGCAGATCGAAAGCCGGGAATTTGTAGCAGTCTATGGTCAATGCAGCCTTGGCAGTAAAAATAGGCAGTTGGCACGTGTGGGCGCAGCACTACAGCAGTCGCTGCCGGGTCGTACAGGTATCCATTACCGCATCATGGACCCCGCCGCAAAAGACCGCGAGGTACGTAATTACCTCGTCTGCGCGGTGGTCAACGGGGTGGAGTTCCGTACTTGGCCTGACGAAGAAGAATACAAGAGCAAGACCAACAATGCCGTCCGCACCGAGATTCACGGCACCTGCCAAATCTTCGGCCGAAAAACGCGCTGCACACTCAAGCACGATTTCTTTTCGCTTGACTTGTTCTCGCCTGAAAAATGGGAAGAAGTCACGATGAAGCGTGTGAACGAATACTTTCCCTTCCTGTATGGTACCGGCCTGTTCAGTGACCTGATGTTCTCGGTCGGCTAAGCTTTTCGGTTATCTGCTCCGCGAGTGGTTCACTCGCTTTGATGCCCTGTAGTTCGGGGCATCTTTTTTCTTTGGTTATTTGAAACAGGATTCAAGTCCTTTACAGTCACATATAACCTGCCTGTACTGAGTCCAGTATTTCTATTAACCGTAAAGAAAGGAAGTAATCATGAGCCAAGCCGCCGACCGTAACCTGACCTCCCATGACCTACTGCACGTTGGTATGTCGATGTTCGTATTCGGAAGCACCGACCAAAAACGCCTGCCGCCGTACATCCAAAATCAAGTGCGTGACGCCCGCGTCAACGAACTGAAAGCCAAGCAAGAACGTCTGCAAAATGCCGAGTGGACCATACCACGTTCGCTCTCTAAGGAAGAAGCCGAGGAACTCAAGACCCTGGAAGCCGAACAAGCTGCCAACCCCACCCGTACCCTTGCCGTCAAGCCGTAACGCTGTGAACCTCAGGAGTGACCCAATCGGGTCCTCCTGCTCGGGTAGTCATTTACTCAGTGATTGCCTTAGTTTTTTCTTGTTTGTTGACACAAAGGAAGTACATCATGAAAGACAATATCCTTGCACAGATGAAAATCTGCTTGGCCGCTTTATTAACGGTCTGCACTGTCGTCATGTTTTTCAGTGGTCCACCGGGCGTCTTAGCGCTGTGTTATATATTCATGCCGTGGGTCAAGAGCACCTACAATTACGAACTCGCTTACGACCCGCAGTATTTTGCGGTCACCGACACATTCCAAAACGTATTGACGGCCTCACTCGCCGTTGGCGTAGCGCTATTATTGGCGCGCATTGGATCGACCCATCCACGTTTCCGCTGGTGGGCGCATTTTGCTGTTTTAATGACGGCAGTAGTGACCATGGTCTTGATGCTGTGGAGTATTGGTCAAGGCGCAATTAAAACAGGTAGTTTTTAAAGAAAAGGGAAAATCATCATGCAGTCAACTTCGTTAATGAATGTCATCAGTCATTCGTCCAGTATCTGGACCATGCTTAGCAGTTTGTTACTGCTCTCCGGTGCTGGTTTACTCACCTACGCATTGCGGCGCATTCCTAGTAAGATCGGCCGTTTTCTTTTGGCCCGCTTTACGGTCAGCCTGACGATGCATACGGCTGATCCGACTAGTACCATGATTTCGCAATCCTTTTTCACTTGGTACATGAACAGCGCGGCGTCTAGACACATGCGGCGGTTCAGCTACGACACTGGTTGGAAAGATCGCGAACGGAATATGTCTGGCTCTGGACCTCGGCCTAACTCGGGCGTGTTCGCACCAGGTGTCGGGATTCATTTTTTCATGTTCAAGGGTACGCTGGCGTGGTTTACGCGCGAACGCAGCGCTAATTCGCTTAGCCCGAATACCCATGAAGTGGAAATCTATTTTGCAGGCACGCGCCGGCGGATTATCGAAGACTTCCTAGAAGAAATCAAACCAAAAGTCGACCGGCGCGATGTGCCGATCTACACACTTGGTCGCAAATACGGGGAAGCGAAGTGGGCCATGAGCCGCGTCAAGCGTAAACGCCAACTGGATTCGGTGGTCATTCGTCACGACATCAAAGACATGGTTGTCAACACGATTGACGACTTTTACAAGCGCGAGCATTGGTATCTCGAACGCGGTATCACGTACAAACTGTCCTTTATCCTTCATGGGCAACCAGGTACCGGCAAAAGCAGTTTCATCTTCGCGCTGGCGTCGCACTTCAATCGTCCGGTGTATATGGTGAACATGAACGCACTGAACGATACCACCTTTCAATCTGTGCTCGATGAGGTAGGTGAAAACGCTTTCATCGTGATCGAGGATGTGGACGTCGGCACAGCCACCGCTGAGCGGGAAGAGGAACCAGTCACCTTGGAAAAAGTAGTCAAGAACGGGGAAGAAAAGAAACAAGCCATTTCGATGAGCACGATTTTGAATACGCTTGACGGCATTGCCTCACTCACGGGCAATGTGATTTTCCTGTCCACCAACCACTTGCAGAATCTCGACCGTGCATTGACCCGCCGTGGCCGGATTGACCACATCATCGAAATACCACCAATGCGCCACGAAGAAATTCAAGAATATGCGAGTTTGATGTACGAAAAAGAAGTCTTCCCGGTAGGCATCCACTTCAAGGACATGCCAGGCAGTGACGTCCAAGGGATTTTCTTGGACCACAAGGAAGACTTCGATGGCTTCGTGGCCGATATGTTGAAACACCAATAAACTTTAAGAAAGAGGAAAGAACATGAGCAATATCGATAAACTGATTCACGAGTCGGCGCTCAAAAAGATCAAAGCTGGCATCGCCAAGCGTGGCTTTGAATGCGTGACATTCATCTCGGATGAAAACGGTGAACAACACCCGTACCACTATAGCGTGGGCTTGGCTGCCATGGGATTTGCCGAAATCTTCATCTCTGGCCGGCTGCCGCAAGAAACGGCCTACGCCTTCATCGAAAAGATGGTGGACACCTGGAAAGCCGAGAAAGGCGTGATGCTCGGTAAATTCGGCCCGTTCAAACGGCTGGTCGAAAAGGTGGCCCACAAAATGGTCAGCCGCAAGGCCACCGTAGTCGGTCACTTCCCGGCTGTTGCACGGCAGCGTAACGGTGCGGCTATCCCGATGACGGTACGCTGGGTATCGGTGGATGAACGTCGCCAAGCCGCCCCAAGTTTCATGTCGTTCGTCTACGAAGTGTTCCCGGACCAAAAGAACATCCCGGTGGTCCAGTTGCTGTGGCCGGATGACCATGGCCAACTGCCAGACTCGCCGCATTACACAGGTGACGAAGAGTACAAGCAAGAGTTGCTGCCGGTTCGAACATAAAGGAAAAACATGGCTTCCTACTATGAAGAATTGGTAGACGAAGTCGGTCGGGGTGTGGCGACTATCATCGGCACCCCTGATACGGTGATTCGCTATCAATTGCAACCAGCGCGTGTTTTATTGTTTTTGATCACTAGCGAGGACATGCGTGTCCGTATGGGTGCTGGCCATTTGAAGATGCGCGATCTGGGTTACTATGTGGTACTTCGCCCTACCTCAACTGCCGGCTATGATCCTTTGGTATATCCATTCGAAGTGGAATACACGACCGGCCAGGAGATCAAGGGTGACCCGATGATTGTCGGGACATACTCCGAAGAAATCCTCGACAGAGTCATCGGTTATGTGGCGCGATACCTGACCACGGGTCAACACCCAAACTTGGAAAAAACCATGATTAATTAAGGAATAAAGAACATGAATAAAGAAGAAAGCAATAAGAAAGAAGATAAAGACATGGCGGACAAACTGCAAGACATGCTTTTTGGCTGGGGCTTATATCTCCAGTATAAAGAGTGTATCGACCATCTTCTCCAGCTGTACGAAGTGTGGTGCGAAGAGAAAGTGTCCATCAGATTGTTCAGGGAGTACCTCGCGGCCGATCCTGACTTAGTGCGGGCAAGCTTTAAACTCATGCATGTAGCGCATGAGTACGACTCAACAATCGCCCAGGCTACAATCAAAGCCGCGATCGACAACATGATTCACAGCGCGATCGGTTCTCGGTGTCGTGAATTGGACAAGCTGGGAAACTTTCCAATCTACACACTTTCTGTGGACAAAAAAACGTTCAGACTGGAAGTGGTAGGGTACCACTGGACGATGGTCGATACGCAGGGGCGTTTTCTCTTGGTAAAAACAGGGAACTACTTCCTGTCGAAAGAACATGCCCAAGCAGCAATTGCCCGCGCACTTGAGGAATAACGTGTGAAGAAATACGGGTGCTCTGTAGATATTGAATGCTAGGCAGTAATTAAAATAGCGCAGAGCACCTCTTTCTTTCTCATCTCTAGGAGCATTATGTCCGAAGCCATCACTCCGACCGATCTCGCAAAACGCATCAGTTTCATCGATGCCGCGCGGTCGCTGCAATCCTACATCGGGAACAACAACCCGACCCAATTGCCGCTGCTGATCGTTTACAGCCAAGACCAGAAGCGCATGTACATCGGTATCGTGAAACCCGGCTTCACGCCCGGCCCGATTCGGGACAATAAGTTCGCGGTTCGCGGTCATGTCTTCATCGTGTTCGATGCCAGCGAACTCTACCCCGATACCCCGATGGGCGTCATCTTCGATGATGAAAACCTCACCGAAGACCCGTCCAACGAGGTGCGCTATTACACGACACTTGACACAGTGGTCATGGGCAACACAGCAATGGCATATCTGGGCCTGATCGACGACAGTTCGCTGGCACCGGCAGGCCCCAGCGCGTAAATACCACATACAACACGGCTAGGGTTACCCCTAGCCGTTATGCCGGATTCGTAAAAGATACTAGGTTAATTTAACTATGGGACGAGACACCGTCCGCAAAAAAAGAGGATAGAACAATGAATGAAAATCGTAACCCTAAATTGGGTGTGTTTGTCGACGGTGTGCTTGCCTACTTACACCAACCGGCACAACAACCCAAGCAACATGTGGCGGTGTCGTACAACGCGGACAACGACACCTACTGGTTTGTGTTGCAAAAAGAAGCAACACTGGTTGAAAACAAAACCAAAACCGAACTGGAAAGCATGCGCGGCAAGCTTCCTCGGTTAGTCCAACTGGGGTACGTGGAAAACAACTCCGCCAAGCCTTTCCTTTTGCTTTTCATGAATGAACGCGGCCCCTACAGCGACGGTACACCGCACACCCTCCCTTGCGCATCTTGCGACATAACCCAATCGCGCGACGCCATGAAGAGCATCTACAATTACTTAGTCGGTGGTCTCTTTACGCCGTCCTTAAGTTACGGAGCATACCGTCCCAGAGGGGCGGCCGACCCCAGTGTCGAGTATGTGAAAACAACAGACGCTGAGCCAGCAGTCATTGCTGCCCGGCGAGAACTCAAACAGAATCTGATGCGTGCCCAGCGCACCCGACTCATGACACGTGAACGCGCTATTTTCGCTGCCACGTATTTCCTCGACTACTCCGGGTGGGAACCGTATAACAACGAGGACTACACCAAAGAAGAACTGGACGCCATCGAAGAAAGGTTCGAAAAGAATAGTATTCCCAAGTACAGTGAAGACATCAATGCGCAGCAGCGTCTTGCTATTTATCTTGTTCTGAACGACGCCATGAATGTGAACCATGCACTCCATGCGCAGATGCTCGCGCCAGTATTACTGGGTGCCAGTGTTCACGGGTTACGACTACGGACCCAATTGAAGAACCTCCTGACGTGGCATGGCATTTATTTTGTTGGCCAATTGACTGAACGATTTGCCCACGAACTCATCCGGGCCGACGGTATTGGTAAAACGTCGATCGCGCAAATCGAACGCGAATTAGAGCGTGTCGGCCTGTCACTCAAGAAAACCCCCCTTCCCTTTAAAATTACTTCAAAAAGGAACAGAAAAAATGGCTGATACACCCTACAATCCAGATCGAGACCGGCAATTGATTCCCCACCACTTACGTACCGTGCTAGCGGCAGCATGCTATAGCGTCATGAACATCGACAATGCTAGGACCCACGTGGGCGAAGCCCGTGAAGTTCTGGCGATGAACGCACGCAAAGTGCCGGTCTGGGTGGACGAACTCACACCCGAGCAATGCACCATACTCCATGAATTCGTGGAGAGTAACAAGATTCCCGAAGGGTTCAAACGCCTGTCGCACGCGGTCCGGGCGGTCATCGCACAGAACTACTTCGACTGGGTGGTGGTCCTGTCAGCGCATGAAGAAGACCAGGTCATCGAGGCCAATGCAATGGATGCCATGGGTGTGCCGATGTTCGAGCATCAACTCAACAAGACGCAGCGCGAATATCTCGCACTTAACCCACTCGTCGAGATGGGAAGCGAACCCATCAAAAAGATACTCGCTGCGCCGGCGCCGTTGGAATCGCCCGAGGCCGTCGTCAAGAAAATGGCTGAGGCACTCACGACCGATCAACTCGACGATCTCATCGGCATCCTGAACCTGCGGCGTTCCGCTGTCAGTCACAACGCACAAAACGAACCGGGCAAGAAGTATGAGCTGCTCACCTGGGAACCGGACGAACAGGGCTTCATTTCCGATGAACCGACCGTCGTCAGCAGCCATGCGACGCCTGACGAAGCCGATCTGGCAATGGAGCGCTTCAATGCCCGCCAAGTGTTCGCCGACATTTTGCTGTTCCAGAAAGACCTGAAAGAAGGTGGACGTGATGCTCAATGAAAGTCATATCGCCGCGCTTTGGGATCTTTTGCAAGAGCGCGCACCGCTGCGGGTCATTCGTAATGACGAAGATTACGCGGCAGTAAAAGCGACGGCCGATAGTCTGGCCGACCTAGTGGGGGATGATGTAAGCCATCCTCTCTTCCCGATGTTTGATTTGGCGATGGCCTTGATCGACAAGTGGAAAGAGTCCATCACGATTCCGGATGTCAAATCTAAATACGTTTTGATGCACTTGATGTTCGAGCATAACCTGGCGCCGGCCCAGATGAAAGACATTGCTTCCGAGTCCCACATCATGGCGATTTTGAAAGGCAGTCGCCCCATCAGTAGCCGCTTGGCTAAAAAGTTGACCAAGCGGTTTAATGTCGGTATCTCGGCATTCATTTAACTATCATAGAAAGAGGAAAGTACTATGCTGAAAGTACAAGAACAAAACAACAACGAGTCGATCCCGCAATACGTACGCGGCATCGTGGCGACCGTTATCGAAGAACTCAAGGGCGAGGAGAACGGCGAACTGCTGGTCAATCACAATATCGGTTCGCAGCATACCTGGCTGATGTTCTCCCTCGGCAACAATGAACATCACTACGTGGCCAAGCTGTCGCATGTCGTGTATCCAGAAGAAACGCTCGTCACTGTCTTCGAAGACCGGCGCGATCCGAAGGTCATCCCGATGGAGGCAGGGAAACACCCTATTGTTCTTCCGACGACCAAGACCCGTCATTATCAGCCGAAGAAATACTTCGGCATGAGCGAACGCGGCGGCCTGAACAGCGCCGTCTACGTGACCGATGTGACGCGGCGCGATGAATCGTTCATGCCGGCCGACATCATCGGTTTCCTCCGCCACGGCGTGATGCCGAATTAATTTCAACCGCAGTCAACCACAGAGGAGTATTACCATGACCATCGATAACAAAGAGAACGCACCACAAGAACCGATTCGCATCATCGTGACGGGTCCCAGCGCCTCAGGCAAAACAGCGATCGTGGGCCTGATCGCTGAATTACTCGAGCGCACGGCGGGATTCACTGACATCGTCATCACGAACCCAGAAGAAACGTTGAGTGGTATCCGGGAAAAGATGTCCGCGCTCGTCTCGGGCGAAATGAACGCCGTCTTCGATGTCTGCTCGCGCGCGGTCGAAATCTCGGAAACCGGGCCGCTGACATACGGTCTCGAACAAGACTTCCGCGGTCATGAACGAGCTACCGGTATCGCCTACCATGTGTGGGCGGGCGAGGACGCCGGCAAAATGGTTTCGTCCAGGGAAGCGATGGATGCGGCACAGGGGGTCGCTGAAAAGATCGACAGCGTCGATTCGGCGACCAATAACTTCGACAACAACGTCAACATCTGTAACCAATGGGCGATTCGCCAGGAGCATCTCGACAACTACGACGTAAAGAAATAAGTAATCAAAAGAATTACGGGCACATATCACCTAAGGGTAAGTGTAACCCACTTACTCTTGGGGTTTTTTAACAATCACAAAGAAGGGGAAGTATCATGGCACTGACAATTGAAAATGGCGACAAATTCCGTAAAGCGCTGGCGGACAAGAAAATGACGCAAGGCGATTTGCATATTGCGATCGCTACGTATGTCGAAAAGAAAATCCATGCGGTTTCGCAGCGCGTGACAGCTGCGCACAATCTGCGTAAAGAACTGAGCCGAGGCGTGATGTCGGACAAGGTCCTCGCCAAGGGTCTCAAGATTATCGGCGCTTAATTCAACAACCAATTAGAAAGAAAGAAAAAAGAACATGAACACGAACAAAAACAAAGAACTGTCGTACGAAGCCCGCATGTCGTTGGCCATCACTCTTTACGGTGCCGTCGACATCGCATCTGGCGCCATCTTCGGCAAGAACAGGGTGATCGAAAAAATGGACCAACTCGGTGTCCCGAAATTCGAATCCGAGCTTACCCCAAAACAACGACAAGTGCTGGAAGAAAAGGGCCACCTGATTCGCGAAGTGAATCTGGAAAACCCGAAGCAAAATATCCTGTTCGATCAAGAACCATCTGTCGGTGATTTCCGCGACCGCGCGCAAAACCTTGAAAAGCCGCTCAACGACGGCGGCGTGTACCACCTCGACGTGTCGCATGGACCGAATGGTTGGCTAGTGGCGCACCATCTGTTTCATGCACTGAAAGTGCAGGGTGTTTCGATGGAACTGGCCGACGGTACTTTCGTCGATCCGACTGTCCTCGAAGCAGTGCTTGCTGAATCGGGCTGGAACTGGCAACAAAGCAAGTTCGTGATCGTGCTGCCGGTCTTGAAGGACATCAAAGAGAAGGCCGACGCGTACAACACAATGTACCGGGAAGCAGCCGAAGCGGCCAGCGCCCTCGAAGACGCCCAAGCGAAGTACACCGAAGCCATGCTCAAGCTGGGCAAAAACCCGGCGCCGGCGATGTTCAAGCCGCAATCCTCGGGCCAGCCTTTCACCGACGACAACCGTAAGCCGAGCTGGTTGGGTGATGCGCCGGCCAGCCAAGAACATCCCAGCTTCTTTGACGTTCCACGCACCAATTCTGAGATCAATCGAGAATCGTTTAGGCACGTGCCGTTCGATGTGCTCGAGCGCGTATTTAAGACTCTTGATCGCGAGATGGTACTCAAAATGTACAGTTTGGAGCTGAACGAATACGAGGCCATCAAGGAAGCATTGAAGTGCGGTTTCCAGGTTCTCTGGCAAAAGAGTACCGCCATGTTGTATGTAACGGATATACCCATCTCGTCGCAGGCGGGCATTGAAGGCTTTGCGGCATATATCCAAGATACACGCAAGGCAGAACGTCGCCTGAATCAAGCAAGTCACCGTATTACCCGGCGCTTTATTTTGAATGCTCGTCTTGATTCCATGCCAGTTCGCCGCATGGAATTGAATAACCTGCCGATTTCCATGGTGGTGAATGACTTCACGGGATGGCGGCGCGTTGCGGCGATGCGCTACTACGGTCTGAGCGAGGCAGAAGTCGGTGGCTTCCTGCGCAGCGTACGCAGCGGCTATCGTGCCATCATCAAGGCCGACGGTACGCTTGGCGGGGACAGCGTCATGCCGGTCGATAAGGAAAAAGGGTTCGGTGGTCACTTGGTGTACGAAAAGGGTGCCGGTCTTATCGGCGGCGACATCAGTCCTGAGCGACACCAAGAATTGATGTCGGCATTCCGGAAGATTCAGCAATATCCGACGGGCTTCTACATGAAGGAACCGGTTCCAACTCAGCCCGCTGATGTTAGCGATGATTTTCAGGGCGAGCAGTTGAATGGTACGATCGAATTGCCGGAGAAAGAAAATTTCGATAACCCGCCGACGCCAGAAGAACCGCCGCAATCGTAATTCACCAGGAGGGACACCGAAATGTCCCTCCTTCTCATTAAGAAAGGAGAAAGCATGTTTGACCTGAATGTATTGTTGGCGCAAATTCGCCAGTTTGAAGAAGTTACATGTATTCGCATTTTCCAGAAAGATGGCATTTACGATCTGGGGGGTATCAAAAACATCACTCTGCTGTCGGATGACTTTCGTGGTCTAGTCCATGCCATTTATCTTAACTTGATAATGTACGTGCGTGGACGCGATATCAGTTTCGTACAGGAACATGCAGATGAAATGGAGAACCACGGTTACTCCGTCCGTACTGAAGGCGAAGGAAGTGATCTGGTGTGCTTCCTGAAAACATCCGTTGGCGACCTGAAGTTCTAGGCATAAAAAGCAAGGGAGTTCCCTTGCTTTTTTTTCTTTGTTCGTTTAAGTGATTGGAGAATATTGCGATCACATATCATCGCCCTGTAATGACGATGGTGTCATTCTTTTTCAATCATTGGAGCAATCATGGCCCGTGTTAACAAACAGTTCTCTATCCACCTGAATTTCAACTATGCGTTTCACGCTTGGTACGACATCATGCAAGAAGCCGAAGATGTCGCCACCTTGGCCAAAGCGTGCGAGCTTTACCGCGAGTTTGAAGAAGCCGACGAATTGGGGATGAAGGAACTCATTTCGGTAAACTCCGATAAACTCATGCGCCTGAGCGACGAGGTAAGGCAGAAACATACCAGCACGTTGATGGTGCTTCGCACGCAGTGGGAGACAGTGGTCAAGTACAAGATTCAAGAAAGCTTGGACACCGACAAGACCATCACCCAGATCGAGGCCATTACGAAACTCACCAAACAGATCATTCGCGACGATCAACATTATCGTCACCGGATGTCCACCACGATGGCGATGCGCGTCGCACTGGAAGTGGGTTTGGAATTGATCAAGGCTCTTTGAGTAGTTACGTTTTCATTTGAAGTGAATTAATTAAAAAGAAAGAAGGAAAAAGAAATGGCAAAGAACGTAAAGAAAGTAAGCGCACGCAAGACAGGCCCGATGCCCGTGGTGACCAACTTCTACGGGACCAGCGGCCGGGTGGTGCTGTGGACCAACCGCGCCTACGACGAAGAGAACGCCGTCGACCGCGCGTTCCGTTACATGCGACGCAATGAGTACGGCGCCTTTGTGGCCGAAGTGTCGAACTCAGAGACCGGTGAACTCTACGCCGTGATCATCCACTCGGTGGTGGGTGAAATCAGGGCCATCTTCCGCCGCGATCCGACCACGAAGGTGATCGTAACCGATTTCGATGTGCGCCTCGTGGAAAGCGCAAAGGGGGAAGATGTGGATCTCATCAATCTGATCCTCCAAGAGAGCCGGCTGGAAAAGAAGATCCAGGAGAAAGTCAATGGATAGGACTACTGAATCTGCGATCAAAAAAGCGCAACACTTATCAAAGCTAAATTTACCTCTATCCATAAGTGAAGCCGTGTACAAGTTGTATCTTCGGCTAAAGCAAATAAAGACAAAAGCAAAAAACGAAGGAAAGGACATCGCAGTCGACTTTGTTTTCAAAAGTGCCGAGAAAGACACCATGGCCGAGGTATATCTTCTCCCTAACGGGCTGGATAAAAATGAATATCACAATCACTGTCAACATGGTGTGCTAATTGCTTCGCTGCCTAGGAGAAATTCCGACTTGGTGATAGTTTTTATGAAATTCCAAATCACCTCCGGCAAGCGGAAATTAATTAGCAATGAAAGAAAGCTCTATCCAACCAAACGCCCTAGGAAAGCGAATCTTGCTACCCAAGAAATTATTTGGGCTGCACAGAATCAAGTAACCTTAGGTGACATGAGTAAAATGGAAGATGATGTCTTGGATTTTTTGTTCAAAGACATCGAACCGCAACAAGGAGATATCAATGGATAAAAGCTTTGGTTCGTTCTTGGAAACAGCAAAAGACTTAGCGGAATTACGGCTTCCACCCAGTGTATCGGACGCAGTGTTGGTAATTCAAAACACCATGCAGGCGACCAAGAAAGCGTTTCGTGATCAAAACAAAGAGCATCACGCTCTCCTTTACATCGATCGTTTGGGTCCGGAATTCAAGCGCCCCGGTGTGTCGATCTGCTGGGTACCTGACGAGCGCAAAACATTTGGCTACGAGGCCAAAGCCGTGATCCATGTCACTGAAATTGATCCCTATACGAGTGACGTCATGCTGTTGGCGATGCGACTTAACATATCGCACCCCCTCGCTACGGTACGGTATCGCCGGTACTGCAAGGACGATTACCGTAACCTCTCACGTGCCGCAGCAACGCAAGCGGCGTCGCACGGGATTACGCTACACAACATGCAGGACATCGGCCAGTACGTAATCGCATACCTGATGAAAATCCAAGAAACCCCATAACAGGAGATTTACAAGAATGGCGCAGCCTATTATTGACCATCTGCTCAGCAGGATTAACAACTTAATGGAGCACACTGACAGCAATAAGTGCTGCGTCGCATCGCAGGACCCGCGTGATCTCAGCGGCATGACTGACCCTAGCTTTTTGGCTTGGCTTCGTAAGAAAGACAAGCCCACCGACAAGGTGTGCGGGCAGCATGGCGTAAAGCTAAGCTTACAGACCCGCCACGACAGCGCGGGTGAGAAAGCGTACGTATTGATGTTTGACGATAAAGATGAGATGCACTGCGCCATTCGTCAATACCGGGTCAGTGATGATGCAGTAAGCGTACTTGCTGGCACCAAAGATTTGTCGTCGATGATTGTCGACGTCGTTGCATTTTTGTTGTGGCGCACCATGCCGGCTGCGCCACGCACGGATTAACCCAAAGGAGATATTGACATGCAGCAGCATACTGACATCAATCGCGTCATCGACACCATCTACACCTTGGCCAATAACAAGATCCAGACGGTACCGAAGAACGCATCGGTGATCCGGGCCACTTCCAGCGAGGCGCTCCATGATCTCGCTATCGCGCAGTACGAGCGCGTGGCAATGATCTTTCCCGTGGAAGACGTGGCTCACGAAGTCGATCAAGTCGGTCTCGTCCTGTACACGAGCTACGGCGGCATGGAAATGACCAAGCAACTCATTTTCATGCCAGCAGAAGAAAATGGGATGGTGAACTTTCCCTTGGCTGGGATGGACCGCCGTACCAACGCGCAGCTGGCGAACATCGTGACCGAGTTCATCTGCACCGGGAATATGCCACCACAATAGGAGTGGGTGATGGACAATAAACCCAAGATCGTTATCCTCGATATCAAAAAAGAGTTCGATGCTTTTTGTAAGCGGGTCGAACCTTTGCTTGTGGGTACCGATTATACGCCAAGCGGACTCATCGAGTTCGTCTGGATAAGTTTCGGGGATCGCCAGATTATGGACGACATGATCCCCGACGCTATCGATACCATTCTTCCCGAGGAAGAGTACGACGGTCCAATGTGCCATGAAAATGTGAGGCAACTGTCAAGTGAACTCTGGAACTTTTGTAGAACACTGGCTTTTCACCTCAACAGCAACGAACTCTACGGTAGCGATAACCTCATGCCGTATCACCTGCGTTTTCATCCGCATCTCGGTTTGTATCTCAAGTACGATACTGAATGGAAAAAGGAACTCGAAAAACTGCGTAGTTACTAATGAAAAGGCGTTACTTCGGTAACGCTTTTTATGCGTAAAAAATAAAGAAAAGGAAAGAAAAATGGATAGGCATAGAACACTGTATCGCAACGAGCAGGTAGGTATTCTTCTGGTAGTTCCAGAGAAGACTTCGCCGACCACCGGCAAAATCTATAAACCAGAAAGATACATGGATCAGCAAGTTCTTAGCAATCTAAAACAACTGTTCGAGACGGTTGGCGATGGCGCCGAGAATCTATTGATTAACGCCACTGTCGAAAACACGCGCATGCAGTTTGGCGAGATACAATCGCCGAACATAAAAGAAAATCCCAAATTTATCGTGGTTCATAACAACGCGGGGACTACGCATTATTTCGGCGTGTTCGTCAATCTAAAAGAAACGAGCCAAGACAGCCTTGGTCGTTTCTATGGGTTTCCTGACTGCTGTATTGATTACTTCATGTCGGACGCATTCTGGGAAGACAGAAAGAATGACTATATTGCAGTTTTTGATGGTACAGGGTACATTGCGTGTCCGTGTTGCAATCAAAAGGTGAAAGACGATTTGCAGGCAGAAATCAATGCCAAGCGCAGCGCTAGTGTACCCTTCCCAGAGGTTACGGATAGCAACTATTCATTAGTCTTGGAATATAGTGAATACGTCCTCGCTTTCGCGCAAGGAAAACTTAATCCACCTGAGGATAAAAATACGTAGTCGCTATAATGAGTGAAGGAGGAAAGATGCATGGAACCAAAAATCATCGTGCTCGACGCCGGCACGAAGGTACATGAGTTAAAGAAAGTGTGTGCAGAAGGGGTCCCTTATCTGTACGATTATCCACGCGACATCTGTTCTAACCTTGTGCGCTGTGCTACCAACCGTGTGGCGCCCTATGGCGAACTGATCAAGTACGTGGCAAAAATCAAGCATGGTTCCAACGAAAACATGCCACAGGAGATGCTAGTGCGATTAACCACTGTCGTAGGTGACCTGGGTTTTTCTTTGATCGAATCCATGAAACGATTAAAAACACACGACATTCAATTAGAAGAGGATGAATGGATGCCGTACCACTTTCACAGTGCGCGGCGGAACGTCGTGGTACTGGCGAAAAACTGAGGTCACCATGAAACAGCCTCGCTATGTGGTACTAGATTTGAAGGAAAAATTCCGGCGCTTTCGAAACTACGTGGCTGACATTCCAATGACTGTGGGTCTCGTGTCAGTATCGCAGCTACTTCAAGAAGTACTGGAGAGTATTCTCAGTGATTGCCAGTACTGGGATATATCCATTGGTACGATGTGTCGGAATTGTTTGCAGGTAGTGGACCGCTATGTGCAAAAAGGTGATTTCGAGCCGCGCTTAGACCTTTACACCGTAAGCACCGAGTTAGCGTTTGTTGTTAGACAGAAGGTGGAGAAACACAGCCTCGAAGAAGGTGACCGCTTTTTGTATGAATACAAGCAGCACAGTCCAGACGGACTCTTGGTGCTTAAACTGACGTGAAAGCCATACATGACATGATCGAATGGGGGGAACATGCGGCAGCCTAAAGTCATCATCCTCGATTTGCGCGAAGCCAGTGGTGAATTTTTAGAGAACTTGAAAACAGAATTTGCGGCACCCCAAGAAAGCTGTTTGCAAGCCCTCACAGGCACGCTCGAAGGCGCTTTCATGACAGGCATCGGGGCATTGGCGTTTCGCTCCAATGAAAGTCGAAAGTTCTTTTCGAGTACGCCTGTCGACAGTGAACGTATGTTGTTTCGTTTGTACAAGACGCGCCTAGTCAATGAACTCGGTACCAAGATGTTGCAGCACGGTATCGTAGACGTCGATGACGGTGACTACTACTTAAGTGGTGTCGTACAACAGGGTGTTCTTGTACTCAAAGCAAAGGACACTCATGGTAAGACCTAAGATCGTTTTGCTTGATACCGCAGCGGTCTTAGAGCGTTTCCAAGACCACGTAGGGGATTACTTCGACGAGGAAGAGGAAACGCTCCTAATGACCATTGTGAGGCAAATCTGCGAGCTTTTAGAAGACTGGGACACCGCAGACTTTTTACTCCGAGAAGTGGCCAGCGATTTGATCGAGTCACTCAACCTCAAAGAGGGGTCAGAGAAAGCGGTTGCGCTGCGTAAGGGTGTGCTGGAAATCGCGCACACCATTATCGGTAAAATCGAGCAACACCGCTTGCTCGAAGATGGTATCCTGTATTACAACTTCAGTGGTATGCATGGGTACAATGTTGTATTACGTTCTATTTTTTAGGAGGTATTATGGTGCCACATATTCCCGGTGCCGTGATTCTGGATATACGGCCGGCGTATCGTCAATTTATCAAAGAAGCCAACCCATTTCTCATCGGCACCGATGTTAAACCTGAAGCAATTATTGAAGAGATTTGGGAAGCCTTCTTTGACAAAGACACGGTCGATGATCGTTTACTTGACACGGTTTGCGACATCGGACGACGTTCTATTTTTGAACGCGCCAATAACGATTCAGAATCTTTCGTACATGTTCTCACTGACTTCGCACAGGTCATGCAGGCGCGGCTTGAGAGTCATCGTCTGTACGATGGACGCGGTTATCTGCCATTCAATATCGAGGTCGAGCCAGACGGTTTGATTGTTTTGAAACGTGATGACCATCTCGACCAGATCCAGCAAGAATGGGACAAGGGCCAAGAAGAAGTAGAAGAGAACCCAGATGACCTTGAATACCTCGACGAATGATATAGGTTCATGTATTCAGTGAACCCAATCCACTAGGGACGCTGTCATGAAGTCATTCGCAGGTAAAATGTTGTTCTGGTTTATCGGTAGCTTCGTTGCCGGTAGTTTTCTTATTCTCTACGCCTGTACCGACCAAGCCGATCAGCGGGCGCTGGAGTCATCTTCGCAGTAAAGCGGCATACACCCCCTCTCTACCCTTCCCAATAACGGGATGGCTGTAGAGAGGGGGTGTATTGCTTTTATGCCTTATTTTTTGTTTCCTTGGTGCAACTTACTCTTTGATGTACTGATCGAACTCACGGTCGATCAGGTGGCCTTTTTTGCTACCGCCGATCTTTTTCTTGAACCCAGCTTTCGTGAAGACAGCAATCGATGCATGGTTATCGGACTCGATCCATGCACGGCCTTTCTTGTTCATATAGAAAATCGTCAAAAAGCCAACGGCTACACCTTTGCCACGGTACTTGGGATCAACGAAGATTGAGTCGGTCTGGTAGTACCCATCTGATTTTCGTTTTACCCAAGCCAAACCCGCTAACTCACCCTCATGGTAGATCAGGTGCATATTGGAGTCAGGCTCTTCGAGAACGCTCTCACCCAAGAAGCGATCCTTCGACGCCATGCGGATAAGTTCGCGGATGCGATCGTCTTCCTTGTGGCCTTCTAGCGCCATGCGCAAGTATTTACTCATCATCGTGCCCAAGCCACGAGTGGATTGTCGTGACTCAACATGGCAGCGCGCAAGACCTTCTCGCCCATGTATTCCCCCTTGGTGATCGACACGGCTGTGAACTCTTGGTCGTGTTTCCAGCTTTCGGTGTTTTGGTCCACCGGGCCTTCGATCTTCCAGTACCCCTTGTCGAGGTGAATATTCTTGGAGAACCGAATTCCACCCTCCTTCACGATCTCCGCGTAAAAGGTCATGCGACCCTGCGGGGTCTTTCTTGAACGCGCCACGTACTGCAAGGAAACACAGAAGAACCGCCCCGCAGTCTCAGGAATGAATTCCGTCGTCTCGGGGCTGTATGACACCATCCAGTGTTCATCCGAGGCCGCTTGATCGTGCACCATGCTCTTGTTGGGTTTGAGCGCAGCACCGAAGGGGAGGGCATAAATCTTGTACCCGCCTTTATAGTCCTTCTCTTCCCCGTCGGAAGCATACTCGAAGAAGTCGCTCTCGGTAGCTGCGTAACCGAGGATACAGCCCAACAGCGTCGGTGCCACATAGACCCGTGTGATGTCCCGGCATTCGCTGGGTGCACCCCGCAGGGTCAGCTGCGGGATGAATTTGCGAATGTTGGTGTTGGTACTGATGTGGATGAAGTAGTCGATTCCCACTTCCTCCGGCGTCACCACCGTGGTGTTCTTTTGCACCCGGGCACTACAGTGCTCTAGGTGTTTTTCTAACTTATCCCGATCATTGGCCATAATTGTCCTTTTCTAGTGCATGCTGGCAGTTTCCCAAAACTCTTCGCCACCGCCATCAGCCGACAACGCACCGCCACCCACACGTGACAGCGTCGAGTCTTCTTTACCCACGTCATCGCGCAGTCCACCGATGGGATGGAATCCTATCACCACATGATGAAACTCTTCCGGCAGCGGATCGTTCACACGCTGCTTACCACGCTGGATCGTAAGGTAAGATCGCCCGTTGAACTTTTCGATGTGGATGAAGATTTCGCAATCGAATTCGTTGTCGAGCGACGCACAGCCCTTGTAGTAACCCTTGCCGACCAGTTCCTTGACAAAGCCCGAAGTGTTGAGGCGCAAGATATTACGCTTGGCATCGGTCGAGATTTGGTGCGGGGTGATCAGGGTGATCTTACGGGTGTTGCAGAATTCGCGCATCCGGGCAAACATGTCTTGCATGTCACCGCCAGCGACACCACCGCCGAAGCAACCGATCGCCGGTACCAGGCCAAGATAGTCGAGGATCAGGGCGTGGATTTCGTAACCCATGCTCTCGTACTTGATGATCTCGTTACAGATGTCGCGGTACGTCATCTGCTTGGCCTTCATTCGCAGCATCTTGACTTTGTAGCCGTTGACACCCATCTTCAGGCGCACGTACTTGGCGATGTCTTCTGCGGAAAGACCTTGCAAATCGGCCTTCTGGCCGGTTTCATTCTCGTACAGCGACTTGTACAGGAACTCGTAGTTCTTCTCCAACGTATCTTCAAACGAGATACGCAGGATGAGTGGCTGCTTAGTGTCGGTCGCATCAAACATGAACGGCTTGTTGTACAACGCGATGTGCTTCATGAGGTTCAGCGTAAACCCCGTTTTGAAATTGTGTTGCAGCGCCGCCACGCACACCAAGTCACCACGACGCATGCCGCCTGAGAGCATGCGGTTCACACCCTGCCAGCCGGTCTTGAGCAGGGATTCGCCGCTTTCTTCCATCTGGACTTGGGTACCGATTGCCGTCATCTCGTCGATGTTGTCCAGATCGATCTCAGCCACTAGCGCCGGGTGCTTGGTGTTGGCACTGTCAATCGTGTAGGGGTCGAGTTCCCCTTGCAACTGTTGCAGGTACTTGGCCCAGTTGTCGATCTTCTCCGGTTCGAACTTGGCGGTACGGGCAAACTTCTGGAGAATCTCTTGCGACTTTTCAAACGCAAAATGGTTGTTGAGTTTGCGGTTCAGGTTGATGCACGTCTTTTGCAGCGTGCGCTCGTCCATGTCGTGTTCGATACCGTCACGGACGGCTTCGTACGAGATGTTGTCTTCGCGCAGGTTCATGCGCAGTACTTGCAGCATCTCGGTCAGTTCGTAACGATGCGTTGGTGGGTCATTACACATCATGATGGCCGTGTCCTTGAGGCCTTGCAAAATGTCGCGCTCACTGTCCACACCGAGGTTAATCTCGGGCATCTTAATACGTTCCAGAACTTCGCGCACCAGCTTGTCCGATCGATCGCCGTTGTTCAGTTGACTCTGGCGATAGAGTAGGGTAATGCAGGTGATCAAGAGGAGTTTGTTCGTCATTTTCTTAAGACTTTCGTTTTTCGTGGCACTATTTATTGTAAGGCTGTCTGCTCGGCGCAAGGTTTTCTTAGGATGACTCTTGGCTTCGTTCATACATGGAGTAACCCATTTTTTAAATTACTGTTCTACTACTTAGGGGGTTCTCAAGTGAGCATTGGGAATGTGAAAAACAAGCTTTCTTCGGTGATTTTTATCCCGTATTGGATTGCCGAAACCATCCAGCGAATGGGTCTGGCGTTGAGCGATGTCGTGGACTACGAAAAGATTCGCCCGACGCTCTCCATGCATGATATGGCAGGCTTCATGGCCGTGCAGTATGAATCCGACCGTTTGCTGTATTCCGGATCGCCCGGCGACGGTCCGGTCAGCTGTATGGGAAACGACCTCATCACGGTGTGGCGGTTCCTCACCCACGCTTGGCCGGTTGAGCAAGGCACGTTCAGTGTCGGCAAAAAAACGTCGGAAGATTTCAACCGGACGTACGAATATGCGGGCGATGCCACCGTCAAAGGCGACGTTGTATCCAGATTGTATGGACAAGCTGTAAAGCAAGCGCGCTATGACCATGCCTTCGATGTGGTCAATCTGGCACCGCAAGTGGTCGGGGTGGTTGTTTATCCCGGTTACTTTGACCAAGCCAAAATCGATCTGTCCCTGCAACACCAATTGATCTGTTCCTTGATGCAAGTATTTTATGCACAAGGTGCGCCCTACGAACAAATCGCGGCTACCGCAATTTATCGTAGACATCTCGAACTATTATCTGGCGAGCAAAGCTAAGTAATACTTTGAGGCCACATGCCCCAAAAGCACATTTCCATTAACTAGGATAAGGTTCCTGAACCATGTCGAAATTCTCCACCAAAGCCGGCGGTCAACGCACCGACGCTTCCCAAGCAAACCTGACCGGCCTGGCGACCATGGTGTCGCAACTGAAAGCCGACACCCAACACAAGCCGGGCGCCACGCTGGTACCGGCCTCCGTCGCCCAGACCGTCGTCGCCATGGAAGGTTACAGCGACGCCGACGTCAACGACATGACCAGCGCCCTGAAGGGCCTGAAGTCGTCGCTGGAAAGCTATTTCGGCGGTTTCCAGATCCAGCCGACCGAACACCAGAAAGAAGCCGCCATGTTCGGCGCCGCCCTGGCTGCGGACCCGAAAGGCTCGATGAACTGGAACGCGGGCAAGAAGCAGCAGCCGGACGACAACACCGTCTACGTGAACCCGGTCGGCGGCGACATGTTCTACGAAACGCCGATGAAGAAGGCGATGGAATCGTACGACGAGCGCGACAACACCCACGTCACCACCTACTCGACGACCTACAATCTGATGGCCTCGCGCCAGGGCCCGTTCGCCGAGATGTTCTTCCCGACCGTCATCGTCGCGCCCGACCAAGTGGGCTTCGAAACCACCATCCGCCTGAACAGCGTGATGTCCGAAGTCAAGTCGAGCATCGACGGTTCGGCCGCCGAATTCAACAAGAAGAACCTGATCCAGGCGACCATCAACCCGGACATCTTCACCCCGGACCAGACCAAGGTCGTGCCGGTGTACCGTGACGAATCGAAAGCCAAGTTCGTCGATGCGTCGCTGATCACCCCGTACGACGTCCTGGTCGACACCGAGAAGGTCAAGTCCTCGGCCGTCAAGTTCGGCGTGCGCTTCGGCCTGATGCCGATCAGCCAGTCCGACGCCCTGCTGAAAACCGGCACCATCGACTACGGCGATGCGCTGGACACCAACGTCGAACTGGAAACCGTGTTCGTCAAGCTGAGCGGCACCGTCGGCGGCAACGCCACCACCGAAGTGTTCAAGGTCTCGACCAAGCGTCTGCCGACCGCGGTGTTCACCAAGCGCGTGCAGGGCCTGGATCGCGAAATGAACCTCGTGTTCAGCAACGATGCCTTCACCTTCACCAAGGACACCAAGACCGCTGGCGGCAATGCGTCGGCACTGCTGGCCGTCCTGGGCACCAACCGCGTGCGCGTGCGCCTGGCTTCGACCGGTACCTGCAACCTGCAAACCTCGGAAACCCAGCTGATCGCTCACCCGATCGAAGTCGTGGCTGTCCTCGACGAAAACAACGAGCGTCAACCGCTGGACTCCGGCGCCACCGGCACCGCAGCCACCCTGGTCAACGGCGGTGAACTGATCGGCTTCACGCTGACCGCCCACCGCGTCAACACCAACCAGCGTCAACGTGGCCAGCTGCTGGACACCGTGTACTACAACCAGGTCTACACCGTGCCGCTGCGTGCGCCGATGTCGATCCCGCGTCCGCGTACTGCCGGCGAAGAGAACGACGCAGCCGACCTGGCCGCACTGATCACCGCCACGCACATCAAGATCAACAACGCCGCCATCGCGACGCTGCTGGAAGCTGCGGAATTCCTGGAAGAGTACTACGACGCCCGCGACACCTTCGAAACCCAACCGGCCATCCTGGGCGTGGCGCGTCACCTGGTGACCGCGTACTTCAAGCGCACCACGATCCACCTGCCGGACGTGATCCAGTCGCTGACCTCGAGCGACAAGCGCGAGAACATCCAGCAAGCCATCGTCGGCGTGCTGCGCGACCAGGTGTTCAACGCGTACCGTGACTCGGGCTGGCAAGCGGCTGCGGACATGCTGGCTGGCGGTGACGGCGGCAAGCCGGTCATCCTGATCGGTACCGACCCGGTGATCGCTTCCTGGCTGGCGGTGACGGGCGACAACCGTCTGCTGGGTATCGACGGTTACGAAGTCGAAGTCCAATCGACGCTGAACAAGTACATGCGCGGCAAGATGATCGTCGCCTTCGGCCAGAAGAACTCGACCGGCAAGATCAACCCGATGCACTTCGGCAACATGGCCTACAAGCCGGAACTGACCCTGGTCCTGCCGACATACCGCAACGGCCAGACCAGCAAGGAACTGATGGTGGCGCCGTCGTACCTGCACGTGGTCAACTGCCCGATCATGATGGTATTCGACGTGACCGGTATCAGCCAAGTCGCAAGCGGCCAAGTGCCGGTGCCGACCAAAGAAGCCGCGTAAGCGCTTCCGGCACAACATGCTGGTACGCCACTTCGGTGGCGTACTGGTTTGTGAGATGTCAGCTTTTGGGGCTGCCCCTCGTTCTCGGGCGCGCTCGGGAGCGAGGGGTTTATGCCGCTTTATTAAAATACCGGGTCTATCTATCTCGTAGTCAATTACCTACTGGAGAATACGCATGGACCTCGCCATCGAAAACTACACCGAAAACCAAAGCGTAGCACTCTTCTTTCCGGCACAAGAAGTGCAACCGTCGACACTCTTGGAATATGAGCGTACCAACTTTTATTGCAGTGCCAAGGGTGTCGTGCCGGAAGAAAAATATTTTAGTATCATGCGCCCGGCGCGCAATTCAGATTCAGCGTTGGCTGTGGTGGCCGCGATAACGTTTACTAATATGGCAGTCGACGCACTCGTCGAGAGCCATGACACCCTGAACGATGCGCGCTTTCCCGTCGAGGATCGTTCGATGCCACTTTGGGCGATCGAATACGGATTAAAACCTTTTGTATCGGACAAAGCATTTCATTTCTTCCATGATAACAAGAATGCTTTCGAGACAGTCACAAAGATCTGCACTGCGCTGAAAGAATCATTGTGGTTAATGCGTAAAGCATGTGTTACGCCTGAAACGTATCGGATGCTTGAAGAGAAGAAAAAGACTCTTCACTTCACTGTAATATGCGACGCAAAAATTCAAGCCTATTTGAATTATCTCGGTAAATTTGATACCGACAACTTCCCCTTCACTGTGAAATTTGTTTCAAGTGTGCATACCAAACTAAAGGGGCAGTTGTACTTGTCCATCTCACTGCACGATAAAACTGTGCCAGAAAAGGTAGAACAGGCTTTTGGAGCCCTGCTCTACAACCCGTCGAGTAGGCTGGTAAAAAGTAAAGATAACTTGACATCGGATGTCCTGTTGGTAAAAGCACGTACAGTCGCAGGTTTGCCGATCTTAAGCCGCTTGAGTTTTACACTCAAGAGCATCGGCGAAGAAATGAGCACTAACCTCGCACCAAGTTTCGAATAAGTAAAAGACGGGCGTAGCGTCCGTCTTTTATGCCGCTAAGTCAAAATTCGTACAATCACATATTACAAACCTGAGCAGGATCAACTCAGATTCTGTTGGCTTCTGTTTGATTAGATGTGAGAGTCGATTATGGATAATCCACAAAACGTTGTACCTTCGCACTTTGGTTTGCCAGCGCTAACATCACAGGGCGAACTTAATACCCGCACGACGCTCTCGCCCGTACAGTATCGCGTGGAGTTTGTCAATAATCTAGGTGCGCCTGTCAGTGTTTTGATGCGTAATGGCTTGAAGTTCAATATGGATTCCGAGCCCAGCTTTACCCACCGGACATTCACCATCCGGGTGTTCATTACCATCAACTCCAGCGCGTACGGGAGCATTGTTGATTCATTGCGCGCTGCTGCTGCGGGCGATGCTCCAGAGTTGGCAGTATTGAGCCAAGCCTTTGGCATTTCCGTGGAAGGCAATATGTGGCGCGGCGGTACCTTAACCTTGGACTACGACTTGACCTTGGAGCAGTTATACGACCTGGGCGGTACAGTGTACTACCACGAAGTGGATTACGTGGTGTCACTCGAAACCAACCACGCTCACTTGCACCATCCACATAGTGAGCAAGGCAGGAAGAATCAAGTGCTGGTCGAATGTCCTTTATTTAACGATCGCTTTGAAAGGGAGACAGGCGGTACCCCGATCGGGTTTGGCTATTCCATCACGATGGTCAACAACGACGGCAAGAAACAAGTGCGGTATATCAACATCGCCAATCAAGTCTACCGGATCACGCCCACGGTAGACTTGACCAAAAAGGATGGAATTTATATCGTATCGAACCATTCCATGAGTAACAAAGGAGGAAGAGGTGGTTTCGAATCACGGTGGTACGACTTTGAGAATGCAGAAGAAACCTTAGGGCTTTGGAAAACACCGGAAGAAGCAAGGCACGGCGGCGACAAGTCGATCCTAGCGAAAGAGAACCTAGCGCGCGCCCAGGCTGAAGTTGAACGACTCAGGGCAGAACGTTCCGTGTTGGACGAACAGAACGCCATCGAGAAAGCCCAACTGGAAGCAACCATGCGTGAACATGAAGTGAGGATGGAAAAGGAGCGTGAAGAAATTGCACGGGAACGTGCTGAACGTGAATATGAAGAGAAGGTACGTCGTCAGAAGTTAGCCGACCACTATGAAGAAAAGTCATACGTACGTAAGGACACCAGTGAGGGCTTGAAATTTTTACCAAGTCTCCTTATTGGTTTGGGAGCACTCTTTAGTGTTCTCAAACTCAGTTCCTAGCGGCGAAGCACGACGGATAGGTGAAAAGAACTTTTAGAAAGGGAGAAGCTGTGCTCAACAGTGCATTTAGCGACGATGAATTCGCACGCTTGGTGGACAAGTCCACAGTCAAGATCAATCCGCTCATCGGTAATGGTTTGGCCACCACGCTCATTCCGCGTGCAGCTGACTACATCGAGAAAGCGTTTCAATCGGTGAAGTCTGATTTTCCAGCATGCGTAATCTACGGCGGAGGATCGCGTTGTACGCCACAAGAATCGTTCGACGAGAAGACCAGGAAACGTCAGAACAAAGCGGGCAAACAAGGAAGCCGGCGCAGTTACGATATTTCGCCGTCTGACCTGTACATGATGAAGTACCGGTTCCATTACTGGGACGGGAAAAACAAGATCGAACTAGATCCGCGTTACATTTTGCTACCCGACATCCGTGACGGCGGCATCATGCAACTGAGCGGCTCGATGTGGGTGGTGTCCGCAGTGTTGATCGACCGCGTGATCTCGGTGGGCCTGTCCAACGTCTTTGTGCAGTTGAACAAGACGCGATTCATCTTCAAGCGACTGCCACACCGCCTGATGATCGACGGGGTGGAAGAACCTGTCCAAGTAATCTGGGCCAAGGTTCACCAAGGCAACCGTACCCAAAAGGCATCCCGGGCCGTGACGACCATGATGCATTACCTGCTCTGCAAGTATGGTTTTGCTGAAACATTCGCGCTGTTCGGCAACTGTCATCCGGTGATTCTCACTCCGGACACCGACATGTCGTTCTTCCCGGAAAACGAGTGGGCGGTAGTGCAGAGCAGTTCGGTACGCTTAAAGAAAGCAGGGCGGGCGCACTATGAGCGTTCGCATGTGCGACTGGCGGTGCGCCGTAGTGAACTGAACCAGAAGGTGATTTCGATGTTAGGTGGGCTGTTCTACGTGGTGGACCATTTCCCACTGCGAGCGCTACCGGAAAACCTGAACTCGAAACGGATGTGGACCATTCTTCTGGGTGAACTCATCCCGGGTGAATCGGACCACGCAGGTGTGCTGTTCGAAGAAGCCGAAAAACATTTGCGCTCACTCGACAAGTACATTGACATGCTAACCGATGAGCGCTTGCGCAACATCGGCATGCCAGTGAAGAACATCTACGAACTCTTCTCGATCATCATCGGTAAGTTCAACGAATGGTTGCTGTCGGGGTCAGAGCGGGTGGCCAGTATGTACGACAAGGAGTTCAGTATTTTGCCGTTCGTGCTGTACAACATCGTCTCGGCAATCAACAATCTTTACTTCCGCCTCAAAGCGGCTGAAGAGAAAGCAGCAAAAGCAGGAAAAGTCTTGACGCCTGAGAACATCAATGGCATCACCTTTGATTTGCTCAAGACTGGCTTGATCTTTAACATCAACAAAGGTCATGGTGAAGTGTCCACCTTAAGTGCTCCGGGTGACAACAAAGCGTTTAAGACCACGGTGATTCTGGTTTCGCAAACCAATTCGAATAACCAATCGTCAAGCCGTGATCGTTCTGGCACAAAGGACCCAACCCGGTGGGTACACGCGTCGATCGTGGAAGTGGGGTCGGCGTGGGCACTGAAGAAAAGTGATCCGTTCGGGAAAGCGTTTGCTAACCCGACAGTGGAAATGGACCACAACTGGGTGGTCAAAAGAAAGTTAGAACACGTGGAGTTGTTAGACAGTGTTCAAAATAAAATCCGTCGTCGTTAACTAATACCAAGAAAGAGGAAAGAATCATGTTTGCTTCAGCCCAATTAAAGTACGATCCAACCAAGCAGTACCATCCATTCATCAACATCAACCCGTCGATGCCGCCGTACGTGACGCGCCTCCAAGGTCTTAACCAAGCGGTCGAACAGTACAAGGCGTATATCTGCGGCCTGCTGGCAAACAAGGTCCAGAAGTACGCCGGCCAGAATGCCCTGCGCATGACGCTCTTCAACCTGGCCGGCGAAAACAACTTCAACAACGAGTACTTCGACCGCATGTGTAACATGTCTGTCGATGCGGTCGCGTACCTGATGGAGCGCTCGCGCGACAGCGTGGATGTAGCGCTGGAAAAAGCCACGGAAACTGTCTGCGAATACTTCGCGGCCGCTAACGCGCGCACTTACGGGGTGCTGGGCAATTACATCGACGATCCGCATGTGCGTGGGGTAGTGCAAGAAACCATTCGCGAATTCGATACCATCGTGAACGAACTCGCGCAGTTCCGTGCGCAGAAAACGAACGGCGGCACGGGGATGGGTATGGTACAAAATGGCTTTGCCCAGCCATCGTTCAACAGCCAGTCGCAGTTCTCGGGTAACGGCGGTTCGTCGTTCGCGGCAGGTTTGACTTCGTCCAACCAAGTGTCGAGCAACTTTTCCACGACCGTGCCGGCTGCGGCAGCACCGGACAGCAACTCGGGCTTCTCGCAGTGGCCGGGGACGACGGCACCGACGCCTGTCCCACAATCGCAACAGCAGCAGTTCGATCCGGTCACCGAAGTGGTGGAGGCGCAGCACCTGCCCGCGCACACGGGCAATTGGGTGCCAAACTTCGCCGAAGAGCCGTACTTCTACGCGTACGATCCGCGTGAATGGAACGCACAACTGACCGTGCTGGACTCCGGCGCCACGATCCCCGACTACACCCGCAAATCGGACCAAGAAAAAATGGACTACAACCAACACGCTACGCCGCTCGTCCTGGGCAAGATCCCGGCCTTCCTCGACATCACCCAATCGGCGCGCACGATGCAGAAGATCAGCGCCGGCATCCAGCAACTCAACGGCGAAACCCAGGAAAGCGACGACCAAGACGTGACTACGGTCAAGACCATGGTGGCGCAGGACTGGGCGTTTGCCAACAGCGAAGCCGGCGCGTGGCTCGAAGCCAGCCTGAAGCGCCTGCAAGTCGAACCGGGCGAAAACGGCCTGCCAAATGTGTACCGGGTGTACGCACGGGTGGTGGATGCCGTGATCACTGCCACCGACAAGACCGACGTCATCAAGAGCTTGGTCAAGTGTGAGTCGTTCGTCGGTTTGCGCGACAAGATGGAAGCCCTCGGCGGTGAAATGCCGGGTGCCCTCTTCAACGTCATCAACCGTCGCCTGACCGATATGGTCAACCGCAAGCTGCGCCTCGTGCTGAGCCTGCGCAAGATCCAGATCGAGAACTTCTACGACGACATCGGCGAACTGCCCGAGTACCTGGACAACAAGTACGGCAGCGTGGTCAAGGGCGGGTTCCTGCGGGGTCAGAAGCACGACATCGCAGTGACCCTGCAAACTCTGACCGAAGGCATGGCAGATGCCGAAGCGGCCGTGGCAATGGCCGGCATGAAGTTCCCGGAAGACAAGAAGCCGGTGATCACGTTCGTGGCTGCAAACTACAGCCTCACGTATCTCGACTGCTCGTCCTGGGACCTGAGCATGGAATTCGGCGACGACCTCCCGGTCAAGCTGAGCCAAGAATGCACGCCGCTGTTCTACCAGCTGGTCAAGGGCGCGTTTGACGACGCCTTGCAGTTCGAAGGCAACGGCGACATGAGCAATGCCGTGGCGCGTGTCATGCTGCGCACCAACGACGATCGTGTGTTCGAGTGCACGATGGGCAACCTGGCCGATGAAGCGTTCCTGATCACCCTCATCAAGTGATCGGCATAAAGGAGTGGGGCAACCCACTCCTTTTTTCTTTATGCTTAAGGAGAAAAGAGATGGATAATGAACAAGATGGCGCGCACAGTGAAATAACCATCGGAGGCGGAGGAAATTTCGTTCGAATTCAAAATGCGCCTTCATTACGTGATGTAATCGAAAAGAACCAAGTGTGGGAAAAAGTGTTTAACGGCATCACGATGATGCCTGAAGCACAGGGTATCATGGTCGACAATGCAATGGAACACTTTCAAGCTGTCGTGGCCGATACCATTCGCAAACTCGACATCGCTGGTTACGATAGCGACCGGATAGCGGAGGTCACGCAGCTCTCGGGTGAGTGCATCAACAACACCATCAATGTTCTGTTTAGAATGGAGCAGGCGATGGCGAAGGAGAAAGACCGTGGCGGATAAACTGAAAGAAGTTGTCGCAGGGGTCCGTGTGAATTACGGCACCGGCACCGTTCCGTCCCTGTTGGAAATCATGCGGGGGACCAACTGGTGGAAGGAAGTCTACGACGCCGCTGCTGGCGACGTAAGAGGCTTGATGACCGAAAGCGTCGTCGACCACTTCCACGCACACTCGGTCGAAGCAGTCCAACGGTTGGATCACGCCGGTTACACGCCCGATCAAATCTCGATGGAAACCGGCCTCATGCCAGCCAAGATCGATGTGATCTTCGAAGCCATCGGCAGCGACAAGCGGGTCGAAACACCAAGTGATACGATGGGTGAGCCGCCGTGGCCTGTGGAAAATCGTAAACTGCCGGCTTGCCATCTGTGGGAAGTCAATCACAGTTACTACGGCGAAGCCCAATACAACGAGATGGACTTCGCCACATGGGAAGACTTTCTCGAAAGCATGGGCAATGCGGACAACGATTACAACTACTTGATCCGCTGGGATTGGAATGAACGTGACCGTGAACTCGATATGATCACGTACAAGGGTGACGACAACGAGCGCACGGGACATGTCAAACTCATCTACCATGCCCAGCGCAAGGGCTTCACCATGAGCGCTTACGTCAAAGTGTGCCGCAATGACGAACCCAAGGTCCGCAAGTACTTGGAAGAAAAGTGGGTGTACATGGAAAACATGTGGGCACCCATCAGTAACGGCACCTCTGAGCGTGTTCCCGATGAAGAATTATCGCCCCGTACGCCTGCGCAGATGATGGAAAACCTGTACAACGAGATCATGCACGGTGAAGACAGCGATGAGTATAAACGAATCGTCAAGGAAGCGATGGGGGATTTCGACCCTAAAGCGGTGAACTGGGTGAAGTATATCTTCAAGGTGAATTATAAAAATCTTGAACCAGTTGTATTTCCGCCAGCGGGTCCATTTTGGCACGACCGCATGAATCAGGCCGAAGGCACATATACCGTTACAGCCTATTTGCCGGAAGGTGTGTCCGTGCACCATTACTGGCCGTCGGCAACCATGGCCGAAGAACCTAGGCTGGTTGACCGCATCGTGTACGAGGTAAATCCCAACTATTGGGAGACAAGGGAAAGCACAAAGCCACAGTGGTGGCCGTTCTAATGCCGTAACGGGGCAACTTCGGTTGCCTATTTTTTTACGTAAACAAGGAGAAGAAAATGGCTGAGAAAGAAGAATTGTACGTAACAAAAGAAAACAAGCTCACGGCAAAATTCCCATTGCGCGAAGGCGTAACGCTGGATGTCGATGTGGGTTTTTGTGCAAAGAAAGGCGACAGAGTCGTGGAAGCGTTCGGACACGTCTCGATTTACAACGTCATGTCCGATAACGTCGCGTGGAAAGGTATTTTCGAAAATGTCGCACCCCTTATGCAAAAATCGATGGTGCAAAATACCGCAGAAATTTTCAAGGCGGATGCATTCAAGGCGGTATCACGCCTGACGTTTGCCGGTCTTTCACCTGAGCAGGTCGCCGAAGAAACCGGCCTGAATGCCGAAGCCGTCGAACAACACTTGCGTTATCACGAGTTCCGCACCGGCGAAAGTGACGACGATCCATCCTACGACGAATAAGAAAGAAGATGCCAACAGTCAATTTCCTGTTGGCAAAAAAGCAAAAAAATACACAACACCGGTATAGCATAGGAAGAAAAATACTTCTCGCCTTTTATGCTCAACCATTAAAACGAAAATCAACTTAAGGAGTTTATCATGCTGAGCAATATCAATGTTTCGATCACCGGTGGTGACAACGCCGAACGTGAACTGATGTCCAACGTGATCACCAACGCGCTGGTCGCCGAAGGCTACTCGAACGTGGCCTTGGTCAATACCGTGGGTGAGCCGATGGTGGGCTCGAACGTGCAGTCGCTCGCCGATGTGCTGCGCAAGAGTCACCCGGAGTTTCTGGAGCGCCAAGTGCGCGTGTGGTCGATTCCAGTGGCCAACGGCGTCGAGATGTCGCTCGACGATGTACAGAAGGCCGCCAGCAGCGACACGCGCGCCTTCGCTGAATACGACGCCAGCATGGATGGTGCTACCACAACCGTCACGATCGCTGAGGGAAAGAATGCCTCGGCGGCCAATGCGGCATATCGCCTCGACAACGAATTCGCCGAAGACCGCGGCTACGAATACGGTTCGTCGGAACACCGCGAGTACCTCGAAAACGAAGGCGTACTCAACGGCTACGTCGATCACAATGGCGTTTTCGACAAAGCCCGTAAGTAATCGGAGGTACTCATGAGCACGAATATCACGATCACGAGCGATGACGTTGTCAAATCGCAGGTCATTGGCGACGTCATCGCACAGGCGCTGGAAGACAAAGGCTTCGGCCATGTCACGGCGGCATTCTCGCCACCGTTCCAGCAGCCATTGAATCTGGAAATGACGGACCTGAAGGAATCCCGTTCGGTGCTGGATGAAATCCGCGACACGTATCCGGACTTCTTGCAAGAACCGGTAACGATCCGCGCGGTGCCAGTCATGGGCCTCGACCCGAACTATAATACCGTGGATACAAACGGCAGCACAGAGACACAAGTGGCCATCGCGGTTGCCGACCAGTACAGCAAAAATAAGACGGTGCTGGATACGGTGGTAGTGTTTGAAAGTGTGGCTCAGAACCCACCTAAACGCGAGATGGCCTTCGATAGCCCGGAGGTCGCCGATGTCATGCGCCGTGCTGCGGCCATCTGCCTCAAGGAGGGTCACACCGAGTGGGAAGAGACCTTCCCGAAAGCCGCACAGGAACTCGAGAAGGAAGGCAAGATCAAAAACGCCCATGGTCCCTTGGACGTGATCGAGGAACACCTTATGCAACGCCGCTTAGCCGGCGTACTGGAAGTCATCAAAGACGAAACCGGCTACGGCAGTCCGGGGATCAGCGAAGAAACCATGCGCTTGATTCGTGAAGGTGCCGAAACGAAGAAACAGCAACCGCAACTCCGCCTCGTCGATAACACGGAGGACTGACATGACGACCAACATCACGGTCGTCAGCGATGAGAAGAAGCATGGTGATCTCATTGCAGAATCCATTGCCCGTACCCTGCGCGATGAAGGGTTTAAACAACTCTACCTCGACACCAATGACGGTATGCAAAAGGTCGACCTCGGCGGTCAATCGCTGTTGTCCGTGATACGGAAGACTCATGATCCTGAATTCCTGAACAACGAGCAGGTGCGGATCACCGCGATGGCGATGGAAGAGATGAACATGCAGTCGATGGTCATCGTCGAGCGGAACAAGTTCACGGGTGAAACCAAGAACCACACCATGCAGTCGCTCAGTGATGCGGTGCTCGCCAATTCTAAAGGCATCAAGGTATCCACCGACGGTGGCATGTCGTACTTTCACCCAACCGGGGCAATTCGCATCATTTATCCAGATGCGCATAACAGCGGTGTGGACGAAGAGTCCGACCTGCATTTAATCGTCAGCGATGAAGGCATTGTTGCAGATTTGGTAGGCAACGAATCCGGCGAAGTTCTCGATACCGCTACGCTGGACATGGAAGAACTGGTTGACACCATTTTTCCAGAGTCAGGGCATGAACCGAACAACGGTCTTGTCAATGATTTTTTCGACATTGCTAGTAGCGTATCACACGAGGTAGCTGGTCAGAAATGGGAACGTATCATGACCAAGATGGAAGATCGCGGTAGCGTCATCAAGGCGGACGAACTCGTTATTGACAATAACGAGGACGAGGCCGAAACGCAGGCAGTTCTGAAGCGGGCACGTGAAATTGGCGAGCGCACCGGCAAACGGATGGACATCTCGAAGGCCGTAAATGAACTGAAGCGTGAAGGAGTCATCAGGCAGGATTCCCTAGCCGGTCTTGAGGCTACGGTCGTGATGGCGCAAGAACTCGCGTGCGACATGGCCGGTCTCAAGGTCGTCGTTGAGAAGGAGAAGAAGTAATGCCGCGTTACAAGAACCATGAAGACTTCTTTAAACAAGTCGGCGAAGAAACACTGGAAACCGTGCTGCACCATAATCACAGTGCACGGTTCACCGTCGAAGAAATGTATCAGTTTTTCAAGGCACGTTACGACGCCGAGAAAGAAAAGGGAAAGTTGGATCAGTTCATCGAGGATCGGCATCGCGCGCAGTAAACAGTAAGCAGTAAGTCGTAACGCACTAGGGACTAACACTCCCTAGTTTTTTTCTTAACATAGTTCAAAAAGGAATGTTCAGATGTCGGAGCACAACCAAAACGGGATGGACGTCATCATCGAAGGTGGCAACCAAAGCGAACAATACATCGTCGGCGCAATCATCAGCAAAGCGCTCACCGAGGCGGGCTACAAGAAAACGCAGCATCACGACAAACCGGGTCACATCGTGACTCCGGAAGTCCAGACGGTCATGTATCCGTCGCTTCTCAACGTCGTTCGGCAGAATCGGCCGGACTTCCTCAACACCCCTGTGATCGTGTCAGCGTACCACGCACCGCCTGTGCCCCGAGAGCGCCGTGCGCATGACCGTGTCATGGTGCGGGCGCTCGAAACAGCATTGTCGCCGCGTGACGAGGCGGTCGAACTCGACGACGCGTGGGGCAATCTCACCACGATTGAAAAGGAGGACCTGATCGGCGCGTAAGGGGGAACCAACTCAGATTAACCAAACAGGAGCAATCATGGCTAATCAAATGGAACAAGAACAACTGCGCATCGAAGTGCGCGGACCGGAACGTACCAGCAATACGTTCTTTTGCAATCTCATTGCCGACGCACTGAAAGCGGCTGGCTTGGACAATATGGAAGTCATCAATCAGCGTGGCGATGACATCGATGGCCTGCCTACCAGTGAACTCTTTGCGGCTGCGCGAGAACACAATCCCTTACTCGGTCTGGCGGGTGTTGCTATCTATGCAGAAGGTCCGGTGATGGAAGAAGTCGTGGTGTTCGACAACCCTGATCGATTCGAAGACGATGATCCGGACGTGTCGGAATTGATTTTTGACTTTGCGCTTGAAGACTAACGCTTCGACAAGGAGTCATGATGTTAAACAGTATCAACGATTTTGCTATTGTGCTTACGGGCGCCAATAGCGACACCCGTAGAACCGCAGCCCTGTTAATCAATCAAGCACTACAAGAGCGCGGTTTTAACATGGTCGATGTGGTGGACGACCACGGCGACCCTATCGAGTTGCCGGAAGCTGTACCCAGCGTACTGGAAAACATTCGACGCAGTTCACCCCAATTCTACGATACGTTCGTGACCATCCAAGAAGTCAAGGTCCGTACGTACGGCGATGGCTACTACGAAGGAGTGAGAAGACATGCTTGGGATTAATGACTGACGGCACGCATCGCGTGACCTATTCAAACACTTTGGGATATCCTGAAATGAATGCTGCTGCATAGAGCCGTGATGACATAGCCGACAGCGGTATTTAACTAGAGAAAAAAGGAAAAGCTTCGGCTTTTCCTTTATGCCGCATGTTTAACTTTGCGGCATAAAGGAAAAAGCACACCACCTTGATCGCACCTACCCTTGTCGGGTGAGTGTATCAAGGTGGTGTTACTTTACTTACTCAGACCTTTTTTTCTTGGGTCATTTCAGTTGCTCAGGCTTGGTTTTGCTCGTCCTCGCCCTTGCCAGTGTCGTCGCTACTGGACTTGTCGTCACCCGTGGGCTCGTCTTCCTTGGGTTCGGTACCGTCTTGGTTTTCAACGGGTGCGGTGTTGTCGGGAGCTTGCTCGAGCGGGTTGTCATCGTCACCTCCTAAGTTAAAGTCATCGAAACCGTCGTTACTGCCGCCGCCACCGCCGGAACCGTCATCGGTAGTGGTATCGCTACCACCGCCGCCACCTTCAACGCCATTTTCTTCCAGCGTCTTATTCGACAGTTCTTTCTGGGCCCGGAAGGATTTGAGCAAACCAGTCAACGAAGCCGAAACTGCCTGTACGTGGTCCTTCTGTGCTTGATACAAATCGAGCATCGGCTTACCAGCTTCATCCTTCGTGGTCAGTTGAGCCAGTTCCGGCATGATGCCGTTTTCTGCCATGTAGACCCGCATGAAGTGACCCTTGACAAGTGCCTTGAGCATTTGGAACTCGCTGTTCAATTGACCGGTCGACGAATCCGTCAAACCGTCTGGTGGCAGCCATGCTTCCAGCGCCACATCGAGTGCTTTGCTATACTCATCCAGCGCCGCCATTTGATTCGTGAGCGACGCAGTGTTTGGCTTGGGCAGCGACACTTCAAAGCTGCGAATGAATTGCTCCACCACTTCCCCGATAATCAAGCCGCGCTGCTGCTTGCCGTCGTCGTTAGTGAAGTCAATCTTCTTACCTTGCTGGTCTTTCAACCAGTCTTCTTTGATTTTATCAAAGTTGTTGTCGATGATTTCTGCCAAATGACGCAGCAAACCTTCAGTGTTGCGCAGCACTTTACGGTGGTGGTCCGTCAAGAACGGTACCAGTTGTTCTTGGTGCTTCAGCGCACGTTTGGAGAGCATCAGGTTGTTGTTGTTGGCAACCGTTGCAAACTCTGCATTGTACGTCGCGTCCACCTGCTCCGGACTTACACCGAATGCCATGATCGATTGCTTGCGCAGTTGCTCGTCCAGTTCGGTATCGATCTTGACGTGGTTGTCGGCTTTCTGCTGCACGTCGATCTTCACCTCTGGCAGATTCGGGCTGCCTTCGGTGACAAATTCATAACCCGCGCGTTGCATCCACGACACGATGTCAGCGGGGTTGTTCATCCCGAATGGCATCACCCCTTGACGGGTGTTGAGGAACTCATGCTGGAGGATTTCAAGCGACTTCTGGGCATCAGGGTCGTCCTGGTCCATCGTAAACGTCACTTGCGTGCGGCCAATGGAATTCTTCATCATGGCCGCTACGTTGGCAAACATCGTCATGACGCGGATACTGGTCAGCGTCTTCATGCGTTCCAGAATCGACTCGCCAATACCGTCACCGTTGTAGCGCACTGCCATGTAGGTCGTCAATTCGACGGGCAGGAACAACAGTTGGGTATGTTGCTTGGCCATGGCGCGTGCCAGCATGATGCGGTAGATTTCTTCTTGCTTGGCCACGGCGACGCCGCTTGTGTATATGCCGCCATTATTCAGGCGCATGATGAGTTCTTGCTCGATCAGTTCGCCAAAGACACGCGCACTCACATCGATGTGTTGACGGTTGAATGAATTGAAGTTGCCTTCAATTTGACCGTGCGTCTTCTTGATCATGGTGGAGGCAAAACTGTCGCCACCCGTGAATCGCGTACTCAGCTGGCGGTACTGGTCGTCCGCGTTCACTTTTGAAACTGGATTGCCTTCCGCGTCGAGTAGCACGAAGTAGCCAACGTGTTCCTCGGGTTTACCCGGTACGTGAACCGGCATCACCGATTCCGACGGCAAGTGCAACACCAGTGGGTTGCCAATCGCGCGGCGTGACAGTTGATCCTGCGTGTAGACCCGCGCCATCGGTTTGTAGGCGAACTGCGGCGTCTTGAAAATCTGGCTGGCTACTTGCCGCTCTGTGATCGTACCGAATGTCTCGGCGGCGTACTGCGCGGTTCCGGTAGCGCGTTTGATCGCAGTGCCTGCATTGACCAGCGTGTTGACGCGCTGCTCACGCAGTTTACGCTGGATGTCAGGCAACTTCAGGACATCAGGATTGTCCAGGATCGACACCGTGGTGGGCAATTTTGCAGCCAGGTGCCGGTCGATCACCATCATGGGGTCGATGTTACGCGGTGCCTCGTAACCATCGAATGCTTCCATTGACAGACCGGGCCGAGCGGCTGCTTCCGCCGGGGTATCCTTGACAGCATTGCCCAGCAAACCTTTGGGTTTGACGGTACCGTCGCTATCGATCGATTCTTTCAATCCTTCCAGCGTGATACGGCCGGTACCGTTGATGAGTTGATCGATCGAGTTTTCTGGAATCACTGCGTAAACCCAGCTGCCTGTGCGGAAGAAAATATCACGCAGGATCTCGGCCAGCTGCGACTCTATTTTATAGTTCGTCTGGAAATGTTCCTTGATAGCGTCCGTCAAGGCTGCCGCAACATCGGCCGACACAATGCCTTCCCCGCCCTTGTAGACGAGTTCGGTGGTCATCATGTCCTTCGGGGCAATGATGGCACTGATCAGAATTTCTTGCGCCAAACCGAGTTCGGGCAAGATCTCCATGACGGTTTCGGCATCCGCAATGTTAAGTGCTGTGCGGTCCGACAGGGTCTGCATCTTGCCGATATCTGGCAAGGTCTGCGATGTCTGGCTGTTGGTGGTGGCCGCCGTCGTGTGCGGCGCCGTATTCAGCTTACTGATGGTGGCGGCCATTTGCGGGTTTTCGCGTGCCATCTTCAAGGCAGGCGCGTAATTCCCTTTTTGGGCGGCAGCAATAGCGTTAGCAAAACTTTCTCTGGACATTCCAACCTCTTACTATTGGGGATGATTTTTGTATGGATAACCGATACCGGTTGTATCTCGATGCCGCAAACACCTTGGCGGAAACAATTGTAATCAAATCCGCCGCAGCGGCAGCGTCGATTAACCAGCGGGTTGTCGAAGAATATGGACCGATCGCCGTCCGTGACGAAGACCCGAATAACTGGAAGTACTACATGAATCTGGCCGGTGAGTACCACCCGACTAATGAAGTCATGACAGTCGTATCAATGGATACACAAACGAGCATTGTGTTTTCTAAAGAGAACTTGGCGATCCACCGCGCGACGGCGCGCAGCTATGCGTACGGTACGCGGCAATACACAGAACTGGTGGCCAAGTACCCGACGCAGGAAACGTTGATTCTTGGCATTCTGTATCCCGTGGACAAAACCACAGCGATCGAAGCCCCGGATGGCACGATCCTCGGTTTTCCGCCGGGCCTGGTGGAACCCAACGAATACAATTTTGTCTCCAAATTGCAAGCATGGATCTGGGGCTACATCTACCGCTGGGTGGTAAAAGGGTTCACTGTCACCGATTCCCTGTACACCGCGACTTGGATGGGGATCATGTACGTCAACATGGTTCCGGCGATCTTGACTATCCGGTTGGCGGCTTGCAAAACAAACGAAGCGCATAGCTTCCATGTCAAGAAGTATTTGGCCAGCCACGGCCTGAACGAAAACCATTTGGAGTACTTGAATTTGGAGCAATCCTTGTGGTTGTACCGAAACATTGAGTACTTGCAGCGCAATCTCGGCAAGCAAGAAAACTTCGAGCTGCTGATGCAGCAGCTCATGACAAAGCGCAATCTACCGCTGGCTGAATACACCATGCGGCACGATGTACAATTAATGCCGACTGAGATTTATCCCACAGTGGCGTTCCGCAAAAAGACACTGAATGTGGAAACGGTGGATTTGATTCCGACGTTTTTGACGCTCGATAAGTTGCTCGACAAACAAGATCAATTTGCCCGGGCTAACAAGACGATTAAAGAAGATGTGGCGCCCGTCATCAAGGAAATCATGGAGAACGCCAACTCCAATGTCTTGATGACCAAGTTCTTGGAATCAACCGTGGTGGACTATGGCGACAATACGCCGTACACCATGTACAACGTGCTGATACATCACTGGCTGCACTTAGCGACCCAAGGTCTCTACGGCGCGTTCATTACCGTGACCAACCCCCGCACGGGTGAGCGGTTCCCGTTGAACGCGCTCGATGCGTTTACCCTATCGTGGTATGCCTTTTGGGCTGCACGAGACTATGTACTGGACGAAGTGCCGCACGTCATTGCACGACGTGTACAGCGTATCCCCACTCCATCGGTGGACGATTTATTGTCCGTGGTGGATAAAACGCTTGTGTCCCGCGAGGATGCAGTGGAAGCCTTGTCGAGACAGCCTGCATTTACACCGATCATCTCGACGGAAGCTTTCTACGCCAAATGCTTGGAAATTTACCACGCTGAACAGCACCAGCGTGGCTTGGTGTCCTACCAAGAGCATAAAGAAAAACACGCCATGATGCAAAACATGATCGCGCGCATTTACAGCGACAGCGAGTGTGTGTTGGCACCGAGCGGCGCCGACTACAGTACGTGGTTGGGTCAGCGCAACATCGACCTGAGTAATTTCGCATCCGCTGACTTCGCTCAGATGTATGAAGCGATTGTGCTCGATGCGACGGGCCTGTCTTTGATCGCCAAAGTTTCCATCAAAGACATCCAGCGCGCGATGGTGGGTTTGATGACGGGCTTGTCCAGCTACAGTATTCAAATCAACGCCGAAGTCAATGGCAGCGATTTGATGGTCAGCGATACACCCGCTATCCGGTGGGGCGACATTGACCAACATGGTAAAGACTTGGTACCTTTGCAAGAAGAAATTGCCGTGTTCAGTGGCGCGCCAACGCGCGGCAAGAACACGGAGCAGTACGACATCAACCTGCCGCAAAATACAAATGTCACCGAAGTCAACAACCATGTCGGCACCATTAACTACGATATTGGCCTACCGCTTGTACTGGCGGACCGGGCGTGGAAAATGCACGTGGTTTACCCGATCGCAGACGTACGCTTTACACTAGGGGTGCCGGTGCTTGAAAACAACTTGGGCGTCATCGCGGTACCAGGTATCCCTGAATGGTTGGCGTTGCCACCCGACCAACGTATCGATATCATCGACATGTACGATACCGGCTTGCCGCCGGTCATGCCAACGCCGGACGATGATCCGGACGACCTCGCCAATGTGATAAGTCAAAACGTACTGAGCGGTCTGCACTATGGCCCTGAACAACTCCCTTAAACCACACGTGGAATAAAACATCATTTGTTTATTCTGTGATAGGCGTAGCAATACGCCTTTTAGCTATTGAAAAAGGAATACCATGGAAGTCATTACCCGCACTGGTTACGGCGCGCACCTGCAAACTTGCATGAAGTTTCGTCGCCCCTACCCGATCTACACCAACACCACGCTCAACGAAAAGCTGAACATTCAGTCAGGCGTGAAACCGCCGGTGGGCGAATACCCGTACTGCGGTTATCTGGCAATCGGTAACGGTGGCCACAAAGTGGCACAGGGTGCGGACAACATGTCAGCCCCCGACCCGGTCGAACACATCGCCACCGACGCGGCGCCCTTCAAGATTCTGCCGTTCGTACTGCGCGAACAAACCGACGACCTGAGTGAACCGCAGCGGCGCAAGTACGCCCTGCGCCGGGAAGAAGAACACAACGGTGTGCGTTACTACGCCTACTACCTGATGCGGATGGACTTGAGTGCGCTCAATCCGACGCTGGAACTGGTGGTAGTCGATGGCGATACCAAAACCACATCGCCCTTCGTCCCCACCAGCGAAGTCCTGTCGCCTGTGCCGCAAGAACTGTCACCGACTGGCGTCAACACTGTCGATGGTGACTACCTGTCGGCCAGCGCCAAAGTGCCGATCGTGTTCACCGAAGACGACATGACCGAACTGCGCAATGTCGCCAAGGTGCTGTTCGGGGCGGACAAGTACGCGATCATTTCGGAACTGATACCGTGCTACGGTTACGACAAGATGGTCGATTCGCCAGCGCCGGGCAACACCACCATTCCTTTTAACGAAGCGATCGCAGTTCAAGTCGACTCGTTCATCAACACCTTTATCGCGGCCAAGTTTACCAAATCCGGTTTCGACATGTTGCTGGATGCTGGTACAAGTGAACCCTTGTTCAAGTTGACTGCACCGTAATAAAGAAAGGATCGCCATGCTTTACATGCCAGAAACAGCATCGAGCACGGCGGTACTGATTGGCATCGACCCCGGCTCATCGAAGCTGGGGTTTTGTGTCATGACGGTTAATGTGATCACGTGGGAAATCCTCTCCACCAACGCATTTACGATCGTCGGCGAGAAACTGATGAAGAAGGATGGTTTCTTAGGCCACATCCACGGCGAGCGTTTTTCCCGCATCGATGCCATAGGCCTGCGTCTCCTCGAACTCTTCAAATTGTATCAACCCAATTGGGTCGCCTCAGAATCGCCGTTCTTTAACCCCAGTCGCCCGAACGCGTTCGAAGTGTTGGTTGAAGTGCTCTTCAAAATTCGTCAATCCCTCTGGCAATACGACCCGTGGGTGTCGCTGTACCGTATTGACCCGCCTACCGTAAAGAATGGTGTGGGCGCCAAAGGGGGAAGTTCCAAAGACCCAGTCCGTGACGCTATTCTAGCGATGGCCCCGGAACTCAAATACATCGGCAAGACGCCGCTCGACAAACTCGACAACAATGCCATCGACAGTATCGCGGTGGCCAAAACACGTCTCGAACTCTTAAGGGGAAACATATGTCCCAAGGTAAAGCGGTAGCATTACTCATTCTGGCGGCTATCCTGGCCATCGGTGGTTGGGTTATCTACGACCAATCCAGCAAGATCGCCGAGTTGAATGTCACCGTCAAAACGTACGAGAAGACGATCAACAGTCTGAACGACCAGATCGATCTCGACAAGAGTGGTGACGCAATCGACAATAAGGTCACGGCGGCGGCGGCGCAAGAGAACCAACAAATTCACACCTCAGCGGATGCACGCAAAAGCGTGACTGACAACAAAGAAGATGCCATCCGCAAGAAGTACGACAAGCTCGTGGCCGACGCAACCGCTCGCGCTCAAACAACCACACCGACTGTAACTGCGCTGCATGTGGCAACCGAAGTCGAATTGCTCCAACAACAAGCGGCGCAGGCAATCAGTGCCAATCGACTCGATGGCTTGTGGGAAGAATACTGCGCCACCAACGCGTCCAAAGACTGTCCGGTGACGCCCAACATAAAGGAAGAAACATCATGAAGAAAATCGTGACATTGCTGGTTGCTGCGCTGTTGGTAGGCTGCACGACCCCTGAAATCAAGATCGAGACGAAGTACATCTTCCGCGAAACACCGGCAGTGCTCTTGATCACTTATGACGGCGTCCCACCACCCAACAAAGAGCAGTATCTCGAACTGTCTTGCGATGCTCGGGAAAAGGTGTGGACTGACATCTATCGAGAACAGAACACAGTCAACACCCTGTACCGTAACCAAACGCTCAACCAGATCGAATGGAACAAACAACAGAAATCACTTTACGAAGAACACAAAGGGGTACCGTGATGTCGCTCATGGAAGACATCCTCCACCGCGTGGATGACCGAGAACGCGTGATCGAGCGAATGGAGCGCTCGCCCGCGCTCAAGCAGCTGGTGGAAGATTACCAGAAGTACACGCGGGACGACGCAACGTTGCACAACATCACCATGTTCACCACAGGTGCCGATTTGAAGATGGCAATTCGGCGCTTGGAACCTGACACCCAGTTGACGCTGCTCAAGAAGTACAGCGATACCATTCGTGGTGTGGTGCACGGCGAACCCTTGGGTCAAGTAGAAGAACGTCGCACTCGGCACTGGCTGATTAAACTCTTCGGTGTGGTTGCATCGTCTATCCTACTGATCATGGTAACCGCCGTGGTGTCGGCAATGTTTCGGACCAACACTACTGCCAACACAAGTGTGACCACCTCCATTTTTTCAACAATAGGAGAGATCGTTAAGTTGATCCTCCTCGGTACCAAGTAAACCCAAGGATTTCTTATGTTACATAACCTTTCCCGGGAATTGCGCCTCGCCCTCGAAGACGTCGCGGACGGTAAGGCCCACCTCGAACAAGAGCACGTCCTCTACGCACGCTGCGTGGACTTCGCGTTCTTGAAAAACGCGTCTAAGATGGAACACCACGAACAGTGGGAACTGAAGTATCCCAAAACCGAAGAGAACGCTGGTTCGATGCGGATTCGCGCCCGGAAGACAGTCAGGCCCGGCCTCGACCCGGAATACACCCAGACGTCGAAAACGATCGATCCCGAGACCAAGGGTAACAACGAAGTGACGTTGCCGATCACGGAAGCCCTGTTCCAACAATTCCGCATCGGCTCGACCAACGGCATGCGCAAGGACCGCTACTTCTTCCCGGTGGACGACGACAGTGGCCTGGTGTACGAAGTCGACATGTTCCTGAAACATGGCACCCAAGCCGGGGCGGAACAGTACTACGAGTGGTGCAAGATCGATCTTGAGGTCAACGACATGACGACGGCACTGCCGCCGCTGCCGCAAGGCTTCACGGACATCATTTCGGCACCGTTCGGCAAGCGCACGGACGCTGAAGAAGCCCGCGTCACGGCGCTGTACCATAACGAGTTCACTGCCAAGAACATGTTCCTGTAAGGATAATAAAGGCCACCCACTACGGGTGGCCTTTATGACGGATTCAAAAAAACTATGGTCACATATACTTAGAAGGAATAAGAGCTGATACCTCTTTCCCATACCCCATTCTTAAGGAGAATAGCAACTATGGCAAACACTATCAACCAAGCCGCTGTTACCGTCGCCAATCTGCTCGACGGTCTTCCTTGGGTGGATTCGATCGACTTCCTGACGGATGCCGAAGCCGCTGCTGACTACGTCAACATGCGCTCGGACGACGCCGCGAAGTTCGTCCAATCGATCGATTGGAAGAGTGCCTCGCATGACTGCGAAGTGACGAAAATTTACGGTGTTACCATCGTAAAACACGTCACCGAATCAGCTGGTCGCGTGTGGGGGCAACTGTTCAAGTACAAGGGTCTCGATGTCGTCGAGGAAAAGACCTTCGGGACTTTCGAGCAGTTTGTCGCCTACATGCTGGCCAGGTACTGGTAAGCAGTGCGAAGGAGGGGTGGCGCCCCTCCATTTCATCAATCAGGTTAACTAGCTTCTATGGAGAAACAAAAAATGAACAACTACACCAACGACCACTTCATGACCCTGGAACAAGTTCTGGGTAACGCAATCGCTAAGACTTGCTACGCTTACGATTACGAAGAACTGCGTTTCAATTGCCAAGACAAGTATCGTCGCGATGGCGCCGGCCCGCTGCGCGCTTACCGCTTGTCGTGCAACTACGCCCTGGCTTTGGATGAAGCCATTAAAACTCATCCGGAATTGCGTGACGAAGCCTATCACGCATGCAGTGGTTCGGACGTTGCTAAACTCGGCATGCGGGTGATCCAGCACGTGCCGGTCGACCGTAGCAGGGTCAATGCTTACGTCGAACTGCTGGAGCGCGTGTCCAATACGAACATGGACCGCGCGCTGGACGACGATCGCATCATGGCCAAGCACAACGAAGCACTGGCCGAGTTGTCGAAGGCACGTGAATCGCATCCGATCTACTTCTTGATCGGCGCGCTGTACAGCATGGTGCACTATGAAACCACCATCTGGAAACCGTCCCCGCACGGCAGCCGTACGCACGACCAAATCCAGCCGACCTTGGGTCGCCGCCTGCTGGATGAACTGCGCGTCCTGTGCGGACACGCATCGCGGCCTCTCGCTGCGTAATACGTTGTGACCCAAGGGGAGGGGGTGAGTCCTCCCCAATAGTAGCTATGGAGAAACAGAAATGAACAATGAAGAAAACAAAGAAGTGTCCGAAGAAAAGGTAAGTGTTGTTACTTATCAACACCGCTGTGGATACTGTGGCTCCACCGAGCCCTTGATTCCATACGAGCAGATGTTCGGCCCCGGTGCCATGGGGTGGGACTGCTGCCCTGACTGTGGTGGTGTTTAATAACTGATAACCAAGGGTTTATCGGCGAGGGCACTGCGCCCTCCTCGATGCATCTTTGCATCATTAACAAACTAAAAGGAAAATTGTAACTATGAGTACAAATATCAGCGAACAAACCCGTCGCAACATGATCGACCTCCTCGCCGTCATGCCCGGTGTGCTCACTAAAGATATTCCCGCTCACATGCACAGCATAGTAACGACGCCGGGGTTCGATGAAGGCACCTATCGTCGCAACATCAACCTCAGCGATTGGACGCTCAGTCGTCACAATCGACAAATGGAAACCGATGTTCGCGACTGGTGGATCATGGGAGACCGCATGGGTGACTCGGCCGCCACGACTCTCGACATGTTCGTGCACTTCGAAGACGACACCTACAGCCAGCGCGTGATCGGCAGCGATGTCAATACGAATCGCATCTTGTGCCGCGATGGCAAGGTGTACCAGCTGGGCCGCCGCTTGGTGGCGCCGATCGAAGTTGCAGTCACGCGCGAGAAGCCTTTCGGTTTGCCGGTTGGCGCCGATCTGCTCGCAAGTAATGCATTGCTCGCCAAGAAGTACGTGGAACGTCGTCACCAAGAAGCCATGCAGTTCTTTAAGAGCCTGTCGTGGACCCCGTGGGCTTACTGTGGGTTCTCGGTCATGGCCGAAGTCTACGGCGTGCGCATCGTGCATGAGATGCAAGAAGGTTCGCTGCATGCCGGCAAGACCTGGGGTGAACTGTTCTTCTTGAATGACAAGGACCGTGAACCGATCATCTTCCAGACGTTTGAGAATTTCCTCGCCTATATGCTGGCGAAAAACTGGTAACACAAACCCGAGGGCTACGGCCCTCCTTTTTTGATTATTTCTTATGGAGATCACATGGGTACCATGGATACGCACATTATGAAGGAAGAACAAAAGCGCATGATGGTCGACATCATCCGCGTCTACAAACATCACTCGGCAGCTGACGCCGAGTATTGGGGTGGCCTGCTGGTCGCCATTCCGGGCTTCAGCCTGTACTACTACCGTACCCATTTGCAGCTGGGCGAGCGCAGCATCTACCGCACCAATGCCCGTGCGGAAAACAAGCAGATGGACAAGATCATGCCGGTGGACTGGTACATCCCGAACCTGACCGAGGAGGTACGGATGGAGTACCTCCTCGACCGGCGCATATATTTGGTCGACGGTATTGTGACCGAACCCATTCTCGGCGTGGATGTATTGTTCAACCGCATTCTGTGCGGCGGCGGACAGGTGTATGAACTGCGCCGCCGCGTCGACCCGCCTAAGAAAGTGCTGACGGCGGCTTTGCTGCAAAAGCCGAACTCGTAATTTTGAATCACTGAGCAGTCTTCATCTCAATTAGTAACAATAAATAAAGGAAAAGAAATCATGACCATCAACTTCAACAACAACATCCTCGGCACCATCGCGACCGTCCAGCTTGGCGAACCGAGCGACTCCTACTGGTGCCCGAACGCGCAAGTCCTGCTGCTGGCACCGGAACCGAACTTCCACCGCCTGACCTTCCTCGGCCTGGCCAAAAAAGACAACGGTGACCTGCTGCTCCTTGAAGGACTGTCGCACAACCGCATGGCGGCCGTCCAGCCGGAAGAAGGATTGGGCGATCTGATTAGCTCCCGTGCAATGACTTTCAGTAACGGCCAATACCGCAAGTACTGCTCGGTGCAACGCCAACGCGACATCGACGATGCCGTGCACTTCCACCGCGCCGTGATCGAGAAACTGGAAGCCTTTTCGTACCTCACTAAAGTCAATTGAAAGGAAAATAGCCACTATGAATACGCCAGCCAACATCATCCGTTTGCTCGACAACGGTAGCCTCAAAGACGTGCTCGAGTTGCAACGCCATAACACCGCCCATATGCTGGCCAAGTTGCATGTGCCTTTGACGCCAACGGAGATCGAAGAAATCGTCACCTACTTGGACGAAGAAATCGGTATCTGTCTGTCGCCGGTACAGGTGGAGCGCCTGTTCAACTTGTATCCGGAGTACCGTGTGCGCATCATCGACGCAGGCATGGACACCGAAGCGCGCGAAGCCGTCAGCGGCGCTGTTGCCAAATTCTTCTTGAATTGCAAATGGCCGGCTTATGGCGACGGTATCGATTTCAACAAGTTCAACGCGGCGCTGCAACACGCGGTACCGCTCATGCGGCCGTTGCTGTAATTTCCCACAGGTTCAATCGTAACTATCTAGGAGGAGAACATCATGAGTCACTTGCAAAAAGGTTTCATCGCCAAAGCCAAAGCCAAGATGCACAAAGGTCCGCAACACATGTCCAACGGCATGATCAAACGCGAAGCCACCAAGGTGGACGTCGTCGGGCCGATCGGCAGCAAGAAGAACCCGAAGAAGCGCACGCACGGCTGCGCATTCGCGCCGTACTGGATCAACTTCACGGCCTCCCCCAGCTACCTCCAATTCACCCTGAAAAAGTAAGAAGGAAAAAGAAACTATGAAAACGAAATTCACCGTACTGTTGTTGAAAGTGCTGTACTGGGTGGGCGCGGCCGACGTCAAGGCGACGATTGTCGTAGTCCCGCCTCTGCCCGGAAAACCGTTCATCCACACCGCGCGGCGCCGCTTGAAATAAACGGCATAGAGCCCAGAGAGCTAACCACTCTCTGGGCTCTTTTTTTTTTGCCGTTTTCTATGGATTCTTGTACATGTACGGCCTGTACTTGTCCATCCGGTTCAGGATACGCCCCGGGTACTTGCTGTTGATCTGGCAAAAAGATTCACCATACCCAGCTTGCTTCACATTGGACGCAGCGCATTGCTTTTCCAAATGCCCATCCCACACCCGGGGGTTGCAGTCGGCTTTGGTACGGCACATGCGAATGCGGGCTGAGAAACCACCCAAGCCGCCATTGTAAGCCGCACCGTCGCACTTCTTCACATCAGTCAGGTTCGCCATCCACACCTTGCAAGAACGTTCGTTCTGCTTGAGTTTCAGGATCATGCCCCGCAATTGGAACCGCGCATTGTAACAGTCAGTCCAATTCCACGCTGCCAAGGACTTGTCCAGTCGCTTGGTCTCTTCCAGTGCATCGAAGCGCACACTCCCATTGGCATTGAAAGTCCGGGTGAATTGGCCAAAGCCGCAGCCGAATTCACGCGAAGTTTTCAATGTCGCTTTGAGCTTCCACAAACTCTCTTGCTCCACCAAACCTGCCGAGAATTCCCGCATGTCCATGTCCGCCCAATAGGCGTCGATCTCTTCAACCAACACCGGCAGGTAGGTCGTCGCATCGTTCGGTAGCTTCACCGATGCTGCGTAGGCTTGGCCGATTGCCATGATGGTAGCAAATGCCAACCACAGCGATGTGATCAAAACGGGACGATTCTTCGCAATGTACGCTTTCATTTCAGGAAGTCGCACAGTTGCAGCAGGATCACCATGCGCACCACCCAGGTGAACTTGCTGGCCCAGTAGATATGGGCGGCGCCGATGGGGTCTTGCATGGCCTTCTTGGCGGCCGACTGGATATCGACGCCCGGCTGGGTGGACATGCGAATCCAGAAGATCGACAGTTCGAGCCAGGTGAGGATCGCCACCGCCCGGAAGATGATCAGGATTTCCGGGTAACGGTCCGGCACGCTGCTGCCGTGAAACCGCGCCAGATCGATCAGAGTATCGAGAATACCCGTCGCGGTCAAAAGCAGGATACCCAGCACCAGCGAGCGCAGGAAAGCGCGCTGGAGAACTTGCCAGGTCTTGTCGTTGAAACTTTTCAGAATGGACATTTTTATTTCCCTAGTTAAAATAAAAGAAGAGGAGAGGGCAGTTACCCTCTCCTTACAGCGTTAACTGAGGTTGTGCGTCAAGATATACTTGTCGCCCAACTTAACTTCCAAGGTATCGAGGTCTTCCACGTTCAGTGCCACAAACGTTGTCGGTACATCGATCCTTTTCACACTAATGACTGGAATCAACTCGCGATTCATCGAGACAAACGCGTCACCGACCACCACATCGCCTGCTTCTTTCCAGCGGTAGACGTTGAGCGCTTTGTCGTACACGAAGTGCGTGTGCGTCAGCGTCGAATGCAATCCATTCAGTTTCACAGATTTATTTAACACGAAGCGTTTGCACTGCCTCACCGAAGACACCTCGTTTACGCTCACGCGTGAAATGTTTTCTACCGTCCAGCTTTCCCAGTTATGTACACTGGAATCGAGCATGGTCGGTTCTGAGAAACTTGACACCATATCGCCTTCAACCAGATCGTCGACTAGGCGATCACCCAAAGGTGTATGCAGCACTGTCCCTAAGGCAAAACAGCGCCCATCGACAACAAGACTGAAGCTGATCGTCGTCGCCACCGATGGGTCATTGGCTTGGCGAACATTGATCGTCACTGTCGCGTTGACCGCGTCGTCGGGACTACTGTCTCGAGAATCGACCAACAGACCGCTGCTTAACGTACCCCACGTGCCGTGGGGAATAGACGAGTTTACAAACCCGTTATCCGGGTTGTTATAGTAATCCACCATCACCATGGCTTCGAAGCCGGCTGCATTGCCGTTCAGGAAGCGGCCCGACTGCGATGGCGTTTTGTCACCCGTACCTTGTCCCGCAATAGCCCACGTACCGTCAGCATTCAGCCTGAACGTCATGGTGGCCATGGAACCAGGACTGTACGAATACAGGTTAGCCGGAATGTTGTTAATCCCGCTGCTGAAAGGATTCACATAGCCGCAATACGCGCTCTTGGCTTCCAGCAACTGTGCATAGCTACCGCCATTGCCGTCGGCGACAGATTGGTACTTGTCGTACTCTTGGCAGTATACGCTCAGGACTGTGCCCGCTGGCGGGTATTCATCCCATCCGGTGATAAATGACACCGCATCGGAATACGGTGAGTTAATTTGTCCCGCAGCGCTGGTGGCATAGTAATGCGCGTAGACCGTATACGTCTTGTGGTTTTGCAACGCATTCGAGGGGATACTGATACTGCCAGGATCGCCTGCGACGGTGACGTGATCGTAGACTAAATTACCATCGCTGTCGTATACATTGCAGCGTGAGCCGCCATACGCCACGGTCCCATCGTTATTGTTGATAACCATGGGATTTAAACGAAGCGCGAGGGCGGCGTCTTTACTCGACAAGACAACGCCATTCGGCGACCACCACGTGGGTTTCGCGAGCGACGGTACTGGTGGTGGTGTATAGCCGCAGGTCGGGCTGTTGGTCTGGTACAGTTGGTTGTATGAACCGCCGTTGCCATCGGCATATGTACGCCACAGATCAAAACCCTGACAGTACTGGTTCAGCACGGTGCCTGCTGCCGGGGGCGAATAACCGCAGATCGTCGCATTCGTTTCCACCAAGACCGTGGTGTAACCACCATTGCCGTCAGCGATCTTATTGTACTTATCGTATTCTACGCATGTGTAGCCGATCACAGTGCCTTGTGGTGGATACTGTGGCGGTGGAACGTAGCCACAGTCAAGGCTGTTCTGTTCCAGCAACTGCTCGTGGTCAGTGCCGTCACCATTGGCAATGCGTTGGTACTTGTCTGTTCCTTTGCAATACGTGGCCAGAACAGTACCAGCGGCAGGTGGTGGTACATAGCCGCATTGAAGGCTATTGATCTCCTTGACAATGTCGGTTTCACCGCCAAGACCGTCAGCGTAGACTACGTGCAGGGTGAATGTCCCATACTCGCAATAACGACGCAGCTCTGTGCCCGCAGCTGGCGGCGGGATGTAGCCACACTCTATGCTCTTTGGTTGAATGAGTTGATCATACTGACCATAGTTACCGTCAGCGTACGTACCCCATAGTTCGGTCGTGCCGGGCTTGCAGTAGCGACCAAGTTCAGTGCCTGGCGGCGTCGGTGGTACATAACCACAATCACCACTCTTGGCAGCGATGATCTGCTCGAACTCACCATAATTACCATTAGCGTAAATGCCCCACAGGTCCACACCCTTGCAGAAGCGGCGCAGTTCAGTCCCGTATGGGATCGGTGGCACATAACCGCATTCGAGACTCTTGGGGTCGATGACCTGCTGGTACTCGCCATAGTTACCGTCCGCATAGGCGCCCCATTTTTCCACACCTTGGCAATACGTACGCAGCAGCGTGCCATACGGGATGGGTGGGATGTACCCACACTCAAGACTCTTTTCTTCCCACAGCTGTTCGTATTCCCCATTGCGGCCATCCGCGTAGACGTGCCACATCTGGATATCTTTACAATACGTTCGCAGGAGTGTTCCGGCGGCCGGGTATGGCGGCACCGTGTCGAATGCCGCAGCAGCCGACCAGTCGGAATAGGCACCTTCGACGTCCGTATACCTGAAACGCCAGTAGTACCGCTTTGATCCTTGAAGAAGCTCCGGCGGCTGATATGATTGCACGGACGCGTCAACAGTTGCGAGAAATTGAATGTCCGTAAAATCCGACGAGAGCGCCACATGAATCTGCGCTTGTTTTAGTGCGATACCGAAGAGTGAGTAATAATGCGAACCCTCAAACGGTGTTTCTAATTTTACGCCAGTCGCGCCATTTGCCGGTACAAGCGCTTTTGGCCGGCGCACTGCGGGCAAAGTCGTGACAAGGTCTGACTTTTTGGCAAACTGGGGATGTGGGTCGGCATTTGCAATGTGCCCCGCCATGAGCGCGTCCACGCCCTCTTTGATATGCGTGGCGGAAGTACTGCGCAAGTTTTGAATCACACCCGTCACTTGCAACCGCGCTGCATCTTCGCCAACACTACTGGCCGACTGCATCCGGTGGATCGCGTCTTCCAAATACTCGGTGCCGTAAACTTCCGATACGTGGTGCAGGTGGGGTGCCGGATTAAAGCGTTCGGGCTTATCGATGATGTCTTCCCAGCGGACATTCTCTTCACCCGACCCCAACTGGGTCAATGCTTCGATCAATTTCTTTTTCGAGTAACTGTCCCAGCGCCCCATTGCTTGGTAAGTAATGGTGATGTTATTGCTGACAGCCGGATCGGTAATCAAAACGATGGTGCAAATACGACGGCCGTATTTCTTGGTTTCTTCGGCCAGCATCTCGCCGGCGCGGTACTGCTGACTTGTCAGTGTTTTACCGGTATCCGCGTCTTTAACAATCAAACTGGCGACAAAGAAAGCACCGTAATCGGGCACTGCAATACGAACAGGGCGATTAACCAGCACATGCGGCTCATTCGCCACCTTGTTTGAAGGCGCTTTGCCGCTTCGGTCCAACGGGAAATAAATAGAATCCATACCAACTCCCTAAGTTACGAAGTGGTGAACGATGTCGCGGTAGACCACGGGGACCATTCGCCTTCGGTATTTTGATAAGACACGCGCCAGAAGTAACGCGTATTTGCAGACAGCGCCGACGCGTGTGTGTAGTTCTGTACTGCACCCAAGGTAACATCGGCGACCATGTTCGTGAAGTCACGCGCCAAAGCGATTTGAATCCGCATCGCCTTTTGCGGAATACCGTAAAGGGCACGATAGGCATTGCAAGCAAAGGCCACGTTATTGCGGGTGACCGTTTTGGTTTGGTCCCCTGGGCTGACGTTCTTGGGGCGGCGCACTTGGGCGTATGCCAATAGCAGGGCGTTGCCAACTTCCGACTTCTTCAGGTAATACGGGTGAGCATTCGCGTCGCCCACGTGCGCATCCATGAGGCCTTGTGCGTCTGTCGGGATGCCCGTGCCATATGGACCCAAAATGTCACTGGCGTACTTCAACACCGCGTCGTAGGTGGACACCCTACCATTGACGATCGTGCCGCTCACTGCGTTCATTGCATTTTCCAGACTGGCAAAACCGAATTCATCGTCCGTAAAGTCAGCAGGGGTGAGTGCAGGTGGGTGGGGCAGAACGTCCGTCCATGCGGGTGACCGGGCACTGGCCAAACGGCGGGTAAGCATGGCAACCACGTCCGTTTCTGGCACACTGTACGGGCCGCCGACCACTTGGTAATTCACCTTGACCGTATTGCTCACTGCGGGATCAGTAATGACAATCAAGCCGCAAATGTCTTTCTTGTACTTTGAGGTGGGTATGTTGTAACGCCATGCGGCGTAGTACTGGCTTTTTGCCAGAGGCTGATTGTTGGCAGTATCTACCAGTACCAGCGAGGTAGCGAAGAATGCACCAAAACGCAGCGCGAAAACCCGCAGACCTGTGTTCGGCACAGCACAGACTTCCCCTTGGACCAAATTGTTGACACTGGTACCGCTAGGGTCAAGTGGGTAAGTATCGAGAGACGACATGACGACTCCTTCTTATTAAACGGCGCGGGTACTGAAGTACGTCACGGCACTCCAGTCTGACCACGACAGGTCGTCCGACTGGTACCGGGCGCGCCAAAAGAACATGGTGTTGGCGGTTAGCAAACTGTCGATTTGGTAGGTATCCGTAACCCCTTCCAGTACAACATCTTTTTCGAGCGTGCCAAACGAATTGTCGCGGGCAATTTGGACTTGGATTGCTTTTTGCGGATTGCGGTACATCGAATAATACGGCGATAGCTTGAATGCCAGATTACGCTGCACACCCGCTGCACCCTGTGAGGGTGTGATTCCCGCAGGAGTGCGTACCGTGAAGACGACGCTGTCGACTTTAGTGCGCAAAATGTACTGGCTATGTGCCATGGGGTCGACCGCGTGTTTGGCCAGCAGTTTCGATGCCAAAGCCGATGCAACTGCGGCGAGCGACTGCTTCATCGTGTCGACGTAGCGATAGTAGTTGTCGTAATCGATTACCGAAGAAACTTCCATGGCCATGCGCGCACGCTCTACCGCATGAACAACTGGTTCGAAACCATAGATATCGCCGAGATCGTGAAGGTGGCGGACGGGGTTGAATTCAGTTGGGCGATTTTCGATTGCCATGTATTCGACAGAACGGCTATCGAGTTTTGCGATCTCGATCATGTCTAGAATTGGCAACAGTAAGTCTTCGTATTCGCCACCCACCACTTGGTACTGCAATTCCACGGTGTTACTGACGTGCGGGTCGGTAATCACAATTACTGCGCTGACCTCTTGACTAAAGCGTGCTGTCGGCTCAGCAATAATTCGGCTAATGATGTAATGCACACCACGCTCCAGTACGGTGTTACTGGCGCTGTCACGGATTTTCAGCGAGGCGGAGAAGAAAGCACCATAGGTCGGCACGATTGCTCGCCGTGCACGGCTTTCAAGGGTACGTGCTTCTCTTTGGACGAGATTACCCGGACTCTTTCCGGATGGATCGAGTGGATAACGGTGAAGATATCGGGACATAAGGGCTCCGGATTAAAAGGTTACTATGCGAAATAAACCAGCAACATGGCACTGTAGGCCACGCTGCTGGTTGGCATAGAAAGAAATCAGGTATGGTAAGCCTGCACGTGGGCGGCTATCGCATCGGCTGCTGCCTTCGTCGCCATGGCTTGTGCTTGGGCATTCGTGGGTGCATCCAGCTGGGCGGCCGTCGTACCGTGGGGGTTGTTCTTGTCGCTCTTGTGACTGGCCAAGTCTTGACCGCCGCGCTGCGCAATTGTTGCAGTCATGGCGTTCAGGGCTGTTACCAGCGCTTCCATGCCTTTGAGATCGATGAGGCTGTATTCATGATCGATCACCGGGAAAGCATTGGGTAGGTTGATGAGTTGTTCCCACGACGTCACGCGCGGGTTACCGATACGATTGGCCAGCAATTCAGCCAGTTCGGTATCACTTGGGACCCATCCACCACCGACCGTATTGTAGACCAAGGTGACCTTGCCGACCAACGCGGTGTTCAAAAAGCTAATGGAACCCCAGATCGGTTTGGCAGTGCTGTAGGACGCGTCGACAAAAGGATGAGAACAATAGTAGTCGATGTTCTTGTCCAGCGTACGCGGTGTATTCGTGACGCTGTCAACAAACACAATCGACAATGAATCTTCAAAGAACGGCGCGACCTTGGGGACGATGAAGTAGTAATCACGCGGATTGGCGCCCGACAGGATTTGCTGTTCCCCGGTGATCTTGTTAGAGACTTTCGTACCCGTCGGATCGAACGGATACGACGTGGCGGTAATTGTGGACATCTAGAAGCCCTCCAGGGGTAATCCGATATGTTATGGGCTCGACTGAGCAACTATATAATTTGTAAATTGCACCTTTCAAAGGCGAAATTCATCATGTACACATTGGTTGAAGCAATCGCACGACCCATCGGCGGTGGTGGACGATGGACGGCCATCGCACTGGGAGACATGCTTCTCCCAAGCGTATTTTCCACTTATGACCAAGTGCTGGCGACCTTGACCAACCCGTACCTGTCGGGCAAGGTCTGTCTCGATCTGGCCACGATCCGAGCTGATTATGGCAGCCAAGACATTACCTTCAATAGTTTCTTGGAAGTTCAGGGTAATGTAACGCTGGACACAAGCGATACATTACCGGTCCTCAAGACCCGCTATGCCAAGTATAACGACGCGATCCGCGCCAAGTACCACGTCCAATCGATCCATCCGAGCGCGGCGCTCGACGCACAGTTGCCGGCTTCGGAGCGTACGTGGCTCCTGATGACCAAAGCAGGACTGGATTACAATCTCTTCTATGAAAGCGCCTTGGTGTCGGTCAATGGGTTCATCCATCCGACCGACGTAAGCCAGGACGGTATCTACGTCAAAGAAGGCATGGTGTCACGCAACATGTCGGGCAAAGCGGAGATTGGTGTGTACTCGTTCCGCGAGCTTGGCAAACTCAGCTTTGTGCCGATCACGCCCGAGATGGTCTACAAGCAAGACGCGTCGCAACTCTTCAAAGACCGTGCTCACGTTGACCTCGGTATCGATGTGTCGAACAAAACGGTGATGCTGGTCCTGGGAGGCTACTTCCATGTCCTGGATGAACGCACCTTCTACCGTGTTAGTGATTCGGCTTTTGCTGTCGTCTTCAACAACTTGCCACTGTTCGACCGCTTTTACGATTCACGCAAGTACATCGATCTGAGTTCCCTGAATGTGGAAATCAGCGATAACAATCCGTCGCACTTTTCGGTAGAAGATTTGTTGTCTGACGCCGCCTTGCGCGCATACCTGACTCTGCCGCAATCGTTCTTCGTGATCCTCGACAACCCGAACGTATTCGTCGAATACGCGCCCGTGCGCACCACCATGTTGCCGGGCCTATACATCAGCGATGTGCCGCCAGCGTACCCACTCCTGTCGGAAATCGGAAAGATGGTGAACTACTGGTATCACTATGAGAATGAGCAATACTCGATTACCGCCACCGATGCTTACCGTCACGACTACAATTACCGTACTGTGGCTGCTCGTAATGCGTTGAGTCTCGGCGATACTCGGAATACGGCTCGGCCTCTCGCCAATGGCGATTTGCGGTACTTACAGATTGGTGCTGATCTCTAGTTTTTTTGGTGCCACCTACGGCTTACCCGTCAGTTCGGGGTAAGCCGTAGGGCTGTATGCCGTTTATCGAATATTCGGTGCCGTGACGTTGCCAGTTGACTTGATCGAGTCTACCGCCAACATGCCGCCACCCGCAAAGTCAAAACCACCACTCAGCGAGGAGATGCTACCGCCCACCGCGAAGCCGCCCGAGAAGGTGGCTTTCTGCGTGACATTAAGTTTACCACTGATGCTGTAGTCACCTTTATGGTTGGTCTTGGCGGTGATAGTGTTGTCATCCGCTGTCAACTCATTGGTGGACGCCGTGATGACGTTCTTGGTCGCTTTCAAGGTATTGTTGGTAATCGTACCAATCATGTCAGTGGCGTCGATCGTGACCTTTTTGGATTTAAGAGCAATCAAGTCTTCAGCTTCAAAGTGAATCTCGCGCTTGTCAATCAGGACTCTGGAGCCATCGTTGTTGAGCATCTCCAGCTGCCGCTCAATCGAATTGAGCATAAACGACTGGCCGAGCGTATCTTGGATTTGCAGGAAGCCTTCGGCGCCATTGATCTGGATATCGAAACCGGCTTTTTCTTTATTGGCCACCGAGGTATGTAAGTGGATGATTTTGGTATGGGTCGACAATTCGATGAAGTAACAGTTGTTGATGTCGAATGGCGCCTTTTCATCAGGATTGGCACTGAACGCCCAGACCACTGTTTCCAACTTACGCAGCCCAAGGTCATCCATCTCGGTCCAGTAATACGGTTCGGCTTCATCGAACTGCCAGACCATCACTCGTGAACCGCGACGCAAGTCCGGCGGCGACAAACGGTTGCCGCGGGCAAAAGGTAGCCAGATGGCCTTGATAGAGTTAGAGGTATCGGTCTCAACACTATACGCAGAACCATCCATGTCGGTGCCGGATGCCTTCAGCTTTTCGATATTGTCCGACAACTCACCATCGACCATCTGGAGTTGCTCGACCAAGACCACTTCAATTTCTTCGTTAAACGGTTTCTTGGGGTCGCCTGACGCTAGGGGTTTGTTGGCGGCCACATAGCCAATCGAGCGAAATACCAAACGAGATGGACTCAACATTTTCTTTTATTCCTTATCAAAAATTACGCACTTGGCACATGCTGTAGGCAAGCAAAACCAATAAGGCTAACATGAGATACATTTCAATCGAAGTCAATCTACTCAAGCGTTTGCGCTTGAGTGGCATTCGGCGTCTCAAAATGACTTTCGAAGAAGTCATGCAACTTATCCTCGGCTCGAATGGCAGCGGTAAGTCCTCGTTACTATACGAGGTGTCGATGTTGCCCGCAGAACCTTCGCGTTACGAGAAGGGTGGTAGCGCGATCGTGACGGCCGAAGCCGACGATGGTTACACTTATACCGCCACCACTGTGTTTGAACCTTCGACACGCTGTAAACTCGTGCGACACACCGACGAGGGGGATGTTGTTCTGAATAACTGGGGCACAGCATCGGCGCAGCGTTCTGAAGTTGAAAAGATTTTCAAGATGACGCCCGAGGTACGTAACTTGATCCTCGGTAAAGAACGTTTGACCCGCTTCGGGCCGGGTAAACGACGTGAGTGGTTCATGCGGTTGAACAACGCGAACTATGATTATGCGCTGGCGGTATTTGACCGCGCTAAGAAAGAATTCAACGATCTCTCCGCTACGCTGCGTAAGACAAAAGAACGGTTGGTGGCAGAACAAGGTAAGGTCGTCTCACCAGAAGAGGCTAAGAAGCTGCAAGACGAAGTCGACCAAATGTATCGTGACATGGAAATGTTGTCCGAGAACCGGGCACCTGTCACGCGGGCCTCGCAAACCTACGAGAGCGAACAGAAGCAGCAGCTGGCGGAACTGGATGCACTCACGAAACAACTTTTCAGGTTGCGGTTTGTGGCGCCGTACGCCGGTCACGCACTGTCCCGGGAACGTCCGTCGTTTGGTTCCTTGATCGAAATCAATGCCGAGATCGAGCGCTTGAAAGGTGAACTCATTTCGCGTAACGCTTTGATCGACAAAGCAGTGAAAGAGCATGACCGCCTGCAACAGCAATTCGATGTGTTGTCCAAGACCGGTGAACAGGGTTTGGTAGCACTGCATCAGCGCTTTAAGGCAGTGCATTTGCGTAAAATCGATGTCCTCGCCACGAGGACGCTGGTGGACGTGATCGAGAAACTGGACAGCATCCACCCCATCAATGGTTTGGGCGCACTGGAGTCGCTCTGGGACACGCTGGAAGACCTTTCCAGTTCTATACCGGATAACAATGAACGTATCTATGGCCAAGCCAAGATTCCAGCACTGACGGAAGAAATGATGCAGGCCACGCGTGCGTTCAATACCGCCCAAAATGCGTTGGAGAAACTGCAAGCCCGTAAAGTGCATGCGGAGCAACATCGCGGCAACGGTGAAACCACTTGCCCCAAGTGCGCTTACCGCTGGACGATCGGGTATAACGAAGACGAATACAAACGGCTACTCAACGGGATCGCTGTCTACGAAGAACAAGTTGTGCAAGCCAAAGCGGGCATGCGTGACGTAGAAGAACGCATCGCTAAGAATTACGAGTACGGGGAAAAGTACCGCAGCTTCATCCGGCTGACCCAAGCTTGGCCAGTCCTTGCCCCGCTCTGGGACTATTTGATCGCCAACGAATACATGGTCACCAAAGCACGGATGACCATGGGTTTTGTCGATCGTTTCCGTCATGACCTACAAATCATGAAGGACGCACTGAGACTGGACGCTGAACTCGGTGAGATTGCCCAATTGATCGAATCGGCAGAAAAGCTCGGGGATGCGTCGCTAACCGACGTGCGTTTGGGACTGGAGCAATGGAACCATGAAGTCGAACACCTGAGCCAAGAACGGGTGGCCTTGCAAAAAGACATCAACGACTACCAGACGTACTACCGCCAAATGAGCGAAGGTATCGAACTGGGCCGCCGCATCCGCCAATTGCGCAGTGACGTGGTGAATGTCAACCAAGAGTGGATTGAGATGTTGCGCCGGGAAACCATCCTGCACTGCATCAATCAGTTGCGCACGTCGCTACTGCGTAAGGAAGAAACCCTATCTTACATGACCACGCAAAAAGCCCGGGTGGAAGACATTGAAGAACAGATTCGCCAACTCACCATCGAAGAAGAAGCAGCGCGCTTGGTGGTACGTGAACTGTCACCCACCGAAGGCTTGATCGCCGAAGGGTTGCTGGGTTTCATTCAGCACTTTGTTGGCCAGATGAACGTTGTTATCAAGCGCATCTGGTCGTACCCGCTGGTGGTGCAAGATTGCGCGATCGAGACGTCGGGCGGCACGGAACTGGATTACAAGTTCCCGGTGGTGGTCAATGATCAAGATGAGCCAATCGACGATGTGGCCGACGGCAGTACCGGCATCATGGAAATCATTGACTTGGCGTTTCGTATTACCGCCATGCAGTCTTTGGGCTTGGCCAACAGTCCACTCTTCCTGGATGAATTTGGTGCCAGCTTTGACAAGTACCACCAAAACGCAGCTACCATGACGATTCTGAATATCATGGAGGAACGTCAATTCACCCAACTCTTCATGGTGTCGCACTATGAAGCCAGTTACGGTGCAATGACCAACGCAGACATCTGTGTGCTGTGCCCGAGTAACATCACTGTGCCGAGTGACGGCCTTTACAACCAACATGTAGAAATGGAGTACGCATGAACCAAGAACCCAAACAAGACGCCAATGAAGTTGTAGGTCTGCGCGAGGCCATCCTGCGTCTGGCGAGCGCCCAGAACCAAGTGGCGGAGGCCATGTTGGCGATCTACCAGTTGACGAAAGCACAAGGACTCGTGCTCGACCTACTGGTGTCCGAGAAACACATCCCGATGGGTGACGCGGGTGGTATGGTGACGACGCTGGTGCCGGAAATCACGACACCAGTACCAGAACAAGATGTTACGCTGGATGACGCGACCACGGAGAAGCCGGGCCTAGTCCGTCTCATCATGGCCGCAGGTGCCGGCGAGAAAGAAGCCATCCACCTCTACAATGAAGTTGCTAGGGATGCCAAACAAAACGACGTCAGCCCGACACAAAAAGAATCTGGCGATACGGGCGCCGCCGATAATTTCCGCGCCCAGATGACATTCGAAAGCCCGCCACTGGGTGGCCCAAAGCCGATCGGTTTTGGCGACAACGCTCTGGACAGCGCAGTCGAGAAAGTCAGCGTCCACTATGAAGAGGAAATGGGCGCGCGTCGGACTGAAGTAGCCAAACGGCTTGCTGAAGGCACGATTCCAGTCGAGGATACCGTCCCGATGCCCGAAGAAATGCCGCACCCGCAACCTGACCCAGCCGCAAAAAGTTTCAACTATGTGGCACGGCAGTTGCGGCCCATGCTTCAAGAGTTGTTGTCGCATCACGTGATCGAGAATGGTAAAGGTAATGTCGCGATGAAACACTACAACGCCGACATTATGAAAGTGTCGCAGGATCACTGCTTCCGTTGGCCGTCCGGCTTTTACCGTTCCGATGTCGACAACACTGTCCAATTATTCCTGAATATCAAGGAAAACAACAGGACGGTATTGTTGATACTGCCTTCGTTATATTCGGCCGGCAAATACCAACAATTGTACGTGACCGAAATGCAGCCGGCCACTATTCTCTGGCGAGACGATGGTGGAGTTATCCGGGTAATCAACGACGAGACGCAGATCACTATCCGCGAGACCCTGATGCCATCCTTCGAAAACCTGTTCCGGACGTATCTCGAAAACCTGAAGTAATCTATCCGGCATAAAAAGACCAGCACCTATTTCCAAGGTGCTGGTCTTATGCCGCATTATGGACGGACGGACGGATTCAACTGCGTTTGGATGTAATTCGTGAGCGCAGTCACTTGTTGCTGTAAACTGTCTGCTCGGTCGCGCTCGGCAAGAAAACGACCGTAGTCGGTGGTGGTCACCGTCATGTTGTTTTCTCGTGTAGACTCGATGATGACGTGGTCATCGTACGTTTTCAAAAGCGGCAAAGTGGTGACGATGGTCTTACTGAGTGCATCCACCCCGATCGTCTCTTTCACCGTTTCTGTCAGACGGAGTTTCAGTGGCGCGATATCGAAATCCATGGGCAGGATAGACAGGTCCAAGGCCACCATCAGGCCTTGGTATTTCACGCCATCCACCTGGGGCATCTCGATGAAGTAGGACGATGGCACCACAATCGGCTCACTCACACCCGACTGCAATGTTACCAGAACAGCCCCGGCCACCACATCGCGTACGAAATCTGCTTGGCTTAATTCTAGGGGCGTATAGAACATCTCTACCACATCGATGCCATTACCGGAAGCGTCACTGATCGTACGCACGCCGGTACAGGTGTATTCCAGTTCCGGGTTGAGCAGATTGTCAAGAGGTGCGTCGAGGCGGAACTGCCCCTTGGCACCTACATTGGGCATATAGATCGACACGATTAGCCTCCCTGCGCCGGTACGAACTCGTCAGCGTAGTTAGCCCGTACCGCCATCAGGAAGTTAACGTTGCCGACGTTGGTCACCAAGTAAATGGTACCGTTGCGTTTGCTACGCGTCATCCCGTGCGGCACGCTGGAGAACTCGGTCATCTTCTCAGCTTCCACCAGTTGGCGTTGCAAAATGTCGAGCCAGTCCTTCGTTGCCTGGGCCATGCGGTTGTAATCCTGACTGGCGGTCGGAACCGACAAGTAATCTGGATAAAAGTCCGTGATTTTGAACTTGCCTTCACGGTTGTCTGGGCTACCCACGACAATGAGGGAAAGCGAATTGTACGGGTGTCCCATCACCGTGGTGTTCTCATTAATATGAGCATCGGTGTATGCCGGCGCCAGTTCCTTGACTCGTGCTACGATCTTATTGATCGACAGCACGGGGGAGTAGACGCCGCCTGGTTGCGTCATGCGCGGACTGATCGCATACTGGAACCACGACGGGATGATCAGGCATTCCGTGCGCCGAAACAAATCTGGCAGGATTTGGCTCCACTCTTCCCTGGTATGCGTGCTGTGACCAAGGATGTAGTCGATGAGTGCATCGCTGATGCTGTCGACGTTATTGCCCGCCGCGCCGTAAATCAGCAGACCCCAGTTCGAGGGGACGCGGTGCGAAGGAAAAAGTGGATCGACGTAATCGTACGTTGCATCCGTCATGATGGTGTAGGGCTTGCCGTTGCTTGCATCCTGCATGCGCGCCACCATGGTCTTGATCGTCAGGCTCGAGAGCATGAGATCGACTTCGGTACCGGTCTTGAAGAAGTTGTCCAGCACGTCGGTAGGTGGCACCACGGTGATTTCGAATTCGTCGTATTGGAGACGGAAGTTTTCGTCAGCGAACCAGATGCGCAGCTCGTTGCTGTCCACTCCTGCGATATTTTTGGCTTTCCATGCGAGCCATTCCGGCACGTAGTACTGGCCATCGGTAACCATCTCGCCACAGGTAAACGCTTCGCCGCTGGTGGCGAAGTCAGCGAACAGATTCTCCAGCAAAACATCGCTGAAGACTTCGCCCGAATTGTTCAGGGTGTTGCTATAGACATACTTGGCCACCGCCAGTACATGGGCCACCAGCGCCGGCGGAATGGTCGTGGCGACCCCGTCCTGTTTGCAGAAGAAACTGTGCAGCGTGAGGTTGGGGGAAGCATCCGAGATGTATTGGCCAACGTCCCGGGCATAAGTTGCCGCTTCCGTGGACAGTTCACCAAACGGGGCAATCGTGTCCGCTTGGTTGTTCACGAATTGCGAATGAGGGATAAAACCTTTCAGTACCAGCATTGGGGTCTCCTGCGTGTGAACACGCGTGAAGGATAAGAAATATCAAATATCTTGACAAAAGGAAACCATTCTGCTGTACTACGCAAAATGGTAAAACCGAACTATAAAATACTGAGAGAAGGCGCAAACACACTATGTTAACTGCATTCAAAATCTTGACGATGCTCTGGCCCTTCGTCAAAGAAATGCTCTTTGGCCAGAAAAAAGCAGGACAAATCCTTACCGAACACAAAGCCATGGTGGCGATGATGGTATTGATTGTTGCGTCGGTAGCGTTAAACGCTTTTCTCATCAAACGTGTCGTGGGTATTTCGCAAGAATATCTGATTCTCAAGAAACATGTCAAGGAAGTAGAATCGGCGCCCATTCCGATCAAGGAAAAGAAAGAAATACCGGCAATGATTACGCCACCCCGCCAGTCCAATGATTCGCACCCCGAGGTCAAAGTCACTCCGGTGGTAGTGACACCAAAAAAGAAACGGGATGCGCGCCGGTATCGGCAACTGCAAAATTCCTTTACGACGATTCAGGAGCGTGAAGGTAAAGAACTCTCTACCCCAGCTGAATGAAGGAGCCATCGTGATCAAGCGACCTTATCTCACCATTCCCGCAATGCTTGTGTTCGCATTACTGGGGTGCAGTAGTTTTAACAGTTACCAGTACCCACCACCCATTGTGGTGGTGGGTAACACCGATACACCAAGTGCACCAGCCACGGCAATAACGGTGGCAGACGCGTGTGTTTACCCAAGACGTGAACGCGACACGCCTCCAGAAGTACCGCTTAAGGAGTTGGCCAAGGTTGATCCATTCGACGACGCTGCATTGGATGCGATCCAGCAAAAGCATATCAGAGAATTACGGGCATTTATCCAGCAAGAACGAAAGGCTGAAGAAGATGCTTACCAAGCTTACTTGAAACGTTGCGAAAACTACCTACGGATGACCGTAAAAAATACGGGGTAGGCAGATTTTGTAGAGTAGGCTTAATTATGAGGAAAAAAGGATGAGTGAAGAAAATGCAGTAGATCAGGGGATGGTCTGGTACTCCGATGGCGGCTGCCGCCCGAAGTCACGTGGCTTTGGTGGCTACGGTATCCACGGTTTCTTGTACAAAGTCACCCCGCCGAAAAAGGGTATTGGTTTGTCGGGGGTCATGACCACCGACGAAGGCTACAAAGACAAAGCTGAACTGGAATCGCCAGATGTTTCCGAAGAATTCCTTGACGGTGAAATGACGGCGGCGGAATACAAGAAAGCCAATGCACCGACGTTCAGTCCGGTAACACCACTCCAATACTTCGACGGCATGGGTTCACTTGGCACGGACGATAACCCGGTAACCAACAACTACGCGGAAGTCATGGGTGCCATGCGGGCGTTCCAAGAAGCTGCCAAGTTCGATGTCAAGCGCGTCGTGCTGTATAGCGACAGCGAATACGTGATCCAAGGCTTGGAGAAGAATGCGGCCAACTGGGCCAAGGCAGGATGGGTCAAACCGGATGGTGAACCACGCCCCAATGCCGAGACCTGGAAAGAACTGCTCGCCTGGCGTGACACACTGGTCGAACGCGGGGTGTCGATCGAAGCCAAATGGGTACGGGGGCACAACGATGATGTTGGCAACGAGCGTGCCGATAGCTACGCTACCATCGGCGTCATGCACAGCATGGCGGGTGAGCAAAAGGAAACGCTGGAGCGTTCTCCCGCAGACGGTTACTGGGGCTACGAAGCCACCCGTGATCCTCTCCTGTTCCAGCGTCGTATCTATTTCAATACCGATACCAACCATTTCAAGCCGGGCGAGTACTTTACCGGCAGCCATGGCAAAGACGACGAAGACGTCGGTATCCGTACTGCGGAAGCGTGTTGCGGCATCGTGCGCTTGCACAAACCCGACAGCGTGATCGATGCAGTCCGAGTCCACCAAGCCAAGGTGTGCGACAACGTCGGCTACGTGGCCATGATCAAGGTCGACAGTCTGTTCCGGCCTGACACGCATCGTCAAGTGAGCGCGTATGGGCCCTTCGCCACGGTGCGTCCGCGGCCCTACAAGTTCGATCTCGAATGTACCGACGAAGAACCGATGACCCGGGTGTTCGTCCCGCCACGCACCTCGATGCGTGTGATCGAGGCCTTGACCAGCCTCGATGAAAAGCTGGCGTGGTACCTGGCAAAGGACCCACGGATCGTTATTACGGACATGACACCTATCTTGTATGAGACGGTCGTTAAAACCCCCAAGAGCGGTCCACCGACTACCCATCAGGTCCTGAAAGACATCTACAACGTGGGATACGCTGCATTGCGTCTGGAGGCCAACTACAAGTCGGTCGACGGAACCATTCAGGCTGTGCCGATTACCCTCAATCTCGGCGTGGACATGCCTGACCGCAATGCACTGAAACGGATGGAGGTTAACACCCCCGTCGTCACGTTGATCAGCTGGGAAGAAGCCGACTACGTTTTCCGCTATGCGGTCGTGGTCGAAACCACCAGCGGGATGGGTATTTACGCCGGCGTGTACAGTAACATCCGCATGTTGGAACGTGCTGACAAACCGAAGTAACGTCACACAGGGCTTTCCTTTCTTTAACCTAAACATGACTCACCGAGTGTTCCAAAACCGCTCGGTAGGTCTTTGGAGTTTCTTTGCCATGAGTTTATCCAATCTGCGGGAGGTAGCAAAACAGAAAGCTGTCCGCTTTTTTGGCGCGCATTTACCGGTTCGTATGAAACGGCTGGTACACATTGCGTCACTCGGAGCCTATCTCAAAGGCTCGACGTCCCTCGACGACGCCACGATGAACAAGCTCAATACCGTCATGGGATTGGGCAGCAACGCTAAGGCCCTGAAACTGCCTGTGTTGCTATCACGCGTGATATGGGATGGCAAGATCCAGACACATGATCTCAAAATGGAGACACCGCTGACAGTTACGCCGGAAGTCATGGCGCAAATGAAAGCACGCTGCATGAAGGGTACACCCCGATGGCTGCGTTATGGTGAGGACACGCTGATCGAAAGCGAAGTGGGCAAACTGCTGACGATGTTCCAAAGTTCGCAGGAAGTGAAATCTTCGTCATAAAAGTAAAACACCTATCCCGGACTGGCGGAGTCCCGGGATAGGTGTTTTATGCCGCCTACATTACTTCTTCTTCATGACCTTGTCGAAATGCTCCACGGTCTGGTTGACGCAGGTGATGAAGACTTCTGCCTTGTAGTAAGCGATGGCGTAGAACTCCAGTTCGCTCGCTGCTTGGAATGCTCCGTCGGCCAGGTTCAGGACGGTTTGATTAGCAACCTTTCCGACTTTGCCTTCCCGGGCCATCTTCAGGATGACTTCGAGGTGGGCGTTGCACTCGTTAACTTTCTTGAGCAGCACGCCGCGGTCAATGCGGTTGATAACGTCGGTGATGTCACGGCAACGCTGGAACACATCCTTCCAGTCCGCATTACGCTTGACCACGTCGCCGAGGGCGGCTTCTGACTTGGTCGACCCCTTCTTGAAGCAGGCACCGAGTTCTTCGTTGATGCGCTTGCGTTCTTCTTCGAGCAGTTTGAATTCCGACTCGAAGCTCTTGGTCGACAGGCCCGCTTCACGGTCCATCACGAGTTGAGCCAGGTAGGTACTGTAAGGCGCGAGCACGTCCATGATCTTACTGGCATGCTGGACTGCCTCGTACAGCACTTCGGCGTAGTCGATGTACGGCACATCCAGACCTTCGGGCACATACGCGGTTACTTGCGAGACGCCCATGTAGGTGTGGTTGTTCAGTTCCTTTTCGAAGTCTTTTTGTTTCGAGGTGAACTGGATCGTGTGCTGCTTGGGATTGAAGCGGGCAACGAAGTCGGTGAACGATTCGCTCAGGGCCGGCATCACGCTTTGGAAGTACGAAGTCACGTCACGCATCGAGAACGCTTCGAGGGCGACTCCTTGACGGAGGGTATGGAGTTTTTGGGGCATGATAGCGATTCCGTGTGGGGGGAAGAGGCACCTTCTCTAGCGACTAAAGAAGAGTAAGAATAATTAACTACAGGACATAAAATAAAACGCAGACGACGAATGATGTGTAGTGAAAGGAGTCAATTGCCATGTTCACAGACGAAACGCGCTGTCACCCCAAGAGTGGCAACAAAAAATTCGAAGTTGTTCCGATCACTAGCATCGACGACGCTTATTTGTACACAAACAGGAATTTGGTCTCGATGCTAAAGAAAATCATCCATAATGAAACTGGAAAACCTATTGAGGTAGGCGGTTTTGTTGTGTCAGCACACAATCAGTCGGTGTATCCCTTCTATATCACCAAAGAACAAGCAGCGGAATACGTGCCCGTCCAACGCTAAAACTAGGATGCTGCCATGTCATCGTCGACCATCAAATACAGTCTGTACGGGATTGTCCAACGCATCGATAAGCCACATAGCCGTGAGCACCGCGGGATGCGCATCTTGACGCTGCATTCCCCGGGAGAATACACCACCCAAGTGATGGTGAGCGAAAAGTTCGTCAACACCCATAAACTGGAAGTGGGCCAAGTGCTCTTAAAGCAACTCGATGGTTCGACCATCGTGGTGACTCAAGAAGAATTCGCCAAGGCGGTTTTCGTGCGCCAAGAAGTGCGGCCGATGGACGAGAGCGAAATTACCAATGAACTTCATAACAACGCGCGGCGTTATCTGGACCGCAAGGTGAATCATGTCTAAAAAGAAGATTTTGGAATCGTGGAGGATCGGCGGTATCTACTGGCCGAGGCAGGATGACTTCGAAGGCTATATCGAACCGCACTATGACCACAATCCGGTGTTTGATGTAAAGAATGGCCGGGTACCTAATTTTGTGGTGAAAATCAGATTCCCAGTATCGTTCTTTGCCAATCCCAAAATCAAAAGAATGAACTACCTCGTGCAATATACCGATAACACCTACGAGGTGTTTACGCCGCAAGAATACAAACAACTTAAGAAAGAAGGCAATCATGGGCTTTAACTCTTCATTTACTCCGGCACCGGATGTCAAAGTCAAGATCAATATCGGTTGCGGCTGGGACATTCCGACGGGGCGTTTTGTTACTGGCGCCCGTAATGAATCCTTGCTCAACGGCGGTTTGGCAGCCACGACAGGATTCATCGGCACCGGCAATCTGTTCAAGTCCACCCAGATGCACTATCAGGTGCTGACCGCACTGTCGCGCGTGCATGGCTCAGAAGGTGGTACTTACGACACCGAGGTCAGCGTCGAACACGAACGCATGGCCAACTTCTCGGTCAACAGTATTCGCGACTTCAACGGTGAAGACGTGATTAGTACCGGGCGCTGGCAAATCACCGACACCACGGTGTACAGTGGCAACAAATGGTGGGATCTGGAAAAAAGCGTTCTGCGGGACAAACCCAAAGAAAAGAACATCATGATCCGTACACCGTTCATGAATTACAACCGGACCGAATCCTTTAAGATGCTGCGGCCGACATTCCGTGAAGTCGACTCGCTATCGGCCTGGAAATCGGATCGTGTCGAGAAAGTGTACGAAGACACTGAGATTGGCGACAAAGAAGCCAACATGGTGTACATGATGGGCGGCAACGACAAAACTCGTCTGGTGGAAGAACTGCCATCGATCACGGGCCGCTACAATCACTACATGTTGTTGTCGGCTCACCTCGGACAAAAGTTCAACCTCGACCCGCGCGCGCCCGTGCGGTCACAGTTGCAACATATTCCGCGCGACTTCAAGATCAAAGGCGCCCCGGAAAAGTTCACCTTCCACATGAATAACGCTTGGCTTTGCATCAGTGCCGACCTGATGCAACAGCAAGACAGCGAAAAGAAGGTCGAATACCCGCGCGATTCGAACGATGATAACAAGAAGGAAACCGACCTGAACTTGATCTGGGTCGTCCAGACTCGTGGTAAAAACGGTCCTTCCGGCATGCCGCTCGGGATTGTGGTGTCACAAGAAGAAGGCATCCTGCCGTCCTTGTCCGAATTCCACATGTGCAAACTGAACGATCGGTTCGGTATCCATGGTTCGGCTAGCGCGGCGGACACCAAGAACTACTTCATGGAAATGGTGCCTGAATTCAAGTTGTCGCGCACCACTGTTCGTCGCAAAATCGATTCCGATCACCGGCTGCGCCAAGCTATTCTCTTCACATCACAGATGTGCCAGATCAGCCAACTCTGGCACGATGACATCACGAAGATGTTGATGTGCACGCCGGGTGAACTGGCGATGGACCTACATAAGAAGGGTTACAACTGGGAAGTGCTGCTTGATACCCGTGGTTGGGTTGGGCTCGATATGGACGCCGAGTACGATCGCCATTACCTGTCGACGATGGACCTGCTGCGCATGCGTCTGCCACACGACCACAAACTGGCCTATCACCCGTACTGGATGGCGCCGCGCAATGCCGATGGCTCGGTCACGACGAACGAGATCATCGAAGTCAAGAAACTGCCGTAAACCACAATTCAAAATGGATGGATACGTCTGTATCCATCCATAGTGTGCATCTATTGCTCACTGTTAACTTATTCAACTAGGAACCTGAAACCATGACCACTGCAACTGCACAGAAAAGCGAGGCTTACGTCGAGTCCGCCAATGCCGAAGAAGTTTTCGACAAAGTGACCCAACTGCTGACCGACGCCAATCACCCGAACCCATCCGCCTGGGTGAACGACCTCGTCAAAACCATGGGCGAACAAGTCAAGCAAGAACAGGCACCGGTGGCGCGCGTCGCCGTGAACAGCTACTGGGCGCACAAGCTCGGCATGCTGGGCATCAACAAGCGCATCGACACCGCCAACGAGCGCTTCTGTCTCGAAGACCGCTGCTCGGAAAAGGAATGGCACGAACTGATGAAGAAGATCGTGACACCGACGATCGCCGCGCACGCCCTGTGAGGCGTTACTCCCATGTAGCCGTTACCGTGAGGTAGCCCCTACATGGGAGTCTTTCTTTTATGCCGCAGCCAGCCAATTCATCTTATGGTTTTTTGGAGGGAGCGACAATGCTCATTTCCATTACATGCATGAATTATCCAAAGGAAAATAAGATGGCTGGTAACCGCAAGAAAGCCGAGCAGGAATTGCTCGAAGGAATAGAAAGTATACTCCCCGGCTCCGATAACGTTCGTATTTACAAAGAACTGTTTGCCGGTATGAATGACAAGCAGTTTGAAGACTTCATGAAAGGGCTGGAAGACGGCAGCATCATTCCCGCCATCATCGTACCGAATCGGGTCAAGCCTGATCCCAAAGTGCCGCGTTTGAGTACCAAACGTAATTTGGCACTGGCCAAGAAATGGGGACACAACTTCTTCGAAAAGATTTGGTTCAACCATGGAGACGACCGGCCGCCGTACCTGTCAAACGAAACCTATCTGATCGTGGACTTACCGCTGCGCCGACAAGCGCAGTTGCTGACGAAAAAGATTTCGATCCCCGAAGACAACAAGTCGGTCGACGATTTCACCGGTCAAGCCACGGGTAAATCCAAAGGCAGTCGTCTGTCGTATCCGGAGATTCAATTGCTGGCGGCTTGGGGCTTGGATAACTCCATTCTCGAACTCATCAAGATGCGAGGCGGTGATGTTGGTATGTTCAATGCCTCCAACGCCATGGCGAGCCGCACGGGCACCGTGAGCCAGAAAGTGGTGGAACCTTTCGGTGGTACTGTCAAGTCAACCCAGATGCTGCACACGCTATTTACTTGCATGCACTACAAGAGCACCTTGCTAAAGTAAAGAAAGAAGAACATGAACAAACACAATTTCACACCCAACGAGATGGAAGGCATCGGCGAAGTGTTGCGCAATGCATACCTCGCTGCATTTCTGAATCTGGGAGAAGAGAGGCAAGTAGACGTAACGCAATTTTGGCGAGAACACCTAATGACCGCCAAGCCTTACCTGATGGTAACGGAAAAAGGTGTGGTAGAAGCTTCCCGAAGAATCTTCTCGAATGAAACCTTGTTGGACTTCATGTTGCAGTTCACCAACAATTTCTTCATGCTCTGGGGGGCAGATCACAATACCCGCGTTGCATTTGTCGACCACGTATCCGTTGGTCTTTGCAATGAGATGGGTATCGCTACCGGCAAGGTGAGCAGCTACACTGCCGCGCACAAGGATGTGTATCAGCGCATGGCCACCGTCGATGACGTAAAGAATGTGCTGTCACGCAACACGTGGCTGTTGGTATTGGTCATCTCACCGACTTACTTGTCGTTCCGAGAATACGACCAAGAAAAGGGTAAGAAGAAATGAAAGCGCTGGAAGGGCAGGCCGATATCTACATCAGTCTCGACGAACTGCTCGATACCCGTCGGGGCACCTTGGAACTGATGGACCCGGCGCTCAACGAACAGATCGACGAAGAGGCGTACCAGAAACGCGCCTCGGATGTGTTTCCTGGTGTAAACCGAACAGACTTTCGAGAACGCTACAAGAATCGCGACGGCGACACGCTGATGGTCAGTGTCATGACCAATGCGATCAAATTGCTGCGCAAACTCGTGGCTACGGCTGCCGAGCAAATGGACTCCCGGCCGTACTACAGCCAATGCTCGATCGTCGTGAACTGCCACCCGTACAACCTGCATCAGGCTGTGGTTGACGCTCTGCACCAAGCTCTGCAAGTGCGCATCGGGGTGGACCTCCCGATCAAGATGGTCAACTGGCCCATCTCGGTCCTCACGCCGGAGAAATGTAAAAAAGAGTTTGGTATCCTCATTATGTACAACCCGGAAGAGTGGTTTAATACGCACATGCCGGCGTTGGAACGTAACCCGATGCCAGAAGTCATCATGTTGGCCCCGATGATCCATCACGTGCTGGAACCAAATGACAAAGAATTGGGGCAACTCAAAGCGGCAGGTGCTGCCCCGTTCTTAGCGTTCGAAATGATGGCGCGGCCGTTGGTGTCACTTGACATGATTGAAGTGGAATTCTTTTCCATTTTAAATGCAAACGGCATATAGCCTAGTGGGGCATTTTGCCCCACTAGGCCTTATTCTGCTGCACTGGGTAGTGGCGTGGTGACAACCGTATTTTGCGTGAATTCTTGGTAAGACAATTGACGCGGATTGACCGACGTTTCGCCGTCAACGAGGTTGATACCTACTAAGTGATCCGGCACGGTGGGAATCATACCCACACCGGCGCCAGTGGGTCGCTCGTTCACGTCAACCAGGTAAGGGTTCTTTTGACCGCTGACACTTTGCAGCACGTGGGCGAGCAAACGTGCCACTTGCTCTTGGCCAGCACTGGCGCGGTCGTCCGCTTTGATGCGCATGCGACCTAGGGCAACTTTGTCGTTGCCATCCAGTGCTTTCAGGATGAGAGCTTTGTCTTTTGGATCTTCAGGGAGTTTGCCGTCTGGCATCAACAGTTGGATAAATGATTTTCGTTGGTCGACACTTTCGTCCAACAAGATTTCATCCACCGTCTTGGCGTCATTTTCGGGTAACATGGTGTATTCCTTAGAGAGTATATCGATGCTTTGATACCGAACCACTTCCAGAATAGTTCAGTCACATATCATCAATTTGAAATATCATACAAGATATTCAAAACTAACTTTAAGAAGGAGTCAAAGAAATGGCAAAATCGAAAGAGCAAAAACGCCGCGAAGCAATTGAGCGTGCAAGGAAGAACGTGGTGGATGTATTGATCCCCCGATATACTGAGGCGTCCACAACCGTTAATCCGGGCAGCACGTTCCCTCTGCCGCTCTTTAATAGAGCACTGGTGTATGGCGCCTACGCTGCGCACTGTGACCGCCATGGCAACCCGCTCGACTGGCAGTACTACGAAAAGGCGACTCGGGCAACCGGACAGAACCCTGACCCACTGTACCTGGCCACCACGCACCAGTTGCTCGCGCCGGAAATACTCAAGGGTATTTATCATCGCGAAGAACTGCGCTCGTTGTACGACGTAGCGTTTGGCGTGTAAACACCATGTGGGTGAAATACAAGATGAGACTGACCAAGTGGTTTCTACGGGGACGTTTTAACCGCACTAAAAAGCAGATCGAAAACCAGCGCGAGTTGATGAACGAGCGTGGTCGCTGCACGGTAATGCTGAACGAAATTACAACGGCGCAGTTCGCCTTGTACCACGTCAGTAGCGGCAATGCGTACACCGTCAAAGTACCCGAACGCAGTATCGACGGCTACATCGAACGGCTGCGTAAAGCCCGCACTACCGTGCACCTGGACCGCATTTTAAATGCGAATGACTTCAATTGGGACGCAGTAACGGTCACCGTTGACGAATTCTTTATTTCATCTGACGGCTATTATCAAGACGTCGAAAAAGCAGTAGAACGGCTGAAGAAGGCAGCCCTTGATTTATGTGCTGAAAGCGAAAAAACCGATGACGCTGAATATGGTATCCACGAACATAACCGGCGCCTCTTAACGAAGCTGTTTATCAATCTTCAAGAACTGTCCGAAGCATTGATCGACGTAAGCCTTACGAATTAGCCAATTCACTGGATTGGTCAAAGAAAGGATTAAGAAATGAGAAAGAACAAGTCAAACCCTATACAGCAATTGCTGATACGCCAAGGGAAAGGAAAATCCGAACCCTCCGGAGTAAAGGGACAGTTGGCCGCGCTTTACCGCTCGATCCTCGACGACATCAGTATGAATACGATGTGGTGGGAAAACCTCATGAACGAATTCTTGTCGGATTACGCCAAAGGGGTGACTGCCAGTCGCAAGAAGATCACCAGCATGCGCGGTAACCTCATAAAGGAACTGGGGAAAGACGAAATGACCTGGAAGGTGTTTTACAAAGGTCTGCGTTATCTCCAACCCATCCGTGCTGAATTTTCTGTGCGCATTCACTGGCGCAGCAAACGCATTACCGAACATACCAAAATGCTCGAATTCGGCGATCGTGCCAACTTGGCCGAACTCCTTGACGAACTTAAGGAAACCGACGAAGACGAAAAAGACGATAAGGAAGACAAAGAATGATGACCAGTAATAAAAAGACCACGCCCGACGTGACTCACTACCCCTCCGTGGCACCTGTACCAGCCATCGTCCCCGAAAAAGACAACATCACCCACATCAACATCTATAAATACAGCGCCTCTGAGTTGGGTAAACTCTTGGCACCGGTGACGCACATGCCCTTCGTCCATCCGACACTCGGTTCGTTCCAGAACCTACAAGGTTTCTGGGAATGGATCAGATCCAAAGACAGGCCGGATGCGCTGCGCTTTGCGTCAGGCAGCCGGGCAATCGGTATCGGCCGCAGTCTTGTGAAGATTCGGGTGGACGATTTCGAAGCAATCTTTCTGGAGGCCAGCTTCTGCCGGATCGACCAGAACCAAAAGCTGCGCGAACTCTTCTTGCGTTCTACGCTACCCTTCGACATGTATTTTCTCATGGACCCCAATAACCCCGAGTCGCTGGCTCAGCGACCGGGGTCACGCGATATCGTCGTGGACACCTTCACGAAATTGCGTACCATGATGTCATTCGATGAAATGCCGCCGGGTTTTGGAAACTACCGCCGCCCCCTGAGTTCGCGCTAAGCGAACTTGCACCACTTCAAGAGAGGGCTTTGGCCCTCTTTTTTTCTTTGTTTTAAGGATACCCCACGATGGCCACTACTCTGGCAAAAACCACCTTCGCCGCTGGGCCGCTCGACAGCGTGGCCACAGTGGACGTCTATACGCAGCGCAGCAACAGTGTTATTAATAATCGACCCGATACCTTGGCTAACTCTGGACTGAGTCTTGCCAGTTCTTTGTTTGGCGGCAAAGGCATGTTGGCGTCGCTGCCGCTGGGTGGCGGTGTCAGTGGCCTTCTCAATGACGTCACCAAAAATTTAACGTCACAACTTGGGATCACGAATCCGAAATTAGCCAAAGCGGTTAATGCGCTGACACCAATCGTCACCAAAGAAATTGAAAAGAAATTACCGACTGCCAAGATCAACACCATGATCGCGACAGCGGGTGGCATCGAACGCGCGATTAACATGGTCAGTAATGGCAATGTTTCAGGCGTAGTAAGTTCGGTCAATTCGATCGCACAAACTGCGGGTGTGCCGGGGATTACGATCAAAGACCCTAAGGGGTTGATCGCCCTCAGTACCGGGTTGGTGGACCAAGGCGTCAAGAACGGTGTGCCGGGTGTATTGACAACATTGAAAAGCAGTAACATCATCACGAGTAATGCCCAGATGAATGCCGTGGTTAAAGGTGTATTGCCGAGTATTATCCAAAAAGGCGATCTCGGGACCTTGAAAGAAATTACCACCGTAGCGCCCAGTTCGTTATCTACGCTGGACGATAAAGCGCTCAATGAGTTTGCCAAGTATTACCCAGCGCCCGATTCACCCAAATCGATTGCACAGTACCAATCAGATTTCGGTGACACCAAGTCGACTTTTGCTGCAATTAAACCGGACTGGTTGAGCGCACCGCGCACGGCGAGCAACGGCACCACAGACGATGCATTGAATTTGGGCACGCTTAACAGTGCATCGTCGGAGTTCAAAAAAATGGTTTCCATCGGGGCATTAACTAGCGGCAATCCTGATGACAAATGGCTGCTGGCGGCCACCGCAACGCCAGTACCTGAATACACTGCCGAACAAAAAGCTGCGTGGGACGGTATCACGATCACTGCTGGAGAAACCAAGTTCACGCCATTTAACCAAGAAGAATCCGAAGCCAAGTACGCTGCTTATCTGAAGCAGTACCCGACGCCAGAAGCACGGGCCGCCATGCTGTATCCGGCGGCCAATGGTAAGACATCGGTCAGCCAACCGCCAGTTGACCCACGCGCGCTGGCCGAAGTGGAACGTCTTAAAACAGTACAGTCTGGCCAAAAAGCACCCGTTACCACGGTGCGCGCGCCGGGTTTCATTCAGGGTGATATGGACCGCACCATGGACCAGTGGACTGCGGAACTTAAAACGAGTTACGAACCAGAACGAGCACTCATCGCAGCCTATACACAACAGTACGGTAAAGACTCTGTCCAAGTCCGTGCTCAAACGGCAAAAGCCGAGTCCATTAAAGTCGCCATTGACGATAAATGGAAACGGATCTACGATGCGTACTCGACCGAGTTCACAGCGGCGGTGGCTGTTTACGATCAAACAACTATTACGTGATCGGCAAAAAAAGAAGAGTCCGGGTGGACTCTTCTTTTTCTTTTATGCCGACTACCGTGTGACACCTTTGTAGAACATCGACAACATGCGCGCAGGCGGCGCATCGCCAATGAAGCTGGCAAAGTGTGTCGCACTGAAAAACGAATCCAGATTCTTCATACTGCGGGTAAGGTTCAGTTTGAACTTACGCCACGAATAGATTTGGTCCGGCAAGCTTTGACTGGCGAGCACAGCGCAGTAATCACTGAACATGGTATCGTCCGAGAACGCACCCTTCCAAGCCGCAATGGCGGCCACACCTGCGTCGACTACCGCACCAGCAGCACCAAAGACCGCAGCACCGGTGGCGCCGCCCGCTGCGGCGCCCGCACCAGCACCTGCCACACCACCTGCCACAGTTCCCACAGGACCGATCACCGAGCCAGCACTACCTCCGACAACGCCACCAGCTACACCTCCTACGACGCCACCCGATACTGCACCAAACGTGGCACCGGCAGCTGCACCTGTCCAAGTCATGCCTTCAGAAATCGGCATGGCCATGATGGACGAGAGGTCGGTCACCGTGATGGTCACGTCAATACCCATTGGCACACCGTTTGAATCGAAACCCAAATTGCCTTCACCACGCGAGACTGTCAGATTGGTGATCATTGCCAATCGCGACTGACAGCGACCTTGGTCATAGAACTCACAGATGAAGGGACTTGTGTACGAGTGCTTGCCAGTAGACAACGGCAAAGCGCCTGCCAGCAACATACAGAGCGGTGCGTAGATATTGACAAGACGCGAGATGGGATTGTTGGTCCAACTGCGCAGTGGGATCGTGTATGACATCTGCGGCATGTCCGCCGTCGAACTCGTCCAGTGTTTCGGAATATCGACAAAGGCCGCGCCACCCAGTGCTGCCAAACCAGATGCCCCTACACCTGCTGCGATACCACTGGCGGCGTCTTTAACCACATTGGCAATACTACCCAACACATCCCCCACCACCCCACCCACGATATTGCCGTTGGCGATTGAGAAGTTGGTTGAACGCGAAGAACTTGACATGCTGTTAATTTGGTTTTGCAAATCCGATTCCGCCACTTGGCTGGAAAAGGTTTCACTGACTGCGCCGGTGGAATTGACCGAGAATGTCGCAAACGCGCCGCCATCGTTCAGTTCCGTTTGCAACAGTTCGAGCCAGTTGGCAGTCTTGTCTGCGCTGTTGTTAGCGCTTTCGGTATTGACATCGGTTTTACCGTCTGCCGTTTTGGGTTGCGATACCAAGGCGCCAAACCACTTTTGCATGTACGCCTTAAACCCAACCGGTTTATCGTCGAGCTTGACATTTTGCAGTTCGATCACCCGATCACGCAGCTCCCCAAGATCGTCGCGGTCGAAGATCGACTGCACGGCAGCACGACGTCGTTGCGCCAGACGCTGCGCACGGGTGGCCATCGCGAAGACATCGATACCGCCGCCCGGGGCAAAGATACTTGGCATCTTGTCCGAGATCGCCTTCAAGCCGTCTTTGTCGAACTCATACTTTTCGCCAAAGCGCTTGTTGCCATCATCTTCACCGAAAATACGCGGCACCACACCCATGTTGACTGCGATCTGGTTCAGCATGGTTTGCACCGCATTCCAATATAGCGGCATGGTCGGCTTCAAGTAGTAAAACTTGGTGGACGGCTTTTGTAAGAAGAAACGCAAGCCGTTACCAACTACGTTTGCCACAAGAAGCGGCCAATACACAATACTGGCTACAAAGCCTGCGGCCAAGCCAAGCGTGTAGAAGAAGTTCTTGGCGCGACCGGTACGTGCCAGTTGACCTGCTTCGGCATTGTAAAAGCCGGTGAAGAAAGTTGAGAGCGCGTTGAATTCCGGGACTCCAAAACGAAAACTCACCCGCTGCGCGTTGTTGTTAATCGCTTCCCCGTAATACCGCCCCATGCCCTTACTGCCCGGGAACATGGAATAGATTTCCGTGGAGTCCCCATGCTCATCCATCAGGGTGGCCTTAGGGTCAGCAAACCGGGTGAACTGGGGTGGCGGGTTGATCGACAAATTACCACCCGGTGTGGTGTCTTGGAAATCGTCGAGGATGTTGGTCCGTGTTTGGTTTTGGACGCTGAGTTTAGCCATGTCCTTGGTGTTGACCAAGAACGCTTGCCGCACCCACTTGGCGTCTTTGAGCATTGCACCACTCATGTAAACCCCTTCTGAAGATGTAGAAAACACCAGGAGGAGCGAACCCCTCCTGGTGGCTTAGCCGTTCACGGCCATGGAGACAGGCGCATTCGCCATGGGTCGCATCGGTCCACGACTCGCACCAGCGGCTGGCTTGACCACCTCTACCGGCTTATCCAGCGTTTGAGACGCGGTGGTCAGCGGCGCTTTACGCAGATCCTTCAGAACTTCCAGACTCTGCTTAGCGATACCGAGAAGTTCACTTTGAACACCATACGACTTTTCGAGAATCTGATTGGTCGTGGTAAGTTTCTCAGCCGCTTGGTCCCGCTGGTACTGTTGCTGTGCAGCGAGATTACGCGAACGGGTCGAACTATACCCCGTCATCTCAACTGGGTCTGGTGCTGATGCAGCAGGTGCCTCCGTAGGAATCGCCGCCGCAGCCACGACCGGCGCTGCCTTGGTAGGCGTGGTCGGTGACGTCACTGCTGCCGTTGGAATTGGCGTTTGGTCACTCACTGGTAGAGACACCGCTTTTGGCGCGGCCGCCACTACCGCAGCTGCTGCTGGTGGCGCGCTGCTCGATGGTGCACTGGCACTGACAATCTTCTCGGAACCATCATCAATACCAAACTGCTTACCTTTGTTGCGAATCAGCCCATTCAGTTTGGCATACACCTCGGCCACCGTAAGGGCGCGGCCACTGCTATAGAAGATCGACTGATTCGCTGCTGCTGCATCTGGCATCACGTTCGCCGCAATGGCGTCGGGACTTGCACTCAAAAACTTCTTGGCGCCACCTGCACCCAGAAAGTGCGCCGTGTACAGGTCGGTGTCCGTGAGCTTACGTCCAAGACCTGCCAATGATTGCGCATTGTACTTGATGAACTCGGCACCCAACAATGCATTTGCACGCGGGTCCGTGGCGGGCGTGTCGGGATCAATGCCGTACTTGGCCGCAAACTTCTGCTTCATCGAATTCCACGTGTCCCGCGTAAACTGATACAAGCCCGTTGCTGAACTCGTAGTGGCCTTGATGCTGTAATTGAACCCAGATTCAATCGCCGCCATCGTGGCCATCAGTTTCTCATCCACCCCCACCATTTTGGCTGCTGCCGTGATGGTGTCTTTCAACGCCGCCCAACTACCATTGCCCTTGGGCATGGGGATGGCATTGATGTCACCACCCGTACCTTTTCCTGGGTGCGCAATTTCACGTCCCGAACTGGTCGAGAGCATATCCTTAGCATTCTCGTAAATCCGCGAGAAGATGTTACCAGAAGGCTTGTTCTGCGCGTCTTTACGCTCTGCAAAGAGCTTACCGAAAAAGCCTGGTTTCGACTCTTCCTTGGCCTGGCTACCCGTACTGCTGTTGGTCACACCTTGCCTAACGTCTGTCGACTCTTCCAAGACAACGGCCCGTTTGGCTTGGTCTTTCAGACTTTGGAAGTTGCCTTCCGTGGTCTTAACGTCTGCATTAAGTTGGTAACCCGGCCACGGGCTTTGCTGAATCTGCCACACCGACACCATACTACCATTGTAACTGCCCTTGGCAGTGTAGATCATCGTGGCCACATCCACTGCTTGGATCGCAGTGAGGGCTGGCACCGCTTGTTCCAGCGTCGTCTTCTTGGTGGTGGTCACCATCGCCGATACATAGGCCAAGTAGGTGGGCAAGAAACGCCCATTGAACCAACTGAGCCACGTATACGCGTCGTCATTGGCGACGCCTTGTACACCAAAAGTCGATCCCATGGCAGCAATCATCTTTTCCACCGAGCCCGTCCAAGATGCCACCCCTTTGACGATGGTCATGCCTTTCTTGGTTTCAGCTTCCAGCAGATTCAATGCACGCACTTTATCCGACTGGAATTCCACTAGACCATACGTACGGTAACGCAGCGCCGTCAGGGCATCTAAACGGCCGGTATTGAGTACGTCCGACATGATATCGGGACCTGCCACGGTAATTGCGCCAGTGGTGGTCGCCCCTGCGCCCAGGGCGCCGCGAGTGATCTGATTGACCTTGCCGGTGTCAATCTTTTCTAGTGGAACCTTTTCTGGTAGCTTAACTCCAGGGAGCCCCGCTGACGGTGCCGCTGTGACGGCAGCAATCGCGGCGGTGGCACCAGGCCGTGCTCCATCCTTTGCTGTTGCTGGAGCACCTTTTTCATCCTTCTGGAGTGCCGCTTCTGCCAGTTCAGTTGCCGCTGCCACTTCTGGTTGCCCGACAACAAGTTGGCTCTGATCCGGGAAAGGCGAGGTAAAGACATTATACGGTCCTCCAGGAAACTTAGCAACATTCAGGTATTGCCATTTCTGTGGGACGGTCAACTCTGCAATATCGCGTAATGATTTTTTAGGATCGACTGCACGCAATGCAGCCACGTTGTTAAGGAAAGTGGGTTTGAAACGCCCATCAAACCACAGGATGAAGTTTTGCACCTGTTCACGTTTTTTGACGTCGATATCGAACAAGCCGAGTACCTTCTTGGCGTCAACCTTCTTTTCGTCAAAACTGGCCTTGCCGTCGCTGAAGACAGCGATGTCCGTGAACATTGACTCCAATTCAAAAATCTGCTGCAAATGCTTATCATCCTCGCCCAAAAAACCGTACTGCGCATAACGCAACCGCGAGTAAGGATCGAGTTTGAACTTGGTAAGGTACTTGTATCCATAGTAGCCAGCTGCGCCGATTGCGCCGACTGCTAAGGCTGTCAAGACAACGGGCGATGCGAGTACCGAACCAATACCGGCCGCGACTGCGCCTAAGCCTCCAGCAACACCACCCAAGCCACCCATCAAACCACTGATACCGCCCGTGGTGAGTAAGGCACCCCCCGCCGTCAGGCCGGCGTCGATAGCAGCATCGCCGTAGTTACCCTCTTGGAGATTTTGGTATGCGCTATATGCACCGTAAGCAGTACCCACACCACCTAAGAGCTTACCGCCCATTCCCAAAAGGCGCTTACCCATTCCTAACCCGCCGCGGCCAGCCGCCTTGACCTTATTCCAAAAACCCTTGGGCTTACGACGGCGCCGACGCCGGCGGCGATGATGTTCATTGTCGTTGGCGGCGTCGATATCAATATCGACGCCATCGTCGTCTTCCCCGTCCTTCTTCTTCTTTTTGAAGTAGTCGAGCAGGCTCTTGGTCTTTTCACCTGCGGTACCGAGCAAACTTTTACCGCCCTTCTTGGCAGCCGCTAGCTTCTCGCCCGCTTTTTCCTTTACCGCTTTCAGCTTTTCCTTTTGGCGCCTCAAGAGGTCTTGGTAACTACCATCGCGGACACCGTCTCCGTCAGAGTCACCGGCGACCTTCTTTTTACCAAAGTACTTTTCGAAGAGTTCAGCCATTTTGTCTTTGGCTTTGTTCTTCTTGTTGCGGCCTTTTTCACGCAGTTCTTTCAGGCGTTCTTTCAGGTTCAACTTTTCCAGTTGTTCCCTGGCCTTCGAGAATCCGTTATTGACGCTTTCCTTCAGGCGCTTAGTGTTACCACCCACCGCGTCAATATGGACATCTTCAGCAAAGGTCGTGCGTTCACCCGGCAAACGTGCATTAAGCATGTCGCGGATTTGCAACAGCAAAACCGATTGGTTACGGGACTGTGTACCGATATTCATGCCAAAGTTGAAATCAAACCCTTTAGCCAATCCCCTGGCCTTGTCCACTACCCAGTCTTTCGCGCCACGGAAGGCGCCAGTGACCGCTTTAAGACTGCGCGAAGCGAAGTTCTTAACACGCTGGAGGAGTCCCTTATACCCCGTCTTTAATGGATTGCCGTGTTTGTCCAAAAGACCCGAGGCCAATTGCTCGGCAGTCAAGACAACGTCACCTCGTTCATCCACCACCGGTCCATCGATCTGAGAAGGACGGCGGATTTCGTTACTGGTAATGCGTGAGGCGTACCCACCAGCGCGCATCGTTACCGCGAGCAGGACAGGGTCTTTCTTGCCAGCCACATAGATGTCTTGGGGTTGGTCCAAGAGTTCACCCACCTTTTTGAAGGTGTCGATCCCGAGTTTCAAGCCGCGACCGTAAATACCCGGCACCACTCGTTGGACCATGTCCCACGAGTTCTTGGCTTGGCGTCTAACAAAACCCAAAGCCGAGATCAACTTCTTACCGAGACGCGATTTCTCGAACGCCTGCTGCGCTTGTTCCAGCGTCAGGACGACGTTGCCATCTTCGTCCACCACTGCATTTTTAATGTCCTTGTACGAGCGAATGATGTCGCCCGTCACTTGGTCGCGATATCGTTCGGCGCGCAGCTTCCAAGCGAGTAGGCGCGGCTTGGCTTCACCTTCGATGTAAACGTCGTTGAATTCCTTGAGCTTCTTGGAACCCCATTCACCGAGGCGCCTTGCGCCATCCCATGCACTGGATACTGCACCTGTTACGCGCTGCCGTCCTGCGCTGACACGATTCCGCAACCATTTCGCACTGTTGACTGTGCCGTCCCAAGTGCTGCTTGCGAGACTGCCGACACTGCGATTCCACCAACGGCCGGATTGGCGACCAGAACCTGAACCACCGTGGGTCATGATGCCATTTTCCAGCAACTCGATGATGTGGGCCAACATCTTGTTACCATCATTGATCGCCATCGTCGGATTAGCCGCCTCGATGGCGCGCACCACATCGCTGTTGTCCTGACGTGCGGTAGTCGCTGGCGAGGCTTGCGGTGTTACCTGCACTTGCGGCGCCACACCTGGTTGTTGCTGATTAGAAGACGGCATTTGGAGTTGCCGCACCGGCATCCGCGTAACTGGCGCAGTTTGGCCATCACGGCGACGGCTCACGCGGCGGCCGTTGACTTGGCTCGTTGGCACATTGCTGTCGTCTGCGAGCAGATACTCCCGCAGCTTTTCCATGTTGATAGTGTCGCCATCCAAAATGCCGAGATCATCGAGATGATGACGTTGGTTTAGGTTGACAATATCTTGGACACTCGCCCGTTTGTCCGAGATGTGGTGGCCCAATCCAGCGAACTGATTGGCAAATACCTTACGCTTGAGTTCATTCTCATCGTCGGCAAAATACTTCTTGAATACCGCGGCCATCTTCTCTGCGTCATCATTACTGAGGGAGCGGTACACGTCGGAGCGCTCGTCCATGTACTTTCTGGAGTCGCCCACTTGCCCGTCCAGATTGTTTTCCAACATCTTCTTGCCAAGCGTGCGCTTTTGTTCTGGCGTCAGTTGGTTGCCTTGATCCAGCTCGGCGACAAAATCGTCCAATTCCCGCTTGAGTGCATCCTTGTCACCCTTACCCACGAGTTTGTTCAGGATATTGGAGCGGACCGTGGATGATTCGGCAAATTTATTGTTCGTGTAATCGTACTCGACGAGTTCCTGTTTGTCATCACCCGTACGGATAATTTTCAATTCGCGGTAAATACGCGACAGGTAGCCCGGGATGATGTCAGTGATTGAGCGGTTCGTACGACGGTTGAAAACATCAACATTGCGCACGTCCTCCAGTTTGTCAGATTCCACGTTGGTGGATTCGGGCGACAGCACCGAACGGATGTTTTCTTTAATGGCGTCCATCCAACCGGAGCCAGTACCAAATCCGTTTTTACCGATGCCGCGGTCACTGCGCGCCCATTCGAGCGCCAGCTGCGGCAAGTTCTGTACAAAGTACGCGGCCCGATTACCACCCTTGGTAATTTTCTGGTTCTTCTCCATCTGGCTGTTGAGCCAGGAAGCAAACTTATTGGTGTGGTGCTGCGAGAGCATACCGCCCGCCATACCGGCCGCTTGTTCGCCCCCCGTCTGTTGACGCCCGAACTGGGCCTGCATCTCTCGCAGCTCTGCCAGGGATTCATATGCGCCCAAGCCAGCGCGCACTTGGTCCACCCCATTACGTACCTTGTCTTGCAGTTGACCACCCGCACGCTTGACCATGTTGGCCATGAAGTTGCGGCGCTTGTTCTGCAAGGTGTCCCCGATCTTGTCGAGGAAGCGATTGCGCACCATCTCCGCCAAACGCTCGGAGGTTTTCAGTTTGGCATATTCCGGCAAGCCGGTGTTTTTGAGGATGCCTTCCAGGTGGGTTGACGTCGCTATGTTTTGACGTTTGTTTTCTTCCAGCGACTCGGCCTGCACGTAGTAACTGCGCAGTTGCAATTCGAGTGATTTGCGCTGGTAGTTGATACCGATGGTGCGTTGGTATTCTGACAGTTCCTGCATACTGCGCCGCATCGGTGCCAAGTTACTCAGCACATCCTTGTGACGAGTAAATGCAACACCGTCACGCACACGTTCCCGTGCGTCACCCTCGACTTGACGTTTGTGCGTTTCTTCCGCCTGCGCTTTGAAAATGTCACCCAGTTCCGCCTGGATACCGGCTTCCTTCATCTGTTCGCGGGTGAGGTCAGCCGAGCCATTCGTTTGGATTGAATGCGTCCAATTTTTAAACTTCTCTGCCAGCTTTTTCGGTAAGACTTTGTCGGCCGCCGGGATCAAGCGCTGTGAGGTTTTCTTGATCTCATTGATGACTGGCTTGACCTCTTTGGCCGTCGTATTGTATAGACTCCTCAGCGAGCTGGCGGTTTGATCGGCAGTATCGAGCGCTTCGCCGTATCCACGAGGTAATGCTTTCTTGACAAAATGGCGAATATTGTCCGGGCTGATATGGTTTTCCAAATACCCTTCCCCTGCGGCCATCAATAACTTGGTAGCAGGTTTGCGGTCGTCTTTAACAGGCGGGCCATTGCCAAAATCAAAATCAGGAAGATCGAGTTCGTCGTCGAAATCCCATGCGTCCATCTCTAACTTCTTGTTTTTGGCCATTGTTAATAGCTCCTAATAAACGGTGGGTATGGTACCCCCTTCATAATTTAAGTCCTTGGCGCGCCAAGGACGTTGATTTATCCTTAAGGTGTTCGCATGGCACAGAATTCCGATATCCCATTTAACCTAACACTACTGGAAACTTCGTTGCCGCAGTTACAAGGACTGCGCCCCACCCGGGCACTCGACATCTTCGAGGGCACTACCGGAAACTTTGCCGAAGATGGTTTCTTCTCGGCGTTGACATTTGGTAAGGTTGGCGACCCTCGGCGTTTGACCCGGTTCTCCTATGTCGATATCAAAATCGAGGTTTTCCATCCAGCGATTTACCGGGCGTTCATCGCATTAAAGCGTATGTACGCGGGTATTCTGTCGGGCCAAGAATACGTCCTGTGGAACGACGAACTGGGCGACTTTGAGCGCTCGGACTCGACCAACGGCAAGACGGGGTTTGCGTACTTCGTCAAGTACTGGAAAAGTATCAAGTTCACGGAAAGCAAGAGTGTCCTGCGGATGCAGAACATCCTCTTGATCGAAAACTTCAAGAACGGCAAAGAAGACGCGATGACACGCCGTATCATCGTGATGCCGGCGGGACTGCGCGACATCGAAGTCGGCGAAGACGGCCGGACCCGGGAAGATGAAATCAACGGCATGTACCGGACGCTATTGTCGGTGAGTAACACGATCACCGAGTCGACTGTGAGCAACAACCCGGAAGTGCTTGACACGGCGCGGTATGCATTGCAGATGAAGTTTATCGAGATTTACGAAACGGTGGAGCGGATGGTCGAGGGCAAGAAGAAACTGCTCTTGAACAAGTTTGCGTCGCGCGCCATCATGAACGGCACCCGTAACGTGATCACGGCCATGGACACCAGTGTGGCGTACTTGGGCGCGGATGGCAACATCGACTTCAATACCACGATCGTCGGTCTGTACCAGGCCAGTAAAGCCATCCTGCCGATGTCGCAGTACATGATCAGGAATGGCTTCCTGTCGAAGGTTTTTCACACGGTCAATACGCCCGCTACCTTGGTCAACAAGAAAACATTGGCCCGGGAAGAGGTATTGCTCAAGCCCGCCCAGTTTACTTACTGGATGACGGACGAAGGCGTCGAAAAGATTCTGACGCGTTTCGCTGAAGAATCGATTCGCGACGTGCCGGTGGAAATCGAAGGCCGTTACTTGGGCCTGGTTTACAAAGGCCCGGATGGCACCTTCAAGCTGATGCAAGACATCAGCGAACTGCCGGAAGGCCGCTCGAAAGAGCACGTGACGCCCATCACGTTGTGTGAACTGATCTACTTGTCCGGCTACAAAGAGTGGAACAAGTACGCCATGTACGTCACACGTTACCCGATCGAAGGCCCGGGTAGCATTTACCCGAGCATGATGCACGTCAAGACGACGATCGTCTCCGAAGTGCGACGCGAACTCGATGAGAATTGGATAGTGATGGGTGACGACTGTGTTGCCTACGAATTCCCCACCAAAGGACCGTACATTAACAGTATGGTTCCACACTCTTCCCGTTTAGTGCGCATGAAGGCTGACTTCGACGGCGACATGACATCGGGCAACGGTGCGTATACCCAAGAGTCTCTGGCCGAACTGGCCGAGTTCTTCCAATCCAAACAAGCCTATGTCGGCACCGACGGTGACTTCCTTTTCAGTACCGATGTGTCCACCGTCAACCTGGTACTCCACAACATGACCGGCGACTAAAAACTTACCTCTTAACAGGAGTAATAATGAATAAGGCCATCGAGATTTTTGGTCTGGCATGCTTCATACTGGCGGGACTTTTGATGTTGTCGCCGTATTTCATCATGGCATGGAACGGCCTGATGGAAGAACGAAAAAGGTAAAAAACAAATGGCACTTTCCCCCTACGACACTTACTTCCGGGTGGCCGGGGTGCGCACGACTGCGCACTTGACCACCCCGCCTTTGATCAATGTCGCCAAACTGCAACTGCCACGGGCGGCAGTCCTGCATTACTTAAGCAATGGCCAGTTGGATTTGGCACCGTCACCGAACGATCCCATTTTCTTGGGCTACAGCAAACCCATCCTGATCAACCACCAAATCGAACTGGTCAATCCGGAAGGACGACCTGTCCATGTGCCAGCTGGCTTGGCACAAGAAATCAAGGACTATCACGCCAGTGGTCGTAACCGCCGTTTCCGCCGCCTGCACGATCTTGCGTCGGCGATCCGGGACGAACCGACACTCGTCGTCTACAACTACGGCTACCTGAACAAAGCGTACAAGTACCCGCGCTCGATGTACAGTGAGTTCTATCGTTGGCACAACGACCAAAAAACGATGTGGGCCAATATCGTCAACGTGATTGCCGCCACACAGCGGCAGCAGTTCATCCGCTGTCATCTGCCGAAGTTGCTGCCCAGTATCTCGGAAATGAAAACCGGCGAAGGCGGCCTGTCGCAGCGTGTGGTGAACCTCTTCGATTCCCCCGAGAGCCTGATGCTGTTGGAACTGTGGAAGTGGTTCGGTAAAGACCGCCAAACCTCGCTGTTAGCTCATCTGAACGACGAGCAAGCGCATCATGTCAATCTGGTGTTTGTGGAATCGGGTCGCTGGTTTGTGGTAAACCTGGGCTTGATGAATGATTGGCGTAAAGCCACAGATGAAGAACTGGCGACCAACCCCAAGGCCAATCGCCGCGGTATCGCCGCCTCGGATGTGCAGATTCGTTTCTTGCGATTGATGATGGCCCTCTTCGAAGTGCGCACCGTGGCTGGTCCCGAGACCGATGCTCGCACAGAGGCCGAGAAGGCAATTGATGCAGGTCAGAGTAAGACAGTCGTCCAGCCAAGTGCCAAGGTACCGAAGATGGACCGGACCACCGGTAAAGTGGTGCTGTCGGACCCTGAAGACGACACCACCTTGGTGGGCACGGGTGACCAGCATGCTGCCACTGAAACCGGTGACGATGTCAAGGCCGACCCGAAGCTCACCGAAGAGATGGCGGAAGCTTTGAACAAGCTGGAGTTCTTGGCACAGCAACGATTAGCCGCCCAAGGCCAGAACGATGAGACAGTCGATGCAGAACCGCCCCGGGAAACCCCAGAAGAACGAATGCTGGCGGTCCTTGATCAGAAAGCGGCTGACGGCTACATCTCTGGCGCCGAATACAACCGGTTTACCAAGTTGGCAGCGAGTTACAAGACCATGCTGGCACCCGATGGCTCGGCCACGTTGGAGCACTTCATCAAGATCGATCCTGCCTTGGTGAAGATCGACGAGTCGCCCTCGATTGTCGATATCCCGACCGTGATCGATAAGACGATGCTCAAGTCGAGCCTTTTGGCCTATGACAGCCGTTACGTGAAGAATGTGTTCCAGCGTGACGTGGCTGGCATGGTGATGTCGGTACAAAACGCCGGCATTGCAGTCACGGGTTTTGACGTGGAAGAAGTGGAAAACATCACGGGCGGCTACCGTAGTTACACCTTGCGGGTCGCACCCATCGAAGGTGCGGCCTCCACGCTGCGCTTTAAGCTACCGATCGTCGATGAAGAAGGCACTTACCGTGCCAACGGCATCAACTACAAGCTGCGCAAACAAGACATCGACTTGCCGATACGTAAAGTGGCGCCCTCCAAAGTGGCACTCACGAGCTACTATGGTAAGACCTTCGTTACGCTCAGCGATAAGCGAGTGAATGATTATGCCACTTGGCTGACCAATAACGTCATGGCAAAAGGACTGGATGATGCAGACCTGACCGTCGTGGACCTGTACCCGGCTAACGTGTTCGACAACAAATTCTTGGCGCCGCGTCTCTACAGTTCGCTGGCAATGCGTTTCCGCGGTATCACAGTAGCGGGGTTTGCCATGAACTTCGACCACACCAAGCGTGAATCGCTTTACACCAAAGAAGTGTTGGCGCAATACGAAAAAGATGGCGCCTTGGTGGTGGGGTCGAACAAGAAGAACCAATTCATGGTGATGGACAAGAACGGCGTCCTGTATATCGGCGAAAGTGGTGTCCTTAAAGATTTGGGGACACTGGAAAGTCTGATCCATTTGGACAGTACCGGCGCGCCCGTCGACTTCGCTGAACTGAAAGTGCGTAACCGCACGATCCCGCTGGGTGTGGTGTTGGGTTACGAAATGGGCTTGACCAAGCTCATGCGCCTTCTGAAGGTGGAACCGCGACGTGTACCGGCCGGTGGCCGCAAGCAACTGCAACCGAACGAATACGCGTTGGAATTTAGCGATGAATCGCTGATCTTTGACCGCAACGATCGAAAAGCTGCACTGGTGCTTGCAGGCTTTAAAGAATTCCACCGCGCGATCCGCAATTACAGCGTGTATGAATTCGATCGCCCAGCAGTGTATCTGAACACGCTGGAATCGAATGGACTGAAAATCCACCACCTGCGTGAAATCGACTTGATGTACCAGATGTTTGTCGATTCGATCACGAAAGAGTTGCTGATTGAAATGAAGGAGCCAACGGACTTCCGTGGTCTGTTGCTGCGCAGTGCCGAACTCCTGATGGTGGATTACCATCCGGACGAGAACGACGCCGCCTTCATGCGTAAACGCGGCTACGAGCGGATGGCTGGCGCTGTGTACACCAACCTGATCGAATCGATCCGGGCGCACAACTCGCGTGGTAGTAAATCCAAGGTCCCGATCGAACTGCACCCGTACGCAGTCTGGAAGACGATTGCGGAAGATGCCTCGGTATCCTTGGTGTCGGAAATCAATCCGATTCAAGACTTGAAAGAAAAGGAAGCTGTCACCAGCGGTGGCACCGGTGGTCGCAGCAGCCGCAGCATGACCAAGAAGAACCGTTCGTTCCACCGCAACGCGATGGGTACGATTTCGGAATCGACGGTCGACAGTTCGGACGTGGGCATCAACACGTACACGAGTGCCGACCCGCAGTTCACTTCGCTGCGCGGTATCTCGCGCCGCTACGATAAAGACACGCATGGCGCAACTGCGCTGTTGTCGACGTCTGCCTTGACGTCGGTCGGTGCCGACATGGACGATCCACGTCGTGTGAACTTCATCGGTATTCAAAACGGCCACACTGTCTCGTGCAATGGCTACCGTCAATTACCGGTGCGTACTGGTTACGAGCAAGTCATCGCACACCGGACCAGTTCGCTGTTTGCTGCCAGTGCTAAGAAAGACGGCAAGGTGGTGGCAGTGAATGATAGCGGCATCATGGTTGAATATGCTGACGGTGAAATTAAAGGCTTCCCATTGGGTCGCAAGTATGGCGCAGCCGCCGGCATGACCATTCCGCACACGCTTGTGACGGAATTGAAAGAGGGCCAGAAGTTCAAGGCCGGTGACATCATCACTTACAACAATGGCTTCTTCGAACGCGACGTACTGAATCCGAAAAACGTCGTCTGGATGCAAGGTGCACTGGTGAAGGTGGCCCTCATGGAAAACCCAGCCACGCTGGAAGACTCGTCCATGATTTCGCCGAAGGTCTCTGACCTCATGCGCACTAAGATCACCAAGGTGCGCATGATCAAATTGAACTTCGATCAAGTGATCAGCCGGGTGCGTAAACCAGGTGAAGTGCTGAAAACCGAAGATATTTTATGTGTGATTGAAGATTCGGTAACGGCTAACCAAAACCTGTTTGACGAAACCTCACTGGACACGCTGCGCGCTCTGAGTGCGCACACCCCAACCGCCAAGGCCAAAGGTGTGCTGGAACATATCGAAGTGTTCTACCACGGCGACAAAGAAGACATGTCGGAGTCGCTGCGCGCGCTGGCAACAGCCTGTGACAAGGGTTTGGTGACACGGCAAAAAGCCGAAGGCAAGAAAGCTTATACCGGACAGGTCGATGACAGTTTCCGGGTAGAAGGCGATCCCCTGATGCTCGATACCTTGGTCATCAAGTTCTACATCACCAGTGAGGTCCCGGCCGGTGAAGGTGACAAAGGTGTGTTTGCCAACCAGCTGAAAACGGTGTTTGGTAAAGTCATGACCGGGGAAGTCAAGAGTGAGTCGGGCGTGATCGTGGACGCCATCTTCGGTGCAAAGTCAGTGGACGATCGTATCGTTAACTCGCCTTACGCCATGGGCACCACCACCACGCTGCTTAAGGTTCTGGCCAAGCGCGCCGTGAAAGCCTACCGCAGTTAAGAACACGCAGGCGGGGATGCCCTCGCCTGCGGTCTTGTTTTATTTCGCTTATATACAAGGACCTTTTTAAGGAATTCCCATGCAATCTCCCCAGACTGTGACGACGGTGGTCGTGCTCGCCAATGCAGCCGAACTCGTCAACAACATCGCGCGCGGTGTGCTCGGTAACGATGTTGCCGATACCTTCCAGGGCAGCGTGATCTCGCGCGGCCTTATTTACAACATGGTGCAAACCCAAGCGCAGCAGAAGTTGGCTGCCCACCTGCAAGGAGGCTAACATGCTCAGCCGTGAAGCACTCGAAACCACCCTGCCGCTGGCAGAACGTCTGGACGCCAACAAGATCATCCTGATGCCGCTGCCGGGCTCGCAACTGGACGCACTGGTGCGCGACACCCGCGCCAGTACCCTGTTCAACATCCAGATGGGCGATGGCGGCGTGATGCCCGACATCGACAACATCGCCTTTGTCGCCAACACCAGAAACGAAAAGCTGGGCTTTTCGGACCACGATATCCAGATGGACGACTGCTCCGAACTCGTGGCGGATGCGGTGCGCAAGCATATCGCCTATGCCCGCACTGTCGTGACGCCGGTGATCCTCGACATGGTCGAACGCGTGACAACCGCGCAGAAGAACTCGCCGAGCATTTCCTCGCTGCTGGGCCTGGAAGTCGTGGTCTGGAATCCGCCGGCGCCGCTGACCAACAACAACTTCGCCGGCAGTCTGCGTGAATACGAAGGCGTGGCCTTTATCGAAGCGAACTTCCCGTTTACCCTGGAAGCCAAATCGTTCGAGGAACTGGTCACCCTGATGGAAACCGGCAAGTCGTCGGTCGACACCGACATCCGTGCCTGGGCTGCTGCAAAAGGCGCAGACTTCTTCCTGGGTGTCTGGGCCGAAGCATTCCAGAACATGCTGCGCAAAGAAGTTGGTGGTCGTCCCCGTACCTTCTACGAAATGACCTCGCACAGTGAAACCGGTGCCGACTTCGCTCTGGCCGTGTTCCTGCTGGCGCGCCGCCTGATCGAGGACCCGCCGGAAAACACCGGCCTCGCGCTGCAAGCATACAAAGAAGGCATGGCGGCCTTCCGTGACCAGGCAGCGCTGCGCCTGAACGCCGTACTGTCCGAACTGGAACGCGACACCAACGTCGGTCGTCTGGTTCGTAACATTAGCGGCAAAGTTACAATTGTCAGCGGTCCCGTCTACAAGGCATGGATCGAACAGGATGGCAGCAACGAAATCCTGTTCGGCAACATGCTGTCGAATACGCCGATGTACACGGTCGATCAGATCAACGGCCAAGCTGCTGCCCTGCGTGCGTACTGGCACCGTCACGAGACGGCCACGGTCCTGACCGAAAACGCGGCACGCTTGAACCGCGACCTGGCCCTGCTGCGTAAGGTTTTCATCGAGCAGCTCCACGAGCTGACCGATCCGAACGAAGCCAACCAGCAAAACATCACGATCATCACGCGCCTGTTCGATAAAGAACTGGGCATGGTCACGAAGGACGACTTCAAGAACCTGCGCACGCTATGCATGCGCTTGATCTGCCGCTCGCGCTTCTACCAGACCGATGCAGAATTCATCCTCGAAAGCGGCGACGCAATCTTGCGTGAATTCCCGAATATCGACCCGCGTGAAGCTTACGCCATGGCAACTATCGAATACATCATTCGCTGGGTGCTGTCGCAGATCAAACCCGTGTCGGCCTAAGCGATGGATCTCACCCGCTATATCCGTGACGCGGATCGGGTGCATGCGAGTTTGAAAGAACTCGCCGATGAAAGCCTGGTGGCCGTGCGTCCGCTGAAGCTGTACGTTCCTGTGCGCTTTGCGGAGCACGGTCTGGCCGAGGTTGGCATCGAAACGTATGTGTGCGGGATCGTCATGTATCTTGTCGAGGACAAGTACTATTCGATCTCGCTCATCAACGCCATGATGCGCATCACGCCCACGTCCACCCTGAAGGTCACCCTGGAAGAAGAAGAATACTACGAGTTCTATTTTGAACCCGGTAGTACCGTCATCCCTTCTTTGCAACTCATCCGCACTGACACCCTGGTGTATGAAATCTTTGACGAACTCTTCGCCAAAGGTCGTGTACCGAAGTACGTCACGTACGACGACATGTCGCGTATCTTTGATACCGCGAAGAAACACGCAAACGCCAATGTAGGTGGTAACCACGAAGTGACTTCCATGTTGGTGTCGCTCATCGCCCGCAATGCCAAGAACCGGCGCCAGTACTATCGCCAGTTCGTCACAACCCAGAGCGACCTCACGACCAATCCTCCGATCTGGACTGCGCTGTACAGCGTCACCGATGCGGCCACCAATACGCTCAATAAGCTCGCGGGCTCGTACTTCCACGAAGGTGTGGTCAGTGCGCTGAACAGCCCATCGGAGCGCAAAGAACGTATCGAAACCCTCTTAACGAGTTAAGTCATGACGACCATGCCACCCCGTAACTCCATTCGCTTTGCCTGTACGTCTCTGAAAGGAACGAACAAGGTCGGCGTTTTGCCTGTCGATGAAAATGGTTACCGGACCATGATCGTCGGCGCCCTCAACATGTTCAATTCGGCTGGCGAATTCTACGTGGCAGAAGAGGCCAAGGAGCTGATTGTTAACAGCTCCAGTGCGTTCCAGCGCCGTGTCGCACGCGGCGTCCTGAAGGCCGAATACGGCCATCCCAAGCCCTTCCCGGGGCAATCGGAGCGCTCGTTCGCGGCACGCGTCCTCAACATCGATGAAGACCGGGTCGCAGCGCACCACAAAGAAATCTGGCTCGACTTCGATGCCAAAGCCCCAGATGGCAAATCCGTGATCGGCATCATGAGTAAGGTGCGCGATTCCGGTCCGTTCGGCCCAACCCTGGCCCGTTCACTGGAAAACAAAGACGAGAACGTTTGCTTCTCGATCCGCGCTTTCACGGACGACAAGATGATGGGCGGTATCAATTACCGCACGCTGCGCCAGATCATCACGTTTGACTACGTGAATGAGCCCGGCATGGCGTTGGCTGAAAAGTTCCGCTCGCCGGCACTCGAAGGTTTCACCGGTTCGTTCCTGAACCCGGCAGCATTTGAAACCGACTTCGAACGCACCATGACGCGCAGCATGCTGGAAGCTGGTCTGGCAGAAGACACCCGTAACGGTGTGGCAACTGAATCGGCTTTCCTGAATGCAGTCGATCTATACCGCACGATGGGCTGGCAGCAAACGGCCGATTTGCCCGCTTGGGCGAAGTGGTAAAGTAAAGGAGAAGCTTCGGCTTCTCCTTTATGCCGTGTGGTCAAAATAATTACAACCACATATCACCGATGTGTATTCGATCCATGATTGATCGATTTTTATACTGGGTTGCTATCGTTTTATGAAGTATAACCTTTTACGGAAAGTTAACCAGCATGACTGAACAAACCGCGCAGCAGCACCTGCTGATTCTGAACGGCACCAAGTACGACCTCGACAAAGTGCGGAACATCCCCGGCACGATCATCGAGGTCAAACGTGAAGACCTTTGCCCTGACATCAACTGCTCTGAAATTCAAGTCGGCCTGCACGCTGTGACGGCGCCCCAGCAAGTGACTTACCAAGAAAACACACCGCGTGCTGGTTACCGCGAATACCAGAGCGATCCATCGGATGCGGTGGTGGTCATTAAGCACATGGGCAAGTTCCTGCTGCTGCTTGGCCACGCGACAATTTTGCGTTCGACCAAGCGGCTGGTCCGGGTGCGCCTGATTACAACCGTCGCCATGAAGGACCGAGCGCGCTTGCCGAATGCACCTGCGCCCGCTGAACCGGCGTGGGTGGCACCTGCCAGTTCGTATAACAACGAATTCAAGAACACGCCGCGTTTCAAAGAACACAAGAAATTTACCCGATAGCATTTCGCTGTCACCTCTTGCAGTACCCATTGACCCGTAAGGGCATTAACCATGAAAAAGGAAACAACCATGAGCACCGAAAACATCACCGAGATCAGCGACGTCGTTGTCAAAGAAACCGTCACCATGACCATCACCGCGCCGGACGACGGCCTGAATGACGAAGTGCGCCACATCGCCAAGGTCGCCGAAGACACCCTGAAGGGCAAGTTCGACATCAACGGCGTCGGCAAAGCGGACAAGGACACCTACGTGACCCAGATGCTGACCGACGGCCTGACCGAAGCCGAGATCACCCGCTTCACCGGCCACCACCGCAACGCCATGGCCGGCCTGGGTCTGGGCGCCGGCCTCGCTGCGTTCGCGTTCATGCAGGAAAACCCGGACGTCAACGTCGTGCGCGCGGACATCCCGACCGTCGGCAAAGACTACTACTCGGTCAAGGTCACCAAGCAACGCGACGTCGCCGGCAACACCAGCTACGGCCTGGTCCAAGTCTCGCACGAACTGCACGGCAGCGGCAAGGACGACCCGATGAATAAGGTCAAGTCGATCCTGGGCAACCACGCGCGCCAACTGTTCGCCAAGCTGTAATTCGGCCGCCTTCGGCATAAAAGTAAAAACCGCGGTCCTTCGGGGCGGCGGTTTTTATGTCGTCTATTCTTTTTTTGTTGATTAGGAGAAAAATAATGAATCTTCCCAATAGCCGATATCCCACGCAATTCGGCGGCCACTTCCCCGAAGGCGAGAAAATTGAAGTCGACGCTGAAGCCTTCCGCAAAATCCTCAACGCGCTTCTTTCCAGTCAAACGCACCATATTCTGGAACACATGGCCACACGGAATTTGCCGGATAGCGAAATCCGTACTCTCCAGATAAACATGGAGGTGCACCTGATCAAGCATGTTTTGAAAAACGGTTTGAATAGTGACGGCGACGCCCAAGCACTCGCTAACTTGGTTGCCCAAACAAAAGAACGGGTGGAAAAAGATGCGGACGAAGCTTACGCAAAAAATCGTATTCAAATCGCCAGTATGCTCGACATCGCCGAAACGTACCCGAAATCGTTCCCCAGTGGCTTCAGTGAAGGCGAGATCGTGAAGAGGAAGGACGGCAAACCGTTCTTTCTCGGGGAAACAAAATATGTCGAAGACGCCGTCCTTGTAAGAAGCCAACCGGAACACAATCTTTTGTTTCTCGGTACTACGACAGACTTCAGCACGACATGGTCTGCACCCACTGAGCTTCTGAATGAAGTCGAGTCGACGGGCATCTTCCTCGATGCAGAAAGCATGCAGCATTTGCTGATCGCTTACGAAGTACTGGTCGGAAAGGAATAAACCATGACTGAAGAACCCGATGTCGATGCGCCTCAGGAATTGATTGATGATATCTTGAAGCGCAGAAAGAACAATAAGCCGCAGTCTCCGTTTCACTTCGGCAAGATGGAATTCAAGCCGGAAATAATCGAAGTACTACCCGTGAAGCGTAACGGCGGTAAGCCGTGGCGTGGCGAAGTCAAACCCAGGCATCTGCGGGAACAGGAACCCTACCGTCACCCTTTTCTGAACACCGACAGCCGTGACTAAGCGTATCCTGATCTGGACCTGTCAAATGGCACGGCACCGTAGGCTCAAAGAGCTTGGGGTGCCTTTCCTCGATATCACCGCCATGTCCGGCTTACAGCATTTCGCACCAGAGATGCGGTATGTTCGGATGTACAAGAGTGGGACCATGTTAGAAGACGAATACACCCGTATCTATATCGACAAGATGCGGCGTTCGGTGCGGGACCACGCCAAGGCATGGGAAGACTTGGCGCAGTACGAAAAAGTCGCGGTGGCGTGTTACTGCCGAGTTGGGGTGTTTTGTCACCGTCATATCTGGGTGACCTTGGTGAAGAAGTATTTTGCAAGGAAAGGCATTGCTGTCATTGACATGGGGGAATTTACCTGCGATGACGATTTGAAAAAAGAAGTACCAGAAGTTGTAAACGAATAACCAATTTTAAGAAAGAGTAAATCATGAACGATGATGGCTTTAAATTGTTTGCGTTATCTCATCTCTTAATCCTCGTTGCAGGATTATGGTGTTTCGTCACATTCTCAATCGAAGGCACCTATACGGACGAATCAATTTTGATTGATCAACAAATCGAGCATCGTTTCAACCAACCCTACAAAGTCGTCCTGTTAAAAACATCAGTATTCGTATTAACGCTACTCAGTGGACCCTTTTGTGGCTTTACCATTAGTTGCTTGGCCAAAAAAGCTAAGCGATATTTGCAATTTCACAACGTAAGAATAAGCATATTTTTACAATAAAGAATTGAAAGGAAAAGAAATCGACACCGATCTCGACAACATAAAAGGAGAATAGATGTATTTACCAATTGCTATTCACAAAGACCCCAATAGCAGCTACGGAGTGGCAATCCCCGATGTAGTAGGCTGTTTCTCGGGAGGTACTACCATCGAAGAGGCAATGGAGAATGCGCAGAAAGCAGTCTACGCGCATCTCGCTGCCGCCGAAGCCGTAGGAATACCCTTCGAAGTCAAAGCATCTTCGGTTCAGGAGTTAATGGAAAAAGAACCGAAAGCATATGCTGGGGCAATGTGGGCTTACATCAGAATTGACTTGGCAGAAATGAATTCAAAAACGGCCCGTATTAACGTTTCGGCCAATAGTCAAGCAATTGAAAGGATTGATAACTATCTGAAGAATCGTCCTGAAAATCGCAGCGAGTTTTTGATTCAGTCCGCACTCGCCATTATCGATAAATCGGCATAAAGGAAAATAAAAGCCACACCCAGTTACGGGTGTGGCTTTTATGCCGCGAACTTAAGGAGCCGAGGCTCCTTTTTCTTTGGCTTAGAAACGAACGGCTTGGGCGCCCAGCTGCTCGACGTTGGCCTTGTAGCCGGCCGCAGCCGCTTGCACGGCAGCGTCGATCTGCGAGACGAACGCCGGACGGTTCCACGGGTTCGCGCCACTGATCTGTACGCTTTGCAGGACTTCACGGGCCAGGTTGTTCACGCCTTGGCCTTGCTGAGTCAGCGCGGCGAACTGGATGCTGACCATCTTCTGCTCGGCCGCTTGGGTGAGGTCGCGCTTGGCGGTGATCTCGCCCGTGCTCTTCGGCCAGAAGTTGGCGACCAGGTACGCCTGCACCGGGTTCAGCATGGTGGCGTCCGGTTCCACGAACAGTACCGTACCCGCATACAGATCGGCCAGGTGGTCGGTCGGACGGGTGATGCCGGTCATGGTCATGATGTCCGGGTAGCCCGTCTGCGGATTGATCATGAACGTGCGCACGAAGGTACGCCAGAAGTTGGCGATCGACATGTTGTACTTCTCGGGCCACTCGCCTTGCGGTTGGGTCCGCGCCTCGGTGGCTTTCGTGAAGTCTTCCATCATCTGGCCCGAACCACCGACCGCGTTCTCGATGACTTCCAGTTCGTAACCGCCTTGGAAGCCGGTCCACGATTGGCAGTGCAGTTCGATCAGGGCCTTGTAGGCGATGATCCAGGCACGCTTGTCGGCGTCCGGCAGCAGGTCGAATGCTTTCGGATACTCGATCACGAACGAGATCAGGTTCTTCTGGACGTACGCTTGCGTGCTGATCCATTGGGTGAAGTCCGGCGACAGACCGTTCATGCCGCCGTATGCGAGGTTCAGGGATTGGTTGAGAATCCCCAGCTGCGGGCCGGAGCCCGGTTTCATCAGGGTGTCTGCGAAGCGGCTCATATTAGGCTACCATGTCCTCGATGCGTTGACCTTCGATGGACAGCGTCTGCACCGTCTTCATGCCAGGGGCACCGATGGTGATTTTCGTCGTCCAGCTGTAACCGCGCTTCTCGTCGAAGGCGGTGATGTAGGCCTTGGGTTGGATGATGAAGCGGTTGTCGTAGCGACCCGCGATCCGGTTCGTCATGTACTTGTTGACTTCCGTGACGAATTCCAGATTGGACAGGTCCGAACGACCGCTGAACTTGCGGCGGGTTTCTTCGCCGATCATTTGCAGGTCGCAGATGGCCAACATCGTGGTCACCGAGTTCAGCACCGAGTCATCGCGGTCGTACACCGTCTGGAACGCTTCGATGTAGTACTGCGAACGGTCGTACGACGCCGGGGTGATGAGGCCCACGACCCAATTGGCGTCGCGCGTGTCGTCGCTGCGGGCGTTGACGTTCAGGTTGGTGAACAGCTTGATGTCGCGACCTTCGTCGACGTCAAAGCGGCTGCCCGACTTCCAGTTGCCGTCAGCGGCGCCAGTGTAGCTCGACACCATGTCCAGCAGTTCGAGGGTCAGCGGCAAGTCCTTGCGGATCGCGCTGCCGATGTAACGACCCGAACCGCCCATCAGTACAGCGCGGAAGCAACCGGTACCGAAGTACTCGGAGTCCGGGTACATCTGGACGTGTGCCAGCAGCGTGGTGGCCATGGCGGTTTCTTCCGCCGCCGTCAGTGGCTTGGTGCCGAAGATATGCGTGGCGAGTGCCACCCAGGTGTTCTTGCGTTGGGCCAAGATTTCACACAGGGCCTTCTTGGTGTTCAGCGAGAAACCGGTGTCGTAGATGGACGTGTATGGGTACTTGGCCATGTCCTTCCACGGGCTCTTCGGGTCAGCGAATTGCGCGCAGGCCGCCGCCACGAGGGCGTCGTAGGTGGCGTTGGTCATGGTGCCATCGCTGCCGCCAGCCGCCATCAGGTTGCTGTTTTCCGACAGACGCACCGCGCCGCCAGTGCCGTTGATGATCTGGCAGGTGTGGTACGGTGCCCCTTGGCTGCTGGTGGCGCCGAACAGGTTGAAGCGGTATTCTTCACCAGCTTCGCCGGTGAAGTCCGAGAACTCATCGCGCTTGGCCACTTCCTTGGCATACAGGTCGGCCAGCAGGTCGGCGATCTGGTCGTCATAGACGTGGATTTCGCCGAACGGACCGTATTGGACGGTGCCGGCCGCGCTGTCGATGTTTTGGTAGTTCTCGGTGAAGATGTCGCCAAGGTAGTACTCCTTGTCGTTGGTGCGGTCGAATGCACCCGGCTTCAGAGAGAAATCGATGAACTGGGCGCCGGTGAGCGTCGTGGCGATTTTCGGCGACGACAGTTCGTTGGCACGTTGGACCAGGGCCAGACGGAACGGGTAGAAACCTTCGTTCTTGACGACCGTGGCGTCCATCGGGTTTCGGCCGCCCAGCGTCGGTGCCCACAGGCGCACGCCGTTGTTGTTGCCGTGGGCACCGAAGGTCGGGACGCGCAGGTCCATGATCGGGATACGCACCGATTGGTTTTCGTCGTCGTCCGTCTGGTCGCCTGCTTGTTGCACGGCCAGGCCGAAGGTGTCAGCACCGTCGACACCTGGTTGCACGGTTTCGAGTAGGAACTTGATCTTGGAGCCATCGATCGGGACGCCGGCGGCCACAGGCACGCCATTGACGAGCTTGATGCTGCCATCGGCGTTGCGTTGGTAGTCCTGGACTTTGGTGACCAGCACGTCCGCCAACAGGCGCACGGAAGCTGGCGGTGCCGCATCTTCAGGTTGGAGACGCAGCATGAAAAATGCGTTGGCATTCTTCATGGCGCCGTTGGCGGTTTCAGTCCCGTGGGTGGCGTACTTTTTGCGCATGTCGAAGGTGTCGACGCCGAAAATCGACTTCGCCGTGGCGGCGTCGACAAACGTCAGATCCGTCGGACCTTTCTGCGCAAAGAGGGGTACAACAGGGCAATGCTGGGGACGCGCTTCCTGTACCGCCGGCTGCTGCGCGGTACTGGCGTCATCCGTACCGAGCATTACCGACCGGGGAGTGCCGCGGATAATCGTTTCCGACATGGTGGTATCCTGTCACTGGTGAATAAATGGTATGGTTTCTGGGACGATGCCTTGCATCATAATAATGTAATTTTTTACTTCGGTTACTGCGAGTAATAAAAAGCATTCGCCCGGTAAAATAAATAGGCCGAAAACGTATTTATTTAACATAGGATGATGCAAGAGCGTGGGCATGTTGCCCTTTCTTGTGCCCCTTCTCTTTTTACTTAGGAATGCATCATGACGATTTACCATACTGCTTACGACACGACGCAATGCGAAGGCTTCGGCCCGGGCGTGAATAAAACACAACAACAGATGCAAGCAGCCATCGCCATGGGCGCGCTGATCTACGCCTCACCTGATATGCTGCTTGTCTACGACGGTGATAACTACCGTAATGCGATCGCGGGTTTTACCCATCCGATGCGGGTATCGAACAAGCCTTCGCAAGAAAAAGGTGACCGCCAAGCACTGGCCATCGATGTGCGTCCGTTCGGTAGCTGGAGCCGCAACCAAAACAAATTCGTCGTGCGCGACGAATCGCAAATGATCATGGCACTCCTGCGGCTGCGCTTGAGTTCGATCTGGTTGACCGAAGAACGGTCGTATCTGCGCAACGTCTCGCCGATCCCGATCAAGATGTTCGCCAGCTGGATCATGGAGTCCCTGGCCAACAAGTTCGCCCTCGAACCACTCGAGCGCATGAACGTGTCGATTTTGGCGGGTGTTCTATACCTGTCCAACTTCAGTGACACCACCGAACTGGACGAAAACGAGCGCACCCGCTTGGCGGCATCGCTCAGCCGTGACCTCGCCATTGATGTCAAGGAAATCCTGCCGGTGGTTGACCAGTACCCGAGCCTTGCTGGCGTCGACGCTTTCTGCAAAGCGGCCAGTGCAATGTGCGGTGTGCGTCTGGCTGAACTGAATCGCGGCCTCTTGTACGCGTCGCTGGGTGGCTCGTGGTTCGGTTATAACTTCAAAGAAGTGCTCGCGGTTGCATTGGAACACCCGCCGACCTGGCTGGCCATCGTCTACACAGCGGGTACCGACCGGTCGTATCGCAACACGCGCCTGTTCAAGACGTTTGAGAACAACAGCCGCGGCGGTACCGACGACCTGTTCAAAAATTCACTGAAGCGCTTGGTGGACAACCTGGCACCGCTCACCACCGCCGACCTCTAAACTCCAGTCTCCAGTCAATCCGGCCACTCTGTCGCCTTAGCCGCGACAGAGTGGCTATTCTTTTGTCAAAGGTTCGTCATGAGTTTAGACTATATCGTCAATCATGCCATTCTGAATGCATGGTGCAATCCGAAACAGGATTTGCAATCCATCGTCAAACCGAAGCGCATCACGCGCAAGATCGGCGTATGGGGTGACTTCGACGCCGGCAAGATCAATTACCTGTTGCCTGACAAGACCAGCCGGTTCCATGTGTTTCAGGTTGGCCAATTGAGTCCAGCACTGATGGGACTGATGGAAACGAATGGCCTGTGGTTCAACGTGGCGGACACCTGCCACAAGAAGAAGCTGGTCGTGGACATTTATAGTCAGTTCGGTATCGAGTTTCCGCGCACCCAAACGTGGTACATGGTAACGCGCAACCGTAACTTGATCTTCGCGATTAAGGAAGTACCGAGTATTTCGGTGAGTCTGCGCGAGGTTGACATCTTCTTGCGGGTCTACACCAACGCTTTCTTCCAAAGCCGCCGTGCCGGTATCAACGTCGACGACATCAAAGTCACGGGGCAGGCAATCAGTACCACCGACGACGTTCTGAAGTTGCAAAACATGCTTACCGCATGGCAAACACTGCCGGGTGTGGCCTACGCCTTTGTGAATGGCTATAAAGTTTCCCACGTGACCATGTTCTCGGCCAAAGTGGGCGATTACGTCGAACTGGTGTACGACAGTTCTGTTGAGCGCATTGTTGATTTCCCGCTAAAGGATCTGAAAGCGTTCAACAGCACCCTCGACAAAAAAGTCAAGTACCTGTTGCATTACCCGGGCCAAGGCTCGGGGACGATCGACTACCATGACGACATCGATTTCTTTTTGGTGCGGCGTAATCCCCGCAATGGCCGGCACCGGGGCGTGTACTACCACCGCAATGCACAACAAGCGGATGCAGTGCGGATGGTGACCCACAAAGATTACGCGATCCCGGTCGATTACATCGATGCGTACTTGGATTCCCAGACGGCGTGGAATTTTGAAGAAGTTTTGCTGCGCATGCATGTACGCCAATCAGGTTACCACCGCCCCCTGATCGACGAAGCCAACCGCATCAAAGAACTGTACAAGATGAAAGATGCAGACATCGCTGAAGCCCTGCTCTCGGTCGATGCAGTCGTACCTAACTGGACGGCGGCGACACTGGAAGCGTCAGCCTACGCAGAAGTCATGCGTTCGCCCACGGCCAACATGAGCCCACGTCTGGTTCAGGATGCCTATGGCTACAACGCCATCAGCAAGCTGCTGTGCGACAGTCCGCTGTTCATAGTGGTCAATTCGGGGCAACGTACGGTGAACCTGCCGTACGGCCTGCAAGTTCGCTGCGGTGCGTATGAGTACGATGCCAGTGGGTTCTTGCTCGGTTATTACCAACACACCCAAGGCGCGCTGTATTCGGCGCGCAACAAGAATACGCGCTTGGTGGAATTCGTGGCCGGGATTCTTAGCACTCAACTGGAAGAAACCTACGGGGCACAGGAAGTCGAAATCGATGCCGCCGTCGATTACCGTTTCTACACCTGCGGCATCGAGTACGACGGCACGATCAATAACAAATGGGTCGATGTCACGGATACGGCGTTGTACGCTATCGTGGACAACAAGGTGACGTGGTTCACCAATCCCGCGACGACCTACACCTTGGTGCGTGGTAACAGTCGGTTCTTGGCGTATAGCCTTAATCTCGACAACAGCGATGGCTTGGTGCGCTTTTCGTTGACGCATCTCGCCATGCGCGGCGGAACGCTTGGTAACCACGTGATGCAAATCCCGATGGGTGAATTGGATGTTTTTATGAATGGCCGCTCCTTGATCAAGGATGTCGACTACTATGTGGACTTCCCCGTGGCCGTGGTCACCAACAAAGCTTATCTGAGTGCAGGTACCACCCAGCACATCGATGTGCGATTCACCGGCTTTTGTCACAGCGACATGAGCATGGAACGTTTTGATGAGAATGGTTTCATCGATCACGGCCTACTCTCGTCGAACAACCGTTTCGACATTCGGGACGACAAGATTCAGCGCATCACGGCGGGTGGTGCGCTGTACGAGCGACAGGAACTGTTGTTTGCAGAGGACGATCTAGGCGTGCGGGTGCCGGATGCTCGCAATGGCTTACCGTATTCGATTCGTGACGTGATCGCACCACTGCGCGGTATTGCAGCGGACGACACGTACACCCTGCGCGCCAAGTCAGTAGCGACGGACAAAGTCGTCAGAAATTACCTCACCCAGAAGTTGCCACAGCAAACGTTCAATACACCGAACGCCATCAAGGATTTGTATCCGGTCTTCAGCCCGTTCTGTGCCAAGATTTTGTTTGACCTCAAGAACGGCAACCTGAATGACCCGCGCTTGAAGGCGTTTTACAGCGACAGCGATGTCTATGACATATGCGAGCCGTACGAAGCGCTGCTCAAATGCGACCCGACGCAAGATGGGTTGCAGCCGGACCTCAACTACGTGGCCGTTCACCCTCACCAGCTTAACACCGTGGTGGATGTCGACATCTACGGTTACAAATTCCTCACCCGTGTGGTGAAACTGTATCTGAAGGGCCGTGTGAACTTGTCGCAGTTCATCCGCCTTTCGGCTTAATGGAGAAACTATGTCCGAAATCAATTCTACCGGTGTTGTCGGCAGTCTCGATAACAAAGAGCCGGTGTACGACCCCAACCGTGGATGGCGCACTTGGGCGCTGTTCGAGATATTCCAGGGCGACATCGGTGAAGGCAAATTCGTACCGAACGTCAAAGATCGCGTGCTCGATACCGATACCGAAACCTACTGGCGTGTGGTCAGTATCGACCCCACGACGCTGGTACCGACCCTGGTGAAAGCCACCCCGACAGTGGTGGACGGGGTCTTCAGTGAAGAAGACGTGCTGCTGGGTGTCGGCCCGGGCCCGCAAAACAACACCTATTTTGCGTACCTGAACGACAAAGTGCTGCCGTTCTCGATGACAATCGACATGCGTTGTTTCATCTGGTACTCGCGTGCCAAGTACGCGCGCGTCATGCGCGGGGGTGTGGCCGGTGCAGCGAGCCGGGTGGTCAGCGCTGTGTACGATGCCTCCGGCAATCTGGTCGGCCAGGACATCCCGCTGGAACTGGCCGAGTTCGTGGGCAACAAAACCCGCAAGGTCGTGCCGCCGTTCAAGTGTACCGAACGCATTCCCAACGGTGAACCGGTTTACGTCGTGTTCTACGACGATGCCAACCAAATTCTATCCAAGCGTCAGGTGTTGGTGGAAAACAGCGACTTCATCGCTGTGCCGAATACGGGTGTCAAGTACATTAAGGACGTGTATCTCGATACGCCATTCCTGTCGGCGTCCGACGCGACACTGCTCCAGTACCCGATCAACGTACTGATGCAGGGCCTGAACATGATGGGTGTGGTCGAATACAGTGACGGCACCAAAGCACGTTTGCCGATCGACGGTACCAAGTTTGAACTGTTCGGTCTGGAAGACTACCTGTTGTCGGTCGTGGGGCAAGAACTGCCACTTGTTCTGAACTACAACATGTCCAGCGAGGAAGTGGCATCGGGACCTGAGATCGGTGAGAACCGCAACATCCCCAAGAAGTACCGTGCCAAAACGCTGGTGGCGAATGGTTCGTACTCGGTCAAACTGTTCACCTTCCCAGTATGGATCGGCGAGCAAGATGGTTACCGTCTCGAATGGTTCCTGACCAATCTGGAACGCACCAACATCTGGCGCTGCACCTCGCAAGTGCGGATCAACGAAGGTGGCCGGCAATTCAGTCCCAGTGAATATGGTACCAACCAGCGCCTCGTGGTGTCGGTTGACCTGCAATCGGTCAACCCGTCATTCAACAAGTACAAGCATGTGCAAACTCTCGATGTCACCCTGTTGGCACCGGGCACAGACCACAACACCAACTGGCAAATCGGTTTCCAGCCGGGACAGAACCCGCCGTTTGGTGTCCAAAACTATGCGGCAACGACCTTCGTCGATGTCAACAACTGGAAGGTCAAGATCGACATGGGCTTGACTGACGTGAACCTGTGGCTCGAACGGGTGTTCTACCGCACACTACCGCTGTTTGATCCGCAGAAAGAAGCCAAGGCGCCAGCACCGACGCACTTCGCGTTCGACTTCGTGGGACGCTCGATCGAATTCCCGATTGCGGAATGGAAGACCGAGCACACCATCAGCGAAGCAGTGGCTAACGGCGGTACGCTGTTCGTCCGGTTCTTCAAGCGCACGCCGGATAACGACATTCAGTTGTCGATCTGCGGTCTGCCGATCTACCAAGCATAATCCCCGCCGCCGCCCTTGTTTCGACAGGGACGGCAATAGGAGAGACTCATGAGTAGCATCATTTTGTTTGCGGACGACTGGTTGAAATTCCCGACCGCTCGTCCAGACTGGGATACGAAGAATGAAAGCTTCGTGCGCATGGCCGCACTGTTGCATTCGATGGGCGTGAAAAATTGCTGCTTCTTTCTGGCCCTCCTGAACCCGCGTCTGAAAGGAGTGGACCCCCGCAGTAAAGATTTGACGGTCGAACAAATGACCGACATCGGGGTAGAATGTAAACTCAACCCATGGTACTTCTTCCGTGAAGTGGCGCTGGCACCAGGTAACGGTAGTAACGATGGCGTGATGGTGGAAGCCAATCGCGGCAACATTTGTCTCTGGTGGTTGTTCTTCAACCACATCACGGTGTTCTTGATTCAGATTCGTCAGACGGGTAAATCATTTTCGACCGACGTATTGATGGTATTGCTGATGGAATTCATCTGTGAGAAGACCGTCATCAACTTGTTAACGAAAGATGATACGCTGCGACGCTCGAACATTGAGCGTATGAAGTCGATTATCGCTGACTTGCCCAAGTACCTGCAATTGAAGCATCCGGACGATGCCAATAACACGGAAGAAATTACCGTGATGGCCCAAGGCAACCGATACAAAACGCACGTGCCGCAGCAGTCGGCAAAACGCGCAATCAACATGGGTCGTGGTTTGACTTCGCCGATCTTCCAAATTGACGAAGCCCCATTCCAGCCGAACATTGAGATTGCACTGCCCGCCGCACTGGCAGCAACGGGTGCGGCCGTCGATCGTGCAAAAGAACAGGGTTCGCCGTACGGTACCATCTTCACGACAACCGCGGGTAAGAAAGACGATAAAGACGGTGCGTATATCTACCGTTTGATTTCGAATTCAGCAATCTGGTCAGAAGCGTTTTACGACGCCAAAGACCAAGTGGAACTGGAAAGCCTGATCGCCTCCGGTTGCCGAGCTGAAGGCAAGATCAAAACGATCGCTGTGAACGCCACCTTTAACCACCGCCAGTTGGGTAAGACGGACGATTGGTTGGCAGAGAAGTTGGCGAAGTCGTTTGCAACCGGTGAAGATGCAAACCGAGACTACTTTAACATGTGGACCTCGGGTAGCCAAACCTCACCGCTGCCGATGGAAGTGTTGGAAGCAATGGCGCGGTCGGTCAAGGATGTGGCGTATACCGAAATCAGTCGGCCGTACAATTACATCACGCGTTGGTACATTCCGAAGCATCAAATCGCAGAGCGCATGGCCACTGGTAAGTTTGTGATGGGCATGGACACCAGTGAGGCGATTGGACGAGATGAAATTTCGCTCGTCTTGATGGATGTGGAAACCTTGGAAGTAGTAGCAGCCGGTTCGTATAACGAATTGAACTTGATTACGTTCTCGGAGTGGCTCTGTGACTTCATGATACGCTTTGAAAACGTGACCGGTATCATTGAACGCAAATCGACTGGTGGTATGATTTTGGATTACCTGATCCTGTTCCTCAATAAAGCCGGGATCGATCCATTCAAACGTCTATTCAACTGGTATGTGAATGATCAAGCGGTGCAAAAGGAACGGTTCAGGGAACTGTGCCAAGTACCCTTGGGTCGTCGACCGTATGGCTGGATCGACCGCGTCAAACGTTTGTTCGGGTTTGCCACGGCAGGATCGGGTGCAACGTCGCGTTCTGAACTCTACTCGACCACGCTACAAAATGCGGCGCGCCTCGGGATGAACACAATGAACGATAAGGCACTGGTCGACCAGACCGCAGGCTTGGTCACGAAGAACGGTCGTGTGGACCACCCTCCCGGTGAACACGACGACATGACCATCGGCTGGTTGTTGGTCAACTGGTTACTCACCCAAGGTACCAACTTGGTACACTACGGGATCGATCCCGGTAAAATCATGAGCCGTGTTTCGCGCACGGGCAAACAGAAGACACCGGACGAACTGTGGGAAGAAGAGGAACAGGCAGACTACCGGGCACGGATGGAAATCCTGATCGAAAGGCTGCGCCAAGAACCAGACGAATTCGTTTCGCAAAAGCTGGAACAAGAACTGCGCATGATTGACCGCCGTATTGTGCGCGATGTGGGCGAAACCCATAGCTTGGACCAACTCTTGCAAAACGTAAAGGAAGCAAAGTGGCAGCGGCGCCGCGATGCACAAAAGTTCACTGGCAACCATCGCCCTCCACCGAGTGCGGCTGCGCCAAGTGCGGGCCAAGGGTACGGATTCTATACCAACGAATCTCCCCACTGGAACCGTAACCGTCGTTTCTAACACGGAATAAAGCCCCCTCCTAGCGTTCTGCCGGGAGGGGGCTTATGCTGCAATTTCTGGGTCAAGCTATAGACATGCGTGCAATCACAAGATCGAGGTAAGCAGAGATGGCACTGATACGCTGTAAGCTGTCGTCCACAAAAAGTGGCAACTGAGCAGGTATATCAATCTCCAACTTACAGGCTTGGATGATATCGCCGGGTGCATTGGCACTTACCACGCTAAAGACGTGGTATATCACAAAATGCCGGTTCAGTGCCGACCAGCGGTGATATACCCGACAGTATTGCTTACGTTGGCAATAAATGTGGATTTCATAATCGGCAAACGACTGGCCGACCAGATGGCTGATATCTTGGCCACCTGCGTCGATACGGACGAACGTTTGCCCCCCTTTGATTCTCTCCAGAAAAACCACGAACAATGATAACAGCCGATTGAAAATCGCCATGACTGTCCCCTAGAGAGCCAGTATTGGATTTTACGCGTGCGTGGCGTAGTGGTGCATGGTAAACGCCCGCAATACGATGTAGAGCAGGATACCGGTACGAACACTCGCGATGACGTGGTCATTCCGGTTTGCTGTGGCACGCTCTACGACACGCTCGGCCGTTTCACGCAAATGGAACAATTCAGGGTCGGTAGAACGCGATGAGGTATACACGCCCCGTAGTCGACTGAGCAGTTCTGCAAGATTGGTATTCTTGCTCACCAGTTCGCGATTGTCCGCCAGATAAGCAAACGCATGGACCAACACCTTATCCAGAACTTCTTCGATGTCTTTGGATTGGCGGTGGTTGTAATTATCCGACATGTACTCGAGCGTCTTGCGGAACAAAGACTCTGGCATGGTTTGCATGGCTGAGCCCACCACATCGACCAACTCTTCCCGGATAAAGGAGTTGCGGTCAGAGATCACCGAACGAATGTACGTACCATACGCACTTAGGTTCTTGGTCTTGTCACGCAAGATTTCTGCGCCGTCGTGCTCCACCACAGCACTGGTGGAATAAATCCGGGTACCCTGTCGATGGACCTGCATGAACACCTCGTAGATGTTTTTCATGACGTCCCGGATACGCCCTTGGACATCATTGAGCATGTCTTGGATATCGTCGTCATTATCGAACTTACGAATCGTCTCGTAATGGATACCACCTTCTTTCGCGGGCTTGATGATTTCTTCAGCCCGGTAGCGGAAGAATTCCGACCAGTTCTTGAGTTGCTTAATCAGGAAGCGACCGGAGAGCGATGCGTAAGTGGCTTCGGCCACAGCTGGATCAGCGGGATAGCGGAAGTACTGGAACAGCAAGCTGGTGAGGAATTTGTATTGCAAGGCCAGCAGTACGTCGACCATTGCTTCTTCCTTGACTTTCTCACTGATAAACTTGCTGTGGAAGATGGCGTGTAACAACCATACGACCGACAAGTTCATTGTGTCGCTGGAAACGATACGCTTGTCAAAGTCAATGCGAGTACCGACTTCTTTGCCGCGCTCGTCGTAAACTTTGAGTTGGGCCAGCCGGCCACCAAGTGGACCTTCTTCAGCTTGAAGAACTTCTTCGAACCAGCGGCTACGGTCACTGGCATAAAAACGAACCGTCTGCACACCCAACAGGTGGCCACCGAAAAACTCGATGTGTTCACGGTTTTTGTTGACAAAAGAGACGTGGTACAAGTGCACTGTTCTTGCAAACCGTGCATCAATTTTCAACGCTTTGCATTCATCGTCGAAAATGCTTTTGATGGATTCGGACATGGGGCCGCTCTCGTAAAAAAGAGGTGGATACACAAGATTAGCGCTTTTCATGTCCTGTAAGAAATATGCGGCATAAAGACCAGCACCCGTAGGTACTGGTCAAAAATCAGCCGAAACGGGCTTTGGCGAAGGCTTCCAAACTCGGGTAAACCTTGCAACCGGCAGCGCGTGCATAGGCTTCAACGGCCGTCACCAGATCTTTGGCCTTGGGTGCAACCTCGCCTTCTGGGGATTCTTCGATGACGACAACATAGTCGTCACGACCATCGAGCGGCATGCTGGCGATGTCGTTGGTTACGTTCACCACGTCTTGTTCGGTCATCTCGGCTTCCGAAACACCGTACACCTGGAGAGCACTTTGGTTCTGGGGTTTCTCCTCAGTCGTGAGCAAGGAGACCAGTTTCACCATGGCCGAATTATCCAGCTGCTGACTTTCCAACGCCGGTTTGTTTTCTTCGTCAGGCTCTTTCTTGCCGTATTCTTGTTGCAATGCTTCGGTCAGCGCATTGCCCAAGGGGCCATTGAGTTTGATGGGTTGGCTACCCGCGTCGGCCTCTTCGAGGGCACGCCGCAGATTCTGGCTAAGTTGGATGGTCATCACACGTCCTTTAAGTAAATAGGAACAAAACTGTCACACTATGGCAAACCTTATTAATGAGGTTTAAAAAAGCCAAAAGGATTTAAACGCGTTTTGAGAGCTTCTATATAGAAGTGATAGGCTGCTTCGTCTAGGTCAGTTTGATGGCGATATAGAAGCTCTCATGCAGTCTTAAGCGCATTACTGAGGCCATCGGCGGGCGGGGGCGGGCCGGGCCGCGCGCCTATCAATATCACAATGCAGCCCTTTTTCTGTATCCCATAGTCTTTCATCAAAAAAGATAAAGTGTAAGCAACTTCGTTTGCATTTTGTTTATCGTTCGTTTGCTTGTTCTTGGTTGCTTTGCAACGCTGACGCTCAAAAAGGATTTTTCTCCAGAAAAAATCCTTTTTTAAAGAAACTTGATTCTGGTGAATATATAACTGATCTAACGTATTTTTTAATCACTCATACACTAATTTATGAGTAAACTCTGACGCAAAATTTCAGAAAAAAATCATCAACAAAAATCAGTTTACTCATAAAAACCATACGTAGAGAAACGTGGCAGGGGGTAGGGGGGCCTTATGTTA